TGTTTTGGGATTTCTCATTTGATTTTTCTTACATGATTTTCTTTTTTTTTTAGTTGAAGGATCTATTTCATATTCAACAGGACTTTTTTTTCTTGGTGATGACGAAGGGGAACTTCTTGGTGATGAAGAACTTTTTCTTGAAGATGATGAGGGACTTTTATAATTTCTATTAATAACACATCTTCCTGTTTTTGAATTTCTTATTTGATTTTTTTTACATGATTTTCTTTTTTTTTTAGTTGAAGGATCTATTTCGTATTCCACAGGACTTTTTTTTCTTGGTGATGAAGAACTTTTTCTTGAAGATGACGAAGGGGAACTTCTTTGTGATGAAGAACTTTTTCTTGGAGATGACGAATGGGAACTTCTTGGTGATGAAGAACTTTTTCTTGGAGATGACGAAGGGGAACTTCTTGGTGATGAAGAACTTTTTCTTGAAGATGACGAAGGGGAACTTCTTGGCGACGAAGAACTTTTTCTTAAAGATGACGAAGGGGAACTTCTTGGTGATAATCCTAGATGTTCTTTTAAAATAATATCTTTGAGTTTATCAAGTTTTAAACCATTAAGAGTTCTGTCTGTTCCTTTGTATAAATTATTTTTTTTAATATATTTTATAAAAGAATCTTTATTTCCCCAATTTTCAACAGTTAATCTATCTATTTTATTTTTCATACCTAGAGCTTTTTTTTCTTGAACATCAGTTAGAATTTTCGCTAAATCTGGTAAATTCAATTTTACAATTGTAATATACTCCATATTATTTTTTGAATTTGGACCACGCTTTATACCTTCTTCGTACAATTTTTTAATCAAATCTTTAACAGTCTTGTTTTTATTATTTTTTAATTTTTCTTGATAATTAAAAGAAGTCATTTGTTTTATTTATAATTAAATATTTTTAAAATAAAAATTTTTATTGGTTGTAAAAATATCGGTATTTAAAAAATAAGATACTTAAAGTACTCAAAATCTTTTATTAAAATGACAAAACAAAACATAAAAGTTGTTAAAGTCCCGTTGAACCCAGATGAAAAACAGGCTTTGAATAAATTACAGGTTTTTCCAAGAATGCCAAGACTCTATTTAGAACTTTTAGAAAATAAAACAAAAATAAAACACAATTTGGTAAATACTGATTATATACCGTCTGATGATTATTCAAAAAATAATACGACTTCTTACGAGATTCCTGAAAAAAAAGAACAGACTATTTCCAAAAATAATTACATGAAAGAAAATGATGATGACAATTTCGAATCCAGATTGAACAAATATTTGGATCAGAATAAATCAGTAGATAATAAATCGGGTGAATATGATAAGTATGATAGAAAAAAAGATTCTAAACCGATAGATGATGACATTTTTAAAGACGACACCAATAAAAAAGATGAAGACATTTTTAAAGACGACACCAAGTACAAAAATGATGACATTTTTAAAGACGAAGATAAGTATAAAAATGATGACATTTTTAAAGACGAAGACAAGTATAAAGATGAAGACAAGTATAAAGACGAAGAAGATAAGTATAAAGATAAAGAAGATGATTTCAAATCTCCATCAAGTGATATTTCTGATAGATTACAAGAACTTTTAAATGATAAAGATGATGATAAGTTTTCACAAAGAAGATCTGATAAATATAGTAGACAAAGAAGTTTGTCCAATTATAAAAGTGTTGAGCATTACAGAAAACAAAATGATATTCAAATGCCGCCTGCATTATCAGAAATTGATAATAGAGCTGGTATAGTAAGAAAAAAAGAACTACGCGATATTTCGATAAATTATAATGATCAGCAAGAAGAAGATCTTAAGAGAGAACTCATGTTTAAAATAGATTTATTGAAAAAATCTTATCCGAATGCAACTATTCCAGAATTTAGTATTCACTCTGATTACAGCACAATGAAAAAAACTTATGATTCAACTGTTAGAAGATTATCATTAGACTCATCAGTTGATAGTTACAAAAGTTATTTAATTGGAGGTTTCATGGTATGCGAATACATTTTAGGAAATTATTTAGGACTTGATATGCAAGGTTTCACCCAGCAACAAATTATGTCAATGAACTCTTACGAAAAACTGTTGATAGAGCTTGGTGAAAAATCTTACATGCCTCAAGGATCTAAATGGCCTGTGGAAGTTAGATTACTTGGTCTAATAGTAATGAATGCTGTTCTTTTTATTATCAGTAAAATGATTATGAAGAAAACTGGAAGTAATTTGATGGGAATGATTAATAGTATGAATAGTAGCAACTCCACTCAAAACCAAACAAATTTGAACAAAAAGAAAATGAAACCTCCAACGATCAATTTGGATGAAATCCCAGAGGTTAATGATGTGTGAAACACAAAGAATTAATTCTTATATTAAAAATGATATAAGAATATTAAATTTATTTATACCTTCAGAAAAAATCTATAATTTTATCCGAAACAAACCACATAAAACTCCACCCTAAACAAATCAAACCAAATACGAAACTATCTTTATCGTTTCTATTAAAGAAAATCGAGCAGCAAACAAAACTTTCTATTCCATGAATTTGTATAGTATGTTTTAGCAATGTTTTATTTATCATTGCATTGTAAAAAACATAAAAATCTGTTATAACATATCTTATCTGGATCGACAAAAGCCAGCATTCAAAAATATTTTCAATATTGTGATTATGATCATCTAAACCTATTAAATATCTTCCGAAATTTAAACTGTTATTCATACCTAATGGGTTATATAAAATAGTATACAAAACCCACCCCGCACCGAATATGTGTAAAAGAACTGAAAAACTACATAACAATTTAAATCTTTTTTTTGTGTAAATATTTTTAATTCTATCACGCATAGCGATTATCCTATTTAAACGATTTTTTTTTATTTTGAAATTCATAATTACTATCTATATATATATTGTCTACTGATTTTTTATAACTTAAAATAAGTTTTAAAAAAAATAAAAAAATTGTATTTGTTGTTACATGAAATGTTTTTTAAAAGTTATACTTAAGCAGCAGAAGTTGTTGCTTGAACTGGCGTTTTCTTCTTTGAAGAAGATGTCACATCCTTATCCTTTTTCTTCTTTTTGATTATACTTTTTGGTGGCTCTTCATCATTATCTTCGTTCGTAATATCTTTCTTGTTTTCAACTTCGACATCAATTTCTGTTTCTGTTTTACCTGAATCACAATTTTTTTCATTTTTTGACATGTTAATATACTTCTTAACAGCGTCGCATTTCTCAGATTGAAGTTCCTTCCACTTTATTTGAAGTTTACGATGAATTTCTTTTTTAGTAATACCTGGAAATTCAGATTTCATAGATTCGGTATTTTCATCCTTGAAATGTTGAAAAGCGCTTTTCGGTTTGTCAACTATTCCATGAGTTTTTTTATATTCACTCATTTTCAAATAATACTCGCCCTTCTGTTTTTCAGCCATTTCATTGTATTTCTGAAATTCATCTGAACCGCTAGTCTTTATAATATTCCATTTTTTTGATAACTCTTTTGTTATCTCCATGTTATCGGTTATACCAGTATTCATAACTATATTTCTATTATCCATACAATAAATGAAATATCCAGTTAGCGGCCTCTTCGGTTTATCTTCATCTTTATCACCCTTAGTTTTCATCTTTTTAATATTGTTTGATTTTATAAAAGCATCTAATTTCTTCTTATTTTCCTTTGACTTGAATTCATTTATAATATCGTTCTTATTATCTTTGTCACAAGATGAGACGAATTCCTCAATATACTTAGTGATTAGCTTTGAAATTTCAGACATGTTTTTGGTTATTATTGTGAATAATTAGAAGAAAAAAACCAGAAAAATCAATTTTTTTTGCCGAAAAACATTTTAATTTCCGTTTTCAATGTAATCAAATTTATCATCATCAAAATCTATTACATCTTCTTCAAAAATTATATCATGTCCATGAATTTTCCTGCTTATATTTAAAAATGGTAATTCGTAATTAAAGCAACTTTTCGCTGATATCTGATAATATTGAAAAAATCCATATGCATTTTTTATAGTTAAATGTTCTGCTATTTGTCGCTGATTTATTTGTCTTGGTTTTGAATCGTATTTATTTCCAATCATTACTTTGTAAAATGAATCGAATTCTTGTTCGTGAAAGTACTTTTTCAACTTGAGTATAATTTCCAAACTTTTGTTAAATGTTGTTGCGTTACTTAAATCAAACATTACAAAAATTGAATCTATATCAAGATTTTTGAATTTTGAAATTATATCCTGATTTATTTCTGTTTCGCCTGAAAAATCATGAACGAAAATATCCAACCTCCCTTTATTTGTCAAAAAATGCATCTTGGTTGTTTCAAATGATTTAGTTGCATCATAATTTTTATTGAATTCACCAGTATTCACTCTTTTTACATATACAGTTTTGCCGACATTTGTTGGTCCTAATAATAAAACATTTATCGGATTCATCTCTATCTTTATAATTCATTTTATATTTTTTTATATTTTTTTCAATTTTTACCCGTGATTTAAATTGAAAATTGAAAAATTTAAATATTTTTTTTGAAGTTGATACACAGATACATAAATATATAATAATGATGAAAAATAAGAAACCTATGAAAGAATTTCAAACTTTAATAACTTCTTATTTCAAAAAGAAAATTTATGGGTATGATGAATTAGAAAATACATGGCGTTGTTGTGAATGCGGCGTTGACATGGGTCCTTTCAACCCACGACAATTATGCGGAAAATATCAATGTGATAGTAATTTCAGATATTAATTTTTTATTATATTATATTTCTTAAAAAATGATTTTTTTAAGATTTTTTGAAACCATATGTCAAGTTATATAAAGAATGTCTCTAGAAACAATAAAAATATCCCGTGTATTTCAAGATAGAGAAGTATCTTTTGAATGTATTGAAAAGAATCAAAAGATACTCGATACTCTTAAATGTCCTATATGTTTGGATTTTTTTAAGGAACCTTTGATGGCTGCATGCGGTCATAACTTATGTAAAGATTGCACTAAGAAATTTCCCGAAAAAAAATGCAGTGAACATATAAAATGTTCATTATGCAAATGTCCAATGTGCAGAGAACAAATTCATTCTTCGATGTTTACTAAAAATATAAACTTAGCGTCGACTATAGATGTTATACAAGTCAGATGTCAGCAAAACTTGACAAGCGTAAGCGGTCTAGAATCAATTCCAGAAGTTGGGAATATTCAATGCTCCAAAGAAATATATTTAGAAGGAATTGAACACCATCTTAAAAATGAGTGTGAAAATTGTATTGTCAATTGCCAATATGAATGTGGATACAACAATATTCGTTCATTGAAAGTATCACATGAACTTGTTTGTTTAAAGAATCCCGAAACAAAGATACCATGCCCAGATTGTTCAGAGAGTGTTTTTGCTATTCTATTGGAAGAACACAAGAAAAATAAATGCTCAGAGAGTATTGTTTCGTGTACTGTGACTAGTCTTTGTAAAAAAAAATTCAAACGTTGTGAATTAGAACAACATATAAAAAATGAATCCTGTGAACATATTAAACTTTTGAAAAATGAAAATTGTAACTTGTATAAAAATGGTAAAAATTTTTGGATAAATTCTATAAATTCTAAGATTGAATTAAAAGAACAAGAAGAAAAGTTTAAGATTGAATTAAAAGAACAAGAAGAAAAGTTTAAGATTGAATTAAAAGAACAAGAAGAAAAGTTTAAGACCGAATTAAAAGAACAAGAAGAAAAGTTTAAGATTGAATTAAAAGAACAAGAAGAAAAACAAGAAGAAAATTTTAAGACCGAATTAAACGAAATTAAAAATAAAATACGTTTTAGAATGAAATGTATTTCTATTAGTAGACCAGATGAATACATGTCGAAAAGCTTGTGGCAAACAGAAATGCGTCAAATTGAAAAAAAAATAATTGATATTATAGATAAAAAATAATACATTTAAATATCATCGTCATCATCGTCATAATTCACATCTCTGTCATTATTGATATTATCTAATGAAATTTGTATTCCATTACATTTAGTTTCCAAATGAGGAACATTATCTCTAAATAAATCCTCATATGAATCACACTCATGAAATCTGTAAATAATATTCGAAGTGGTGATCTCATTTTTTGTTCTCACAAGTTCATTTTGAATTATTCTTTTTCTTTCTTCAATAGACAGACTTTCATCATTTATTATTTCTATTTCATTATCCAATTTATATTCTAAATTATTTAGTTTATCATTTATGACCTTAATGTGTTCCATCATTTCTTCTTTAATAGATTTCTCTTGCTTTAAATGCTCTAATTCGCTTTTCAGTTTGAAATTTTCTTGTAGTATTTCAGTGAAAGTTTCTTTATTCACAAAGGTCATATCATTTATATTCTTGACAGGGAAATTCATTTTATAAATCAAAGTAATTCTTTAAATTTATCTTCTCTTAAAATAAAAATGCACTTGATTATGATTCTTCTTCTTATTTTATTATTATTTGTTTCTATATTTTTGTTATGTAGAAAATGTAAACTTGAAATTAAATCAGACACATTTGAATATATTCATCCCGCAAGTCTTTAATAATTGAAAATCAAAAAATGAAATTGATTTTATTTAAATTTAAATAAAATCAAAATACATATTAAAAGTATGATGAGTGTTAAACAAATTACTGATTATATTACAGATATTGTTCGTCTGAATAACAATATTTTATACGTGAATGATCTTGAAAAGTTTTGTCAAAAATGCTATCCAAACATAATTTTATCTGATGGGAATGGTAATTGCAGTGTTTCTTATGATTCATTTAAAATATTTAATTATTTCGACATGCAAATGAAATTTAAAAATGTATATGATCGCCGAGATTTTCTGAAAAAAATTAGAAGAGCCATTGTTTTACATAATAACAAAATAGCCAGTGATAGATTAAATAAAATTAGAGAACTTGAACAGACTGTTAAAAAACAAAATGTGATAATTTCAACTAGTAAAGAAGATCTATTATTGGATATTATTTTAAATAAAAATCCTGAAAAATTTTTATATGATTTGGTTTTTAAATACGACAAAGATAAAAAATATAAACAAAAAATTCAAATATTGGAATACATGATAGAAAAGAATATCGAAATTGAATTGGCACTAATTGAAATTTCGGTACATTATTTAAGAAAAGAACGTGATTACGAAAAATGCAGAAAATATGGGTTAGAGGGAGTGAAATTAGAAAATATTGTCATAATAGGTTTAATGGCATATAATGAATATGACGAGGATAATTTCGATGAAATGATGAAATATTTTAATTTATTAGCCGAGAAATATGATTCCGATACAATTATAAACCCAGAATGGAAATTATCATCCGTGATGAATTCTTATATTATTAGCCTTTCTAAAGAAGATGATAATTACTCAACTTCATTGAATTATGTTAAAAAAATCTTATCTATGATACAACCAAAAGAATTAAGAGAATCTATGTTAATTGACATGTTTTACTGGCTAGAAGATTTTAAAGGATCAATTGAACAATATCAAATTTTCAAAGAAATTTGTCCAAATGTAAATGAAATACCTAAAGAGATTGTAAATGATTCTGATGTTATTAAATACATAAACAAGTGTAATTTAATGTCGAAAATTGACGATTGCTGTATTTGTCTAAATAATAATATTAAATGCATCCCATTGGAATGCTGTCATTATTTATGCACAAATTGTTATCCTCAAATTTTAGAAAGAGGATCTTGTCCAAATTGTAGATGTAATATTTAATTTTTTTTATAATATAACATTTTTGTTTTATAATTTTATAAGTATAAAACAACACTTTTTAATTTCTAATTTTTTTCACAGACTTTTTTCTAATCATTGATCTTTTTTTCACAGACTTCTTTCTAATCATTGATCTTTTTTTCACAGACTTCTTTCTAATCATTGATCTTTTTTTCACAGACTTCTTTCTAATCATTGATCTTCTTTTAGAAGACTTCTTTCTTACAATTCTTCTACCATCTTCATCTTCTTCACTAATTTTGTCTATTTTTATTGTATTAATTGCATTAAGCTGATCGATTGCCTTTTTCCCAAGGAATTCTATCGTTTTTGTGAAATTAATTGAAGGAACTTTATTAATGTATTTCGGTAAGAAATAATTTAAATCTTTTTTATGTTTTTCATCATCATTTGTCAACATTTTTTCTACCATTTCACCTGGTGTTAAATCTTTCTCTTCTTCTTTTTCAACAAAATTAAACAAATTTGTGATATCTTCTTCTTTAATACCTTCTTCTTCTTTTCTCATTTTTTTTTTAATACCATCTTTTCTCTTTTTAATATCTGTTTCATCTGTTTCACGTTTGATAATAGATTCGACATATTCTTTTGTTTTATTCAAATTTTCATAGTCTGATTTATAATTTAATAAATTTTTCATCATTTCTTTTTTTTTTATTATTCTAATTTCAACACCGCCTATTTTAATAGTATCTATTTTAGGGAGTTTAATTTCACCTTTTAAAATATTTAAACTAATATCTATTAAAGAAATCTTGAAAGATGATAATTTTTCAACAACATTTGCATTAAATTTAATAATATGCCTTTCTTCATAATATTCAAATTTCAATTCTATATTTGCATCATCATCCACAAGTTGTTTAATCGCATTAATAATATTCGTTTGATAATCAGAATGAGTTCCTTCATTAAATATAGGTTTGTTTTCTTTTAAAATCTGTTTAATATCTAAAATAGACAATAGATATGGGAACATTTCTTTTTCTAAAACTTCTTTCATGTCAGGATAAGTTTTATTTGAATAAATCTTGAAGTCTAAATCTGAAGCTCTTCTTTTACCCTTAGAAAAAAATTGTGCACACGCTCCTCCCCATAATATAACATTTAAATTATTTTTTTTAAACTCATCATTATTAAGTATAAAACTGATAATGAAAAGTAAATACGGTTTTATGAAATTAAATATAATCAATGAATAATAATCTTTTGGATACGAAGGGTTTTTTAAATCATCATTGCAAAAAATTACTACCCCTTTCTCATAAAAAAAATCGGATCTTATTTTGTTGATTATTTCATCGTTCATTACAGATAAAATTTTACCCTTTTTTTCATCATCTATCATCGAACATTCTATATCAGTTGCCTTTGTTGCGGAGCCTATCATTTCGTCGGTGACTTCTTCTGGGATGACTTTTTTGCTTTTCTTTTTTTTGGATTTCGTTTTTGTGGGGTTGTCACCACTGAGAACGAATTTTAAAACATCGTCTTCAGATACATTAAATAGTTCTTTGATTTTTATAAAAAACTTTTCTTTTTCAAAAATGTTTTCATCATTCAGTTTGTTTATTAACTCCAGTATAATTGTCTTATCCATGTTCAATAAATCTTTAGAGAGATTATCATATTTGATAAGAACATTTTCAAAACCATATTTTTTTACCTCGTTAATATAAATGAATTTTTTATATATATCTGTAAATACTGATTCCATTGTTTTTTTTGTTACTTTATCTACAATCTCAATATCATTTTTATTTCTATCAATGACAAATAATTGAAATTCATTTTCTATATGGATTCTTGAGGCCAAAGATTTGTCCATTTTATTTTCGTCTTTATCAAATTTTTCTAAAATTTTTGCATATGTCCGAACGCATTTTTCTGGACCTATCAAGTCTAATATTTCTTTGATTTGATAAATCTTTAACAATTTGAAATCAATATTTGAAAAATAATCTTGTATTTTATTCTTCACATCATCTTGGCAAATTTGAATATCAATTCGAGAGAAAACGGAAGCTTTTTTTGAATCAAATTCTTCTATTTCATCTTTATAACCTTCAAAAAATTTATATGTTAGAATCTTAAATATACACAAAGTTAGATTATAATTTTTTTCTTCATTTGTTTCGTCTGAATATGGTTTATCATTTTCCAAACTTACTGTCAATTCTAAATATTGTGACATTAAATAATTTATTTTCATATCTATACCGTCACTAAAAAATCTTATTTGATTTGTAAAACTCTCAATTATTTCACCACTACTTTCATTTTTTTTGTAAAGTAAAAATGTTTGATGGAAATAAGACCTTTCTAAATATATTTCTTTATACATATATTGAATTGTGAATTCAAATATATTTTTTTTCACATCATTTGAAATGTAAATCTGTCCTAAAATTTTATTAAAAATTGATATGAATGAACTAATCATGTATTTTACATGCTCTGATAACATTTCATTATTAGATAACATTGATGGCTTAAATTTTTGAATTTCTTTAAATTTATCATCTATAAATGATTTAATATCAGATCTTAAGTTTTTTTCATCATTTTCAATAAATGTCAAACGGAGTCTTTCAACAAACTCGTCTTTCATAAAAAAATTATCTTTCTTAAGTGCTTTCATAAATTCTACTATACTTTCCTTTTTAATATTATCTTTCAATACATCTTTGAATAGAAAAGTGTATTCTTTTCGACATATAATATTTAAATAGATTCTTTCCATATTATTTTTAAAATCAACATTTTTGTCTTTTAGAGTTATACATCTTATTCCGTTTTGAACATTGATGTAATTACTGATTTTATTTCGACAAATTTCTTCAATATATGAACTCGTATCATCACGATATTTGTCATTACTAATTTCTTTGAAAATCTTTTCTTGAATCATAACACATTTTTTTGGACCTATCAAGTCTAATATTTCTTTGATTTGTTCAATGTTAAATGATTTAAATTTATAGAAATTCTTCTCACGATAGTAATCATTTCTTGTAAAAACATGTTCCGATAATTCATTAATTTTATCATTTAAACTAATGTTATGATCAGCCCCTTTATTATTATTAAATGCATCAAAAAAACACATGCATAAAATATAATTTTTTTTATCATTGTCTTGTTGATTAAATTTTTCCAATTCTAAATATTCAACATCTGATGAAACGTCTGAAGATATGGCTAAAGTTTTAAATAACTCCACATAAAATTTACAAAATAATTTAATGTATTTCACATATTCATATTCACCAAACCCATTTCTTTTATTTATATATTCTTTTTTTTCTAAGAGGAGTTTTTTATCATCTTTCAGACGACTTGCAAATATCACTTCATTTAATTTTATATTCAAGTCTGAATTTTTATAAAGTGTCAAATAAAGATTTTCAATTGTGAATTCCAATAATTTTTTTTTTATTTTATTATCTGAACATTCATCAATTGTTTTATCAATATCTAGAAGAAAATTTTTTCCATTTGTTTCAATAATTTTGAGAATTTCACCCATTAATCTTCTTTCTTCTTCTTCTTCGTCACTCATTTATTTTTATATATAATATTAAAAATAAAAAAACCATTATATTTACTAATTATAAAAATGGCGTATGAGACCACAGATAAGTCAGATGAATTCAAAAAATGTTATGAAAAATTATGGTTTGAAAGTTTAAAATCATACTATTGCAAATGCGATGATGATTACACCGAAATTTTAAAAGCATTCTTAGCACATGACAAAAAAATATATGATATATTCATAGATGAAATATTTAAAGATTATAACAACATTTATAATCCAAATTATTCAGCATATTATGATGACTTGTTATCCAAAATGAGAACTAATTTTGGAAAAACAATTTGTAAAAATATTTATTTAAAATTCAGTGGTTATTTTGACCATAAAAAGAAATTAGATTCATATATTTCTAAACAAAATGAATTGGAAAATGATTACCGAATAGTAACTTTAGTTATTATGAAATTAAAAGAAGAAGATGTAATAATTGACAAAAAAATATTTGAAGATGAAAAAGAAACCCAAGAATTAAAAAACAAGATCATAAATCTTTCTAAAGAAAAACACAAATGTTGTCAAGATCAGATTTTAAATTTTCAAAATCAGCTAAATGAAACTATAAATTCTTTTCTTTCAAAAAGAATTCGTGGATTTGACAGTGAATTATTGTTAAATGGTGATTATAGAGAAAAAATTATAAAGCAATTGAATTTCTATAAAGATGACTATTTAAAATCAACGAAAGAAGATAACCTTTCTTCTATAATTTCATTTGAAAAAGAAATCATTGAGAAAAAACAATCATTTAATTTCGATAAAAATAAAAATGATATTATTGAAAAAATGAAACGCGGTGATTATGTATATAAAAAACTTAATAAAACTTCTGATGGGAAGAAGAAAAAATCTAAGAAGAAAAAAAATAAATCTAAAAAGAAATCCAAAAAGAAAAATAAATATAAAAATAAATCCAAGAAGAAACTCTAAATTTTATTACCAAAATAATGGTAATAAAATTATAATTTTAAACACCGATATAAGATGTTGTGTTATTTAATCTACGCTGCGAACTACATCTGACGGCATTGTAAATAGACAAACTTCCAAAACTTTCTTTCGTATCACTATCTTTCATGTCCTCATTTTTCATACATCCATTTTTATCAGATTTGGGGTGTCCAGGATGATAATGATACCCATTTTCACATTTTTGTTTTATTTCCTTATCCATTTTTATTATAAGTAATTTTTAAAATATAAAAATTTAATTTTAAAACTTATTTAGTTTAGACTGTTCTTTTTTATATTCAAGAATTATTTTTAGATTTATCTGATTTTTTAGATCTCTTGATTTTGATTTGCTCTTGGTGTTCCATTATTTTTAAACTAATCATTAGTTTAAAAAAATCAAATTTTATTTTCACTTAATCAACTTCCTCTATCTTTACATTAGACTCACTGGACTTTGGTGGAGGTGCTGTGGCTGCTTTAGAAAAATTTTCTGGATTAAATCCTTCTGGGAATGGATTACCACCACCTCCTCCACCAGACTTTTGTAAAATTGGAGTCAACTTCTTAGAAACTTCCTCTAATCTTTGTTCATAAACTTCTTTATTTTCATTTTGATTACTTGACAACCAATCCAATTCTTCTTTTACTGTATCGTTAATAATACCCTTATCATCTTCAGTCATTTGATTTTTTTCATCCAGAACAGAATTCTTCATCTGATATAAATAGTTTTCTAAAGAATTTTTCGATTCAATTTTCCCCTTATTCTCTTCATCTTGTGACTTAAATTGCTCAGCTTCTCTAATCATTTTTTCTATTTCATCTGGTGATAATCGTCCCTTATTATTTGATATAGTAATTTTATTAGACTTACCAGATGATTTTTCAACCGCATTTACATTCAAAATTCCATTTGCATCGATATCGTATGAAATCTCAATTTGCGGTTGACCTCTAGGCATTGGCGGTATTCCTTCAAGCTGAAATTGTCCAAGCAAGTTACAATCCTTTGTCAAAGATCTTTCACCCTCAAATACTTGAACAGATACACCAGGTTGATTATCTGAAAAAGTTGAAAATGTTTGAGTCTTCTTTGTCGGAATAGTTGTGTTTCTTGGAATCAATACAGTCATAATTCCTCCAGCTGTTTCAAGTCCCATAGAAAGAGGTGCAACATCAAGTAGAATCATATCTTCGAGTTTTTCACTTTTACTTCCAGATAAAATAGCTGATTGGACAGTTGCTCCATAAGCAACAGCTTCATCTGGATTTATTTCCTTATTAAGTTCCTTACCATTGAAAAATTCTTTCAAAAGCTGTTGAATTTTTGGAATTCTTGTAGAACCACCAACCAACACAATTTCGTTGATTTGAGATTTAGACATTTTTGCATCCTTTAATACCTTCTCTACTGGTTCCATAGTTTTTCTAAATAAATCTGAATTTATATTTTCAAAAGTCGCTCTAGAAATAGAACTATTGAAATCTACTCCATCAAAAAATCCATCGATTTCAATATATGCTTGGGTAGATGACGACAATTGTCTTTTTGCTCTTTCACAAGATGTGCGAAGTCTTCTTAAGGCTCTGCTATTTCCAGAAGGATCCTTCTTATACTTTTTCTTAAATTCATCTACAAAATGATCTACCATTCTATCATCAAAATCTGACCCCCCTAGATGGGTATCGCCACCTGTTGCTAAAACCTCAAAAATTCCATCTTCAATTGCGATTAAAGAGACATCGTGAGTACCTCCGCCACAATCGAACACTAAAATGTGCTTTTCTGAATCACCCTTCTTATCAAGGCCATATGCAATCGCTGCCGCAGTTGGTTCATTTATAATTCTTAAAACATTTAATCCGGCTATTGCACCAGCATCTTTAGTTGCTTGACGCTGAGAATCGTTGAAGTGAGCTGGTATTGTAATTACAGCGTTATCTACTTTTTCTCCTAAATATGTTTCAGCTATTTCCTTCATCTTAGTTAAAACCATCGATGAAATTTCTTCTGGTGAAAATTGTTTGTCTTCATTATTAAATTTAACCTGAATAACAGGTTTATTATCTTTACCCGCAATTACCTTGAAAGGCCAATGCTTCATATCACTTTGTACTGACGCATCATTAAACTTTCTACCAATTAAACGCTTTGCATCAAATACTGTATTTTCAGGATTCATAGCAACCTGATTTTTTGCAGCATCTCCAATTAATCTTGAATCAGAAAATGCTACATAAGATGGGGTAGTTCTTTGTCCCATATCATTGGCAATAATCTCAACTCTGTCGTTTTGCCAAACACCGACACAGCTATATGTTGTCCTTTGTACCATACTCTCTCGAGTAGGAGTAGACTATACCTTAAGCGATCATTGAAATTTGTTAGATTTCTCACGCCCACAACCATCTAGTCGTTGAACCTTCTCCATATCCTAACATAACGGACTTAGGAGCTTGGCTGCGGATTGTCCTTAATATATTTAACATTTTTACCTTCTCTAGCAGTTAACTAGAGCCACTACTAGATTTCTTTAATAGTTTGGTAGTTAAATAAGCTTAAATTAAATTCAATTTGGATATTCCCGCAATTTGGATGTGTCGCCTATAAAAAAACATAAAAATAGACTAGCAATATTTTTTATATCACTAGGGCACTTTTAATTACCCAAATCAATTCCAACACTAACTCCTTTTGTTTTATCTGACATTTGTTTTTATTAAATCTTTTCAATCTTTAAATTTATATTTTGATTGTTTTTTTCCAAAAAAAACCACCTGCTGTTAATCTGTTACCATTACAAACTTCTGATATTTTAGATTGAGACACTTTAGTTTTTCGAAACGCTTCAGCTTGTGAAACAAATTCATTTATCAATTTTATACCATTTTTACAATATTGTTGAATGGAAAGCTTTGTTGGTATTGGTTATTTTACAATTTTTATTTTTGAAAATGGGTATTATTCAGCATATTTACAAGATGTTATATACGCCTCAGGTAAAAATGACATTTATAATAAAAAAATTTCAAAGTCAGAAAGTAAAAAAAATTGATTTTTTCAGTAAAATTTTTTTTATATTTTCACTCTCTCAGAAATCAACTGATTTACGAAATGATCTCAACCAACTTTGCCGAAAACTTCCCCGACTTTGCCGCTGTAAAGGACAGAAAGAACAAGAAGAATGTTCACAATCCAGCTGAGAGCAACTCAAACTCGACTTCTACTACTGCTTCCGTAACTGAGTCCTCTGATTCCGCTAAGTCTGGTAATCTGTGCAAGACTATTCTCTCTGGCGGAGTTTGCTCTTACGGAAACAGATGTAAGAATGCCCATTACGAGGATGAATGGTGTATCAAGGACTGCCATCATGGTGAGAGATGTAACCGTGTTAGGGGTAAAAAGTGTAAAAACGTTGACCCCAAAAACATGTGTCTCTACATTCATCCTCATGAGAATTTGGAAATGTTCTATACACGTTTGAACATCGAAAAGGCTAAGATAACTCGCCCTTCGGTTGAAGAGATCAACAAGCGCAAACATTTCTCGAAGATGTGCAACTCGTTCTTCCTTGGTGTGGCTTGTGACAAACCTACTGGTGAATGCACTTACGCTCATTCTAAAGAGCAATTGAGTGTAAATGATTGCAACTTTGGAGAAAAGTGCAAGCACATTACTTGCAACGAAGATGGTTACAAAACCAAAGAGGCTTTCGTCTGCATTTATAAACATCCTTCCGAGACTTTCGATAACTACCTTTCTCGAGTTCTAGAACCATGCAGAAAAATGAATGAAGAGAAAAAGGAATCTAAACAACAAGTGGTTGTTGACGTTCCTGTGGAAGTTGTTGACATTCCTGAAGTGAAAAAGTCGTGGGGTGATATGATGATGGAAGAAGAAGTTAATAAAACTGTTATAACTGAAGAATCAAAAAAAAATGACAAGATTGTCATTGAGGTTCATGAAAGTATGGTAGTCGAAATGGTAAAAATGATGATGGCTAATGGTAAGACTAACTTTGAGTTGAAGATTAGAAAGTGAATTGAGTATAAAGAGTAGTATAAATAAAGTTGTTTTCAATATATTTTATATTTTATATATTAAAAATCGTATATCATTCTATCCCACCTATTTATAAAATTTTTAAAAAAAAACAATATATAAATAAATGATGAAATTTAAAAACTATATTAAAAGAATTCTTAAACACGTGAATCCGACTTTGCAACTAAATGAAGATTCTTTAGAGGTTGTAAATAAAATATTAGGTAACACACATTTTGCGATAATTAATAATAAACATTTTCCAAATATATCAAACGTGGTTGATGAACTCTTTTTAAATAATCACTGTGAAATGAAAAAAGAGATTTTAGAATATATTGAAAGAGTATTATATACAAATGAACGTGTAAACATAGTTTTTGACAAAATAAAATTCAATGAAGATAAAAATGTATCTTTGTTAATAGCAACAATTATAGAGTATTTGGCAGTAGATATATTAGAAATTTCAGGTATTATAACAAGAGAAAATTTAAAAGTGAGAATAACAAATGAATATTTAAATAAAGCATTAGAACGAGATGAAGGGCTTAAAATGTTTTTAAAAAATAATAAACTTTTTGATTTTAAAGATTCGGGGAATTTACATCGTTTTAGAGTAAGTAAAAGTAAACGCAAAACAAAAAAAAGTAAAAAAAAGTATTAGAAAGATAAATTTGTAGTAATAAATGTGTATTAATCATTTTTTAAATAGAATTTTTATACTATTTAAAAAAACCTAAATATTTATTAAAAATGACATCAAATAGTCCAACTAATACCTTTTATGTAAAAGAATTTAATCCAGAACTTATAGCACCAAACACTGATGCTTTATCTGAAACAGAATCTTTCGGTGGAAGTAAAACTTTTGTAATAGGAAAGCCTGGTTGTTTCGTAAGAAAAACACCAATTTTAATGTATGATGGGAAAATAAAAAATGTTGAAGATGTTCAGGTTGGAGATGTAGTTATGGGAGATGATTCAACTCCTAGAAATGTAGAAGAAGTTTGTCATAATTTCGACGAAATGTTTAAGATAATGCCAATTTCTGGTGGGGAATCTTATACTGTTAATAAACAACACAAATTGGTTTTAAGATCATCTCACGGTGATAAAAAAGGAGAAATAGTTGAAATTACAGTAGAAAATTACCTGAAAGAAACAAAGGATTTTAAATCTAAAATGAAAATTTTTAGAAATCCTGTAGAATTTCAAGAAAAGAAAACTATAGTTGATCCATATTATTTTGGATTATCAATGAACTATATATGCTTAGAAAATAATATCGAAATTCATTTACCTTATAATTATTTAATTAATAATAGAAACAAGAGATTGCATTTATTAGCTGGTTTATTAGAAGATCATTTCATTCTAGAAAATAATTCTCTAAAATATAAAAACTCTAAACAACACTTATTCAATGATATTGTATTTTTGTCTAGAAGTTTGGGATTCTGTGTTAGTAATTTACAAGATTATTGCTTGATATCTGGAAATCTCAACGAAATCCCTTTCAAAAATACTATTGATTTTAAGCAAGCTGATGATAATGTATTAGAAACAAGTTTTGAAATTGAATCGCAAGGAGAAGGTGAATATTTTGGATTTACTTTAGATGGGAATCATAGATTCTTATTAGGATCTTGTGATGTTGTCAGAAATACTGGAAAATCAACAATTATTGCAAGTCTATTATACGCTAAAAAACATATTTTTCCCGCAGGAATTGTTTTTTCAGGATCAGAAGATTCTAATGGTTTTTTTCGAAAGATTATGCCAAGTACTTTTGTTTTCAACGAGTATAATGAAGACCAGTTAAAAAGCTTCATTCGTCGGCAAAAAATTGCTAAACAACATCTACAGAATCCGTGGTGCGTTTGCATTTTAGACGATTGCACGGACGACACCCGAGTTTTCAACACACCTTTGCAACAAGGAATTTTCAAGAGAGGACGTCACTGGGCTTGTTGGTACATAGTTTCGCTTCAATATGCCATGGACGTCAAACCAGTAATAAGAACCAATGTGGATAATGTTTTCGTGTGTCGTGAGCCCAACCTGAGAAACCGCAAGTCTATATGGGAGAACTATGCGTCGATTATACCGGATTTCTCCTTATTTTGCACATTGATGGATGCTCTTACAACAGATTACTGCTGTATGTACATCTCAAATCAAACAAAAACTAATGATTGGCGGGATTGCGTGTATTGGTACAAAGCGCCACCAGTCCCTGAAGGCTGGAAATTCGGTAGTCCTGAATATCACCAATTTCATAAAGATAGATTTAACGAAGATTACGTCGATCCTTTCGATTAAGCCAATTTTCTGCTTAAGTATACAAATATTAAAAAAGGGGTTTTTTCTCTACAGAGAAAAAACTAAATTAACCTTAAAAATAACCTTATATGTAAATACTGAAAAAAAATAGATTTTTATTTTTTCCAGAAAAATAAAAATAATGGCTTAAAGAAATGAAAATACTAATAAAAACAAATGTCTCAGTCAATTAATATCATCAAGCTTATAGAGGAAAATCCCAATACTAAGCTATCTAAGCCTTATCAAGGTAAATTAATTAATAAATTAAAGGATAGTTTCTCCACAGATGAACAGCAATTATTTATTTCAAGCTTTTACTGCTATTTAAATTATAAATCAGATGATTTCGTTATCGATTTAGATGATATCTGGAGCTGGTTAGGTTTTACACGTAAAGATAATACAAAAAGATTACTTGAAAAATATTTTAAACCTGATATTGACTTTAAAAGAGTTTTCCTCCGTTCGGAGGAAAACTCCTCGATTGGAAGACCAAGTGAAAAAATTATGCTAAGTATTAAAACTTTCAAGAAAATGTGTTTGAAAGCTAATACTTCAAAAGCAAATGAAATTCATGAATATTATATTAAACTTGAGGAAACTTTACACGAAATAATAGATGAAGAATCTAATGAGTTAAGGCTACAGCTTGAACAAAAAGAAAATGATCTATTTCTGACAAAAGAACAGCTTGAGCAAAAAGAAAATGAACTTTTAGAAAAAGAAGTAATTTTTGAAATTCATGAAGAAAAAAATGCTAAGCGTATTAAACTTTTGGAATTAAAAACTTGTAAAAAAGGAGAAAGAACTGAAAAAGGCAAAAATGTTGTATATGTAGTTACTAATGAGTATCTTGATCGAGAGAGAATTTTTATAGTAGGAAGAGCTATCAACTTGGCTAATAGAATGTCTCAATATAATAAAAATGCAGAGCATGTGGTTGTGTATCAAAGAGAATGTAAAAATGCAAAGCAAATGTCATTGATCGAAGAGACTATATTATATAAGCTCGATAAGTATAGAGAAAGAGCAAATAGAGATAGGTTTATATTACCTGAAGGTCGTGAAATTTCTTTATTTACTAAAGTTGTCAATGAGGCATGTGATTGGTTTAACGATGTAGATGAAGATGTTGTCATTGAAAGATTGACTGATGATAAAGATAAAGAGTACTATGAAGACAATAGAGAATATATGAAAGAATATAAGAAGCAACATTATGAAGAAAATAAGGAAGAAATAAATAAAAAAAATAAAGCGTGGTATGAGGAAAATACAGATGAAGTGAGAATATATAACCAAAAATATAGAGAAGAAAATGATGAAAAAATTAAGGTGCAAAAAGCGGTATACAAAGAAGAGCATAAAGAAGAATATAAAGAAAGAAATGCTGAGTATTATCGTGAAAACAAAGAAGAAATCACGATGAAACAAAAATTATATAATGAAGAAAATAAAGAGAAAATTACTCAACAGCGTAAAAAGTATTATGAAAAAAATATAGACGAAATACGCGCCAAAGATCGTGCAAGAAATCCCAAAGTTACATGTGAATGTGGTTTAGATATTTGCAAAAGATCTTTATCGGCTCATCGAAAAAGTAAAACACATGACATTTTTATGAAAAAGTTGGAAGAAACAAAAACGAGTGAAGACAACAACACTATAGATGAAGGGGTAGATTTTGAAACTGAAAACAGTATTATAGATGCTAATGTGGTTTGAAATATTTTAATACATAGAAATTCGTGTATTAAAATAAAATTATATCATTTCATTATATTTATTTAATTCTTCGTTTGTTAGTATAGTTTTCTGAATATTCATGAATGACATACACGTTTCAGCGTCAACTATTAGTTGTTTCAAGTCAATTTCAGCGACAACTTCGTGATTTTTTTCCAATTTTTTACAGTCAAACCTTGTTAACATAATTTCCTCTACTAACTTTGCTTTATTGGTATAAACTATATAATGTATTACAACTTTTGGGTGCATTCTTCTATATTCTTTGAATCTTTGATTAACATCCTCTCCGTCAAAACCAACTTTAAATTCTTCTTTTTCTCCATCATTTCCATTAGAAGTGCCTACTATGTAAAAAGCAGGTCCTTTTTGGAATTTATGATATTCACGTTTTTGTAAAATAGAATTGTGTTTCTTAGTAATTTTTTTATTTTCAATTATTTTTTCAGCTAAAGCATTCTGAATTTCTAGTATTTGAGCTTCAGACTTTTCCTGACCTTTAATTACTGCGCCGGTTATCGCAATTTCCCGAACCCATTGTGATACTTGTAATGCAAATTTTGGAGATATCCACTGAGCTAATTGGACAGCTAAATCAGGGTGAATCCAAGATCCACCATAACGACCCTTAGTTACATCTATACTTTTAACTATGGGATTATTCCCGACTTTTGAGTTACTTTTTTTATGTCCGATAATTCCCGGTTTTAAAAAAGATGACGCTTGAATCCCCGTATTACTTTCGAAAACTTTAATTAATTCTTTAGTTGATTCTAATCTTTTCCAATCGAAAAAATCTTTCTTACCTGCTTTGCACATTGCGGTTGCATTGACAAAACCATCTTCTTTTCTTGATTCTACTGTAACTCCGTTAAATGTAAGTGCATAAACTTGTTCATCTTTCGTTTTCTTAATTTCAAGTAATTCACGTGTTTTCTTTTCTTTTTCTTCAGCTTTCTTTTTCAGACAATCATTAATAATTTGTACCACATCATCTTTACGTGTTTTTTGCTTAATTTTTAATCCTAATTTTGCACCTATTTTGTAATATTGTTCTCGATTATATTTATCAACTTTATCTTTAGTTATTTCAGTTAAATTTGAAACTATATCATCGATATTTTCGTCAAAATTAAACATCACCTCAACAGCCTTTGGCTTATCCTTTTTTTCTAAACAAGACTTACAATAAGAAAATTCAGTTTGCAAAACAAACCCACAAGATCCTCTACAAACCAAAGGGCTGCTTAATTTTTTAAAGTGTTGAAGACAATTATACACCATATCATTTTTGGTGTCAGTAGCCTTTCTTCCAATTGCAAAATGTGCGATAACTTTAATTAGCTTATCTTTTGGGATACCTTTGATAAAGTTTTCTAGAGGTAAAGGTAAATCCTTTACTTTATTAATATCAGATATCAAGGTTTCAATACCAGTATTATTTCGTTCAGATGATTTGATGCTTCTACAAGCTTTACATTCGTTTCTATTTTTTTCGAAATGATTTGAATTTTTACTTTGTTTACAAGTCATACATGATCTCTTTGTATCAAAAACGGCATCAATTCCATTAACAATTTCAGGGTTTTCCTTAAATTGTTCAATTGTAACTTTATTTTTCTCAATAAGTTTCTCAAGTGAATCTATATAATTTCTACAGCTATTGCAATAACTACGTTGTTTACCAAATATTGTTTTATCTCTAAAATCTTGACAAAGAAAATTACAATATTTAACATTTTCAGGTGCATTTCTATTAACTTCCTTTAACTTATCAAGATCTAAACAGATTTCAATATAATTTCGATACATTTGTTTTATATAGAAGTGTGTATCTTTAGATTACAATTTAGAAATCAGGGTGATAAATAGGCTAAATATATTTAATTATATTTTTAATACAGATAATTGGTGTTAAAAAATCATTTCAATTATTTTCTAGAACGACTCTTCGATCTCTTCTTAGACTTCGATCTCTTCTTAGACTTTGATCTCTTCGTGGACTTTGATCTCTTCTTTGACTTGGATCTCTTCGAACGGAATTTGCTTCTCAATTTCTTTTCATCAGCCGCCTTTACAAATTTGCATAATTTTGTATTACAACTGGAACATTTCCCTCTAAGAGCGGGTCGTTTATTTTTCAGGGTTGTGCATGTTATATGATTATCTTGTAAATGCACTTTATCTTTGCATTTCACACAATAGAATTCGTTGGTTTTCATTTTTTATTTAAAGAAAATATATAAAAAAAATTAAAATAAAATATAATAATTTGTGATTTTTCAATGTGGGAAAAAAATTGATTTTTTTTGTGATTTTTTTTGGTTGATTTCAAATTGTTAAAAATGATGTCAATCACACCTGAAAACGAATTGGCTGCTATGCAAGAAAAGCTTGAACTAACCCGTAAAAGACTTAGTGATTACAGAGATGAAGTTCGTGAAGAACGAACTGGTTATATATCTAAAATTAAAGAACAACAAAAAATGTGTGGTGATGAATGTCTAAGAGAGCTTGAAAAACACTTGGAAATTTGTGATGGTGGGTATGAGAAAGATCACCCTAATTATGGAAGATCGTATTACAAGTGTGAAATACGGTCAGTTTGTTATGAATGCAAAAAAAGTCATAATATTGAAAAAAATGGAAGATGTTCTCATTATTATGAGATAAAATATCTTGACGAACAATTGGAAAATCTTGAAGAATATAGTGAAAGGCTACAGGATCAAATTGGTGATTTAGAAGCTGAGTATGAATTGAAATTAGCCATTAAAGAAGGTCGCTATGAACAATATAAGGATGATTTATATGACGACTATTGAACATTTTGATTATTTTTTTGTGTAAAAATAATAATAAAAGAATAATACTGTAAAGATAAAATCCGCGATGAGACTTAAACATGCGATAACTAACAAATATGTTTCAAATTTTGATCTATTCTCTATTTTAGAAAAATAATAAATGAAACAAGGAAATACAAAAAGTAGTGCTAAAATATCACCTATGTGAGAAATCAGTTGCATTTTTATATTATAAATAAGAAAAAAATAAGAATTTTTTAGTAAAAGTAATTTAAAGGTATAACACATATATATAAATAAAAAATGATGTTCAAGCTAATTATTTCAACAATTATTACATTTCTATCTTTTTCAAGATATAATGCGTATTTGACTAATATGGGTGAATTAAAGAGACAATATGATAATTATCTTCAAATTCACAGAAAACCTCAGACTGAAAATGGTTTTGAATTGTTTGTTGAGAATCTTCAACGAATAGAGTCATTTAATTCACAAAATACAGATTCAGGGTGTAGATTGTATTTAACCCAATATAGCGACACAATTGAAGAAAATGCAATATATAAAAGATGCAATATGTAAGAGAAGATGCAATATGTAAGAGATCTGTATATTTTTTTTTAATTTTTAATATATTCACATGTATTAAAAAGATATGAAGAAAGCTTTAATAAAAAATTTAAAAAATGATACTTATTGTAGATTGAAACCAGATTCTTACGGCGGAGTAGGTGTTTTTGCAATCAAGAATATTCCTAAAGGAGTAAACCCTTTTCATGTCACAAATCATGTGAATTTCACTCAACGAATTCTAAATGTTCCCGATGAAGAAGTTCAAAAAATGGACCCGGCTGTTATTAAAATGATTTCTGATTTTTATGTAAAATCCAAGGATGGTTTTTGGGGTATTCCTTATAAAGGTCTAAATTCAAACGATATAAGTTTCTATTTGAATAATTCGAAAAAACCCAATTTAAAAATCACTTATGATAGCGGATCTACTATGATGATTTTCAAAACATCTAGAGTTATAAATATAGGTGAAGAACTATTAATAGATTACAGGGAATATGAAGAATAAAAAAAGTTGTAATTTTAATTTAATACTAAAATTAGTATTAAATTTATACTCTCGGCGAGGCTTGAACTCGCAATACGCAGTTATAAGCAGCGCGTGATAACCTATTTCACTACGAGAGCTTTAATCATTTTTTTTAATTAAAGCTCCCAATATACTATATTATATGTATATATCTTTATATTTTATCTTTAAATTATAATTTAGTGTCACATGTTTTAAAATAATTTTCCATATCGTATTCAAGGTTGTCTAAACAATTATGGATTTCTTTCAGAAAAGTCGAAATAAAATTTTGCGGGTCCGATGATAGAACTCGATTTTTTGATTCTTTTGTCGACTCATCTCTAGCTGGAGCTTGAAGTTTTTCTATCCAACCGAAAGTATTATTCACTAATTTTAAAAAAGAATTTTGATCAAATACATCATTTGTTATCATCTGATTGAATAATTCAACATCAAATTCTTCAATAATTTTGAAATATGATTTCGAATCTTTTTTTGTAAAACTACATAAACGATCTCTAAGTTCTGTATAGAGATTTGTAATCCAAACATAGTCTGGTTTTTCTGAATTCACGGTTGAATCGATTAAATCAAAGAACGCCTTTTTCATTTGTTCTTTCATTTGTTTTTCAATTTCATCTGTATTTATAATTTGATTCTCTTTTTGCACGTTCATTTTTTCAAATATGTATATTTATTTTTCAAGTTTTTAAATTAGTTTTACTCGGCGAAGTTGACATGAGAATTCTAGGATTCTTTACCAAATCTAAACTTAAAATATTCTGTAAATACTTATTTGCGATTGGATATTCTTCTATGTCAATACCGACATATCCTGTCCATGTTAAAATAATATGTAAATAAGCATCGGCTATTGTGAACTTGTCACCATAAACATATTTTTTGCCATCATTTAAAATATGCTTTTCTAAATATTTCATTTTTCTGTCAAAAACAGACTTTATAAATTCTCTAACATTATTTTCTTTTGATTTAGGATTAAAAAATAATCCGATTGCGGGATGAAGTTCACTAGCCAAAAATGATAAAAGCTGTCTCAACACATATCTTTCATTGGAGTCTTTATGAGGTGCTAATTCGATATTATTGACTCTCATTGCTTCATCGGCGATAAATTCAAGACATGAAATATTTTCATTCAATATAGTACCATCATCTAAAATTAATGTAGGAACATTACCCTTTGGATTTATACTATAAAAATCAACGCCAGATTCTGTTTTGTGAGTGGCAAGATCAACAATTTCACAATCATAATTTAGATTACCAATATGAGAACAAATAAATGACGATGCGCCACAACTTGTTGGGGTATAATAAAGTTTTACCATTTTTTTATTGTTATATATTCATCCTTTAAATTTCCTTTTTTATTTTTTTAATATATGAAAATATTCTTAATCTTAGTAAAGTTAGAATAAGAACTAAGTCCAGACGTTTGAGAAGAACAAAGACTAGGAGAACTAAGTCTAGACGTTCGAGAAGAATAAAGTCTAGGAGAACTAAGTCCAGACGTTTGAGAAGAACAAAGCCTATGAGAACTAAGCCCAGACGTTTGAGAAGAACAAAGACTAGGAGAACTTCGAGGTATATTACATTAAGACGTAGAAGAATAATACGTAGAACGGTTAGAAGGAAAAAATTGAAAAAAATAAATTTCCTCCGAAGTAGAAGTTACATGGTTGATGTTATAAATTTAAAAAGATATGGTGTTGCTGTTATTCCAGTTTTAAACAGAGAACGATTAGAATATTATAACCGGTCATTTTTACACGAGATAGCTCATTTTCCGGAATATATAGATCGTCAATTACTCGTAAAGGGTGGATTTGGCGCTCTAGGAAATCCTTCAAGTTTCCATAATCTGACTATAAGAGAACTTAGAATGCATATGATGAGAATAGCAACAGAATTCTTCACCGATTTTGAGGAAGACAAACCACAAAGTCGTTATCTAGAGCAATTATTCGATAGATTTTCCTTGCGTACTGAAGGATCAGCAACAACCGCTGAAAGCTGGCATAGAGATATAGCGCCTTTAAAAGAAGATTATAGAGATGACGATATTTTTGGTGGATGGGTTAACTTAGACCTTGAAAAGGACCAATTTTTCTCATGTGTTATGGAAACACATCTTGACGACACGGATACAACTGGTTTCTCACTTGGCAAAGACCAAAAGGCTATAGAAAGAGAATATAGACCTCGCTCTACAAAGGTAAGAGTGCCGCCTGGACATTGGATTGTATTCTACCAAAATATTTTACACGAGGTTTTGTCTATCAAACAGAAAACAGATTTTTCTATGAAACAATATTTTGGTTGGAGACTTACTAGAGACCCGGTCTCACTTTTTACGAACATCGACGAAATTATACTTAATCAAGGAGCGCCGAAAATACCATCGGGACAACAACCTTGGATGTACATGCCAAATCATCTGAGATTCTTCCAAGCGGATTTGATAAACTGGTCGAATAGAACTTTTCATCCGGTTTGTCTAGAAACAAAAAGAAATACAAGAACAAGAGAAGAATACCAGGTTGTTAAACGTTATTTACCAAGTCTCAGAGATATGAGATTTCCACTCTACCCTGTTTATACGGACGATGAAATACAAATAATGAAGCCTACTCAGTTATAAATACTAATCTATTAATTTTTTAATTTATAATATATTCATATATTATAAATGGAAGCTTCTACCAAAGAAAATATCATCAAAACTTTGAAAACTTACATTCTTAGTAAAGACGAAGACGAGTCACTTGAAGGTTTAAAAGAGTTACTAATCAAATATCCAGATTGTTTAAATATTGACGTAAGTAAGGGAAATACTCCTATAATGACGTTGATAAAAAATTTCATTACATAAAACAATAGAATATATTGGTTGTGGTAAATCAATTGATCAATACAATTCTTTGATGCAACCTATATACACTACGAATCATCCCATGAAAAATAAATAACTAATATATTAAATTGTAATAGTTTTTTCTTAACCTGGTTTGTGGTTAAGAAAAATAAAATGATACTGCTTATTGTATAATAAAAATTATTATTAAATATTTGGGTTTAGAATACATAAATAATTTGGGAAATGAAGTTGAATATTATTCAAAAGGAAAATATAAAACAAACGATATAAATTATATTATTCTGAAGATATAGAAACTCTAGAATTATCTCTCTTAAAGTTTTGATACACTTTAAATCAAAATATTTTTTAAAAATTGGGAGAAGAAAATCCGTTTTTCTCGCTAAATCCAGCATTATTATGCAAATAGCCACCAGCAGTAACCCAAATATTATCTCCGAAAGTTCTGTCACCTATATTCATTCTACCACGTCCCCACTCCCAATTAGGTGAAAAGGTATTGTCAGTTGAACTCCTAGCAACATATAAAGTTTTACGGTCGTCATGAGGATTATGAATTATATATGTATTTTTACCACCACTATTAAATGTAAGATCAGAGCGAGTGTTTAAAACTGGAAAATCATTGTTTTTTACTTTTTTAAAGTCATCTTCTGTAAGACAAGTTGATCCAATACAAAATTTATTAGCAGTGGTATTAGTAGTTTTAAGAGTGGTATTAAGATAATCTAACATGGCACTAACCGTTACAATAGAACTAGTATTATTAGGATCATTTAAATAAATATTATCGGTATGAATCATTCCATTCTCTGAACCAACTATTTCTTTACCCCAACCAGTTCCCATATAAAATATTCGTCCTTTCACACCCTGAATTCTAATTTTTGTGAATCTATCAGCTCTTGGAACCGCTGCTATTGAAATTCCATTAAAATAAGTTTGCTTTGAGTCACTTTGATTGACATTCATGTAAGCATTTACTCTTTTTATGAAAACTTTATCATTATTTGAAAGCAATCCGAAGATATCAAAATATCTACAAGTACTCCAAGGCAAATAATGAACATAAGCCGTTCTTCCTTGTGTTCCGGCTAATTTCGATGGAACAGTTACGTCGATCCATAAAGTGGATGTATCTGAATCATCCTGTAAAGTTGTCCAAGCAACACCTTTTCTAGATCCACCTCTTATAGCCGGATCATAGTTAGTACTATTCGGATCAATAGTCCATCCACTAGAAGCTGGGGTAAATACGGTATCGGCATCACCAACACTAGAAAATGCATAATAATCATTTTCATCCATAGATGTTTCAAGTTTCCAAGGACCCCAAGCTGCGTCTGCAGGCATTGCAGAACGAAAGTATTTACTGGTTTTTCCATCATATGCTATTTGTCTAATTGGAAGTTCAGCACTATTATCCTTCCAAGGAGATGTAGTTTCAAGTGAAACAAATCCTGTACCTGGTAAACCTATAACTGAACTAGTCTTAAATTCATTTGTAACTCCTGTGGAATTGGCATAAAAAGATGGGGGACTATTGACAGATCTAGTATCGGTAATTAAATTTCTACTCGATGATGTAGAATTTCCAGTAACATTTCCTGTCAAATTTCCTGTAACATTTCCAGTCAATCCTCCATTCGCTATTAATGCACCGGTGAAAGTTCCAGTGCTTCCTGTCAATCCTCCATTTGCCGTTATAGTGTTATTAAACAATCCTGTATCAATAGTTGTAATATTTCCAGCACCATCAGAAACAAGTGTCTTGCCAGTTCCAACATTGAAAGTCGATAAATTTCCGACTCCATCACTCACCATGAGTTGACCTGTTGCAGTTGGTTCTAGATGTTCAACGAAACATTCTTTTTGTTTTCTTCTTCTTCGACAACCTTTCTTAGTTTTCATTGAAAACAAATAAAACAATAATACTGCTAAAAATATAATTGGTATTAGTAATAACATTTTTTATATTATGAAAATAAAATAAAAATTTAAATAAAAATGAAAATTGCGATAATTGGTTCTGGAATTGCTGGGCTTTTTTCAGGTCTAATAATTAAGAATAGTATGAAAGATTCTAAAATAACTATATTTGAGAAAAATAGTGAAATTGGTGGGAGAATAAAAATGGTGAATTTCGATGGAAAAGAAGTAATTGCTGGTGCAGGAATTGGTAGAAAACAAGACAAACTTTTACATGATTTATGTAAGAATCTGAATGTCACAATAAATGAATATCATGCGGATTTCGAACATACATCAAAACCAATAGATATAACAAAAGTTATTTCAATTCTTAAGGATAATTTTCATATGCTAGAAAGAAGTAAGGAAAATTTTAAAGAATTTGCAACCAAAATATTAGGTAAAGAAATATACAATGAATTTGTATTTTCAACTGGAGAAACGGATTATGAAAAAGCAGATGTTGTAGATACAATATTTGATTATGGATTTGAAAATTACACTTCGTCAGGATTTGACGCGTTCTCGATTAAATGGACTGAATTATTGAAATCGTTTGAAAATTTATTGAAAGATGATATTAAATTGAATAGAAATATAAACAAAATTAGTGTTCAAAGCGATGGAAAAATTAAAATAAACAAAGAAATTTTTGACAAAGTTATTTTGGCGACTCCTGCGAATGTGATAAGAAAATTATTACCTAAAATGAAAATATTTAAGTATATAGAAGGTCAATCTTTTGTTAGACTATACGTAAAATTAGATAAGCCATTGAATGTCTCAAAAACCTTTATAAAAACAGATAAACCTTTTCAGAAAATAATAGTCATCGATAAAAATAAATGTATATATCAAATATCATATTCTGATAATAAAATAGCAAATAGATGGAAAAACGTTGAAAATATACCAAAAGTTGTTGAAAATGGTATACTAAAAATTTTCAAAGAGAAAGTCAAAGTTCTCAAACATAAACTTATATATTGGGAAAATGGAACCCATTATTATAAACCGCTGCCAAAGGAGTTCAACAACAGGGAAGAGTTTTTAGATATATGTCAAAATCCTGAAAAAAATATATTTTGTGTAGGAGAAGCATTTAGTCAAAATCAAGGATGGAGTGAAGGGGCTTTAGAATCTGTTTTTAAAATAATTAATAAAATAAAATAATATAGTTTCATTTTGGATTAATATGTTTCTCCCAATAAGGATTTCCAAACTGTGTAGCCGAGTCTATATTCATGAAGTTTTTTATCTACTTCCTTCATTATCAATTCATTCAGAACAATATTATATCTGAGTTTGTTATTCTCAATAATAAGAAAAAAATTCTTTTTGATTAATGTTTTATTTTTTAATTCTTCCACCATGAGTTTGTGTATAAACTTATCTTTTTCTGAATGAATTTCATCCATCTCTAATGCGTTGTAAATTTCATTATAAATTATTGGTGAAACTATGACTGAATTATCGAATGAAAATAATATATCATTTGATCCGTCATAAGATGATTTTTCTTCAATGATGTTATTATAAACAATGCTATTTTCCAATTGTTTTCTGAGCATTTATTTTTTTTAAACTATAAAATTAAGTTTAAAAAAATCATTTTTTGTAAAAGATCTAAATTTTATACCATTTGATTGAGTTTTTAATCGGTAAATATCAAATAGCTGTATTTCCAAGTTAAAGCTGTGTCATCAATGGAACCACCAGATTTATTGTATAAATAAATAGTAAGAGTATTTGAAGCGGTGATATCACAACCGCAATATAATAATCCTGCATTTAATCCAGTAGGTGGATGTAAAAATATACGATCAGATGTGTTAATACCAGTGATAGTTACATCAACAGAACCTCTTGTTGACGCTCCAATACTTCCAGGATTAACAGAAATAGATCCGACAACAACTTTATAAATATCGGAACCATTAGTTCCAACTCTAACACCAGTAGTCAAAGTTGAAAATCCATCAACTTTAACATCTCCCTCAACAGCGAGATTGCTTTTGAAAGTTGCATCATTAGAAACAGTTAAAAATCCAGTTTTAATATTTTTTGAAATTAAAGATACATGTTCGCTAGTTGTTTGTTTGCGAATTCCTTGGAAGCTTGAATTTTGAGAATAGGACGACATTTTTTATTTAAAAGAAAGATTTTATTTTTTTATTTTATTTTTTATTTTTTATTTTGTTTTATTTTTTTTTAATTTAATTACAGGGTTCAAATTAAAAAAATCAGTTATAAGCATGTTTTTCCCTTAATAAATCAACAGCGTCTTCCATATTCATGTTATCAAATAAAGTCGAAATTGTGTTTAATATATTATCAGTATTAGTTTTATGATTTATAAATTTTTCTCGTTGAATAGAATCATCACCGAACATGCTAAATTTATCTTTGTCATCGGCATGTTTGCTTGCATTTTCTTTTATTAATTCCCTAAAAATATCACAGCACTGTCTTTGGTCACTTAGAATAAAAATATTTCTCAAAAGTTGTTCGCATTCATATTCGGTAACAGTGTTTGTTTTACAATAATCTTTTCTGTAAATATTATCGTGGAATATATCTCTGTAAATTTTTCTGAATAGATATATTAGATATGGTAAAACATCACTTATAAAATTATTTGTCAAATGTTCAGCTCGACAGTCAATTTCCCAATGCAATACACCTTTTTCAATTTTCACAAGTTTATAAAAAGTGTAAGGGTCATCATCAGAACTTTTTTTATAAAGTAAATAAATATAATTGTTAAAACCATAAGCATTGAACAAATAGTTTTTTATTAATTTTTTAATAGACAAAACAACTGAACCAAAATTATGAAACTTTGTTAGAAAATAATCGTTTGAAAATACTGTAAATTCTTTTTCAAAATTACCTGAAAACTCTAGACATGATTCTAATATGTCAATTTCATCTCTTTCCAACGAAAGAGTGTGGTAATTAGGATAAAAAAGTAGTCGTGAGTCAATATTATTTAAACTTTTTAACAAATGATTATTCAAACGTTTGTCTTGATAATTTTTGGTTGAAGTGTAAAAAGATGTTAGACTTTTTATATGATCATCCAATAGAGTTTTATATTTATCATAAGGTGTTATTTTAAAAATATCCATTCTAATTTTTTTCATTTCGTTAATACTCTTTTGTTGTTGTTCAAATTTAAGGTTGGGTAAATCGTCAAAATATTGTTTGAAAATAATATTGGCTTCATTTAATGATTTTGAAGTTTGACGTTTGGTATCATATTTTTTTGAAATTTCTTCGATTTGATTTTCTCTGTTTTGCTGTGGTATAATTTCAGTATGTTTACTGTTTGCTTTTCTGTATTTTACAACTTTTTCATCTTCATCTACATCATTTGAATTATTTTTAGATAAAGCATTTTTTAGACTATGAACTTCGTTTTGTAAATCAATTATTTTTTTTTGTGAATCATGTCGGTCGTCTTGAAAATCCTTTTTCATTTCTAGTAACACTTCCAAATGTTTGGCTAGAAATTCTTTTTGAAGATGATCCTTAAATTCATTCATGTAATTTCTTTCCCTATTTTTACAAGATTTTTTGTGTTTTTTTACATAGGTGTGTCCTTTTGTCATATAGTCTTTGCATTTATGGCAAAAAAACGAAAAATCTTTAAATCTTTCACATGTTCGATCACAGTCAATATGTCTATTCAAGTTTTCAAGTGAATTGTGGTTTTTATCACAGTGTTCACATCTGAATTTAGAGTTCATTTAATCAAAAAAGATTTATTTTTAAATTTAAAAAATCAATTTCCAATAAAAAAATCTTCTTTTAAAAATATAAAAATGGGTTTGATTGAATTGATTGAAAATGTGAAAACAGATTTTAAAAATAGTTCGATGTATCTTGAGAATTATTTAGAAACTGATTACAAAAAATATATAAATGTAGATGAATTGAAATATCATCGTGAAAGAATTTATATCGACGATGATATTGAAGTTTTAATAATAACATGGAACAAAAATCAGGAGGCTAAAGTTCACGATCATTCTGAAAATGGATGTTTTTTAAAAGTATTAGAAGGTTCTTTAGAAGAAATTGTGTTTTCGCAAAATTTAAATACTTCGCGAAGGAGAATTTTAGAGAAAGGAAATATTAGTTATATGGATAATAAAATCGGGTTTCATTCTGTAAAAAATATTCTAGATGAAATATGTGTAAGTATACATATTTATTCGCCACCTAATCACCCAACAACATTTTACGAATGAATTATGCAAAAATATGATAAATTTTAAATATTTTTTATATTTATTTACAATAAAAAATATATGTTAAGAATATATCCGATTAGAACAACAAAGAATCAATGGAATATATATTTTTATTGTAGACATAAATGCACAACTAAATGTGAGTATATAATAATGTCTGATGATTCAACAGAATTAGTTCTAGAAAAGAATCCTGATTTTAGAGATGGATTTTGCTCTAAAAATTTAAATATTGAAAAAAGTCAGGTAAGAATATCATCATTTGACAAGGATAATCCAGAATGTTGTGATGGACTTCTAATTAATAGAGATGAAGAAGTTATCTCAGATAGTTCATTTACAGTTTCATTGTATTACCCATTTTCTTTCATTTTTGATATTTTTATATCATCATCGGAGGGTTTTACATTAAAAGAATTGATAAATGCTATTAAAGTTTTATACAAATTTATTTATGATGAAGAAGAAAGAACCGCCACACCACAAACGTTTTCCTTAAAAAAGGTATGTTCGTCTTGTGGTATTAAAAAATTATCAGATTATGTGGAAAATCAAACAAACAACTCAAATGAAGAAGATTGTGCAATATGCTATGAAACTATAAAAGATTCAGATGTTATTAAATTAAAATGTGATCATATTTTTCACAAAGATTGTATTGAAAAATGGATTGAAAAAGCAGGGACATGTCCTTTATGTAGATACAATATATTTTTATGCACTTCATGTAGTGGAAAAGGAATTGTATATTATCAATACAGTGGAGTAGTAGTTCCATTAGAACAACGCGGATCAATATTAAATAGAAATAGAAGTAATGGTCTTTTTGGAATTCATTCATATGATTTTGAAGATTTGGTATTGAAATCGATGCATTATGATAATAAGAATAAAAAATTATTCGTTGAAATAAGCGGATAATTTTTTTTATTATTTTTTTATTTGTCATTAAAATAAAACAATATTATGTTTGACAAAATAATTAAATTTATAAAGGAAATAAATACAAACAGTGAAAATAAAAGATGGAGAAATGTTGGTATATTAGCATTAGTAGTTTTATTAATTATTATAATTTCTGTTATTTCTTCATCTCAGTATTCATCAACTGTAAAAACTTCATCATATTCAGGAACGGGATACACTGGGACAACGGGATACACTGGAGCAACTGGGTATACTGGATCAACGGGGTATACAAGGAAAACATCATCTTCTTCTAGTTCTAGTTCTTCTTCGTCTAGTTCTTCTTCATCTAGTTCTTCAATATCTGATATAATGTCGGAAATATCTAAATTAAAACCTGAGGAAAAAATAGCCGCAATTATTAATTCAGTTGAGAGTTTCCCAAATGATGAAGTGATTTTGTGTAGTAATAAAAAAAGAAATAAAAATTACAAAATGTTTTTAATTGCACTTTTAGACACTTTTAAACGAAAGGAAAATTATAAATATTTCACTTTTAAAAATAAAACTTACCTAAATGAAAAAGGTGAAAATTTAGCTTTGACAGAAGAAGATAAAATTAACCTTATAATTTCATATTGTAATAAATTCATTGAATTATTAGACTCAGTTGAACAAAAATTCGATGGAAATGTTAATTATGTTCAATTATTAGGATTTGTAATGTATAGTGGGGGAAGAGGAGGGATTTTATCAAAGTTTATACCTGGTTTTAATAATGAAATAATAAAAGATCAAAAAGAAAAAGAAAAACTAAAAGAAATAATTTCACCTATTACATCATCTTTGATGTTGATTCAACCTTCATATGAAAATTATGTAAAAGGAATTTTCGATTGGGAAAAAGATCTAGTATCTTTTGTTGACGGTAAAATAAAATTTAGCGACGATTTAATCAAACAAAATGCGTATTTTTCTTTTATGAATAACAAATCAATGGATGAATTATTTGAAAATATGATTAAATCTTCAGAAGGAATGATGCCTCAACATGAATATATAATACCTCAGACTGACTTTATTAATGATGATTTTTTGAGTGCATTTGATGGACGTGATGGGAGAAATACTTGTGTTAAAAATGTAAATATTGCTCTTGACGAACAAGTTAATTTGAAAAATAAAAACTATTTGAATATAAGAGTGAAAATAAATGGTGTTGAATTAATGTAGCCAAAAAATCTGAGAGAATAATGGAAACATAACAAATGAAGGAAAAAAAAATTATTTTAATTTTAAATTAAATGTGATTTAAAATCAAGAATTCTTCATAATAAAGCAACATGAAAATGAAGACAGATTATAATATTTTAACTTTCAAAACAATAAACGATTTTGTAAATGAACTAACTAAACTTTTTGGATCATCAAATCATTCGTTGAAATTATATCAAAGATTATTAGACAAGACAACAATCAACCACGAAAAAAGTATTGAAAAACATATTTCAATTTTTAAATCTTTTTGCACACAAAACCGAGATATGATTTTAAATAAAGATGTAACTAAGCTATCTTCAACTCACTATAAAGTTGAATTTTCTGACAAAGTTTATGTTAATTTCAATGATATTTTCAAAGTTGCTGACAAAGATACGAAAAGTGTAATTTTTGATTATTTACTAACAATTTCAGCCTTGGTCGATCCAGCTGCAAAGGCTAAGGACATTCTTAAGAAAGATGAAAAGAGTAAAGAAGCCGATTTTTTATCTAGTATGATTGAAAAGGTCGAGGAAAATGTAAATATTGATTCTTCTAATCCGTTAGATGCGGTTAGTTCAATCATGAATTCTGGGATTTTTACAGAACTTCTTTCTAATATGAATAATGGATTACAAGATGGGTCGCTAGATTTAGGAAAACTAGTAGGAACTGTGGAAAAACTTTGTTCATCAATGGCACCAAAAGATGGAAGTGGTGGGGCAAATGGTGCACCAAATTTAAATTTAGCAGGACTTTTACAGAGTTTAAATTTAGGAGGCATGGGAGGCTTGGGTGGAGGAGGTGATGTGATAGATCCATCAAATATCATCAATGCTTTATCATCACCAACATTCAATCCAGATATTGGAAAGTAAGTGCAAATTTATTTTTGTAATCGATATAGACTTTCTTAATTACAATTTTTAATACTCAACTGAGTATTAAAAACTACTTTATATTTAGAATCGGGAAAGATATTCAAATTCACTTGATGAACCTGTTAAGTTCGCTGACCATATTAATAGACTAATTAAACTTGGTCTTGATATCTATGACGATAATGAAAATGATATCGTTTCAACCGTTGAGGAAATTGTTTCAGGGGTAGAAGAAATTGATTATTCAACGATGGAAAATGTTTATTTAAATTTATAAAAAACGTGAGTTTTATTTTCATCATCGTCTTTATAAAAATCATCTACTTTACTAAATTTTTTTTTTAAGGAGTCATCATAGATTTTCGCAAATAATAATTGCCCGTCCTTTTTCAACAACAATGAAACATTATTAAGAATGTTATTAATTTTTTCATAATCTCCTTTATCATAACCTTCAGACCATTCACCGCCACAATCGGGAAGAAAAACAAAATCAAAGGATCCTTCATATGAATTTATAAATTCATCACTGAAACCATCATTTTTAAAATCACCTCCTTCTAATACATCAAGGGTTAGATAAATAATAGGTTTATCTTCTTTATTATGTTTCGCACAATATGCTTCTATTTGATTTTTTAACCAATGAGGTGTAACATCATTCCATTTTCGGTTATGACAATATATCAAAGCGTATTTATTTGTGTTTACAATATCGAGGGTCTTATATATTTCATTAGACATATTTTTGACTGGTTCTGAATCTCCCATGTTTCTTTCGATAATATTACAACCTATTCTGTATTTCGTGCAATGATATATTTCAACCATATCATAAATATTTCCTTTAAATGTTAATTTGATAACTTTTTTTGTATCATATTCAGATGAATCAACTTCAACCCCCTTTTTTATTAATTCTTCAATAATTTTCTTTAAGAAAGGCTGTATCAAACCTCCATCATTTTTCGTTTTTTTACTTTTACGAACACTTTTACGAAAACTTTTACGAACACTTTTACGAAAACTCTTACGAACACTCTTACGAACACTCTTACGAACACTCTTACGAACACTCTTACGAACACTTTTACGAACACTCTTACGAACACTCTTACGACCACTCTTACGAACACTCTTACGACCACTCTTACGAACACTCTTTAACATTTTAATAACAATCAAGATTTTTTTTTATGATTAAATTTTCACGTCTTTGTAATACTTATGTCTTTCATATAACCGAGTATTAAAAACTACTTTATATTTAGAATCGGGAAAGATATTCAAATTCACTTTCGTCAAGTGTATATTCTGTAAAATTTTCAGGAATATTATTTTGAACACTTATTCTTTGACGAGACCAAAGCCCAGTTGAATTAATATGACCTTCTTCAAGAAGGATTGCCAAAGGATGTATTTTTGTAGTTGTTTTTTGTTTATCCACATATTGAAATATATCATGATTTATGATATAACGAAACTCATCTTCTTTTGCAGAATATTCGTTAATACAAATATCAGCTGATGTAGTTGGATTAATGTTTTGTGAAGTTACGTCAGTTTTATACTCGTACTCGGAGTCAGAATCTTGTGTGGTTAATACAAATAAATTAACTTCGTGATTTTTTTCATTATTTGCATAATCCCCAGTTAAAACAACTCGTTGTTTATGCCATAAACCACCTGGAGATAGTAGTTTTTCCATTCTCAACATGTAATAATTATTTTTAAATGCCATTTCTAAAAACTTAGAACCACCTTCATGAAAAAAGATATCAATAAATTGAATGAACGTGTCATTTAATAAACAAACAAATCGAAAGTATTGACCCATATTTTATATATTAGTTTATTTTCTATGAAATTAAATTTAGAAAAAATCATTTTTTACGAATGACAAACAATTTTTTCTAAACGAGGAAAAAACTGAAGTTCATTGAGAATTTTTTTCTTTGCAGCTCTTATATATTCTATTCTTTCAGACCATAAATCATTCATTATTGCAGATTTTACGATTTCATAATCATTTTCGAAATTACTCAATTCTAAATACACAAATGCTCTTTCATCTATAAAATCTTTGATATTATAACACCCCGAATAAAACACCAATGTTTCAGAAAGTATTCCATCTATTAGTTTTTCAGTATAATAATTTTTGATTGAAAAGTTTTCTACATTAAACGCGTATTTATAAGGAAAAAGAGAATCGTCTTTTTTATGAGGTGGTAAAGATCCTTTATAATTTTTCCATAAGAATTTATTTTGACCATAAACATGAACGTCCAAACATCCTTTATTTTCAAAGAACTTCATGAAATCAATTCTTTTTATATGACCTGGGTCGATATATTTACTTGACAAAATAGTACTCAAAGTAAATGATAAATTATTATCTTTTATTATAGGTTCAGATGAAAGTTGAGAATAATTTTTAGAAAGATGCCATTCATTGTTATTAAAATGTTTCTCATGATACCCAACGAATTTGAAATCCTTTTCATTTGGTTTACTCCAAAAATCTCCCCAAAGAAATGTATTTGTTTCCATTTTAGGCTCCATTCTGAAAATTATTGTTTTTTCAGGAATATATTTTAAGTTATCATCAAAAGGTTTATTGATAATACAATAATAATCACATGGTTCTTCCCAAACTATTTGAATTTTATCCCATGAATAGTCGTTATTTTTACTCATTCTATTCCAAAGATCACATATTGGCTTACTGTCACTCCAGTTACATGCGAGAAGAACTCTTATTTTATTAGGTTGAGTCTTGTTTTTCTTGATAATTTCTTTACTTTCATTTGATAAAATATTATTATTAAATTCATGCACTTTTCCGATTAGAGAACCTAAACTATTTAAATTTTGAGAAAAACAATTATTTAATGCCTTTTCTATATTATTTTCAGATATAAGTTTATTTATTTCCATTTTTAATTTATAAAGACCTATTTTATAAATTGAATTTATTTATGTGGTTATTATTCCATTTTTAGATACAAAGTAATCCATAACCTTTATTTTCAAATGTTGTTTAGTATCATCATGTTTTCTACCTAATTTTAATTTAGAACAAATAGTTTTGAAGTTATCGTTAACATAAGTATCAAGTAAAATTTTCATCTCATCAATTGTTTTCATATTTGAAAGTTGTAATATATGTTCATCAACCACTTCATCAAAAACTTTATATTTAGATCTTACTTTATTTCGACACTCTTTGCAAGAGTTTCTTTTTTCAGGAAACTTATCAAGAGGTTTGATTTTTAGACATGTATTACATTCTTTGGTATTATCAGGTAACATAACTATAGTAGGATTCTTAGAAATTTGATCAGTTGTTAAAACACCTCGTTTTAACTTATCTAAAGCTGAATTCTCGCATCTCACACATGATTTACATCTTGATAAAAGAAATTTCATGTGAGATAAAAATTCAGTTCTTGGTTGATATTTTTGACAGAAAGAATTACACCAACGCATACCTTGTGGTGCTTCTCTATTCTTATGTTGATATAAAAATTCTGTTAAAAAGGATGGTAAACACTGATTTATAAGTTTACGTTTATTGTCATCCTCGTATAAAATTTCTGGTGGCGAAATTACTATTGGGGATTCTACCACATTTGATTCATTTTCATCATCAACCAATACTATATTTGGAGTAAAACCGTTTTCTTGGTTAATAATAGCCTTTTCAAGATTCTCGTCATACTTTTTCTCTAGAAATTTTGTTTGTCGTTGGAGTATTTTCTTTGCAGTCTCTAGGGTTAAATCATCGTCTAGGCAAAATAATTCAACTTTTTTCATTGTCTTAGTACCATCATTTGTTTTATTCTTGACTGTAAATACGTGACTGAATTGTTTTGATTGGATGATCTTATTTTTCTTGAATCGGGTCTCTAATTTTTTATTCTCTCGACATTCTATGCAATAAATAAGTTCAAATTTACCAAAATCATTTATATGTTGAGTCATTCTTTTTTTGATGTCGTCAGTAAAACCAAATTTATATGTATGCTTAGAATTAATTATACCAATATACCCGAGATATACTACGTGTTTTAGATCAAAATTATCAGCTAGCATTTTTGCCATTTCAACAATTTTATCGATTTCCTGTTGTTGAAGTAGTAGTTTATTTTTTTCAAGCTCTTTATCTTTAATTTCTAGTAAATTTCTTAGTTCAGACGTTTCTTCATCAACGGTTTCGTGAATTATTTCTTCGAGATTGATATAATAATCGTGAATTTGTTGAGATTTTTTTGTACCTGCAAGTAAGCACATACGTTTAAAAGTTTTCACATTCATTAAAATTTGCTCTTTGTTATAACCGCCCCTGTTTTCACCTTCATTTTTTTGCTCCTGTTGTAACCGGAGCAAAGTTTTAAAGTTTGTATTAGGCTCAAAATTTTTTATAAGAAGATCCTTCGCATAATCTTTTCTTTTAAATCCTAACCATTCCCAAACATCATCTAGGTCTACTACAAAATCATTACTTTTAAAATTTAGGTAGCAATAGAAACTTGCCAAAAATATTTTTTGATCTTCTGTTGAAAAAGATCTTTTTATCTTGTTAATAAGTTTATTTTGGTAAGAACTAGATAATCTTGTTATAGGATTTTCTTCAATAAATTTAACAATATTGAAGGTTTCTACATCATCAGACTCATATTCATATTCAACCTCATCAGAAGTTCTTTGCACTTCACTAGTCTCACTTTCTTGAATTTTATATTCACGGTTTTTTCTTAAAGAAGTTAGAATGTTTTCGCATATAAATTCTTGAAATTTTTGTGCAACTGGTTTACTTGATCTCATCATTATTTTATATAATCCAGCCTCATTAACTATTTTTGTATTTTGATTTCCTCTTGAAGTTGTAAATAATTTTAGATTTACCCAATTATCTGGAAGTAAACTTACAGCATCTCTATTATTTTTTAATCCTAAAATTTTACACACATCTTTAACTACAAACCAAGGTTCTTTGTCAGTTTCTACAATTCTAATATTATTTTCATCGTTAAAATTAATTGATTGATCAATTTCTTTAATAAGTTCCATTTTTATATAAAAATGCATGTCTTTAAATAGCTATTTCATAAACGTAATATGTTTTTATAAAGAGCATCATAATTGAAATACATAAAAATATGCATAGAGAATTTTTTGACCCGAATATTTTGAATTTCCAATTTATAAGAACGATCATAATAAATAAAAATAAATGGAATCTTCTTCATATTTTATTAAAGATAAGGCTTTATTTGGTAGCTTTCCAACACAACAGTCGGTTTATGAGCTCGAAAAAGAAGGTGTCACAAATTTCATAGATTTGACCTTCCATGACGAGAAAAAAATAGTACCCTATATCACAACTCAAAATTATATAAATTTCCCTATAGTGGACCAAAACATACCTATGGATTTACAAGCCTTCTCACGGTTCATTTTACAATCATCTAAAATTATTCGAGAACTTCAAATCGGTGAGAAAGTGTACATCCATTGTAAGGGTGGTCACGGTAGGTCTGGTATAATCGTCGCATGTATTCTTTGTTATATTTTTTCATTATCACCTTATGAATCTTTACAGTACACAACACAGTGTCATAACAATCGTAAAAATATGAGAGAACGCTGGCGAAAAATAGGCTCACCTCAGACTTATTCTCAAAAAAAATTTGTATACAAGAGTTTTCACCCGGTAAATATGAATGCGCTTCTTAAACACGTTATTAATGAGCCGATTACAATTAATATATATGAATTAGGTGAAAACAAGAGTGTTCATGATTATTTTGCTTTATACAGTGAAAAGTTTATTGAAAATCCTTTGAATACGATTTTCGATAAATTTAGAAATAGAAAGAAAAGTATAATTGAAGAAAAACCTATAGAATGGTTAGATATTAAAGATAATATCCTAAAATTCTTATTTTTGGAATTTTTCAAAAACAATACTGAAGTTAAAGAGCATTTTTTAAGATCTTTTTTACGACCAATAATTATAACTTATATAGAATCAAATGTTTTTTGGAAAAATAATGGTATAGAACTGAGTAAAATATCGAATATTTTAAGTTCTATTCGAGTCAAATTTTTACAAGAAAATTAAAATAAAGATTCAATTTTCAATGGTCCAATTGAAGGAATTAATGAACCCAACATTGATGATGGATTTGGTGCTTTTACTGAATGAGTCATTGTACCTATAGTATAACCAATAAATAGCACTCCAACTGAAGTTATAGATGTTGATATTTTAATATATTCATCGGATTTATCATCGTCTGTTTTAGAGCCATTATTTACTGAAATTGCATAAGAACCTAAACCTGTCAATAAACCACCAATTGTAAATACCATACTGACCATACCTGGAGCTAAACGAAGAATTGGCGGACTAGATACAATTAATCCAATCATTCCAACAATGCATAAAACACCAATTACAACAACAACTATAGAAAGTGTATATATACTTGTATTTTGTTTAGAAATGGGAACACCAGGTTGACTATTATATGATGTCATCAAACTACCAATTACAATAATTATTATAGATATTAAAAGGAAGTACCAATTCATTTTTTATTAAAATATAATATAAAATATATAAAAATAAATAAAAAAAATGAATATATTTTTGATAACATCGGTTATAAAAGTGTCAGACGATCATAATGAAAAAAGTTTCTGTCATCATCCAAGACGTCAACATGAAACTTTGAAAACTATATATTCGATCAGAGAAAAGAATCCTGATGCAAAAATTTTTCTATTAGAATGTTCTGATATGTCAAGAGAACAAGAACATTTTCTAAAAGAAAAAGTCGATATATTTTTGAATCTATCAACCGACATTGATATAAATGAAACTGTCTTGAAATCCAAATCATTAGGTGAAAAAATGATGATGCTAAAAGCTATTGACTATTTAGAAAAAGAAAATATAGATTTCAATAATCTATTTAAAATAAGCGGAAGATATTGGTTAAATGAAAATTTCAATATAGATAATTTCAAAAACGAATCTTATGCTATAAAACGTCTTGATAACAATATGGTTATAACAAATTTTTACAAATTACCAAAAAGACTTGTTTTCAAATTAAAGGACTATTTATTATTAAACTCTTCTAGAAATGTGGAAGAATTCAAAGTATTATTGACTAATTTTATTGATACCTTAAAATATAGTGAAGTGAATAAAAATGAAATCATAGGAAGCTTAATAGGAATTAGTGGTTTTAAATCAGCCAGTGGTGAATTTTTATATATGTGAGAAAGATATTACAAAAGGACCCACCCTTGTGGGACAAAAAAAGAATCAATCCTCAAGGGTTCGATCCCAACAGCTGAGAGTTAGAGGGTCAACGCTCGCATCAACCGTTAGGCTGCCGATGACGTTGTAAATTTTATGATTTGCTGGATCTCAACTGAAGGTAATAGGTTCATGAGGGGTTATAAAGTGATGGGTCAGACGATGATTATTATTATATTAAAGAAAAATAGATTTAATATAATAAGATGTTTGAAAGAATAGTTTGGCAATATTGGGAAAATTCATCTGAATATCCGAATGGAATACCTTACATTGATTTATGTCACGAAAGCGTAGATTTGCATAGTTCAGAAGGTTTAGGGTATAAAGTTATTAGATTGAATAAAGATACTGTTAAAAATTATATAGAATGGAATTCTAATTTAGATAACATTACCGGTGACAGCAATCAATTAGCCCAAAAAGCTGACTATATTAGAGCTAAATTGTTATGTAAATATGGAGGAATTTGGTTAGATTCAGATGCGATAGTTTTCAATAATTTGGAAAGTGTGTTTGAAAAATTAAATGATTATGAATTTTACGGTTACAAAATTATAGCTCCATGTGTTTGGGGATTTGCATGTCATAAAAATGCTTCAATAATGAAAAAATGGGTTGCAAGCAATGAAAAAATATTAGAAGAAACGAAAGGGCGAGGAATATATTTAGGAGAATTTGGACATCGATCATTGAGAAATTTCATGGGTGATGAGAAAAGTTTCTTTGATGAAGCATCTAAAGTGCAATCAATAGATCATAGATATGCCTGGAAATATATGGAATACGAGAAAGGAATTGATGAATATGTAACGAAAGATCAACCATTTTTCATGTTAAATAATGCTGTGATATATGATAAGTTCAAAAAAATGTCACTGGAAGAAATATTTCAAAGTAATATTCTATTATTTCAATTTATTAAAAGAAGTTTGAACATGTAGCAAGCTATACTTAAAAAATCGACATGGCTTTCTTTGAAAAAATAAAAAAACAAATTGATTTTTTAAATTTAAAAAATATGGAAATATAATTAGATAGAGTTATTACAAATGCTTGGTAAAAAATTAGATGAAATGCTTTTGGAAGATTTGAGTTTTCAAATAGTATCTGATTTGCATATAGAATATAGAAATAATAATGTACCCAATCCATTAGATTACATAAAACCAGTTTCTAAAATATTAGTTTTGGCTGGTGATATAGGATCAATTTATAAATTTGACCAATTAAAAGGGTTTTTAAAAAAATTATGTGTTCATTTTGAATATGTTTTGTATGTTCCTGGAAATCACGAATTTTACATGCAACATGATAGTGAAGATATCCCACAGACTTTCGAGTTTCTTTTAAATAAATTATTAAGTTTAGAAAAAGATATTGAAAATTTATATATTTTGAATAGAAAAAGTGTAGTATTAAATAATATATGTATATCAGGTTGCACTTTGTGGACTAAAGCTGAAGTGAAAATTCCTAAATTCATAGTTAGGATTCACGGTATGACAACTGAGATGTATAACAAAAAACATTTAAGTGATTTGAAATATATAAATAAAATGATAGAACATTGTCACCAAAATAATTTAAAATTAATAATGATAACGCATCATTGTCCATCATTCAATATAATGGAAAATACTCACATGATGTTGAAAGATTATGGGAAAGAAAATATAAAGAAACGAGATAGATATGTTTCATTGTATTTTTCTAAATTAGACAACTTGTTGCATAAAGATAAAGTTCATACCTGGATATGTGGTCATATACATCAAAATTTTGATTATGTAACTAATGGTGGGACACGTTTGGTTGGAAACCAGTATGGTAAACCAAAAGATAATATAGATGATTATAATAAGGAATTTGTTGTTAGAATATCAAATGTGGATATACCTGGTGTTGATTATATAAATAATAGTATATTGAACGACAATTCAATATCAGTCAAATAATTTTTTAAAATATATAATATTTTAAAATTTTTCTATTGAACCAATTTATAATATGTTTTGATTACAAAATCCGAATCTTTTTTCAAAATATCGGTGACAGTTTTATTTTTTGAATTTTTAGAAATAAGATTTTGAAGGATTTCATTCAATCCTTTTGGGTCATAAACAATCACGGCATTACCAAGGGATCTTTTTCTTTTAGATTCTGAATTATTTGGTGTGTAATTATATTTGGAAAGTAAAGTGTTTTCCAATCCTTCTATTTTAGTAAGTGGTATTTTCACTTTATTTACACTTTTTTTGGTTGCACTTTTTTTAATAATTATTTTCGGACTTGACTTTTTTTTTCTGGTTCTAGATTTAACTTTTTTAATTTCGTTATTCATTTTATTTATAAATTGGAAACTTTTAAATATTTTTTTATTCATCATCTTCTTCAATTGTTATTTCAAAATCAATATATTCTTCTTCTTCAACTGGATTTTCTTTAGTTTCTTCTTCATTTTCATCGTCAGTGACTTCAACCTCTTCATATTCTTCTTCTTCTTCAACTGGATTTTCTTTAGTTTCTTCATTTTCATCGTCAGTGACTTCAACCTCTTCTTCTTCTTCTTCTTCAACTGGATTTTCTTCATTTTCATCGTCAGTGACTTCAACCTCTTCATATTCTTCTTCTTCTTCAACTGGATTTTCTTTAGTTTCTTCATTTTCATCATCAGTGACTTCAACCTCTTCATATTCAATCTCTTCATATTCTTCTTCTAAATTTTCATCATTTTCATAATTTTCATAATTTTCATCATTTTCATAATTTTCATCATTTTCATAATTTTCATCATGTGAAATTTTTATATTAGAATCGATAAAATGTGATTTGATTTTTGAAAAATTCAATCCATGTAATTTATAATCAAAAATTAGTTTCTGTAAGTTATCAAAATTTGGACATCCGCAAAAAGGTATTGATTCTATTTTAATCTTTTCATATTGAGTAAAAAGTTCTCTAGTTCGTTTATGATTTAAAATTGACACATCTAATTTCTTTTTTTTTTCTATCTCATCGATAGATTTAAATTCTAAAATATATTTGTAAGATGTTTCTATACCAACTTTATTAATATTTTTATTATAGTCACAACCAAACATAATACATAAATCTAAAAATTCAGATGACGTGATTTTTAATGCTTCCAAAACTTCAGAATAAATAATTTGAACACATGTGTCATTAGAAGTGTCTATTTTTGATAGAAAAATGGGTGATCCATATGCAAGAACATCGGTATCTTCAGTTAAAACCGCGTCTACAAGTCCTCGTCTACATAAATCAGCACAAGCGCATTCGGCTTCTAAAGGTGCTGAATAATAAGGAACATTCAAAATATCGAATAATTTCCTTGCTAGAACAAAATCTTCCTCACAAATATTTAAAATATAATTTTTCATCTTTTTAATTTTATTTTCAACGGCATTCATATCTATGGAATTGGTGTTGTTTCCTAATAATCTTTTTTGGGTTTTTTCAGATGGCGTCAATTTATTATGAAGTTCTATAAGTATATTATCAATTTGATTTGTATTTTTAAATTTCTCTAGAGCATTCTCTAAATCGAAAACTTTTTTTTTTATGTTTTCTTGTTGTTTTCGACGTTCTTCTTTTTCAGTCGTTTTTTCTATAGGTGCCCCATTATCAAAAATAAAAACACAATGAATTTCATTTCGTCTTAGAGAAGAAACAAGATTTATAAAAGCTGAAACCCATTTTTCGCCACACACAGCTTTAAATTTACAGAGAAATAAAGTTATATCAATAGCAACTTTTTTATATGCAAATTCTGATATATGAATATCTTTAAAAACATGAGGACATTTTGTTCTTAAAAATTTGTTTAAGTTATGAATACCCATCTTCTTTTATAAGTTTTGAAAGAATAATAAACGTTTTTTTCATTTTTTATTTTCCTTTTGTAAATAAAAATATGGGAAATAGTAATATTAAACAAGAATCATCAAATGTCGTAGGTGATGGAAATTTTGGTGGACAAGTTATAGCAAAAGGTGGTGTAGTAGGATCAACTGGTACTTTCGATCATATATCATCTCAATCAGCAAATATTGCAGGAGCCGTGGCATTTAGTGATATTAAAGGTCAAAGTTTAAATATTGTAGGATCTGGAAAATTTGGTGATATTACAGGACAAACTGCAAATATTATAGGTGTTGGTAATTTCGGAAGCGTTTCGAGTGAAACAGGTAAATTTGACAGTATTACAGGTAAAAATGTTAATATTTCAGGTTCTGGAACATTTGGAAGTATTTCAGGAACATCTTTGGCGCTACAAAAGGGTAATATTACATGGGGATTCAATATTACAGATAAAAATGATTTATGTATAACTCAGAATGGAAATAATCTCACTTGTATAAGCCAACAAGGAGTTTTGTATTAATTATAATAAATAAATGTTTTTAAACCTAAAAATAGTTTAAAAAATATTATAAAATAAAAAAAAGTTTGTATAATAAAATAAAAATATATGAATGAAATTTTACAACTATCGCATGGATTTTATTTACAAAATAAAGGTTTAGTTTTGGGAACAATATTTTTTGGAATAGCATGTTCTACAATAGAATCCATAATAATTCCAAATACTGTCGCAGGGACATTCAATTCTCTAGGAAATGATATTGATCCTAAAAATAATCCTCAATTTAAAAGTCATCTGATAAAATTAATTTTTTCATGGATTGTAATCAAAATGTCTTATGCTGTGTTGAATTATTTTAGAAAAAAAGTAGAACCGGCTATAACACAATATATAACGATTGAATTAGTTGGAATGGTTTTCAAAAAATATGAAATTGAAAATGAAATTGCAAATGCGGCTGTTATTATAAATAAAGTAACTATAATAAAGAAAAATCTTCAAGATTTATTTTACATATTTTGTTCGGTGTTTATACCTAGAATAATTGTAATTTTTCTTAGTTGTTTTAACTTTTACATGATCAATAAAAAACTTGGTTTAATTATATTTACATGTTTAATAATTTTGGGATTTATTGTTACTATAGGATTGAGTTCTTGTATAGAAATGACAGTTGAAGAACAGAGTAACAAAGATGAAGTTTATGATTATATCGAAGATATTTTTTACAACATAAATACATTACAAAGCACTCCAAAAGCATTCGAAAATGAAATGCACGAGTTAAAAAATATAACAACGTTTTCAAAAGAAAAAGAAGAGAAAAGTTATGAATGTATAAATTATAAACAGTATCAAGGATATGCAACAAATATTTTAATTTTTGCAATTATAATATACACAATATACAATATGTATACTACCGGAGTTTTGCCTAAAGAAAAAGTCACAAAAACACTACTTTCTTTAACAGGATTGTTTGAAAATATTTATGAGATGACTTATTATATACCAGAATTATCTTATAAATTAGGTGTATTAAAAAATAACGAAAATTTTTTAAAAGAATTGAAGTTGAAAAATGAAGAAATTATTTCGAATGGTGATTTTATTATGGAAAATTCTATCGTTGAGTTTGAAAATGTGACATTTCAATACAAAAATAAAAATGATAATGAAAATCATGTGTTATTAAAAGATTTCAGTATTAAATTTCCAGAAAATAGAATAATATGTTTATTCGGACCATCTGGTTCAGGTAAATCATCTTTTATAAGACTTATTTTTGGTTCAGAAAAACCAAATAATGGATGTGTAAAAATAGGGGGGAATGATATTTCTAAATATTCAATGAGTAGTTTTAGAAAATATATATCATATATAAACCAAAATACAACAAATTTATTTAATAAATCAGTATTAGATAATATATTGTATGGATATTACACAAAATCTGAAATTGAAGAGAATGAAGCGGATTTCATAGACAAAATTAAACACATATTTGCATATTTTAAATTTTATGAAATTTTTGAAAATTTAGATGAAAATAAACCTAAATGGTCATTTTTACATGATTCGGTAGGTAAACTTGGTCAAAAATTATCTGGAGGTCAAAAACAAATTATTCATTTGATAAGGATAATGTTTAACAAATATTCAAAAATTGTAATTCTAGATGAACCAACTAGTGCATTGGATTCAAAATCAAGAGATTCTGTGTTAAATTATGTAAAATATTTACGAGAAAACAATAAAACTGTATTTATAATCACACATGATTCTTTTTATAAGGAGGTTTGTTACAGTAGTTTACAATTTTTCCAATTAAAAAATCCAGAGTTTTTGATTTAATTACACATACATTTAGGTGTGAATTTTAAAACAACTCTGATTTAAAATTTTGAAAATAAAAATTAAAAAATACTACATTAATAATAAAATTTAAAATGATTAGAACTGGATCAATATGCGTCTCTTTACTTTATAATTATTTAAAATCACAACATAATAAATCATCTAATGATGGTATTCAAGATCTTAATAATAAAGCTTCTACTTTAAACTGTATAAGAGAAACTTTTGAAAATTATGGAGGAGTATTCAGTAAACTTGCACAATTGTTATGTTTAGGTGGAAATGAATCTGATAATAAGGTATTTTCTGAATGCAAACCTGTTAATATGGAAAAAACTATTGAATATTTAAAAACTGAGTTTGAAAACAATAACGATTTTTTTAAAAATATTGAATCAATTGATTTCAAAGTTTTTAAAAGTGGAAGTGTAGGTCAGGTTCATAAAGGCAAATTAAATGATGGTCGAGATATTATTTTGAAAGTTCAATATGTTGGATTAAGTGATCAAATTAAAAGCGATCTTGTTGTTCTAGAACAAATAATAAATTTTTTATATTCTTTTGCTGATTTAACTAATGCTTTGAAAGATATAAAGAAACAAATCAATGAAGAACTTGATTACAATACAGAATATAAAAATCAACAGATTATGAAAGAGTTATGGAAGGATGATGATGGGATTAAAATAGCTGAATTATTACCAATTTGTTCAACAAATATTATAGGTATGCATTTCATAAAAGGTGAGAGTTTAAATGATTTTATATTAAATTCAACACAAGAAGAAAAAAATGATATTGCTGTCAAACTTATAAAATTCACATTTGTAAATATCTATAAAAATAACACTTTTTATTCAGATATTCATTATGGTAATTTTCTAATTACAGACAAATCTGTATTGAATGTAATGGATTTTGGCTGTTTGAATGAAATTTCTGATAATATATTGTTAAATTTTAAAAAAATTAATAAAGCATTAAGAAATGATGATAAAGAACTTTTTTACGAATCTATTTATTCTTTGGGTTTAATCGATGAAACTGCTAGTCTTGAATCAAAAGAGTATGTTTATGAATATTTAAAAATTCAATATAGTCCTTGGACAAAAAATGAAGTTTTTAATTTCGATAGGGAATTTTTGGATAAAAGTATGCATAAGAACCCTGATTTAATGAAGGAATGGAAAATACCTCCATCAATGGTTTATTTAAATAAAATACCTTATGGATTATTCCATCTTTTAACAAAATTAAATGCAACAGGAAATTTCTCTTTGATTTTTGATGATTTGATTGAATATTAAAAATGAGATATAAAAATTGAAAAAAATATATAAAAATAATAAAATTAAATAGAGATATGTGTGTCTACCAAGATTGCCCTTATTTATGTATTACAAAGAAAGAACATCATTCTCGATATGCAAGAATAAGAAGAAATACTACTGTCGTTGCACAAGAACTTAAAAAATCTCCAAAAGTTAATTGGGATGTTGTAAACGAAATGAAAAAAAAGAAAAAAGAGGAAAGTAAATAACTCCGATGGTAGTAAATATATTTACAATAATAAATATATTTAATAATAAATTTTCAAATTAGAGGAAAGTGTTGAGTAAATTTTTATTATTTTGTCGTACTAATTCAATATTTTTTGAAAAATTAGACTTTTCACATGAATAATAATATTCATTTCCTAGACTGCATAATAAAAAATCTGAAATGCAATCTTCTATCATTGTTCTTGGAGACACAACCTTATTGTCATAATGAAATCCTTTTTTTTCTCTGATAATAATAGATGGAATATTAGACAAATGAAAAAGTCGGTCTTTATAGATATTTTTGAAATATTCTATAACGTTGTAATCATCTGTGGCCAAAAAAATGCTTTTGTTTTTTAATAAATGCATATGATCTTCATGAAACTTTTTAAAATTACTTGAATAGTCCGTATTTCGAATGTGAATTGCGACATAATCTTTAGGTATACTTTCATATTTTGTTTTAATTTTATTTTGTAAAGCTGAATCTAGTTTTGAAATTTGTAAAAGATTTGATATATTTGGTCCGCCTTTCACAGTTGAATAAATAAGAACTTTTTCATCATAATTTTTATCTAATGAAATAGAGCACCTAAATTCGTTAAAATAAATTCCTAGTTTTTTCCAAATAAATTTCGATGTTATATCACTAATATTTTCGAAATCAGATAATTTCGATGAAATTTTTGGATAGAAAGTTGAGTCAGATTTTTTTAAATCATCGAATAATATGTCGATATCTCCAGTGTAAACGAGAGGGTCATTAATAATAATATAATTTCTAAAATCATCTTTAAATGTTATAATATGTCTAGTATCAATCACTAGAATTCTATCGAATTTTTTACAGTAAATAAATGATGACCAAATAATTTCACAAAAATCATTGAAACCTCCTTGTGGAAAACAAAAAAAATAACTCAATTTTTTCATTTATATTTAGAAAAAATATTTTATGTAAATAAAAGTTAATGTCAACTATTAAAAAATTTGGAACATATTTACTTTCAAACAATAAAACGCGTGATCAACTATTTGATTTAAATCTTATTAATAATGTGGATATAAAAACAAAATTGGAGGTACCAGATTCATTTAATGGCCGAAATGTCTGGAATAAATATTTCATAAATGTTCCAGACCAGTCAAAATGTATTTCTTGTTGGGTTTTTGCATCTTTATTTGTTTTATCAACAAGGCTTTCTATATATACAAAAGGTGAATACAAATTAAATTTCTCCCCATCAAAAATGATATTTGGTAAAAATAATGATAATGACAAGTTAAATTCTTGGGATGATATCAAAAAAGAAATGAGTAATAAATTACCTTTTGATTTTTCTAGACCTGTAAATTTAAAAACAAATGTAATTGAGCCATCTGTTGGTAGTTTAATTGAAGCATGGCAATATTTATATAGATTTGGAGTATGTGAAAGTTTTTGTGCAAATGATTCACTTTCAGAAAATGTTTATTCGTCTATTCAATTATTTGGTGAAAGTTATGATAAATGTCCAAGTCGAAATGAGAATGAAATGATTAGTCATAGAATAGCTGGTTATTATTACGTTCCAGGAACTTTGAGTAAAAATATTAAATTTGAAGATGGAAATGAATATAATATTAGAAGAGATATATATCATTGGGGACCGTCATGTTCAGTTATGAAAATTTTTGCAGATTTTATATTCTGGAATGGTGAAGGTATTTATGAATGGGATGGAAAATCAGGACAAGTTAGAGAATATGGTCATGCGGTAATAATAGTTGGGTGGGGTGAAGAAAATGGGAAAAAATACTGGAATGTGTGCAATACTTGGGGTGATAAATGGGGTGATAAAGGTTATTTTAAAATTTTAAGAGGAATGAATCATTGTGAAATTGAAGAAAATGTTTTCAACGGGTATCCAATTTTACCTGGAATAAGATTGTATTTGGAGTATCCTATACTATATAATTTTGACGATTTTATAATAAGAAATTTATGGGGTATTAAAGATAATGGATATAAACTAACAAGTTATGAAAAAATTATGTTAAAAAAGAAACCTAATGTGATTTTAGAAAAAAATGAGTATCTGTATAAAAAGGAATCATGGCCTGATTTTTCGAAACTAATTTCAGGTGACGTATCTACTATAATTTTCAATTTGGTAAAAGAAAATTATAGACTTTATTATAGTGATACTTCTTCAAATAAAAAAGATCCTCATTTATTTCTAAACATGTTCATAATAACTGTATTACTCGGGATTGTCATGAAAATTTTTTTAAAAATAAAAAATAAACGTTTAAAATAAAAAATGAAGAAAAGTGTGAGAAAAAATAATTTTATAAGAAGATCCGGTGGTAAGAAGAAATCTGTGAAAAAATCTCTCAAACGACCAAAATCTCTTAAGAAGACATCTTTTGTTAAAGAACTTGAAAAAATACCTACATCACCTGTTAGAAATTTCGAAAAAACAAATTGTATTTTTTGTTTTAAACAGGTTCTCAAAAAAGATTTAACTGATCATCAAAGAAATGATGTTTCTTGTTCACAAAAACGTAAAGATATAAGTTTTAATCAGGGACTTTCATTTGTTATTCATAATAATAATGAAAAAAAAGATGATGGTTCATCTCCGAGTTCTTCTCCTGATTACACTCCTATTAAAAGAAGAGGAAAACGAAGAAGAATTATTGATTCACCTGATTCCCCAAGTTCTCCTACGATTTCGAGCGGTGTTAAAAAATCAAGAAAAGCATTATTAAATTCTCTTTTGACTTATAACGCAAATAATTTGAGAAAACTTTTAAATAAAAATATCAAAAATTCTATTCATAATTTTCCAATGTCTAATTTAAAAAAAGTTTCACCAAAAAAAAGCCCAGTAAGAATAGTTAGCCCAATTAAAATAAAATCTAAAAGCCCTTTAAGAATAGTTAGCCCAATTAAAATAAAATCTAAAAGCCCTTTAAGAATAGTTAGCCCAAAAAGAAGACTAAGTCTAAGTCATTCATCTCCACAAATTCTGAACAAAGATAAATACGGAAATAAAATTGTTTCTTTAAACAAAGTTGAATGTCAATATTGCGGTACTATAGTTATAAAATCTGGGTGGAGTGTTCATAATAAAACAAAAAAATGCACAAAATTAAAAACTAAAAAACAATCAAGTCCTTTACGTAGTAGACCAACAAGTCTTTTACGAGGAATTAGCCCATCAAGTCCATTACGTAAAAAAAAAAGTCCAAATTATAATAGTCCTTCCACTTATAGAGTATTTAGTCGAGTTTCTACCCCATCAACAACTCCTGGTTACAATCCAACAACTCATCGTTACAATCCAACAAGTCAAAGTTATATTCCAACTAGTCCAAGTTACAATCCAACAAGTCCAAGTTACATTCCAACTAGTCCTAGTTATAATCCAACTAGTCCTAGTTATAATCCACCAGGTGCAACAACACAAGGAATTCAACAACAACTTGATAGATATGGTAATGTATATATACATGGTCCTGCAATTAATGATTATGTTAAATGTAAATTATGTGGAGCGACTGTAAGAAGTAGAGGATGGCCTTCGCATACTTATTCTACAAAATGTAAAAATTCTCAATTACGAACCAGTCAAAAAATCAAAAGAGGTAGAAGCGTTAGAACACACGTTATAACACAAAAAAGTGTCGCTTCAAATATATATGACTTTGACCCACAAAGTCCTTTAAAACAAATCACTGTTGCTAAGCCTACATACACAGTTAAATATGAACGTTTAGCTAGAACAGATCCAGAATTTTCTAATATTGAACAACTTGTGGCGAATGATCAACATAGTCAAATTAGCATTATGTATGGTAATCAAAGAGCTCATTCACACGTTGGTGAAATTACAAAAATTATCAAAATTGATAATCCTATGCTTTTAGAAAGATTCAATAATAAATTTGGAGAAATTTTAATGGAATTACAAAATTATAATGCATGTAGAGTTGTCCCATTATTTCATGGAACAAAATTACAGGCGATTAAACCTATAGCTGAGGGTGGTTATTTACAGCATTTGAACACTACAGCTAGATATGGAAAAGGAACTTATTTTTCTCCGTCTGCAAATGTTGTTTCTGATTACGCTCATCGTGGACCTGATAATGTTGGAATTATATTTTTAAATCAAGTGATTTTAGGTATTACTAAAGACACTACAAATTACCAAAATCCATATTTCAGTTCTTTAATTCAAAATAGACCTCAATATCCAATGAAAAGAACAGGATCTCCAGCTGGTCATACAGGAGGTAATATAGGTATGATTTCAGTTCCAGGATTTGCTGGTTCAGTTTTCGTTGTTCCAGATGATGATATGGTAGTACCTACGCATATAATTTTTTTCAAATTTAGAAACTGAAAGGTTTGTATTTTTAAACTTCAAACAAGTTTAAAAATTATAAAAATTATAAAAGTTATTTAGTTATTTTTTCTATTGAATAATTCAAAAGTTTTTCTATCAACTCGACATGGGTCAATATCATTCGTCTGCAACAATATCTTTTCAAATCCAAAATATTCAATATTTCATTCTTATCATATTCATTTGTTTCAAGTAATTCTTGGTATTTTTCCCATTTATTTCCAACTACTTTCCCACATGTAAAACATCTTACTGGTATAATCATGTTATTTCATTATTTTTTTCTAAAATAAATTTTTAAATTCAATTTTTTATGTTTCCTTCTTTTTCTTTGATGGTTTTTGCTTTAGTTTCAAAGGTGCAACTTCCATTACCTTTAACCACTTCTTATACTCATTTTTGAATTCTTCTAAATCATTTAACCATAACTGTTTCTCACTTGTAGATTTCATATGATTTAATTTATTATTCTTCTCCTCTATTTCACCTCTTAATTGTTTTACTTTATTAGATGTAAAAGTTCGGACTTGCATCTTTAATAGATAGTTATATCCACCAGAATTTTCTTCATCGTCTTTTACATTTTCCTTATCAAACCCATTTTTTTCTAAATTTTCCACTATGATTGCTTCATCGACATTCATAATAAGTAATTTCTTCGCTATAACCTCTTCTACAAATCTTGCTTTATTAAATAGATGTCGAAGTTCCTTTTCTAATAAAGAAATCATATGAGCCTTTCTCTTCTTATAAAATTCATATCTCATAATACAAAAATCGTTTATAATTTCTTCAATTTTATACTTCTTTAGCTGATCTTTTTCATTAAAGAGAACCATATTACTTGTATATAAATAAGAATGTAGCTTCATATTCTTCAAATTACAACTAAATCCGTCTTCACTTTCTGTTATAACAAAATAAACGTGGTTAGGAGTTGAATAGTTTTGAACACTTTTAACCTTCTTATCAACCAACCAGTCTTCAGTCATTTCCTTGAATTTATCAGTCCACATTCCAATAGGTAATTCAGAAACAATCGATTTATTTTTATCTTTATCAATAATTCCGTATGTTGTGAAAGTTGAATCACTATCCTTTTTCTTTTCGATTGGTCCATTGAAACCTCTGTACCAAGGAACTAAATCTGGTAGATATGAAATAATTGAATCTTCTTCTTCAATTATAACTTTTCCATCTTTCTTTAGCCAGATTTCAATGCATTCTATGACATCAAGTGGATTATAACAAGGTATACTTGAACTCCACCCTGAACCTATTCCATGTGCCCCATTCACAAGAACCATCGGTATAATAGGTATATAGAATTTAGGTTCTACTTCATCTCCATCATCGTAAACTCGTTCTAATAAAATGTCATCTTCTTCTCGAAAGATAAGAGGTGTTAATGGTTCCATTTTTGTAAAAATGTATCGTGCATTTGCAGCGTCAATACCTCCAGCTAATTTTGATCCGAATTGCCCATCCCTGTAAAGCAGGGGGATATTATTACTTCCCGGAAACTCATTTGCCATCTTTGTAATAGTTTGAAATAAATTTTGTTCACCATGATGATAATTTGAAACCTCAGCTACATATCCAGCTAATTGAGCAACTTTTAAAGAAGTCTTGTTGTAAGTAAGGTTTCTTTTCTTCAAACTATATAAAACTTTACGCTGAGATTCTTTCAAACCATCGAAAAGATTTGGTATACTTCTTTTGCAATCATCATGTGAGAATTTTATCATTTCGTTATTTAGAAAATCAGTCAGATTCATACTTGAAAATTTTCCAGAGTCCAATGAAAAAGATGTTTTCGGATCATACTTTTCCAACCATTCTTTTCTTTGGTCAGAAAATTTTATATGAAAAACTTTATTAAAAGATTTGTCGCAATTATCATCGTTTATGTAATCAACCATTTTTTCACCAAATGTATCTTTTACATCTTCACTTCTTGTTGTTCCCAACCCTTTGTAATATTTACACTTAATTTTAGATGTCTGATTATTAGAGAATTCTTTAAACTTATTTTCATCATAAAATAATAGATCACCCTCTTTTCTAAACACTCTAACAATTGGAGTTTGCATACTTATCAAGAAAGGATTTTTTCTCTTTAATATGGATGGGAACAAAGAATGAAAGAAGTTCATTATCAACGAGCTTACGTGAAGACCATCGCAATTATGAACCACAATATTGCCTATACTTGAATGAAAATGATGATTTTCAGTTTCAAAGTCATAAACATAAGTATCCTTATATTTTTCACTCACGTCTATAATTTTTTTAATTGTATATTCTGGTCTATTATAATCTTTACCCATAAGAATATTATAGACATTTAATTTAGTATCCGAACAATTTAAACTAGGTGTATAGCCACAATTCTGTAAAACTTGAAACAACCCCATTATCTGAGATTTATATTCTCCATCAAAACGGTCAGTTGTTCTTTTACCTTTATCTCCATCACCGGCATAAAATCCTTCTATGAAAGATTTTTGAACTTTCACTGAACTATTTAATATTTCTGTTGGAATTTTTTTCTCTCTAAGTGAATTATAAAACATTTTTCTATATTTTAGAGCTATATCTTTTCTAATACCCTTCGCCTCCAAAGCATATTTAAATTCTCTACCACTTTCTCCAGAGTAACTACCTTTACTAACTTTTAATTTTCTTATTTCAAAATAAAGTTTATGTTCGTCACATGATGTTTTATTTTTCATATGAGATTTTAAACCACTTGCATCAGAAAATATTTTAAAACATTTAACACATTGTTTTTTTGGAAACTTTATTTCAATCGGAACAATATCCGAGTTTGTATTCTCATATTTTTCCAATATCAATTTGAGTTTTTCTAAAGGTTCTATTTCAACACAATCAATGACCCATTTTGAATTTGTAGAATGCGTTATAGAACCGTCTTTATTTTTTAGTCTCACTTTACCATCGGTATTACAATGTCCACCTGCTTGAAAATACCCTAGAGCATAAGCATATTCTTCATTGATTTCATATTTAATTATTTTTTCTTGAATATACTTGTTATGAAGTAGTTCAGTTTTTTTTATCTCACAATCTTTAATAGTTATTTCATTACCATTTTTATTTAAAAGAGAATGATCTTCTGTAACATCAACACATCCAGTATGAGTTAAAACCCTGAAGATAGGTTTACTAACTCTATGCCTCATTACACTTTTAATTTTAGTCCATCCTTTATCTGACCAAACTAAATATTTTTCACACTCACTATATTGTTTTGTTGAAAAAGAATCATCAACCCAATTTTCATTGTTAATTTCACAAATGGGTTTAATTTCGATTTCATCAGTTTCAATATTTTTTAAAATACATGGAGTGTCAAATGTAACTGAATCAGCGTCTGTAAGAAGTACAACTTTTCCATAACTTAAATTTTTAAAATTGTTATCATCTGTATAATCGACACCGTGTTGTAAATTTAAAGCCTGAATCAAATCCGTGATAACTTTGTTCTTAGCTATTGATTCCATTTTAGCATTTCGAACATTCAAGATTTTTCCGGTTAAACTTAACACCCCATAGAAATCGCGTCCACATACTCCATCGATTCCTTTCTCTATACCAGCAACTGCATATGTCTTCGCCGAAAGACCTTCACAGAGAATTAGGCTGCAAAGATGTGATTCTTTAGTACCGGCTTTATTTGCTGGATCTAATCCATCAACTTTCACATATCCTTTCTTTTTCTTTTCAGATTTTTTAAGAGTGAGAATTTCCTTAGATTTTATAATATCTTCAATATCTTCAATTACAGACCATTTCAAAATCTTTGCTATTTCTGAAGTTTTTACAAGAGCCGGGACTTTGGGGTTTTCAAGCTTATGTTTTGATTGACTGTCAAATTCAGGGTTAACTACATACGATACAACAAAAATTCTAAAAAATTGCTTTATATCCTTGATGTTCAATGTAGGTTGACCTTTCTTATTAAATTTATCTACAAGAGGTCTAAAAATTGCTTCTGACCATGAATCGACATGTTGTCCTCCTAATTTAGTATAAATTCCGTTCACAAATGAAACTATTTGAAATTCTTTTGATGGTGTAAGAAGAACTTCAGAATTACCATGTTTTAAAAAAAGATTTTCATCTGTATCACAATCATATAATTTCGCATATGACTGTAAATTATTTACAGGGATAAGTTCTTCGTTGAAATAAACCTTGACTTTCGATAACATGGCAACGTCAACTACATACTTTAGATAAATAGATATTATATCATCAGTGTATCCAGATATTCCAAACTGTTTGAAGTCTGGGAAATAAGAAACGCTTGTATAACCTCTTGTAAGCTTAGTTTTACCAATAATAGGAGTCGTTGTTTCTTTCATATTATTAGTCCAAGTTTGTTCAAAAGTGTTCTTGTTATTAGGGTCAACTCCCTTAACAGTGAATTTTGAGGAGAAAATATTGGACGCTTTAGAACCGATTCCATTTCTACCTGAAATTAACCTTTCTTCTTCGTCATCGTAATTCGACCCAGTTAGAAGGTTACCAAAAATCAAACTATGATTATACATATTTTCTTCAGTGTTAATTTCAATAGGAATAATATCACCGTCATTAATGACAGTTGTTTCACCAGTTTCTTTATTTATATTAATTTTAATATAAGAACAAGGGATTCCAGAAGATCTAGAACGCTCAACATTATCTGTTGCATTGCTTAAGATTTCAATGAAAATGCGTAAAATGGCGGGTGAAACACTGATTTCTTTTCTTAAAATTTTAAGAGAATCTTCATCTTTAATACAAACAAACTCATTTGTATTTTGAGCCTTATTTGACCCGACATACATATCAGATCTTAGAAGAACGTGATCAATGGGATCCATTTTTACATATTTCTTTGAATTAGTAGCAGTTTGTATCATGTGTTTGTATAATATAAAAAACTTCTTTTTTTAAATTCAATTTTCGATTTAAAAATTAAAGTTTTAATTTGTTTGGTCTCACTTGGTGTGTGTAAATAGAGATAGATGGATATTGAAAAAATTTTTTTTTAATATAATTTTTATAATAAAACGCCATGAAAAGTTTAACAAATAAGGGATTGTTGAAAATAAAAGGATGTGTGACATCTGTAATCAACATAAAAAAAGATAAAAAGGATGAATTTATACAAATTCTTGATGAATTTCTTACTTATCATAATAATAAATTTAAATCGAATAAACTAGCTCTTAAAATATTGGATTTGTTAGAATACGCAACAATTTTGGATGAAAAAAAAACTTTTACAAAAAAGAAAGTTAAAATAAATGATGATGACAACTATTTAAAATTCAAAAAGAACATTACAGAAGGAACATATGGTGAAATTAATAGCTGTTTATTAAATAAGGTAAATGTCATAGTGAAAAATCCAAAATACAAAGATTATGATGAAGACGAAGTAAATATAAGTTTTTTAAAAGAAAATTTGATTCACGTTATCCTTTTTTGTTGTCATGATCTAATGAATAAATGTTTTAAAATTTCATCTGTCCCAACATGTATTCCGGAAATATTGAATCTAGTAAAGGCGACAGATAAGAATAAAAATGATGAAAAACCAATAGTTATAATGGAAAAGTTAGATAATGACGGATTCTATTTTTTTAATAAAAAACATTCTTATAAAGATGAATTGACTTTTATCGCTTTAGTTGCATACAATATTTACTTTTTACAATCATCATTGAAAAAATTTATGCACAGGGATTTGCATTGTGGGAATGTAATGACGAAAAAATTAAATAAATCTAAGAATGTTGATATTATGTTGAATGGAAAGAATTTATTATCTGTTAATTCAAAATACGAGACTTACATAATTGATTATGGAATGGCATGTGTTGATTTAGCGTCTTGTCTAAAAATTATTCAAATGCCAAGAGCCAAGATTTCATCTGAAGGAACTTACTATTCAAATTATTGTGATAACAAAAGTCATGACATGAGATTATTTTTGGCCAGTATATACTTTGCATGTTATAAAAAAATAAGTTATAAATTACAAACATTTCTTTTCAATTTACTTGACAAATATAAAGCTAAATCGTGGCATAATTTCTATGAACAAGTTTTTAAATTTAAAGATAAAAATTTTTATCCAGAAAATATTTTAAAGAAAATTAAAGATGAAATGACAGGAATGTTATAATTGAAAAAATTGAAAAAAATATGTTTTTCCCCGAAGAAAACCAACAACAACAGAAAATGATGACTGATAATGAAATTGAAATGAAAAAAAAATACTTATTGAAGAGAATTCAAGATGAAAATGAAACGTTGAAAAATTACACTTACGTATCAGAAATAAGATATATATTATCTCAAGCATCTGAAAGATTTGTGTATTCTGCCCCTGAGGTAGTAGATGGGTGTTTTAATTATTTAAAAAATTTTATAGAACTCGATGAAAATTTTAACAAGGATAATAGTGGAAAAAAGGATATTGGATTAGGATTGAATATTTACGGAGATCCAATTAAATGTTATATGTGTGATAGTCCTGATCATGTTCAAAAAGATTGTGAAAAAAATGATTCCGAATAAATATATATTTTAAAATGTTATTATAAAATTTTATTATTTGTAAAAAATAATAAAATGTATTTTTCAAGAGGATTTTTTGTATTTAGTGTTTAGTGTTTCACCTTAAAATCAATATTAATGATATAAGACCGGCAAATAGTAAAAATATCGAAAGCCATTTAATTAAATAATTACTTCCTTTCTTTTTATTTTCTTTTATAATTTGTTTTTCTTCTTCTTCTTCGATAATAATATCAGTTTCTTCTTCGGATACAGAATTGCCATTACTCATATTACTTATACCAAATGCCAATGGAACTGCCGCAACACAAATTGGACAGAAATCTTCTTTAGTTTGTTTTTTTTCTTCCATTTTATTTATATAAAGGAGATAAAAAAATAAAAAAAATAACATAGATAAATAAAATGAAAATTATTAAGTATAATAAAACTATATCAATTTTTATTTCAGTAATATTATCATTGATATTTTTTTTATATAATTCAAATATTCTGACAACAATTCCTTGTGATCAAGAATTTTCTTCTAAATTATTATCAAATTTCATCCATACAAACTCTATTCATTTAATTTCGAATTTAATGGGAATATATTTTATATCAGAGTTAGAAACTCAAATTGGTTCTTCAAATTTTTTAACGTTGGTTATTTTGATCACTGTTATTTTATCACTTTTCGAGTATACATCAAAAAGTGGATGCTCTATTGGTATTTCAGGCGTTCTTTACGGATTAGTTGCATATGAAATGTTTAAGTTCAAAAATATTGATTATAATGTGATATATACTTTAGTTATACTGTTTTTATTTTCAGGTGACTCAAAAATTTCTCACATCGGACATCTTTTAGGATTTATTGCAGGTTTAACAGCGACGTATTTATTATGAATTTCTTCTTATTTGGTTGTCGACTAAATTTTCTTTTTTTAAATAAATGAAAGCAACGATGTGTTTTAATTTTCTTTATGTGTTTCAAAAAATTTTCTTTCCAAGATTTCTTCGATTTATTCATGGTTAGTAAAAACTCATCAACTTTTTTAGTAATTACATCGTATTTATATTCTCTATTTTTATTCCAGCATACTTGAAACGGTAAATTGTTCACATTTGATTTTAACATTGACAACCCTTTCATACTGTTTACAATTACATCATTTGGATCTATTTTATTTATAACTAGAAAATAATAGTCTTTTTTATTCTTTCTATTTAAAAATCCCTTTTTAATTTTATCTATTAATAAAAGGGACATTTCGCCGTTTTCAAAATTTTCGTTTTTTTCAAAATCAAACTCTGTATCTGTATAAGCGTAAACACATGTTGCCAAATTTCCAGTATTGTCATAAGATAATGTCGTAGTTGATTTTATATTCACAGGTATCCATCCGATCAAATTATCAAATAGTAATATATCGTACCACATTCTAGAAGGAGGAACCTTAATTTTATTAGAGAACTTAATTTTTAAGGATTCAATAATTGAAATTTCATCGATAGAACTATTTACACGACCATCTTGAGTTGTAAAAGATAAATTTAGTGGTGTATTTTTCAAATATTTTTGAACTATATAAAGTATCAAAGGTAATCTTTTTAATCTGAACAAATATCCTCTAAAAACTTTTTGAATTTTAACACAATATTTTGGAAAAATATTAAGATCCATTTTTATTTGAATGTAAACATTTTTATAAAATGGTTTTACGATAGAATATTATTTAAAGTTATTGAATAATATTCTATAAATATTATGACAATAATTAATAACATTGAGATTGATAATACAAAATATCACGAAAATGAAGTGAAAAAAGTTATACTAAACAATGAACCTATTGAAGAAAAATTGCATACTGTAATTGTATTATCCAACCCATGCAATTATGCGATAAGATACATTTTGACAAAAGAATTTATAAGACGAATGAAAGATGAACCAGATGTAATACTTTATATAGTAGAATTGGCGTATGGAACTCAAGACTATCATATTACTGAAATGGACAATGATAAACATTTGAGATTAAGATCTCACGATACTCCTCTTTGGCATAAGGAAAATATGATAAATATTGGAATTCGAAAATTGCTGCCATGTGATTGGAAAGCGGTTGCTTGGATTGACGCTGATATTGAATTTGAAAATGTTAGTTGGGCAATGGATACTCTTAAAATACTGAATGGTTATAAGGATATAGTTCAATTATTCAGTCATAATATTTTCATGGATGCATCATGTGAAACGGAAATGATATTGACCGGTTTAGGATTCCAATATGTTAAAAAAATGAAAAGGAGTAATAGAATCAAGGATATAAATTCTTATTGGCACCCCGGTTTTGCATGGGCATGTACTCGCAAATTATATGAAAAAATGAATGGATTGTACGAATATGCGATTACTGGTGATGGTGATATGCAAATAGCGTCTTGTCTTCTTTCAAATTACGCATCTGCGCTTCCAGATGATGTTTCTGATGATTATAAAAAATCTTTAAAAGAATTTGAAGATCGAGTAAGTGGTTGTAGATTGGGTTATGTACCTGGTGTGATAAGACATTATTATCACGGAAGTATTAATAGTAGAAAATATGATATGAGAGAAAAAATTTTAACAAACTTCAATTATTCCCCAAAAAATCATCTATCAAAAAATACAAATGGATTACTTGTTCCAAGCGAAAATTGTCCAAAAGAATTACTTGACGCTATAATGAGTCATTTTCAATCAAAAAAAGAGGATGACTCAATATCTTCTTTCAAAAATAGTAATGTAATAAATTCTGAAAATAATATATATTTAAATAAACTTCTTGAATCTCACTTTCATAAAGCATCTTCTCTTTCAAATAATAATTGCATTCTATTAAATTTGAAAAAAGATATATCTAGATTGAAGACATCAAAATATGAACTAAAAAAACTATCTATTGATAATCCTTTTTATTTAGATACAACATATTGGAAAGATAAAGAACAATTACTAAAAGATCTCAATCATATATTAAAATTTTTACAACAATTTAACAGTGAAATAAATATAGAAAAAGAAGTAAGTATCAACTCGTTTTCTGAGCCAGATGATGTATTTATAAAAATACAATCTGGACCTCTTGCATGTTACTGTAGTCATGTAAATGCAATGATACATGGTTATTTGAACTTCAAAAATTACACGATTATATGCGAGGATGATATAAATATAGATTGTATCAGTAATATAGAGAATTGTATATCTTTAATACCAAACGACTGGGATATAATTTGTTTAAATTCATTACCAGTAACTCAAACATCAAACATTTCCGGTATGCCTTATTTTAAATTTAATAACAGTTTTTACCGTTTACATTTTTATATAATCAAAAACAGTTGTTTTGATACAATTTTTAAGAATTTATATCCCATCAAAGATCAAATAGATATTGTAATTAGTAGCTTACATGATAAATTGAATATTTATAATATACCAAACACGGTTAGTCAAAATTTCTTTACCACCAATATTCAAAATAATTTACATGTAATATACAACACACCTGTTTATTCTAAATTAGTAAAAGAAATTGTAAAGCTAGAGAAAATAATTCAACAAATTGTAAATATTCATTTATCTGAAAACAGTGAGTATAACAAGAATATTTCTAACAAAATAATCGAAGATGTTATATACAACAACATTTTTAACAACATAGATGAAAAAATAAACAGTGTTTTAGAAAAATTTGAATGCAAAGAATATCATCAATACTATGAACATCCTGTCTATAATCAGATAAACAAAATAATATATAATTACAATTTCATTAAAGAGAATAACAATGTTAAAAATTTTATTTTACATATAATAGATGAAATTCATTTTATAATATCTTCATTTGAATTACATAATAAATTTGAAAATGGAATAATAATAAAAGCCTACAATTTCGGTTCGACATCAAGTGTGTATAAACACGGCGATGATATAATTAAAATATACAATAAAAGATTGCGATGGGTTTGTGATGGACATAATAATATCACTAAAATTTTTAAAAAAGAGTTAAATATATTACAATCACTGAATCATTTGATTGAATATGATGATGAAAAAATGGTTTTCAGAATAAAATATAAAGGTGAGTCTCTTTATAATCATTTCAGTTTACCTGTTGATTATAAAGATCAAATAAATAAGATTTTTGAAGATTTTAATTCTAGGAATCTTTACTATCCCGAATTCAATATAAACAATATGATTGTCGATGATGAAGATATGATTTCTTTCATCGATTTTGGATTAGCTAACATTAATGAACACGATATTTGTTATGAAAATGGAATAAATTATGAAAATTGTAAAAATTTCATTGAACTACTTGAAATTCTTGATAGTCGTTTTAAAAATGTTGAAAATTCAAAACAGATTCAGATCTTATACAACACTTTCATTAACAATATGAAAAATAGCGGAAAATATTATAAGAATATATTTTAAATTTTTATTTATTCTATTAAATAAAAACAAATGTCGTCTTTCAAAATTTCAAATAATCAAGTTTCAGAAGCTTTAAATCAGATTCTTACAGATTTTACTCAATTTTCAACATCTCTAACAGGTCCAACTGGAATATCAGGTAATACAGGTCCAACTGGAATAACAGGTAACACAGGTCCAACTGGAATAACAGGTAATACAGGTCCAACCGGAATATCAGGTAATACTGGTCCGACCGGAATATCAGGTAATACAGGTCCAACCGGAATATCAGGTAATACTGGTCCAACTGGAATATCAGGTAATACAGGTCCGACCGGAATATCAGGTAACACAGGTCCGACTGGACCTTCTGGCGGAAGTGATCCGTCTTTACCATCAATAAGTGTTGTTAGCTTAACAGGTACTTATAGTGGTACATTTATCATGAATGCAAATATTTCATCGACAAGCTCTTTAATTGAATCCGGGGTTCAATATGGAAATTTTGGTTCTTTAGATTTAACTAATAAACTAGCCGCTTCTGGTTCTCCAACGACTTTGAATATAACAGTATATCCAGTCACACCACAAGGAACATATTATGTGAGAGCATACGCAATTAATTCAGTTGGTGTTTCATTCAGTGATGTTTATTGGACAACTGTGAATATTTGTTTAGCAAAAGGAACAATGATTTTACTATCCGATGGATCGTCGTTACCGATAGAAAATATAAATTATAACCACAATCTACGAGTTTGGAATTTCGATGATGGCTGTATGGATGTTTCGAAACCTCTTTGGATCAAAAAAGTCGAATCAACGAATATGTACAATGAATTAAGTTTTAGCGATAAAACAGTTTTGAAAACTATTGGGGATCATCGTGTATTCAATAAAGAGGATGGTAAATTTACAGAAACTTCCGAGTTTGTAATAGGAAAATCAGCTTTTAATAGCAATGAAGAAAATATTAGGCTAGTGAGTAAAAAAATCATTTTTGAAGACGTCGAATTTTTCAATATAATTACAAATAGACACATGAATATTTTTGCGAATACGATACTCACTTCTTGTAGATATAATAACATTTATCCGATTGAGGATATGAAATTTGTAAAACCTGAAATCTTATTGGAAAAATCGATTTCTTCTTATCCTAATATGACACAATCTTATTTTGAAGGTATGCGTTTATCTGAACAAAACAGTATAGAGAATCAGTTGACATGTGAATACATCGAGCGTTTAGAAAGTTGTAAAAAACCGAAAAAAATACTATTCTTAGATCATCAAGGTGTTATGTATACAAAAAAACATTTAAATCCAGGAGTTCTCGATAATTTTGATATCGAAAATGTCAATGTTTTGAATAAATTTCTGAACAAATATTATGATTTCGAAATTGTTGTTTCGTCAGATTGGAAAAACTGGGTATCGTTATCACAAATGGATGATTTTTATATTGATCAAAACATAATAAAAACTCCTGTCGATTATACAAAAAATATTTTCAATAAATATTCTAGTTTGTCAGAACAACGAGCGATGGAAGTGAAGAGATACATTGAAGAAAACAATATCGATGATTATATCATTATTGATGACTTAGATTTGAGCACATATTTTGATGATAATAAGTTTATTCATATAACTGAGGCTGTTGGACTCAGATCAAAAGTGAATGAATTTTTTCCTAACTTGGTTTGATGTAAATAAAACTGAAGTGAATTTTAAACTTGTTTTAAAGTTTAAAATTTCTTAAAATTAAGTCAGTAGAAATTCTTGTATATTTTTTAAACACGTCTTATTTAGTTTTCGTTTTTGATTTTTTGAAGTTAGATAAGATAAATCGTTCAAACAATTTTTATTTTCTTTTAATTTAGATACTAGATTATTCAATGTTTTAAATTCATCCATTATTACTTTCGCCGTAGTATTGCTAATAGATGGTATTTGAATCAAAACTATTTCTCCGAAATTTTCTGGTGTTATATTCGAATTTTTTTTCTTTTTTATAACAGATGTGTAATCCTCATTTAAACTTTCAGTATTAACTGTATTCGTTTTATTGTTGTAATAAGGTGTTTTAGCATCCTCCTTATTTATTTTATAGGCTGCATTACATAAAACAAATGAAGTTTCTTTTACATCTTTAGTTCTGAACAAAGAAAATCCTTTGAAATAAGAGAGTGAAAACATTGATGAATATATCATATCTTTCTCAGCATAAAAGTCATTTATATTATCACCTTCAATCAAATATATTATATTATGGTTTGGGTGTTCTAAATGAGTAAGACGGAAAGATTGTTCTCTGTAACGATTATCTTTAATAGATGATAATAGATCTTGTATAGTTTTTCTTTCAATTATGAGATGTTCGACGTTTTTCATATCAGAAATTATAATATCTCCGATTTCCAAATTTTTTGTTTTAAGTAAAATATTATTGAATTTTTTATTTTTACTAATCATTTCTTGACAAGACTTTATAAGAGATTTTTCCCTACAATCTATTGTAATCTGTATTTTATACTTTGAATTAGATAATAAATAATCATCAACTTCTTCTTTCACTTCTTCTTCTACTTCTTTTTCTTTTTCTTCTTCCGCTTCTTCTTCTCCTTCTTCTCCTTCTTCTCCTTCTTCTCCTTCTGCTTCTTCTTCGTCAGCTTCTTCTTCTTCTATTATAATATTAAAATCTTCAAAGTCCATTATACTTGTAGTAAATATATTTTTAAACCTCAATTAACAACTTAAAAACAAACTTGTAATAATATTTTTTTCTATATATAAAATATTAGTATATAATAAAAAAAACTCAATGGAATTTTATAATAGAAAAGCGATAAATTTCGATAAAAATATTCTTTTGCCTCATTTCACATTTAATCTGGATGTTGTAGATAAAAAAATTCCTAAATATTTATTTCAAACTTATATTTCAAAAGAAAGAGTTCCAAAAAAAGTTCATGATAATATATCAAAATACGCATCCGATTACACTTATTTTTTTTACGACGATAATCAATGCAGAGATTTTTTACATAATCATTTTATACCTGAAGTGTTGCAAAAGTTTGATGAGCTCGACGGAGCACATAAAGCTGATTTATTTAGATATTGCATTCTTTACATTTTCGGAGGTGTTTATTTAGATATAAAAACAATACTAATAAGACCTTTAAAGGACATTTTCAATGATGTAAATTGTTCTTTTTATTCAGTTTCATCAATGAATCCAAATTCAATTTATCAAGGAATTCTGGCAGTAAACCCTTTAAATGATATAATGAAGCATTCAATAAATTTTATTTTAAATACATCGTATTTTCAAACTAAGCAAAATTATGTAATATTCACTGAATTTATGTTCAAAGATATACAAAAGATGTGTCAAACTAAATTAAATAATGGATATAATATTTTAAAAAATAATGATGTAATACACATTTTTAGAGAAGTTTGTTGTAATTCACAAACTTGTCCTTTAGAAACAAAAGATAGGTACGGTCTCTCGTGTAATATATTTAATAATGAAAATAAATTGGTTTTTAAAACAAGATTCAATGATTTCCCATGGTGAAAATTGATTTTGTCATGATAAAATTATGAAATAATCAAATATTATGAGTAATTCTAATTATACTGGCCACAAACATTTTTTCATGGCAAGATATTTATACGAATTGTTATGTGAAAATGATAATATCGAAGACCCTTTGTTTTCATCAATATGGGAATGTTTAAAACAAAATCAGGAAGAAGATCTAATTTCAATAGCTCAACATGTAGATTTTTTGTTATACCCTGACATTGAATCAGTAATCGAAGAATTTGATTCTTTAAAGTTATCTACCGTATGGAAAAGCGATTTTGAAGATTTCGAAGTAGGTGAATATATTGATGGTAAACAAGTTGTTGCAAAATGTTTGTTTACAATTTGGTTATTTGAAGAATAATTAAATCAAGGTTCTTCTTTTGTTGTTCCATGGTTATCATCGCATAAATAAACAATTGGTCTATTATAAGGTATATCGTCGTGAAAGTGAAGTTCTAATTCGTCAACTCCTTTTTCTAATGAATATAAATTATTTTTATAAAAAAACGATTTCATTATGTTTTTCATCACATAAACAATTTCTTCTGATGATAATGCATTAAATATTTCTCGTTTCATTTTATGTTGAAATCCTTTATAAATACTCGCATTTATTTTAATGGTAATAAAGTTGTCTTCCATGTTTATGTTTATTGTTTCACTTTTTTAAATTGTTTTTAAACACAATTGTGTGTTTAAAAATAGTATTTATAGTTTAATCGAAAAATCTTAGTGTCCAAAAATCACTTCCATATAACTTTACAAAATCATATGGAGCGTAAAAAAATCCTTTTTGACCCCAACCTGTTCCCCAAGAATTCATTATAAGATATTGCTTTTTAACGTCATCATATCCATAAATACAAACACAATGTCCTCCTAGAAGTTCTTCCTTGCTTGTGTCAGGCATTGGAACGATTCCAGTAGTAGCTACTACATCAGTTTCAAAAGATTCATAAACATCAAATCCGAAAACAATAGGAAATCCTGAAGATAAACAGTTCTTCAAACTTGATTCTGTATTGGAAAGAGATAAATATTTAAAATTCTTTATATGAGGAGTTGCTGATCTTACACATGAATTACCAGGTCTTGTCTTGAATCTATTAATATTATATGGTAATAACTTTTCATCACACGCACCATAGGTATGAATAGCTGTCATGACATCTCTAATTTGACAACCAGAATCTTCGTTTGTTGATCCCTCAAGAAAACGTGAGAACCAATATATATATAATCTAGATGGTTGCCAATCGGTAATTTTCTCCTTCTTCAAAAGAAATCTTAAAGCATTTGAAGATGCATTTGCAGTGCATGATCCAAGTTGACCTTGATCTAAAACCGTTGGTATAAAAGTCGTGGTTCTTAAATCGACCGAAACAGGATTTGGAATAGTTGATTTATGAAAAACCTCAAATTTTAAATCTCTATGGTCTTGTTTATCCTTCTTATGATTAAATATATGTGAAATATGATGATTTATTGTAGTCATTTTTATTATATATGAACAACTCTTTAAATTATATATTTTGGACTTTCTTCATTTCTTTTATCGCTCATTATTTATAATAAAAAACAATTGAAAAAATGAAAAAATGAAATTTAAAATGAAAATTTTCATTAAAGAAACAAGAAGAAACAAAATGTATGTCACTAAAAGAAACGGAAACAAGGAATATGTTCACTTTGATAAGATTACAAGTCGTATATCAAAGTTGATTTATGATCTTGATTCTCAAATAGATCCAGCTGTAATAACTCAAAAGACCTGTTCTAGTATGTATTCTGGAATTAGTACAACTGAATTAGATAATTTAGCATGTCAAATATGCATGGGAATGATTTCTGAACATCCTGATTATGGAATTCTTGGTAGTAGAATCGCTATTTCTAATCATCAAAAAAATACACCAGAAAACTTTTCCGACGTTATCGAAATTTTATATCAAAATAAGGATATGCATGGTGATATATGTTCTCTTGTAAGCGACGATCTTTTTAAAATATCTCAAAAATTCAAAACTGAATTACAAAATATTATTGATTTGAATAGAGATTACCTACTTGATTTTTTTGGTTTCAAAACATTAGAAAGATCATATCTATTGAAAATTAACTCTGAAAGTGGTGTTAAACAAATTATTGAGCGTCCTCAGCATTTATTTCTTAGAGTTGCTATAGGTATTCATGGTGATAACTTGGAATTAGTGAAAGAAACTTATGATGCATTCTCTTTAAAACAATTTACTCATGCAACCCCAACTCTTTTCAATGCCGGTACAAATACTCCTCAATTATCAAGCTGTTTCTTGGGTTATATAGAGGATTCTATTGAAGGAATTTTTGACAGTTATAGAGAATGTGGTATAATTAGTAAATTTGCTGGTGGAATAGGAATACATATATCTGATATTCGATCAAAGGGTTCATATATTCGAAAAACTGGAGGAAGTTCGGATGGATTAATGCCGCTTTTAAAAACTTTCAACAGCGTTGCGAGACAATTTAATCAGGGAGGAAAAAGACTTGGTTCTTTTGCAATGTATTTGGAAGTTTTCCATGCGGATATTTTTACATTTTTAGAAGCAAAGAAAAATGTTGGATCAGACGATGAGAGAGCAAGAGATTTGTTTTATGCATTATGGGTATGCGATCTATTCATGCAAAAGATTGAGAAAAATGAAGACTGGTATTTAATGGATCCAAATAAGTGCCCGGGTCTTCCTAATGTTTATGGAGAAGAATTTGAAAGTCTTTATAACAGATACGTTAGCGAAGGGAAATATGAAAAGAAGATTAAGGCGAGAGAGCTATGGGAAGCCATTATTGGAAGTCAAATTGAACATGGAATGCCTTATATATGCTATAAAGATCATGTAAATAGAAAAACAAATCAAAAAAATTTAGGCACAATTCGATCATCTAATTTGTGTAGCGAGATTAACCTGTATTCTGATGTCAACGAAATCGCGGTTTGTAATTTGGCAAGTATTTGCCTTCCATCTATTTTGGAATTTCCAAATAATGAAGATACAGATAATTATTTAAGATGGTATAATTTATTAAATGAGGATGAAATTATTATAAGTAGATACCTATCAGTAGGTGATCTTAAAATATTCACTAAGAAGGATTGTGAATATTGCAAGCTTCTAAAAGCTCTTTTGAAGAAATCAAAGCTTAAGTTTGAAGAAATTGATTCAGAAGAAGCCGAAAAGTTAAGATTAATGAGTAATCCGTCTTCATCTGTCGTTAAACCATTTGAAACTGTTCCTCAATTATTTTCAGTTCTAAATTCTAAAGATGTTCAACATTTAGGTGGATACGATGATTGTTGGAAAATTCTTCAACCTAGAATCAATTATAAAAAACTTGAAAAATTGGCTTATAATTTAGTCTTAAACCTAAATAAGGTCATTGATATAAATTATTATCCAGTCGAAAAAACCAGAGTTTCAAACATGAGACATAGACCTTTAGGAATAGGTGTGCAAGGTTTAGCGAATGTTTTCATGATGTTACGATTACCTTTCACTTCAGATGAAGCCCGAAAAATTAATAAAAATATTTTCGAAACGATTTATTGGGGTGCAATGAGAGGTTCTTTAGATATGGCAAAGATTGATGGGGCTTATTCAACTTTTAAAGGAAGTCCTCTTTCTGAAGGAAAGTTTCAATTTGATCTATGGGATTTGAAAAAGGAAGAACTTTCAGGTATGTGGAACTGGGATGAAATGAGACGAGATGTGATTGAATATGGTGTAAGAAATTCTGTTCTTATTTCTTTAATGCCAACCGCATCAACGGCGAGTATTTTTGGTAATGTTGAAAGTTTTGAACCAATCACATCAAATTTATACACTAGAAACGTTTTATCGGGTGTTTTCACTATTATAAATAAGCATCTAATCTCTGATTTGATTGATTTAGAATTATGGAATAAAGATATGACAGAACAATTGATGTATTATAAAGGGTCTATTCAAAATATTTCTATGTTACCTAAAAAATTCAAGGAAATATATAAAACGGTATTTGAAATAGACCAGAAAATATTGATAAAAATGTCTGCTGAAAGAGCCCCTTTTGTTTGTCAATCCCAAAGTCTAAATTTATTCTTTGATAAACCATCATTCAAGGATTTAACAAGTTGCCACTTTTTTGGATGGAAATTAGGTCTGAAGACTGGAAGTTATTATATCAGAACTAAAGCGGCTGTATCAGGTCAAAATTTCGGAATGGATATAAATAAAGAAAAAATGTTGAAGAAAATAGCTGAAGAAGAGGAGAAAGAGTGTATTAATTGTAGCGCTTAAAATAAATAAGTATCTTTCGTGTTTTAATTTATGATCATAAATTAAAAACCTAATTAATCTGTTTTAGCAATGCTTTTTAGATTGCTGTCGATTGTCGAATCATTTGCCTTAATGAATTTGAATAAACCAAGTGCAATAAGTCCAGCAACGACTTGCATGACAATGAGGGTGATTAAAGTTCCGAAATTCATTTCACCTTTTGCATAAAAGGCTGCTGAAACTGCAGGATTCAAATGGGCTTTAGATTCCTTGTTCAAACCCATAGTTGCTAATATTGAAATAACAAGAGCTAACCCAACAGAAATAGCTGTTTGCATATAATTCAAACCTTCGATAGATGTTATGCATAGAATAGAAAACACGAAAATAAAAGTTCCAATAAATTCTGACGAGTACATTTTTTATTTGTAACTAAATATAAAAAATATTTAAAAAAAAAATATATAAAAAAAAATATTTAAAAAAACAAATACATAAAATTAGAATGAATTATTTATCAAAAAGTTTAGAATATAAAAATGTTCATATCACTCATAAAATATTAGACAAGATTGTATCTATATACCCTACTTCGGAGACGACTTCTGAATCCGAAGAGTTCTCTGATATTAATAACAGAATTATTAGTATTGGTGAAATTAAAACAACCGCTTTAATATATTCAATTGAAGAAATAGGAAGAATAGATATTGTTGAAAAATTATTACAAATTAATGGAATTGATGTTGATGCAAAAAATGAAGCTGGGGAAACAGCTTTAGTTTACACATGTTATTCAGGAAAAATAGATATTTTCAACCTTTTGTTAAGTAAAGGTGCTAGTATAGATTTGAAAGATGATGAAGATTCCACAATTTTAATTACTACATGTAATAGTAAACCTAATGAAAATACAAATCTCATTATTAAAAGTTTGTTAGATAAAAACATTGATGTGAATCTCATAGATAAACGCGGTTTCACAGCTTTAGAAGTAGCATGTTTCATGGGAAATATCGAAATTGTCCAAATTTTGTTGGAAAAAATTAAAGATGTTGAACTTAAAAATGAAACATGTGAAAAATGTTTTTCGAAATTATTTCATTGGGAAAGTGATAAGATTGGTATATTAAAAATTTTACTTGAAAACAGTACTATTGACATTATTAATAAATTAATATTATCTGATGAAAGATTCTTCACTTATTTGATGAAAGCTTGTTTACTCGGAAATTTAGAATTAGTTGAAGGTTTGTTAAAATTGAAAAATATTAATGTGAATGCCGTAAATAATAATCGCGATACAGCTTTAATGGTAGCATCCATCAGAGGAGATATTGAAATTGTTAAAACACTTGTCAATAATGGCGCAGAAATTAATATTAAACGTGAAGATGGAAAATCAGCTTTAGTTTTTGCATGCAGGAAAGGACGTATTGAAATTGTTGAATTTTTATTAATAAAAGCAGACTTAAATAATGCAAGTATAATTGAAACTCAAAGACAAATAATTTCTGACCCAAATGTATCATATAATATTAAATTATTACTACCTGAATTTTATAAACATCTTGAAGAAATTATTCCCGATATTTCAGATTCAAATATAGTCTTAAAAAATAGAATTCTTAGCAAACCGGAAAAAATGACAGATAAAGAATTCTTAGAAATAAAAATAAAATATGTAATATCACTTATTGAAAGTGAAAGAAGAAATAAAGATTGGTTTGAAATATTAATATATATGATAAAATTTGTATTGAACAAAAACGAACTTGAAAGTTTACTTTTTACTTTGATTAAAAGTTTTAAATTTCCTGAAGTGGAGACGTCAGCAGAAGATAATATTCATCATTTCACTGAGGAAGATGATATTATTTGTATTTTGAACATTATTTTTAAAAAACATGAGGGTGATTTTAATTCATCCGATGCTTTGATGGAATCTTGTGTTTTTGGGTATAAAAAAATCGTTAAAATATTAATAGACAGAGGAGCTGATACTAGCAAAAAAAATGATGCTAGTGATACGGCTTTGACACTAGCTTGTTCAGCTGAAACTGAACAAGTTGATATTGTTGAAATTCTGCTAGAAAAATGTGATGCGGAAACTATTAATTGGGCAAATAAAGATTCTGCAACATCTTTAATTTTTGCATGTGATAGAGGACACTTCGATACAGTTCGATTACTTTTAGATAATGGTTTTGTAAATTTTAATCCAAAATGTGAAGGCACTTCCGCTTTAATGTACGCATGTAAAAAAGGATATACGAAAATAGTTGAATTGATATTAGATAAAATTGCTGAATTGAAACTTGACACAGATTACGATGAATTATTGAGATCAGCAACATCTGCAGAAAATGATTTTAGCACGTTGATATATTTACTTGATAGATTAAAAACTAATGGAAAATTATTATTAAATGAAAAAATTTTAGAAATAATTTATAATGGCAAAACTCTTCTTGATAATGATACACTTTTAATATTATTATTTTTTTATGGAAATCAAATCGACGCAACATACCCACAAATAACCAAATTAAAATTAATGCATGATCAAATTTTAGAATCAATTGGTTATATAATAGAAAATATCAATAGAGTAGGAGTTGATGTAATTAGATCAAAAAAAATAAATATTATTGGTGAAGATGATAAAGATTTTGCTTTTATTAATAAACTTAAGGAATTTATAATACTATTAATTGATGATAAAACTCAAATTCCTGATTATGAATCATATAAACCTTTTATTTCTGTATTGAGTAAATGTAAAGTTCCTTTTACTATTGAAGATTTCAAAAAACATATATTACCGACTCCATTTTTCAAAAAAAGATCTTTATTGTTTGATTTACTTGTCGTTGGGAAAAAAATAGATCGTTTGCAGGAGAATCTGCTGGACTTGAAAGTGACGTATGAAACGATGAAGGCTAAGTTGGATGAAGGTGCATTAGATGAAGTAAAGAATGCTATTACGAGATTGGAGGCAGAAATTGAATCTTGTCCCCGAGATTTAATTAATTTGTTGTTATTAAAATCTTTAAAAATTTTTGGTGTAAATAGTCTTATTGTTGAAATGATAGTAAAACAATATGACATGAATTCAGTTTTTAATGGAGTATCAAGTTGTTCATATATTTCAAGCAAATATGAACAACTTAAGGATGAAGAAACCGAAAAGAAGAACTTTTACTTTGACATTTTCAAAATATTATCTAATTTAACAAATATTGATGATCTAAACAATTGTTTTGTAACCTGTTCAAGTGTTGAAATGATTGACATTTTATTAAAAAAAGGCGTTGATATTAACTTTCAAGATGAACAAGGTAATAATTGTTTAATTTACGCTTCATCGACAGGAAAACATGAAATTATCTCTCATTTATTATCAAACAAAGCAGATATCAATATTGTCGATAAAAAAGGTAATAATGCGTTATATTATGCGATTCATTATGGTGAGTTTCATTCTATAAACAGTTTAAAGATCATGAAAGTTTTGATGAATGGAAACATTGACTTAAAAAATTTTAGTTATGTTGCTGATGATTTGGATTATGATTATGAAAAAGACGATGATTTTAATTTTATGTTGAATTCTATAATTTCATTGAAAACATTAGAGGATTCTATACTTGGAAAAATTGGAGAAATTGGAGAAGATGATATTGCTATAGAAATTTGGAAAGAATGTTTAAATAATTTTGCTGATCTAGGTTGCTGGACTACGGTGAAAAAAATATTAAAATATTTTAAATATCTTCAAGTTATTGTTGACAAAGATTTTGTATTAGAACATTATAAAGAAGCTGATTTTATAAAAATGATCAAAGAATATGAATACCCCAAAAAAGAAGTAATTATAAAAATTTTATTAGAAGAAAAGAAAGATTTTGAATGTGTAAATTATATAACTTCAGAATTAGATTATTCTTTATCTGAAATCACAAAAAAATTCACAGATCAGTTAGGTAACATACTTATAAATCTAAGAAATGATGAAGAAGTTCGCGAATTAGAAAAAAAATTTAAAGAAAATGATATTTCAACATTATTTAATGTTATACAAATAGATAAGATAAATGATAGTATAATAAATATTTTTTTTTCAAAAATTACTGATTTCAAAAACTTAGAGAAGATATTACCAAAAACAACTAACTATAGTTTAATAAAAGAAAAACTTTTTGTTATTATTACTGAATACAATAATGAAGATTCAGACAAGAAACAAATGAATGATGTCATATGGTTATTATTTAATTTTTTATTTGAAAAAAAAGACAACCCTGAAGTATCTACTATTGTAAATAAAATAATAAATGAATTAGAAATTTCATCTTTTGAAATATTGGTTAACATAATCAGAAAAAATAATAACGAAGTTGTAATAGAATACATTGAAAATTTATTAGCTGAAGAAGAAGAAGAAGAATCGAAAGACAAAGATAAAAAGAAACTTTTGATGACTTATAATAAAAATAATATACATAATAATAAAAATCTCAACAAACTTATTAATCGTTTACAAAATAAAGGATACGATGACACGGTTAGAAATTTAATAGCATATAAGGAACAAATGAATAACCATTTTGAAGAAAAAAAAGATTATAAAAGTTATATTATAGTAATTATAGATACAATTTATAAAAAACTACAATTACCCATCCAATATAATAATAATGATTATTATGATCTTTTAAAAATATGTCTAACTAACTATGAGTTAGTTGATGTGATGAATGTGAAAAAAAAATATCAGGAAAGATCTGTTGAGTTGATATCATTTATACAAAAAAGAGAAAGTTCTTTTAGAATTCATCTCGGATTTGAATTTGATAGCGACGGTTTTGAATATATAGGTGACAAATTATTAAAAATTATAGTATCCACACAATATGACGAATATGAAAAACATTATTTGCATTTTTTAAGTGAAAATAAATTAGGATCATCACTTAAAATAACAAGAGATCATAAACAAAATATTCAAACTAATTTATTTCTTCATAGATTGATGGATCTTCATGAAATAAATGAAGAAATTCTAAAATTATCGACTAAATATTATGTTACAATAATACCAAATGGTGGATCGTTTTATAAAGAAGAAAAACAATTGGTAAATGAATATAAAGGTGGTGATAAGTCATTTGAAAATATATGGGGTGCTGATTTTTTAGAAGCAATAATATTTACATTATTTTTATATCAAATCAAAGATTCTTCTGGAGCACCAATAAGTTTAGAAAATCAATTACAAATTATAGTTGAATGGTGGTCAGGATTTAATAAACTAGATGAAATAACAGAAATAATAAACAATTTTAAAAATTCAATTACATCGTTTTTAAGTCCACCGAAAATACCACAACTACCAAAAAGAGATGGTGCTTTTATTGAAGAATATATAAGTGATGGTAAATGTTACGTTAATGGCGATGAGATATTTGAAAACATTCATGATAGCAGTGAGGATGATTGATATTTTTTATATATATTGGGTTTTTTATATATATTGACAAACAAAATATATATAAAATTAGAATTTATACAGGAATCAACACTTTTCCATCGTCGTTATTGTTATCATTATTTTCGTCTTCGTTGTCTTCAAACGTGTTTTTTGAAATCATTTCATCATAGTCTCTAACCAAATTTTCATATCTAATTTCAAGTTCAACCATTTGTTTTTCATCATCGATATCTTTTTTTACTGAATTCACTAGTTCATCAACTTCTTTTTCATCAACATCATTGACAAACGACATTTCGATTTTTTTGAAAAGAAAATGTTCTTCTTTTTCAAAAAACGAGTAAATATAAGAAGTTATTGTGTTAGTAAGCTCTGTGACGTATTCCATTTTTATTTTAAGATTATTTTATAAAAATTTTCAAATTTCAATTTTTTCAAAAACATCTCTTAATAATTTCAATTCAGTTTCATTTAAAAATCTATCTGGGTAATTTATTTTGAATTTTAATATTAAATTTCCTTTGTTTCCAAGTTCATCTTGTAAACCTTTCTTGGGTATAATATAATTTCTATTCGGATTGATTATACAAAATTGTTTAATATCGACCACAAATGTTTCCTCCATGTGAGGAATGATTAGATTTTTTCCAATAATAGATTCTTTTAAAGATATTTGATGTTCGAACATTAGATCAAAATTATTACCTCGTTTGAAAAATGGATCATCTATTATTTCAATTATGACGATAAAATTTCCATTGATTTCGTTTTTCTTCATTGCCTGTTCACCACATCCTTCATATGAATAAGTTTTTCCATGCTCAACTCCTTTAGGTATTAAAATCTCAATATTTATATCCTTAATTTTCAATCCACTATTATCACAATTCTCGCAAAAAGGAAGTTTTTTAAATCCTTGACCATTACATAGAACGCATATTTGATTTTGAATATGTAAAAATGGTCCGATTTGAATTCGTTGATTATTTTTATCGAAGCCTGTTCCATTGCAATTATGACATTCTGTATTACATTTCTCACATATCGTTTTTCTAACTATATGAAATTTTCTAAAAGTTCCGAAATAAACTTCTTTCAAGTTTATTTTACAATTATAAATTTCATCTTTTTTTTTCATTCTATTATCACCATTATTATTCATATTGGCTGTGAAATTGAAAAAATTAAATGGAAATTGCTGTTGCTGTTGATGTTGCTGGAAAAAATTAGGAATACCTCCGCTATTATTTCGTTGAAAATCATATTCTCTTTTTTTATTATCATCTGAAAGAATTTCGTATGCAGTTTGAATTTCTTGAAATTTTTCTTTATCGCCTCCTTTATCAGGGTGATGTTGTTTCGCTAGATTTTTATAAGAACTTCTTATTTCTTCAATTGTCCCTGTTCTAGGAACTTTTAATATTTCGTAGTAATCTGGTAATGACATTAATATAGTATTAATATTTTAATTTTAATTCTCTAAATTATAAATTTAAATTATTTTTTATACTCTATACAATAAATATATAAATGGGTCTGATTTACAGTAGTAATAAATCGGATATGAATTCGGGTGAAAATAGAAAAATTTCACCTGATGATGATTTTGTTAAAATTAAAAAACCTGAGTTACCAATAAAGTTTTTAAATAATTATCTAACTAAAAAACATTTACCAATTATATATGAATCGTCTGATGAAAACGAAACAACTGATATGATTTATGATGTTGATTTATTAGATCCAAATGAAAAAAATATGTTAGACGACGTTTTCGGTATATAAAAAAATGATTTTTTTAATACTTTTTTTAAAGATATTTCAAAAGAGTTTTAATAATGCTTTCTGAAGATTTTTTTAAGATAGAAAAAGAACTAAGACAAGGAATTATAAGTTCGAAGCCTTTGCAACATATGAAAAATTTATTAAAAAATATTCCGAAAGATGAAGTAGTAAAAATAATAAATTGTTACCCCGGTAATCAACAAAGCCATTTGACATTATTAAATCTATCATTTCATTTTTGTGGTAGAAAAACTACAAAATATTCTGAATTTTTATTAGCAAATGGTGCAAATCCCAATTTAGAATTCAAACAATCATCTGATATGTTATTCAATAATGAAATGATATGCACTAAAACTATGACCCCTACAATGTTTCAATCCAGAATAGGAAATGAAAAAAATGTCGAGTTACTAATAAAATACGGTGCTGATATCTACAAAAAAGACAAGAATGGAAAAAATTCTATTGATCACGCAATAGAAGGTGAAAATGTAGAAGTAATTAGAAAATTAAAGAAGGAAAAAAGGAGGGATTGTTCAAGAATCACAAAGATATTTTATAATATTTCTAATTTAAATAATGATTGTATACAAAATATAGTTTCTTTTTGTTTTTGAAATTCTGAAATTCTCTTGCACTTTAAAATAAATATATAACTAAAATATATAACCTTTTTTTATTTTTCAAAATTAAAAAAATGATTTTTTTAATTTAGTTTTCTAATTTTAGACAAGACAAATGCAAAACATGAATTCAAATAACAGATTAGAAGAACCTTTATTGACCGATGACAACGGTCGTTTTACACAACTTCCTTTGAAATATCCTTTATTACAGAAAGCTTTTGAACAGCATGAAAGTATGTTTTGGAGTGCAAAAGAAATCGATTATTCAGCTGATTTAAATGATTGGGAAAGTTTGTCTGATAATGAAAGATTTTTCATTGAAAATATTTTGGGTTTTTTCGCTGGAGCAGATGGGATTGTTTTAGAGAATCTTATTAAGAATTTTTGTGTTGAAGTTAAGGCTCCAGAAGCTAGAAATTTCTATGCATTTCAAGGAATGATTGAGAATGTTCATGCGATTACATATGCTCTTCTTTTAGATACTTTAGTAAAGAATCCTAAGAGAAAGGAAGAGCTTTTTAATGCGATCGATACAATTCCTGCCGTAGAAAAGAAGGCTAATTGGGCATTAAAATGGATGAATAACGATAGACCTTTTGAAGAAAGATTACTTGCTTTTGCCATTGTAGAAGGGGTGTTCTTTAGCGCTAGTTTCGCCTCAATTTTTTGGTTAAAAAATCGAAACAAGATGACCAAGGCATTGGGCAAGTCAAATGAATTGATTAGCCGTGACGAGGGGCTACATTGTTCATTTGCAATTCTTATGTATAATCATTTGAATAATAAAGTTTCACAAGAAAGAATAGAAGAAATACTTCGCGAAGCAGTGGAAATTGAAATTGAGTTTATCACTTTGTCTATTCCTTGTAGACTTATTGGAATGAATTCTGATCTAATGACACAATATATCAAATATGTTGCAGATCGTCTACTTGTTCAATTAGATTTTAACAAAATTTATAACGAAGAGAACCCTTTCGATTTCATGAAAGCTTTTGGCCTCGAAAACAAGAGTAATTTTTTTGAATGCCGTATTTCTGAGTACCTCCATAGCAGCAGTGCGGCTTGTAAAGAGGACTCGTGGGACTTCGGCGAAGCAGAATTCTCTGCTTGACAACATGTTTAATTGAGGTTTGAAGATTCTTCTATTTTTAGAAAAAGGGTTTATTATGGATGTTGATTATAAAGTAGCGCTCCCCCAAGTGGGGGAGCAAAAAAATGAAGGTGAAAATAGGGGTGATTTAAAAAAATTACCTTCAATATAAAAAAAAGTTATGTTCAAATGTAGTATTGAAATTAAAGATGTGTGTCGATGAAATTCTTCTTTTTAAAAAGTTAGGATATATATAAATATTTTTATACTATTTAAAAAAATTAAATTTATTTTTCATTCAGATATTTATTTATGATTTGAAAACAGTATCAACTTGATATACATTTAAATTTTTTTATACTTAAAATTATTAGTATAAAAAAATCACTTTGTCGTTGTTAAACATACTAGTTCATTCCTAAAACTTGAGTTATCGCTATTCATTGAGTTTATTTCGTAAATTTTTGGTTGATACATTCGAAATTTTTCACTATCATGACTTCCATCTTCTTTAGTCCATAATTTTTTGCCAATATCATAAGATTTATCTTTCAATCCTCCATCAAATAATAAATTAGTTAGTTTAGTTGCTTTTACGTCTTTTTCAAACTGACCATCTTCATTCTGAAATTTGAAAATATGTCTACTCGGATCTGTGCATACGTAATTTGGCATACCATCATCATTTTTTAGTAAATTATTTAATGCAAACTGAGCTATACCTTTTTGACCACCAGCAATGTCGAAACGATCTAATCTTGTATTGATAATTTCTTTTATTTTTTCCGAATCTGAAAAAAAATTATTTCCTATGATAGTTTTTGGTTCCTTAGCCATATTGATAATTTCTTTGTGATCTTTACTGTATATTCCATTTTCAACTTTCAAAGCGTGAACTTCGATTGTTAAATATGAATTTTTATTTTTCAGTTTTTTCACAAATTTTTTAAGTTTTTCAATCTCCTTATCTTTTTCTTTTCTAATCATTTCAATCTCCTTATCTTTTTCTTTTCTAATCATTTCAATCTCCTTATCTTTTTCTTTTCTTATAATTTCAATCTCCTTATCTTTTTCTTTTCTTATAATTTGAATCTCCTTATCTTTTTCTTTTCTAAAAGTTTCAATTAATGGTCTCGTTTTACATTTTTGTAAATGTTTTACAAGATTCGATTCAGAAAATGATTGGTTGCAAAATTCACAATCAACTAATGCTATTTCAATTTCATTTTCATTTATTTTTTGTTGAATCAATAAACAGGTCTTATTATTTTTTTGATGATAATTCAAATTACTTTTTGAACTTAAAACTTTTTTGCAAAATTCACAACTCATTTTATTTATAGAAAATATTCTTTTAAAAAGGATTTGTTAAAAAAAACAAATGTTTGTTAAAAAAAACAAATGTTTGTTAAAAAAAACAAATATTTGTTAAAAATAAACAAATATTCGTGGAAAATCATACATTTTTGAAAATATTAAACTCTAAATCAGTTTAATATTTTTTATTTTGTTTAGATTGCAAAAACATCTTCTTTTGTCATTTATTGATTTTTTGAAAAAAAATGTGTGTGTGTGTTGACGATTTTTTAAAAACTGAATTTGTTAAAAAAAACAAATATTTGTTAAAATTAACAAAAATTTGTTAAAATTAACAAATATTCGCGGAAAATCATGTATTTTTTAAAATATTAAACTCTAAATCAGTTTAATATTTTTTATTTTGTTGAGATTGTAAAAACATCTTCTTTTGTCATTTATTGATTTTTTGAAAAAAAATGTGTGTGTGTGTTGACGATTTTTTAAAAACTGAAATTTTTAAAATAAACAAAAATTTTGCAAAGAATGATTTAAATTTTCAAAAATTGATTTAAATTTTGAAAGTTGATTCTATTCGTATGAATATGTCTTGTAATAACTGTAGAAATTGTCATGATTGTTTAACTGACAGTGAGCTCTCGTATAATTATAATAAGGTTATGAGTATACCCATTTATGATAGAATTAAATTTGGGTGTAATTGTTATATGTGTAACGATACAAGATCTGCATCTTGTATCGAATTGTCTTTAATGAATAAGGACTTTAATTTTGAAATAGTAAACGAAGAAATCTTTAAAATTAGACAACAAATAAAAAAAGATAATAAAGCTTTGTTTAGAAGATATATTTTATGTTTAATTAAGTTCAATAAACTGTATGAAAATGTTCTAAAAATAAGATATACGCCTCCTTTTGGAAAAGGGTACATTGAAGCGAAAACCCGTTTTGAAAAACTAAGATATATTAATTTAGATGAATGCGGAGAATATTTCCAGTATAAACTCTACTAAACAAATTTATGGATTTTTATGACAGCAACAAATTTTTTTTTCTTTCAAAATCTTATTATAATACAATCGTTTTTCCGTAAATAATTCAGAATAAGTATCAGTATATTCAACACTAAATAAATCCTTTTTGTATTTAATATTTTCTATGATATTAAATTTCAACCTAAGCAGGTCTATTCTATCATTAGTTTCATTGATTTCTTTTTCAAAATATTTCATTCTCAAATTTTCTACTTTTTTAAGTTTCTTCGTCAGACCCTTGGTTTTAATTTCTAAATCAATTGATTCCTTGAAATAAGCACTATTTTCTTGTAATTGTGACAACTTATCAATGTTATTGTCAATCCTGAGTCGCAACCAACGTATTTTACTTTCATTGTTATCTAAAATAAGATTTTGTATAACTTTATTATTTTGATTCGATATGCAAAAATGATCATGATATAAAGAAAGTATATTGATATCAACCTGTTTTTGATATTTTAAACTATCTCTTTTTAATAGTTTGAAATCGTCGTTGTATTTATATTTTTCCAATTTGTTAAAAATACAGGGTTGTTCTGTGTATGTAGTATTATAGTTTTCGTTTATTATTGGAATAGTTTTATTCAGAGATGAATCAATTATAACATTGTCATAATCTTTGAAAATGTAAATGTCATTATTTTTATATAAATTAAAAATCGAAAGCGATCTAATAAAAAATTCTAATATCTTCATTTATTTATTATAAGTAAAAAATAAGTGTGTTATATTTTATTTATCAAGTTGTTTTCCAAATTTTATTCTTTTTTCTTCATACAATCCGTCCATTTGGTGAATTTATTTTACAATCACTCATAATTTCTTCTAGATTTTTGTCTTTGTATTCGATAAGATGAAATTCTTTTAGTTTGAGTAATATATTATTTTTAAAAGTTTTAAAGTCTATTTCTTTTCTTTTTTGTCTATCAACTTCAGCGATTTTAGAATCATGCTCATTCAATAGTTTTTCATCTATATAAAATAACACGATTGCCGTTCTTTCAATTGTAGTTGCAAATCCATGATATGAATAAAAATGTGGTGCAAAAACGCATACAGAATTTGATTTATATTTAGCGGAATGAACGGGATTCATTGATTTATCATATAAAACGGTTGAATTATTTGCAATTTCAGACTCAGATAGTTCAAATGGAGTCGATACTTCAGGTAAATAAAATACTAAGGATAAGAATTTCGAAGGAATATCAACGTGAATATTCTGAAATCTATTTTTTTCAGTGAATACAACTTCAAATTCTTTATCATGGAGTTTAATATTTTTTAAAAATGTCGAAGAGTTTACAAAAAACTTTGAAAAAAGAGCTTGTTTTATATCAGCGTCTTCAAAAATTTGTTTAAAAAGCAGGATTATTTCGTCATTTGAATCTGTGAAATTATAGCGTCTGTTCATGAATATATTACTGTCTTGATTTCTATTTTGAACAACATTTGGATTTTTGAAAGTTTTACATTTTTCAATAATATTTGAATATAATTCAGGAGATAATATATTTTCAATGAAAACATGAAAAAAAGGTTCTTTTATAATATCTGACTTTTTTATCGATTCTAAACTATATCTTTTTTGTTCGTCGAAGTTCATTTTATTTGATTTTATATTTTATATTTTATTTTATAAAATAAAAATGTTCACAGATCAAATCGGAAGATATTTTGCAATTTTTATTTTTGCACCTATATTGATATTTAAAGGACTTAATAATTCAGATAGAATATTGCTAATTTTAGGTATAGCACTTTTTTATTGGGACTTATATTGGATTTTATTCAGAAATCCCAAAGTTTCAACACATTTTGAAGATGATTTGTAGAGGTGGTTTAAAGACTAAATTACAATAATATATAATGAGCCGTAAAAGAAAACTAAGTGAATCAGTGAAAAAAGAAGTTGCACATAGACAAAACTATATTTGTTGTAAATGCGAGACCATTTTACCCCCTACATATCAAACAGATCATATTATACCTCATTCAATATCTAACGATGATAGTCTCGAAAATTTACAAGCATTGTGCCCAAATTGTCATAGTGTTAAAACACAAAGGGAAAATATTCGAATCATAAAATTTAAATCTTTATTATCTAAGTGTGCTGAAAATGCAAATCTTGGTTGGTTTTGTTTGGAATCATCAACCGATGATATGGAAGAAGATCATTTAAAATCATGTTCAAAAATTTTAAAGGATATAAATGAACCAAAATTCAAGCCAAAAATAAATGTTTCGTCTTTAGATGAAATGTTGGCGATGCATGTTTATGATGATACTTCACGCGTCGTTAATAAATTAAAAAATATGAAAATAAGTGAGACTAAAGAAGAAGTTGTTAGTAATATTTTATTTATAGAAATAGGTTTGCATGATTTTTCAATTACGGTTAATAATAAATATAAATATAAAATCACTAATGGTGATATTTCACCAGAAGATGTAGGTGAAGCTGTATTTTATGGAACAAGATCGAAAAAATATTCAAAGAAAATAGATACGATAGAAATCTTACTATCTGATAATGAGACAGAACGCACAGAAGAAGATAAAAATGAATGTTATAATTATTTATGTGATGTTTTATTAGAACATCTACCAGAAAGATTATTTCAAAAAGATACAGATGTAATTTTTATCGTGTGAATGTGAATAAATATAGAGTATTATTTACATCAGACAGAATATCATCTCTAATAGTAATCAGATCGGTATTTTTTTTAATATATTTAGGTAGTATTTTAATAAGCCAATGCTTAAAATTTTCTAATAGAACAACTATGGAATCATCGCTTTCATTTTTAAATGAAATTTTATTTTTTGGAATTATCAATCGTTTTGAATGAATACCTTGGATGACTTCAACGAATTTGTCCATTTTGTCAGTCAAACTATCTACTAAAGAATCGCTAGCTTTATGTCTGGCATAACTAGTTGTTGTCCAATGATAAATTTTAAGTTGGTCTCTTATGAAAAGAAAATTTAATACAATTTCTCCAATATCACTCATTTTTTATTATATAAAAATATAATAAAAATATAATTTTTCTTTTATGATGATTTAGGGCGATTTTTCCAGAGCATGTTTGCCCTTACATTCAATTGTTTACTAGATAATGAAGGAGTTTCTTTTTTTAGTTCTTCAATTTTAGTTTCAAGAAATTTCTTTTTGGTTATAATTTCATAGGTTATATTTCTATTTGATTCTGAAGAAGAATTTATTTGACTTGGTACTTGTTGAATGGATTGTTGAGGTGTGCTATTAATTGGTGTTTGATGATTGTTGGTAGAGTTTCCCAAAACATGCTGATTGTTCATTTCGAATTCTTTGTCTTGATAAAATTTCAGATTCTTTTCGTCTATCGCACTGTCGAATTTACAATTTTGAGTATTTATACAATATTGAATTGCGTTCAAGCAACCAATTTTACCATCTTGATATTGTCCTACATAATATGAAACTATTCCTAATAAATGCCATCTTTTATAATCATAATCAATTTTGTTTACAAATAGAATAGAATCCGATGGGTAATTTAAACTACACGCCAATTTAATATAAGTGAATGCCAAAATCCAGTTCTTTATATGTATATAATAAATAGCCATAAAAAGTATAGGTTCTGCTCTTGAAGAATGTTCGAATGCTTTTAAAAACCATATATAAGAATCATGCCAACTATGATTTAGTTTTTGAGAAATTTCACCGGCTCTTAAAAATGCATGAAATTTCTCTTCTTGAAAACCTTCTAATTCTGAACGAATTTTGTAGTAGTAAAATGCGTCCTCTTTTTCATCTAAACACGAGCATGTTTGTGCTAAATAAAAAACCGTTCTAGGTTCAGTTGGATCTTTTTCAAATTCTGCGAGAAGTAGTTCTTTATCTCTTTTGAATCTTTTACCAGATTTATCATCGTCTTGAGTTCTATCTTGATACAAAACAACATTATCTGGAAGTTTAACAATAGGGTGTCCTTCAAATTCTTTTATATCGGTCTTAATATATTCATGCACTGCCCCAACATATCTCCAACCTTTTCTTGGTTTAATTAAACGAACATTATAGTATTTATCGAGCTGTCCTGAAAACCATTCTTGGCTAAGAAGAAATCCAGAAGAGGGGTCATTAATGTATTCTCCAGTGTATTTTCTTAAATGTTCTCCTCCAACTAATTCATCGTTAACATCCATCATTAAAAGATAGTCAATATCAGGGAAAGTGTCAGCAAATTCTAAAGATTCGTTTCTTGAAATAGAGAAATTCACAAAACTACCCTGTTTTAAATGAAAGGGTATTTTATTTTCTTCGCAAAAAGTTTTAGCGATTTCAATAGTTTCATCCTCTGAACCAGTGTCAAATAAGACTAATGAATCAACAAACCCTTTTAGACTATTAAGAGTTACCGGTAGTCTTATTTTTTCATTTTTTACCATTAATAAAACTGCAATATGTACCATTTTTAATTTAAATCATTTACATTTTTAAATATGTTTATAAAAAAAATCAAATCAAACTTACGATATATTTATTATTAAATTATACTCATTTTAATCATCAAAATATCTCTTCTTCATCCTCTTCATCAACTTTTTTCTTCATTAGCTTTTTCTTCTTTTGTTCTCCATCATTTTCCTTCTTTTTCTTCTTTTGTTCACCATCAGTTTTATCCTTCTTTTTCTTCTTCTTTTGTTCTCCATCATCTTCCTTCTTTTTTGGAGGAGATTCGATAGGTGAAGAAAGGTCTAGAGATCTAACTGGAGATGAAGGTAGTGACATCTGAGCGATTGTAGGTAAAGGGGTAGAAGGTGGTGGTGACGTCGGATGGATTGGAGAAGTCTGTGTTGATGCTGTAACAGCAGTCTTAAGTTCATTTTTCTTTCGGATTGCAATTTGTTTGTACTTTTTCACAATATCATCCTTTTCATCCTTTAATTCCTTCCAGTCAGCTTTGATCTTTTCATGAATCTCCTTCTTTTTCATATCAGGATTGGCTGAAGCCACCTCAGCCTCCATATCCTTAAGATAATAGTAGAAAGGTGACTCTGCCTTTTCAGTCTTTACAACCTTAGACTTCTTCACTTTTTCAATCTTTTCTGGAATATTGTGAAGAATTCTATATTCTTTCATCTTTTCCTCATATTCAGCTTTTTCCTTTAGCGCAGAATCATTATATTTATCAAAGAGATCCTTGTCATTTGATTGAATCTCTTTCCAGCGTTGTCCAAGTAAAGAACAAATTTCTTTGTGATCAATCCCAGGATTTGCTTCAATCACAGAATCTCTTTCAGCTGAACAAAAAATGATGTAGGAAGTTTTAGGCTTCGTAGGTTCATCAGACTTGGGATCTTTTTTTTCCTTTTTTTGTTTGATTTTATTAGTCTTTATAAATTCTTCAAATTGTTGTCTTATATCCTTCTTTGATAGAATGGATTTTACTTCCTCTTGTTCGAGAGAAGTATTTCCTGATACAATATCAGATGCGAATTCAATGAAAATCTTGGTTAGTTTCGTGGTCATTTTAACTGATTTGGTTTCAGAAAACAAAGTTGAATTATAAGCCAAAAAATGTGAAAAAAATCAATTTTTTTTAGCATGAATTTTTTTCATTTTTTCATAAAGATATTCAAAAGGGGTATAATGATAAAGACAAGGGTATATAATATATTTAAACAGATATTGTTATATATTATATATAAATGAACTCACTTGAGAACAAAATAAATAAAGATTTCCTTACTCAAATTCTTATGGAAATTCTAAAAAATTCTCAAATAGATGAAGAGTGTGATATTGTAAATAAACATATTGAAATTTGCATAAATGATCTTGAATACGAATACAAATACAAAGAAAATCTCCGAAATGAATTGATAGATATAGTTGAAACTTATATTCAATATGGAAAAAATTCTATTGATTTTTATAAGACAAATGAAGACTTATGTAGGGATGAAAATTTTGAATTATACGAAACAGGAAAATATTTAGAAAATAAATATGATCCTAAAGGTAATTGGGATTTTATAAAAAAAGATTTGCAGAATTTAGTTTATACACCATTACTATTCAACAATAATGTAAGTCAATTAAAATACAGAATTAGATTGAATATGAAAGATGATGAATTAAAAAAATGGGAAAATATAATTCTTATACTAGAAAAAGATAATATTGAAAATATTGAAGATTTTATAAGAAAAAGTGAAGAATTAATCACTGAAAAACTAGGTGATGACGATAATTCTTCTAAATGGGAAGAAATAAAAACAAATTTAAGATTTCAAGTGGCTTCAACTTCATCGATTTGATATAAATCATATGAAGGAGCCAATGTAAATTCAGCGTAATTAGAATTAGTTAAACAATTTATAGTTATATCGTATATTTGTTGAAGTTTATATTGATCGAAATTTAAGTTTGAAATATCTTTCTCGAAAACTTTCCAAAAAAAATCATCTTCTGAATAGGAATATGAAATATCATGATATTCATTATCAACAATATCCATGAAATCGCTTGCATAATAATCACCCACATCCCCATTAGTTTCTGTAAAATATTTCCATTGTTCAAAGTTATAATTAATGGCTTTTATTAAAGCATCCATTTTATTTTCATGAATACTCATTACTTTACTAGAAGTATAATCTCTTTTGTAATAATCTGTGTGACAAACATTGGTGACAACATATAGTGGCATTATATATTATTACGATGTATGTTTATAAATCTAAATAGTACTTATCGTGATGATATTTTTTAAGTTGAATCATGAAAGCTAAGTTTGGTTGAACAATATTTCTTTTATTTTGGACAGCCAATAAAATGTTATCGACATCTATACCTAGAGTATGAATTAAATATGCAATTAGTATAGTAGCGCTTCTACTTCTACCAGCCATACAATGTATTAGAACTTTACCATTATCATCAAGTGCATTTTCTATAAACTCATTGCTGAATTTAAAACTATCTGAAAGGTCATTGTTTTCATTATCTAGAGCATTTATAACTAAATATTTAAAATCGTCGGGAAAAGGTGGTATAAATCCAGCCATTACACTTATTATATGAGTTATCCCCTTTTTTTTAAGTTCATCGAAATCGTAGCATGAACTTATAGATCCTAAATATAAATCATTTATAATTTCATTCGCTTCAAATTTATTTTCTAAAGTTTTAAAGTATCTTAAATTAGATACGGCTCTATTATACATATAAAATGAGTAATACACTAAACTATTATCAGTCATATCAACCTCCTTGTATTCAACATTATTTTGATTTTGATTTTCAATCATTATTTTATTTTTATATTGAAAAATATATTTTTTAAGTTTAAAAACTTATAAAATATAAAATAAAAAAAGATGTCCGATTTTAAATATATTTGCAGTGGAGATTCATGTTGTTTGGTTCCAAATTACTTATTAAAACCAAAAAATACAAAAGAATGCGAAAACTATTCTATATGTTTCAAAGAAATCAATAAAGATGATGAATTTTGTAAAGATTGTCAAGATTTACCTTACGAAAACAAAAAAAGAATTATCGAACGTGTTGAAAACGCTGAATGTTTATTGTGTTCAAAACTAACTAATATGACTGTGAAAAGAGAAGAATGTAATCATAGTTTATGTATTAATTGTTTTAGAAAAATGTTTTTTAACAAGTCGATATCTAAACCAGTTTTTCCATATTTCAATAAAGATTATAATGAAAATGATGACTATGAAAATGATGAAAATGTTATGATTTATAAAAAAGATCTAGAATATTGGAACAAATGTCAAACCATAAATTATGATGATAATAAAATTTGTAGAAAATGCATTTGATAATGGTTAATTTACACCCTTGTTAATTTAAATAATTTTTATTTAAATTAATTTGAAGCGAGTGGGGTTCGAACCCACGAGTACGAATACAGTTGATCTTAAGTCAACTCTCTTAGACCGCTCGAGCATCGCTTCTTATTATAAAATACACATTTCTTTAAATTAATTTCAATTAGTTGTATAAAAATATACAAATTTAAACGAAAAGAAAGACAAAAAAAATGACTAAACATGTTAGAACTAATAGAATTTGAAATAATGTCCAGACCAGAAGACATTTCTGACGATTCTTCTAGCACTATCTGATGTTGTATATAGAAACCATAAATTCTACTTGCACTTTGCCATCAACAGGACATGCTATAATTTATGCATTTTCTAAATATTTTGGTTTAAAACAAATTCAACTACACGCATCAAGTGAAATCCCTTATGTAAAAATAACGAAGAACTTAAAAAGTTAGAACAGATTTCATATTGGATAATGGAAAAAGAACCAAAAGAACCAAAATAAAAAATAAAAAATAAAAAATAAAAAATAAATAATAAATAATGAAATCAAAAAAATCAAATAAGAAACAAAAAAGATCTATTAAGAAACAAAAAAGATCTATTAAGAACAGGAAGAAAAAATCTAATGTAAAAAAACGACGTTCGTCAAGAATTACAGGTATAAAAAGATTAAATATTTATAAAGATGGAATGGAGGGGGGTTCTGAAGAAACAAAAGAACCCTCGGTAGGAAGTCCACCTGCAATAGTAAGAAGGAACGATGATGCGATAGTTATAGCAGCTAGGAGGGGAGACCTGGATGAAGTGACGAGACTGTATGACGATGGGGTTAGTCTAGACAGCACTGATTATATTGGTTTCACTGCTTTAATAGCGGCTAGTGATCAAGGTCACTCCTCCATCGTGGACTATCTCATCAACATTCTCATCAACATCAACAACGGGGCTGCACTTGATAGTAGAGTTAGAGGTGGCCCCACTGCTTTGATGATGGCTGCTTCTAATGGTAAAGAGAAAGTACTTAAACAGTTGATATCTGCCGGGGCTGATTTAAATGTGAGAAGTAATAATGGCAACACTGCTTTGATGAGGGCAGTTTTCTATGACCGTCGTAGCTGTCTGGCTCAACTATTGATGGAACGAGCTGATGACACCATTGTTAATGAAGATGGTGAGACTGCTTTCCAAATGGCAGTGAGAAAGAATAGACCGTATGGAGTAGTAGATGCTTGGGAAGGAATGAAGGCTAGGAACATGAATGCCTCTAAATTCTTTACTGTTCTCAATAGTGCTAAAGCTGCCAGTGCTGCTCCCGTGTCAGATGATACAACTCCTCTAGCCGCTTTCTCTCATGTAGTCCCTGATGCTATGGAAATGATGGGGGATATCATGTCATTTGTTACTGGTCCTACTAGTTTCGATGCCGACATGGATCCTCGGTTTATTGATATAAAGAGCGATGTGTATGAAAGCTTTGCCACGGGAGTGATAAGGGCGTTCAATTCTATTCCCGAGGAATCAGATAGAAATAACAAGCCCATCGATTTCTTCCTGCCCTTTGTGAATGCCGGACTCAGTGAACCGTGGAGTAGAGAGAGGGCCATCGCTATGATGAAGGTGCTGGTGAAGGATAGAATCCGTGGATATGGCAGGTATTTAGTTCCAGAAGTGAACCCTTTGAGATTGACTCTCTCTACTTTAGAATATAATGAAGAGAGAGATTTAGTTAGCTTGTTGCCAAATGCCGATGGTAGAAGGAAATCAGTCAAAAAGAAACAAAAAAGATCAAAAAAAGTTCCTCCCCCCAGCCAAAAAAAATCGTTTAGGAAGCAGAAGAAAGAATAAAAAAAAGCAGAATATGTGATGGTTATATATAGATCAGACCTATACAGAAAACAAAACTCAAAAGATTCAGAAGCTTCTAGAAAATTAATTGAAAACAATCAGTCTGAGGGATGCGTAATTTCATATTTGATGATTATGAAACTTTATATATTAGGATAGACATTAAATCGTGTAAAAATGCTGGCTTGAAATCTGATGCTTCTACTATAAAATGGTGGAAAGATCAAATCAAAGATGTCAGATATGAAGCGATTAATCATCCAGATAGAAAGTCTATCCAAGAAGCATTAATCGAATTGTCTAATTTTGTTTCTAATAGCAATTTTATTTGGTCACAGGGTTCTTTTGATTCAGTTATTTTAGAAAATGCATATAGGGCTTGTGAAATCAATATACCTTGGAAGTTTTGGAATATAAGAGACAGTAGAACGCTTTTTGACATTGCTAATATAGATTTGAAAATGATTGAATATAAAAAAGACTCGGTCCATAATTCATTGATTGATTGTTATAGACAGTTGATAGCAACTTCGAATGCTTTTGAAAAATTAAAAATATAATATTATTATTTAATAAATGGTAATCAAAAAACTTATCGTGAAAAAAATATTATCCGATGAAGAAATGTTGGACAAAGAAGGAACTTTCTTCAACGACACTGAATGTAAAATATACAAAACCAACATTGATATATATACAGAAGAAGGTGAAATTCTTTTAAAATTTAGAAAAAATGTTATAAAGGAAGAAGATTGTCTAGAATTACAAGTTTTTGAAAAAGCTGCTTCTTCAAGTAGAAGACTAACCGAGGCGGGTCTTCCAAAAAAAGATAGATCAAAATATTTAAAGACTATTCGTTCAAAAAAAAGTGGAAAAGAATATACTATTGTATCCCCTCCTAATAAAAAACGAATTAAAAGTGGTATTGTAGGCTTTTATGACACAATTTCGAATTTCCGAAGTGCTGTTTCAAGTAAAGAGAAAAAAGGTTGTAGAACAACTGCTTTTACAACAAAACATATGGATAAATTTAAAAATTGTTTACCAATATTCAAAAAAATAGATAGACTTTATAAAAAATTAGTTCCTAAACACTATAAAATACAGAAAAGTGCTATAAATAAAATTCATAAGGATTATGTAATTAAAGATACAATTTTTACTACTGTTACTGTAAATAAAAATTTCAGAACGGCATTACATCGAGATAGCGGTGATTTAAGAGAAGGGTTTGGTAATCTTGTTGTCTCGTCTGATACAGATGATTATGAAGGTGCTTACACAATGTTTCCTCAATATGGAATCGGAGTTGATTGTAGAAATGGTGATTTTTTAGCTATGAATGTTCATGAATGGCATTGTAATTCAGAAAAAAAAGGAGATGGTGACAGATATTCATTTGTTTTCTATCTACGAGAAAAAATGTTAAAAACTTGTCCATTGAAATAATTTACGAGTTTATATAATTTAAAAATAAAAAATTATATAAATATAAATAAAATAAAATGCAAAATTTTCAAGATTGGAATGAAGTTGGTTGGAATAAAACAGGTGAAAGAAAAAAAGATGAAACTAATAATCAGTATATTAATAGACTCAAGCGAACAAATCCCGTAATAGTATCATCTGTAAATAAAAATGTTTGTAATAAACAATCTGATGTCGACGCAAGTAAACTTCGTAAAATAGAAAAGGAAGAGGACACTTTCATTATTCCAAAAGTCACATTGTCGATGGGTAAAAAAATTTCACAACTAAGATGTGAAAAAAAAATGACACAAAAAGAACTTGCTTTACAATTATCTTTGAATGTTAAAATTATTCAGGATTATGAGAGTAGTAAGGCTATTCCGAACCCAAATATAATCAATAAATTAGAAAGAGTATTAGGTAGAATAAGATCATGATTTTTTCCAATCAACTTGTTCGTAACTATATTGCTGAGGACTATTAGAAATTAGATTTTCTCTTTTATTAGAAATTTTTCTTGCTATAGTCAAAATATAGACTGGTTCAGTATTATCAAATTTAGTGCAATTACGACCTCCTTTATAATCATTAACGTCCATCCATTCTTCAAAGGGAGTGTGAACTTTTCCTAAATAAATAGCTTCTATTTTCATACCATATTTTTCATTTAATGAACTGAGAAAAAACTCTGGACTAAACTGATATATTCCATGACCAGAAAAATTATTATTACAAGTTATAGAAACAAAAAGACCATCTATATCTAGCATATCTATTACATTTTCAATAACCTGAGGAATATTGAAAATGTGCTCAATTGTTCCTCCATCGTATATATATTGGTATTTTTTAGATGATATAAATGGATTATTCATATTGTGAATAATAGAAGCGCCTTCATAATTTGAATTATCAATGGAATCGACAAATATTTCATGATATCTTGATCTGTCTTCAAATAGATTTCTAAAAAGATTTTCAGAATAATTATACATTGAGAATTTATCTATCAATGAATTAAATTTATACTTATACAAGAGATGATTAATATCATTTTTTAAAATATGAATTTGCTGCCTGCCTAATGTCAAAATATTTGCTTTTTTATTAACAGCTGTATGTTTTACGTAATTTTGAGATAATAGTATTAATTCAAGAGCTGTTTTATCAATGCCCATCGTTTATTTGTATTCAATCATGTTTTTATATTACTTTACAATTCTAAATGTGATATATCCATCGGAATCAGTTATTTTTATCATATCTCCTTTTTCGTAGTCATAAAATCTTGCTATTGGATCATTCCTTAATATTATAGGAAAATTATCACTGTATAATTTTTTAAATTTAATGCAATCTTTAGTCCCTTTTCTACAATGCATTTCGTGTTTTGGAACCAAATAATGTTGAGTAATATTGAATTGAAGTTCATCTACTTGAAATAACTCAATTTTAAATTCCTTTGTTTCATCGATAATTTTTTTGGCAACAGGTGTGACATTATCTTTATAAACAATTATCGAATGATCCAATTTCATCTTTTTCATCATTAAAATGTATTCTTGGATGCTTTCAACATTAAATTTAGAAGCTGTTGTGAAAAAAACACACATGGGTTCATTATTTGGTTTTTGAGCCAAAATACGTTCATCGTCGCTATCCAATATAGAATAATTTCGTTGTTCTAACATTTGTAAACTAATTTCATAAGCTTTCTTCATTTTTCTGAAATTGAATTAGAATTTAGTTTTTATTTTCATTTTTTTATCTATTGAAGAATCTTCTTCAGAATAATAATATATATCTGAATAATTTTTAAACATAATTTTTTTTTTCATTTTTTTTGTAGTCATAAAAATGCATCTAATTAACATATAAAATAATAGTATGATTGAAATAACAATAACAATCCAAATCATTTATTTTTTATATTTTTTTTATTCCGTATTTAGATTTAATAAATGAATATGGATGCGGATATAATTTTTCCAGCCGGTCAGAAACACATTAAAAAAACGTCTTTTGAAGGATCGCCTTTTTTTAACGTTATAGTAATGTACTTTTTATCTCACAAACACGAAAATTGTTGTGTTGTACACCCAAATAATTATAATATAGATTTTAATATAAATATTCATTGGTTTGAAGATGGTGATGATCATGTTCATGATGATTCATGTGTTTTATTACCTAAAAACATCAAAGAAATTCCAGATGCACAAACAAAAGTTTCACTAAGATGGATTCAGAAAAAACGCAAAACGAGTAAAAAAAATAAAATATTGACTTTAGATTCGTTGACGAATGATGATTCGGATGGTCATATTTCAGTTCCGAAAAATTTTTGGAAACAATTTAATCAATGCCCGTCTAAACGTTTTGTTGTATTTCCATTCGGATTCACATGCATAGATTCTGGTCACGCAAATTATATCCTCTATGATAGACAAAATAAAAGTTTAGAAAGATTTGAATCTTTTGGAAAAGTTATTAGCTCTTGTTTAAGTCCTCCGAATTTAGATAAGAAAATTTTCGAATTATTTCATGGAAAATTAGGATCGGAACTTCTTTATTATTACCCCCCTCAGTCTTTTCTACCGGCTGAAAATTTCCAAACTAAACAAGAGAAAGAAAAAGAATGGATGAAGAGAAATGAAGATGATGAACCAGTTGGGTATTGTGCTGCATGGTCTGCATGGTATATTGATTTGAGATTGTCTAATCCAGATATTGATAGGGAACAATTGGTTAAAATAGCCATGAAAAAATTAGAAAGTCTTCCAATTAATTTGACTACATTTATACGAAATTACAGCGGCTTGATAGTTGATGTGAGTAAAGAAATTCAAAAAATATATAATAAAAAATAAGATTGCGGATTATTAAATTTAATAATACATTTAATAATACATTTAATAATACATTTAATATAATAAAAAAGAATAATGATTATATTATGGTTTTTATTAGCTTGTATTGTTATATCTTTACCTGTAACAAGTTTGAAGAAATACATTGAGACTTCAAATCCTTGTTATATAATAAATGCTATGCTTTTATATGCATTTCTTTCGTTTCTTTATTTAAAATTACTTAGACAAAATGATATTTCGTTTATATATACATTATTAAACACAATCTCAATACTTACAGTCAGTTTGATAGGAATTTTATATTTTGGAAACGAAATCAATACTTACAAAATGATTGGAATCATTTTATCTATTATATCAATAATTTTTCTACTTATTTAGTTATTTTTTTCGAATTGGTTTTGTTAGCGATAGTTGTTGGCCTTGCCCCAGCGATGGTTGTTTTTGCGGATTTTGATTGAGCGGATTTTGAATTCGTCAGTTCTGATTTTGCGGATTTTGATTGAGCGGATTTTGAATTCGTCAGTTCTGATTTTGTGGATTTTGCGGATTTTGGTTGAGCGATGGTTCCGGTTTTGAGGGTGCCACTTTTTGGCTCTTCTGGAGGGTCTGTTGGTGGTGGGGTTGATGCGTCTTCCGAATGCACTTCAGAAGTCTCCACACTTTCTTCTACTTCCAAATTTGTATCGTCCGAATCATTCACACTATTAGCCTCGGTATTCTCTTCTAATTCTTCTACTCCAGATATTACTTGATCACCCGTCCCTTTTAAAACAGCACTTTCATCGAAAGTTTTTACAACATTCTCTCGTATTTTCTTATAATCATTGTTTATAAGACTTAAGAAATCTTTATATATATCAACTGACATTTTTTCAAAAAAATCGTTATCTTTTAAATTACATGCAATCATAGATTCTGGTGAATTCATCTGTATTATACTATTTAAGTATAATAAGGTCCCAACTTGGTTAATTGAATTATACTCGTACAATATTGTTAACAATGATTCAGTATATTTTTTTTTATCTCCTATAAGCGACAGGTCTAAAATTTGTTGGCTATTAATTTCAACTGTTTCAATAGTTTGATCGTTTATAGTTTGTATTTTATGTTCTTTCCCATTTAAATATATTACTGATAAATTTTGACGATCCTTATTTTTTTCCATACTTTCTAAATAATCTTTGGTATCAACATCGGTTATATATGATGGAATATAAACATCCGCGCCAAAATTTATTCTAATTTGATTTAAAACTTTGACCAATTCAAAGTTTATATTATTTAATTCATTACTCTTATTATTGTTTAAAAACTGAAAATTTTTCATTCTCTCAAATAAAATTTGTAATCGTGAATATGATATATTTGGATAAACCTCCGGGTCATTATTTTTTTTAGATACGTTTAAAATACCTAAATAGCATATTTTCATTTTTCTAAAAACATCATTGTCTTCTTTGATCGATGTTAAACTTTTAATTTTACTGCAAAACATATTTATTATTTCATTCTCTTTCACTCTAATCTCATCTTCATTTGTTTTTTTAAAACATTCTTTAAACAAAGGATTGCATTGAAAGAAGCAACAGTCTTTATAAAAAGGCTCGAAATACAATTCGTCTGATTTTTTAGAAACTAAATTTATAAAATATGAAGTGAAATTTCTTATCAAAGATAAGTTTTTAACTATTTGAACACCTTCTTTATTTCTTTCTCGACAAATAGCTGTCAACTTGTTTTTAGTTGCACTTTCTTTTTTGTCATTAAATTCTTTTATGACTTGTTCTCTTGTTTGTATTTCATTTTCATTTCCAAGTTTATCAATTTCTTTATTTTCTTTTGTTAATTTATAAAAACGATAAACTTGTCTAATTATAAACAAGTTTTGCAGATAAATCTCGGAATCATATTTTGTTCCGACAATGTCAGGAAGTTCATCCCCGTTTCTCTTAATATATTTTGAAATTTTGTTTATTGTTGATATCATTTTAGAATCAGTATCCAATTTGCCAATAAAACCTTCAAAAGTTTTATAGATCGCATCTTCTTTTTTACTGAATTTTTTTATTTTTTCTTCAGAAATATCCATCTCAGTTTCAAAAAAACCTAATCCTCTTTTACCTTCATTAAGTATTTCTTTCATAACTTTATTTTCATCATCATCTAATTTTTCATCATCACCTAATTTTTCATCATCACCTAATTTGTTATTATTTTCGTAGTCTTTTATAATACCGTTACAAGTAAGAAAAGATATAATAAACCTTGGTATTTTAGATTTAATGAAGTTATTACCAAGAATTTGCTTAAAATAAAATGATATTGCTTGTATTTTTTCATTATTAGATGAAAATTTGTCATCTGATTTCAATGCTTTCCTTCTAGAAACTTCCTTATTTATAGCATTATCATCATATGTTGTCTCAAATTGAATAATTTCACTATTATAATATTCTTTAAATTTACCAAGTAATTTATCACAATCAAAACTTCCTTCTACACCTGCAAAATCAAAAATTGCAAATATTTTACCTTTAAAATTAAATATAATACATAAATGAGTTCTTGAACTTTCTTTGTTATTTGGAGTTGGAAATGTTTTTCTTTCAGAGGTCATTTTTATCAAAAAATCATCTAAATTTATAAATTCATCTGATTTTGGAGTTGTTTCAGATGAACGAATTGTTTTTCCTTTTGTGCTAGTAGTTGTTTCTATTATTGTTTCAATTTTTGAAACCCAAATAAATTCTTTTTCTTTTTTTTGTTTTTTAAATGTTTGCTTTTTGAAATTTGTCAATTTGCTTTCTTCACCATCAGAAAATGCACCTATTTCAAACATATCAATATCTAATTCATCATAATCGTTTATCATTTGATTACATATTAAAATAGATATACCTAGTTTGTTATTTTTAGGATCACCAAAAAAAGTAAAAGATTTTCCAGCACCACTTGGAGCATATGCGAATAGACATAGAATTGTTCCATTTTTTATATCTTTTATAAGTGATTTCATGTATTCAGATTTAACTATATCTTCATTTGTTTGATTTTTATTAAAAATTTGATTATATGGTCCACAAATTATTTCTTGTTGTGGAACATTATTATTTTTTTCGTTTCCAGTATAATATTTAAGTTCGGTAAAAGTGCCATTATCTTTAAAATCATAAACTTGTCGATTTATTGCACTATATTTCAATTTAATAATCTTAGTATTTTTATTAATATCTTCTTCGTTTTCAATATCGAATCTACAATTAGATGATCCACCATCAGCATCTCCTCTTATTCTTAAGATTGTTTGAACAAATTCATTTTGTGATAAATGTTTTTTTTCAATTTCATCAAGATTTATAGAATTCACCTTGATTCTTTGAAGAACTTTTAAATTATTAAATAAATTTGCGTTATAAGTCAACAATATTCTTAAAATTACTTCATACTCTTGAAGTTTAATTGTTGAAGTTTCAAATAATCTTAACATTATATTATTTAAAAAAATTTCAGTTGAGATTTTATATGATGCATCGTTCTGTTTTATAAAAAAATCTAAGTTACTTGCATCAAAAATTCCTGTATCAAGTAATTTTTTTGAAATTATGTTGTAATTTGATTGTATTCTTAAATAATACAAACTATTTATAATTTCTACAAAGTTTGTATAGCTAATCATATTCGGAAAAATTTCTTTTTTTATTAAATCATAAATTCCTGTATTATGAATAAAACCATCCTTTTCTTCGTTAATAGTGATACCTAAAATGAATTTGTGTATATAATTTTCGATATCTATACTAAATGCATCAATGATATTAAGATCTCCAGTTTTTACATATTTTGCGTTAATATCCTTTTTAAGTTCTAAGTTATTATTATATATATTTCTAAATAAGCTTACAGCTATATTTTTATTAATATATGTTACATATTTTTTAATATTTTCTTCACCGTGATTTTTGGTTTCATATCCAATAATGGATTGATATCTCATCAAAAGAGGATCTCTTGAATAAAAACGATGCATCAATATTAAATATTTTATAAGAATAATATAATTTTTTTTAATAACACCTTGGTCAAAATCAACTTCGGCATCGGGTGTTTTTATTATTGTTAGCTCTGGATCTATAAAATCTGTAAAAGATGTTTTTGTAAAATTTTTAATATAACTTTGAAATTCTGATTTGAAATTACTTATGCTAGGTATATCTGGATTGTTTATAAAAGCATTATCTTCTTCAGGAATTTTTAATAATTGACTAAACCGGAATGAATTATTATCACCCGCTGAAACTAAAAGTTCATTTAGTTCTTTTATTCTTTTTTCATAATCATTATATTGATTGAGATGTTCATCAATCATTTTATCAAGATCATCATCTTTCACATTATCATGTTTTGTTTTATCGTCTTTCAAATCAAAATACATAGAGTTCAATAATCTCCTTTTATACGAAATTATTTCTTGTCTAGCTTTATTTAGTTCTTCATTAAGTGTTTTCTTGTCAGTTTCGCACTTACTTAAAGATGATTGAATTAAATTATTCGCATTGTTAATTTCTTTAATTTTTTCTTTCATTTCATTTAATTCTTTTTCCAAAGCTTCATTTGTTTCTGTTTTTTTTCGAAGTGTTTCTACATATGCTGATAATCTATCTTGATGATCCTCGAGACTATTTTTTAATTTTTGAATTTGGTCCTCTAAACTTTTAACTTCAGATGCTTTTTCTTTTTCAGCCTGAAGTTGTTTATTTAAATTAGTAAAAGTTGATTTTTCAGTTTCAAGTTGAGCTTGTAAATCATTGATTTGGTTTGTTAAAGTAACAACAGATGATTCGGCTTGATCAGCTTTTGATGCTTTTGATTTTTCAATTTCAAGTTGAGCTTGTAAATCATTGATTTGGTTTTTTGAAGTAGCAAAAGTTGATTCTACTTCTTCAGCTTTTGATGCTTTTGATTTTTCAATTTCAAGTTGAGCTTGTAAATCATTGATTTGGTTTTTTAAAGTAGCAACAGTTGATTCTACTTCTTCAGCGTTTGATGCTTTTGATTTTTCAATTTCAAGTTGAGCTTGTAAATCATTGATTTGGTTTTTTAAAGTAGCAACAGTTGATTCTACTTCTTCAGCGTTTGATGCTTTTGATTTTTCAATTTCAAGTTGAGCTTGTAAATCATTGATTTGGTTTTTTAAAGTAGCAACAGTTGATTCTACTTCTTCAGCGTTTGATGCTTTTGATTTTTCAGTTTCAAGTTGAGCTTGTAAATCATTGATTTGGTTTTTTAAAGTAGCAACAGTTGATTCGGCTTGCTCAGCTTTTGATGCTTTTGATTTTTCAGTTTCAAGTTGAGCTTGTAAATCATTGATTTGGTTTTTTAAAGTAGCAACAGTTGATTCGGCTTGCTCAGCTTTTGATGCTTTTGATGCTTTTGATGCTTTTGATGCTTTTGATTTTTCAGCTTGAAGTTGATCATTTAACTCTTTTATTTGGTTTGTTAAAGTAACAACAGATGATTCGGCTTGATCAGCTTTTGATGCTTTTGATTTTTCAGTTTCAAGTTGTGCTTGTAAATCATTGATTTGGTTTTTTAAAGTAGCAACAGTTGATTCTACTTCTTCAGCTTTTGATGCTTTTGATTTTTCAGCTTGAAGTTGATCATTTAACTCTTTTATTTTGCTTTCTAATTTTTCAACTTTACCTTTTTCAGAAGAAATAGTACTAGTCAGTTCACCTATTTCATTTTGCAATGTCGTTTGTTCACTTGAAATTTTATTTCTTTCTTTTAAACAGTTGCTTAATTGTTCTCTTATTTGTGTTAATTTATTTTCAATATCTTGTTCCTTTTCTGTAATAATTTCCTTTTTTCCAACCAATTCTTTTATTGCATCTCCCAAATTTACTGTAACATTAATTCCTCCCTCTACTCCTTTAGCTGTGGATGTAATATTTTTTCCAGATTCTGATTTATTTGATTCGTTTTCCATTATTTTATTATTAGTATTTTTTTCTTTTCTTAAATTATCTAAAATAGATCGTAGCTCATCTTTTATACCAGATATTTCATCAGTCATTTTTTGAATAACAGCCTTACCGCTTCCGATTTCACCTATTACTTCTTCTAACTTTTTACTAATATTTTCACAAATTTTTATATCTGATAGAGATGATACTTTTTCTTTTAGTTCATTTAACATTTTTAATTTTGCGATTTCATCATCATCATTTTTAGCTTTAATTAAATCATTAATTTTGCCTTCCATTTCATTCCGATGTTTTTCATATTCATTTATTATATTTTTAATAATATCAGATGAATCATTTTTTTCAGGTTTATTCTTTATTATATCCAAAATTTTATCAAAATAACCACTAATTAAATTTAGAATTTTATCTTGATTGTTATCTTGATCATTAGGATGTTTTTCTTTATTTTCTAAAATTTTGTTTAAAATTTTTAAAATATCTTCTCTATATTTTTCATTTTCTTTCATAAGTTCATTTCTATGTTTATCATTTGCTTTTATAATTTCATCTAAATCTTTTGAATGTTGTTGATTATTTTCTCCAATTATTTTTAAAATGTCATTTTTATGTGTTTCAATTACTCTCAAAATATTTTCTAAATTTTGACGATTGTTTTCATCATTAGATTTTATCAAATTATCTATTATTTGCAAAAGCTTGTTTTCTATATTATTTTCATTAACGGCTTTTTGTTTATCTGGTTCTTCTGACAAAGTTTTTTTAGGTTTTTCATCTGTTTCAGTCCCAATTGTTTTAGTTGATGGTTTTATAGATTCATCTGTTTCAGTTCCAATTGTTTTAGTTGATGGTTTTATAGATTCATCTGTTTCAGTTCCAATTGTTTTAGTTGATGGTTTTATAGATTCATCTGTTTCAGTCCCAATTGTTTTAGTTGATGGTTTTATAGATTCATCTGTTTCAGTTCCAATTGTTTTAGTCGATGGTTTTATAGATTCATCTGTTTCAGTCCCAATTGTTTTAGTCGTTGGTTTTATAGATTCATCTGTTTCAGTTCCAATTGTTTTAGTTGATGGTTTTATAGATTCATCTGTTTCAGTTCCAATTGTTTCAGTTGATGGTTTTATAGATTCATCTGTTTCAGTTCCAATTGTTTTAGTTGATGGTTTTATAGATTCATCTGTTTCAGCCCCAATTGTTTTAGTCGTTGGTTTTATAGATTCATCTGTTTCAGTTCCAATTGTTTTAGTTGATGGTTTTATAGATTCATCTGTTTCAGTTCCAACTGTTTTAGTTGATGGTTTTATAGATTCATCTGTTTCAGTGCCAATTGTTGTAGTAGATGGGTCTTTAGGGTCTTCGTCATCTGAATCAAAGAAAAGAATATCTAATAAAGATACTTCGAGTGCGGCTCTTTGTTCTTTAGTTTTTCCTTCTTTATAAATAAAATCTTGAAAAGGTTCCATTAATGATTTACTTAAATATAAACCACTATTTTCACTTTTATAAAAATTTCCTGGGTCGTATCCATCTTTATCCATTTTAAATTTTTATAATTGCAAATATTTTTTTATACCGAAATAAAATTATTTAAATCAAAAATTGATTATTTCAAATAACTAAAATATATTTTTCGGAACAATTCATTTAGTTTATAATGAAATTTTTAAAGAAAGTGATTTATTCTGAAACTAAATATGATTGGCAAGATAAAATTCAACCTTTATTACAGAATGTAAAAAATCAATTCGATCATGGATTGGTAACGATTATGACAAGAACAGGAACAGGCAAATCTTTTATAGCTCCAAAAGGTATATTAAATGATAGTGAAAAATATAGGAAAACTTATGTTTATGTTCCGAATAACCAAAAAAATCTTATTGGTGAACATGAAAATGCTTTAGAAACCTTTTGTGAAAAAGAAAATATAGAATATGTAAAGAATATGAAAGAAAAATCCACTGAATATGAAATCAAACTTGAAAAAAAAATTTACAAATACGAAATTTTAAGCTTTGTTCATAATGGATCATCTATAAAGCAGATATTAGAGCATGATAACGATATATTGTATTTTGATGAAGAAGATGCGTATCAGACTCAATTTGGTTTTGTTCATGCGGGAAATAAATATCAACACTCACAATCAAAAATCGAGTTTATTTATAATTCGTTTAAAAAGGAAAAAGATGATGGAAACAATTTCTTCAGTAATATAATAAATTTATCAAATAAAAATAAAATTTTTTTCATGTCAGCGACATTAGATGATAATTTCATAAACGATTTATTTCCGTATACTTTGAAAATGAATATATTGAATATAGTAGTGAAGCATAAAAAGGAACATTTTCCAGAAATTCCTATTCATTATTTTTCAAAGAAAGAAGATGTTATGAAAAAAATCATTGAAACTTATAATTGCAATGAAAAAAGCTACATTTTTGTTTCAAATATTGAAAAATTAAAGAGTGTGTTTCAATATTTAACTGAAACTACTGAATCAGTTGATGAAAATGATATCTATTTTTGGCATTCTAAAAAAAAATGCAAATTTTCTTCAAGTAAAGCCAGGAATACCAAGATTTGTATTTTTATAAATAAAGGCACAACTGGTATGAACGATTTGGAATTAAAAAATATATTCATATTAAGAAATTTGAGTGCGAAATCAACATCTTCTAGAGATATGGAAAATAAGTATGTTTCAAATATATGTCTACAGATTATGGGGAGGATAAGAAGTAACGGTAATGTATATTGGTATGGTGAAAATATTGAGACAAATAAAAAAAATAATTCTAATCTGTTTGAATTAACTGAAACATTCTACAATCATGCTCTATCCGAAAAAATTGCTAGAAGACATCGTTTTGGGCTTGAAATAATAAAAAAAATGTATGATTATGATTTTCAAAATTATTTTATTAGACCTTTTATATTTGCGTATATCTGGCAAAAACATTGGGATTCTAAAACTAATAAAACAGATGAAAATTCCGTTTTATTTGCTATGAATAAATTTCAAAAAGAATGTGAGAATATGTATAATAAGATGAATAATTGCATAGGTGTTGATGAAAGAGATATAAATAATAATAGGATATTTAAATTTATAGATAAAGATTCAGGGTTGCAATTTCACTTTGCAGTAGAATATTTACAACTTGAAGATAAAATAATGGAATCTTATAAAGAAGTTATTAGTAAGTATTCACCTGAATATTCGATATTTTTTATGTAAAAAGTGTATTATTTTTAAACTTTTTTAAGTTTAAAAAAGATATAAGTAATTTTTAGGATAAAGATGGTGGTAGCTTGTAATTCTTTTTAGTTTTTATTTCAACAACTTTTTCATCTTCTTCGTCTTCATCATCTTCATCTTCATCTTCATCTTCATCATCTTCGTCTTCATCTTCTTCGTCATCTTCTTCGTCATCTTCATCGTCATCTTCATCGTCTTCTCCGTTATCAGTTGCTAGATCTTCCTCGTCAAGATCTTCGTCGTCAATGAAATTTTCTATTTGACCATACCCTAAAACATCGAATATTTTCCACATTTTATCTTCATTACTAGCCTTCTTTTTGAATTTAAATTCTATATTTTTTAAAACCCCGTCAAATTTTCTATGAAAAGAAGTGTGATTTAAATCAACTTTTGTCAATTCCTTTGCAGTTGTTGCTGAAATTAAATGATCTAGTTCTATATCAAAAACATTACAGTTTTCAATGATAGACCATTCAATACTTTCAATGTGATTTTTCAAATTTTTTAAATTATCTTCATTTCCTTCAACTCTGATGAAATAATACCAAGATTCATATTCTTCTGGGCTTGTTTCCATCAAAATTGCGTATTTACCGTCAGTTTTATGAGATGGTTCATAATCAAGTTTAATTTTTTGTTTTACTTCTTCAATGGTTGGCATTTTTTTATTTATTTTCTTGTGTCCTTAAGTTAAAATTTAATTTTCTTCATCATAATCTTCTTCATCTATGAATATCGGAGATTCATCACTTTTTTCTTCATCTTGATTTCCATCAAAAATTAGATTTAAATTACTTTGATTTTCCAAAGAAAATAGATTTACACTTGATTTTGTATAAGGATTTTCTCGACCACCATTTATAAAAGAATTGTATAATAGAATGTCATAGGGTATTATTTTTACTCTTCCTGCATGAATAGCAAGAAAATTACTATTTCTTAAAAATTCGACAATATATTGTTCCATGAAATATTGCAATACAGTGAAAACATCTTTACTAAATTTTGGGGTTTCAACGCTATTTTGTTTGAAAATGTTTCTGACGAGTTTTTCGAAAGGTGATTTTGAAAGGATAAGGCAATTACTTAATTTTTGCTGCTTTTTAATATTTTTAATAGCTAATGTTCCATATCTAAATCGATGAGTATTTTCATTGTTATCGTCACTTGTCTTTTTCTTTTTAATTTTGGTTTTTGTCTTATTAAGTAAAGATGCATGAATATAAGGAAGAACTCCTCCTCCTAGAAAAGACATGTTAAGTTTCACAAATAAATCATTCAATTCGATATCATTTCTTACGGAAAGTTCAAGGTCTCGAATAGTTATTCTAACATGTTTATTTTCTTTGCAACAGTTCACGCTTAAATCTAAAATTTCAAAACAAATATATTCCAAAACAGATGCTAGAAAAATAGGGGACAAACTACCGATCATGATATTAGAAGATCCGAAATCTCTTAAAAATTTTTCAACCAATGAAGGTGGGAATATTATACCGGCTTTATTTTGTCGTGAAGAATTTATATTTTTTTCATTATTTGAAATATTATCACAAGATTTTCTCCCTTCTTTAAAGGAATTTTCAAGAAGTTTTCCAGATAAAACAAGAGTAAGAGAATTTTCGACTTCTTTCAATGAAATCGTTTTCTTTTTTCCGGCCAAAGTTAGTTTTACTGTCAACATAGATATATGTTTAGTAATATGACAAAGAATACTATTCAATTGTTGTTTTGCATTATTTGTGATACCGTTAGAAGCGGATATTTGTTTTAATACTTTACTAATATAAGTTTCAAACATATGACTTTTTTTCTTTTTCACTACTTTATTAATAACATTCTTGTGTTCTTCCATTTTATTTTACAATCATATTTACTTTTAAATTATGTTTATTTTTATTGATTTAAAAGGTTGTGGAAATATTAAAAATGGAAAACATTGACAATATTTCAAAACCTTCGATAACCCGATTGGCTAGACAAGCCGGAATAAAAAGTTTGTCAGAAGATTGTTTCGAAACAGTTAGAAATTTAATAGATGATAAGTTGAATGAAGTTGTAAAAGCTATTATAGTAGTAAATTCGGAGCATCAAACAAAAACTGTGATGGTTAGTGATGTGTATAAAGCGCTTCAGATATTAAATTATAATGTTGCAGAGTCTTCATATTTGAATACAAAAAATAAGAGCTGATTTTTTTTTTAAAACTAAACTAAGTTTTAAAAATATATTATTTTATTCTTTAAAAACTTTCCTTCAAGTATTAAAAAATTATATTGAAGTAGTCAAGAATTAAAATTAACTTTATTTATACAATTATTAAGAATACCCAAAAGTTTGAGAAGGTTTTCCTCTTTTGTTATCATTTTTAGCACTTTCTATAGCAGCCTTTTTTAAATCTGCAACAGTCAATCCTTTAAGAGTTCCTCCTTGATGTTTAGCAGGAGGTTTAAAACTGGAATATTCTGAATTTTTATAAGTTTGTGCAATAGCATTTTTAGCTCTCTTATCTAGTACACTTTTAGGAGCAGGTGCATTTTGACCACCATTAGTTGATGCTTTTTTCAAAGATTCCTCTACATCCTTTACATTATCATCATAAGCCATTGTTCTCAATGCATCTAGACCAACAGGAGCATTAGGATCTGCATTAGGATTCATAGCCATTTGTACACCGAACTGACTTGCATTAGATGCATCAGCTGCATTTGCATATGATTGTCCAATTCCATTAGATGCATTCATGGCACCTTCAAGTAGAGAATTTAATGGATCTGCTGAAACTTGGAAGTTGGTGTTCTTATCAGGAATGATTGCCAAATCGCCTCTTACATAATCAGCTTGTCCTCTTCTACGACCACCAATTTTTGTTGATGTGAAACCAATAGTTCCTATAGTTCTATCATAAACATATTTATTATTTTCACCGGCACTAATGTCAGACATATCAGGAACAGGAAGACCAACTTGACCATCTAATTCATTATAAACAGGGATATTTTGGGATCCACTATCAAAATTTTTTAAATCTACATAATCAGATAATCCTGAATTATTTTCAAAATTATATCCTTCACTTGAACCACCAGCCATTGTTGAAAATCCTAGAGGAGATGGATCAAAATGTTCTAACTTCTTTTGAAATTGAGGAGGAGTATAAGATTCTGGATTGGTGGGAACTACTGGAAGAGGCATAGTAGTTGTAGCTGAGCTACCAGAACCACAAGAATAAGATTCAGATACCATAGGAATATTTCTACTTTCCCATCTTTCCATCTCCCATCTTCTTTGATCATCATAATCACAACCGTCTTCTTCCCCGTCATCATAATCACCTTCATAATCACCTTCATTCATTGTAGAGTATATTCCAAATATACCCAATAAAGCAATTGCAGATGCACCTAATATTACCATTGAATTGTTATCATTTTTAGTTGACATTTTTTATTTATACTATAGAAAGAAAAAAGAGAAAAAAATATAATAAAAAAACATTTTATTCTGAATATTTTTTTTATTTTCATAATTCTATGAATTTTTGTTCAATTGTATTATTATTTTCAATCAGTTTTTTTATTATATGTTCAAAATCGTAAAGATTGGTTGAATTTTTTCTTTTCATTATAATATCTTTTGAAATCAGTGGATCTATTATTTCATCTTTATGATATGACTTTAGAACATCTCGAATTTTATTTATTTTTGATATAGAAAGAAAATCATTTTCATCATATGAAATTAGTGTATCATTTATTGGTTCTGTGCTAAAATTATTTTCTCTTATATATTTTTTTGCAGTTGGTAATTTTCTTCTAATTTTTTTATAAAATTTCTTTTTTTCTATACACAAAAAACACATGTAATTTGATAAAATACAATTCAAACTATCTGGATCATCTCTAACAATTGTCTTTATCCTTTTTTCAAAATACTCATTTGAAATTTTATTTTTCAATAATAAATTGTAAAATAAGTCTTCATCACATTTCATCATAATGGATTTAAAATTTTTAGGACTTTTTTGAAATATGGGGTATTGATAAATATAAATGTTATTATTTATGTAATTAAATAAATCCATTGGGGTTTTGTTTTCAAGTTCATATTTGTCGCCATCTATTAGAATTGAATATTTTTTCTTATATAGAAGAAATGCCTTTAATTCTTTAGAATTTTTGAATTTTTCTTTCCGGAAATTATTATCTGATAGGAAGTTTGAAAGTTTTATCAAATTATGAAAATCCGCGGTTGATAAATGCTGATGACATATTATTTCATATATAGATGTTATCAATAATGATAGAATGTCCTGACTTGTACTAAATTTGAACATTTTTACATAACCATGATGACGCTTTTTTATACTGCAATAAGATTTTCCGTAATCTATTATTATAGGAACGATTTTTGTTTTCACATTAAAACATTTGTTATATTCAAATTTGTAATCAATACTAACTTCCTCATCTAATTTTTGTAGTAAAATATTCCAAGGCGTTAAATCATAATGAACAAAATTAAATTTATTTTGACTAACTTGCAAAGAAAGACATATCTGTATTAATATAAATAGGAAAGTTTTGAACTCGAAATGTGCACTTTTTATATAATCAAACAATGATATACTATTTTCAATGTATTCATTTATAATCTTTTTGTTTTCATATAAACCTATTGTAAAGGAAAAATTAGGTATTTCTTTTAAAATTTCGTTTACACAAAAAATTCCAATGAAAGCTTCGTGGATATTTTCTTTTTCTTTTTTGGAATCGATTGGATTTTTTTCACATAAATAAAAATTTCCAATTTTAAATTTTTCTATAATTATTGATCTACTTGAATATAGTAAGATTTTTTCAGATTCTGGAAGAATCCTTTTATAGTTATTTGCAAATAATATTTGAATTGCTTTTAAAAGTCCGTAAAATCTTTCTTCTTTGATTTCAATATCATTTAAATTCATCATTTTTCTTTTTTTTCTTTTTAATGATATTATATACGAGTCAATCATTCGATATTCATCGTAATTTAAAATATCTTTATACTTTATGTCAAAATAATAATACGATCCAATGTTTTTTTTTAAATTTAATAGTGTTTTTTGAAAATGATCCAATATAGCATTCTTATTCAAAAAATTATTGTAAAAATAAAAAGCATTTTCTGAAATCTTTCTACATTTATCATCATTATTTTTACACCATTGAATTTGTTCTATCAAATCCGATAAATCATTTTTTATTGGAACATAATGAACATATGGTTTTAGTTTTTCAGAATACCAAATTTTCCATTCAGATTCAACTATTAAAATAACCGATTTCAAACTTAATTCCAAAGATAATCTAAATGCTGACACATGGCCATCTATATGAATAATATATTTATATTCAGATTGTTCTTTAAGAGATAAGTAATTAGATAATCCGAAAGGTAAAGATTCAACGTCAATAGTTTGTAACTTTTTAGAATTCGATATTTTTCTAGCACGAACATTCCATTTTGTTATTCCAGCATCCAAATAGTTCAAATTATCTTTTTCATCTTTCAAATTCAATGATGACATGTAAGAAACCTTCAATCTCATATTATCTTCAATTAAAATACCCTTACCAGTCGAACTACCTCTAAATAATGCAATTGGTTTTTTATTTTCCCATTTGAAAATATCGATAGAATTTTCAACAGTGCTTCTAGAAGAAGAAGGAAACCATTTATTTTCTAATGATTGAACACGAGCCCAATCTTCATGTGTTGGAATTAAAATATCTTCAAATTTATCAGTTTTAGACATTGACAAAATAGGTGAATATTTTTCGTAGTTATGAGATTTCAAAGGTATATTTTCAGAATTCCACATATCAAAATAGGGCTCAACAGAGTCCGAAGTATGTAATGGAAAATCTCGTCTATTTATAAAAAATTCTATATCAGGAATACTCCTATTAGAACATAATTCTTCAATCATATTTTTTAATACACAAACATTTGTATCGCTTTCTTTTATAGGGTATTCATGTCTTATTAAATAATTATTCGCATACCAAGAATTAACGTTGGTATTTATATTTTTTGAATTATATTTCCTACCTTCAATTTTACATGCATATTCACATAATTCATATATATTACTTGAGTCGATATTTTCACTCCACTCATTTACGAAATTTGAGTTTGAAAAAGGAAGAAAAACTTTCAGTTGATTATTGACTATTTTTACAAATATACCTTTTTTAAATTTGTAGAACATATATTTAAAAGTGTTATTCACTGATGACCCATCTATATTACAATACTTATCCCAAATATCAAAAGTTTTATTACTATGATTATCAGACATAATACATTCATCAATATTATTTTTTGAAAATTTATAGTCTTCAAATTGTTCTTCATCTCCAGCAGTAAAATGAGTTTGACAAAAATGTTTATATCGAGGATTAGTTTGTTTTCTTTGTCTGAATTTGAAGGCTTCACAATCTTCTTTATTTTCAAAAAAATCAGGGTGTATTTGATATTCCGATGTCATTGTTTCAGTTATAATAATACGTAAATCTTTTAAACCTGAATAGAAAAAAATATTATATTTTTTTTCCTTTTATAAGATAAAAATGGGAAGCGGTGCATCAACAACTACTAAAAAACTTGTCAGTTCACATGAATCACATGAATCATCATATAAATCAGATCTAAATCCTATAGTAGGAGATTCTGAAGAAGAAGAAGCGCCTAAAAAACCTGAAGAACCTAAAAAACCTGAAGAAGCGCCTAAAAAACCTGAAGATATAAATGTTGAAGTGGAAAAAGATGGAAATGAGAAGAAATCTAATAAAAAGAAATCAACTAAAAAGTCTAATAAAAAGTCTAATAAAAAGAAATCAACTAAAAAGAAGTCTAATAAAAAAGAAAAAAAATAGTTTTTTTGATTTTAAAAAATTGATTTAAACACAAAAAATTACTTATAAAATTAAAAATGACAAGCGAAACTATTTCTAACGGAAATATTACCAATGAAGAAGAGTTCACTAGAGAAAATATTGAGAAGAACAAGCAAATTAAGATGGTTGATACTGATGCCGAAACTGGATTGTCTTTGTTTTCTTATATTCATTGTGATCCGACTGATAGCGATCTAATTAAAAGATGTAGAGGTGTTGTTTACAAGGATGATCAGCTTATTATGAAAGGCTTTCCATATACTTACGAATTCAGTGAAAAAGAGAATTTGCAACAAATAAAAGACAATATTAATTTTGAAACATGTTCTTTTTACGATTCACATGAGGGATCTGTTATTAGAATGTTTTATTTCGGCGGAAAATGGTACCTTTCTACAAATAGAAAATTTGATGCTTTTAAAAGTAAATGGGCTTCAAAAGATTCATTCGGATCATTTTTTTTGAAGAGCCTTCAAAATGAATTTGAAACAAATGAAAAACTAATTTCAAAAATTACAGATTATAATAAAGAAACCGATAAAGATGATGTCATTAAATTTTTCGCTGATCAGATCTTAGATCAAGATAAACAATATATGTTTTTATTGTTGAATAATAATGAAAATAGAATTGTCTGTAATGCTTCTGAAAATGCAAAGATTTTTCATGTTGGAACTTTTGTGAACGGAAATTTGTCTATGTCCGAAGATATTTACATTCCTTATCCTAAGAAACACAATTTTGAAAATCTAGATGAATTACTAGAATATGTTTTTAAGGTAGATTTTAAGCATTTACAAGGAGTAATTGTGTTTGCTCCAAATAATTTACAATTCAAAATTTTTAATATAGATTATCAATATCTTTATAATGCGAGGGGAAATGAGCCAAGCATAAAGTTTAGATATCTCCAGGTAAGAATGGACAAAGATTTGAATGAGTCATTGCATTATCTTTACCCAGAGTTTTCTAAACAATTTGAAGATTATGAGAATCACATTTATGAAATAGCTCAGGATATTACAAACGCCTATATAGATCGATTTATTAAGAGAAATTATGTTTCAGTTCCTATTGAGGAATTCAGCGTCATAAAAAAATGCCACGAATGGCATATTGACAATCGTCTTGAAAATAAAATTAGTATTAACAAAGTAATTGAAGTCTTGAATCAAGAACCGGCCACCAATATTAATAGAATGATCAAGCGAAAAATTATTGGATATTACAAGGATTCTGCTGGTAATAATGTAAATAATGTAAATGGGGTAAATAATTCAAATTCTTCAAATAAAATGAATCAACCTAGAGTGGTAAGAAAGAAACAATACGTATCTATTCTAACAAACAAGCCTATCGCAAATGTAGTGTAAGTTAACTAAAAAGCAAAGTGTGTGACTAAAAGTATAGTAAGTAAGTAAATATAGTTATTTTCATTTAAATTATTAAATGAAAATCAAATCATATAAAGTTTTTTTTGTTATTCTAAAAAATATAGAAAATCTCTAATATCTTTCACTGTTAGAAATTCACATAAAGGTAATACCAAGCCTGCTCGACACTCACCATTTGAAACATATTTGACTAATTCATTTTGAATTTTAAGAATCAGCTCAACATGAATATCATTCTGTAAAAATTGTTTATATTCATAATCAGAATCGTTATCATCATCATTTTGTTTTTCATTGTGATTGTCGTCTGCCTGTAAAATTTTGTTTTTCGACATTATTTTTGATTAGTATCTTATGTATCTTTAGATACATATTTAGAGGATGAATTATATATAACATTAATAAATAAATTAAAATTTTTTTCAGACTCGATATTTTTGTTATCATATTTTTCTTTAACCAAATTCATAGTAGTGTAGTACATTTGAATCAGTTCTTCTTCATAACATTCATACCATTTTTCAAAATGTCTATTAGAATTCAATATTTTTGGAGTCTTTTGTGGAATATAATTGAATATAACACATTTCTTCTTATCCTTAGACATTTTATTTAATAAAAAATACATATTTTTTTAAATTCACTTTATTTTTCAAATAATCTATAAAATTCCAATAACCATTCGGGTTCTTCCCTTTTTTTCCATGAAAACATTTTATATTTTTCAAATATGTAATAACATCTGTAAGCATCTACTGGATCCGCTTCTCTATAAGTATCTGGCATTGCTTGGGCTGGTGGAGTCATTCCTACATCTTGTATAGAAGGTAAATTTTTTTCTAATTCATAAATATAAGCTTGGCATTTATGAATTTTTCCATATCTATAAGTATATTCATAGCAAAGTTCTTTCGCCAATTCAATCAACCATTTATAATTTGAAATTGATTTTCTTGTCCAAATAGAACATGGATGGTTTTTATGGGTCAATTTATATGGCGGAATATATGCATAAGAATTATCTAGTTGCTTACATACGTGATGCACCGAACACAATATTTGTGTGCTTTCAAGTATCATTTTAACCACATGTTTGTCAACATGCATTATAGCACAAGTTTTTGGGTCCCAATGTAAAAAAAATATATTCATGTCACAGTTTGAAAAATAACATTTTTTTTTTATTTTTTTTCAATTTTTTTATATTATTTATTCTTAAATAAAAATGATATCATATTTGAAAGATAAAATTGAAAATTATAATTTATATATTGAAGGTCGTTTTAGCTATTGGTTTCTTATTTTACTTGGAATAGTTTTCATAGTAGTAGGATCCTTATTTAATCCAACAAGAACACATTCAAAATTTGTGAAATATGATCTCAAGGAAGACATCAATGATGGAAAAATTCGTGTAACAGTGACATTCGGTAATAAGCAAAAAAAATTTGATATAGATTCAGCATCAGCAAATGTAAATAATTACATAAATATAAATGAAAAGACTATAAAAATTGAATATGACCCAAACAATGAAGAAAATTTTGGTTATTTTTCTTACAAACCAATACCTTTATTATGGATTGTTATTGTTGTTGGGATAATAATGCTTATAGCGGGTTTTGTTTCTTTATTGATGGATGATGATCGATTTGATCCAATTGATTTAGGTTTTTTTGATTTTATGAATTTATGATTCAACCCATAAAAAAATTGATTTTTTTTATATTTTTTTTTAATATATAAAAAATAACATGAGTGACAAATTTGAAAAGAAAATATTGAGTGATAATGTAATTAATTTCTTCGGTAAGAAAGAAGAATATAAAAGTTTGAGTAACTTTTGGACTTGTGATGTCAACATAATTCATTATGATAGGTATTTGACATATGAAAGTGGTGAACATTGTTTTCATGGTGAAAAGTATAGGAGAATTGGAAATCTATCTAAAAATGAAGATAGGAAAAAACAATTATTGGAATATGCCAGCAAATTTATGAAACCATCTCCTTATAAAACGGCTAATGACGCAAAAAAAATGGGAGGAAAAAAGGGTCTTATATTAAGTGGTGAAGAATTAAAATTATGGAGTTCTATAAGTGTTGATATGCAAAGAGAAATTTGTGACTGGAAATTTGATCATTATGAAGAAGTTAGGAATGATTTAATAAAAAGTGGAACTAAAATTTTAGTTCACCCTGCTTTAAGATGTAGTGAGGAGAAATTAAAGGATAGATTATGGGAGGGTAAAGCTATTGTAAATAATGGAAAAGTTGAAATATTAGGAAGAAATTTATTGGGGAAAATATGGATGGAATTACGGTCGGTTATGGAAAGAAGACTTTATTTAAAAAATAAATGGGATGATTTCGATTCACGTTTAGGATATGCATAAATATAATTAAATATATATTACATCTTCATGATTAACATTTCTATTATTAATTACATATTCAAATGTCTCAACTAAATATGGATTTTTTTCATTCTTAATAGCTTCATCTAATATTTTTCTGAAATTAGAACCATCTGATGTATTATTATTCGACTTTTTTTGATTTTCTAATTGTTCTTCTATATGATCTTTCAAATTTCTAATTTCTTTTCTTTTCGATTTAAAAACTATTTTAACTCCTTCATCAGTAATTTCTTTATATTTCTTAGTTTTTTTCAATGTCTTAAATTCTTCATAAGAACCGGATATAGTAATTTTGAGTTTATCTTTGGTTTTTTCAACATTGAATGTTTCTAATTCTTCAATATCCATATAGAGTATTTTTTTTCTTGGTAAATCTACCTCTATTTCTTCTAATAAATATTCTTTTTCATTCTTATCAAACACAATATATGAAACTATATTTTTATCAGTCTCACCAAAACTAACTTGCATGCTTGACCCAGGATAATAAATATTATTGATAGTTTGGTTCTTATGGATATGACCAGATATCACATTCGGGTATTCTTGTGACCATCGATCACCATCAACTGAAATAATTGCCCCCATTTTGCATCCTTCAAATTCTTGATGACTGAAAATACATTTTGCTTCTTTCCATTCTTTTTCTTCTAATACAGAATTTAATGCTTCTTCAAATCGCCCAGGAAATACATATGGACATAAAACAAAATCATTTCCATTGATAGAAGTTTTAATTACTGTATCAACAATTGTAACATTTTCCCATTCTTTTAAAGCATTCAACCAATGATCTGGTGTTAAGAATACGGAATTATTTAACATATCATGATTACCCACAATAACGAATGTTCTTGCAATTTTACGCATTTTGTCAATGAATTCATATGCTTTATTTAAAGGAACACTATGAATCTTTTCATGTTGATCGAGCATGTCTCCTAATAAAACTATAAAATCAGGTTCCTTATTTTTGACAAGATTTTCTATTTTAACTATATATTCGTCGACTTCTGGAATATTGTTTATTTTAAAATGTTGATCTCCTATAACTATTGCTTTTGATGTCATGTGGTTTTTACAATTATAAAATTTTTATAAAATCAATTTATTATTTTATATATCAGAAAAAACATTTAGTTTTTTCAATTTATTTTTTTTAATATTATTAAATTATAACTAATAATAAAATGAACAGAACATATATTGATGATCTCCCTTTTTTAGAAGATGTTGTGTCAGCCGAACAGCAAATCATGAACGGTGGATTAAATATGATTCCATCATCTGAATCGGGAAAAATAAAAAGATTTATCAGAAATAATGAATATAATCTACCACCTGAAGCTGGAATGAATACTAAACAACAGCAAATGATGGAAGAACAGGAACTTGTCAAACAACAACAAATTTATGAAGAACAACAACGTCAACTTCAAATGCAAGAACAAGAGGATTTTCATCTACCTGTTTATGAAGAAAAAAGAAAACATAAAAAGAAGCAACAAAGATATGAAAGTGACTGTGATTTAAATTGCATAAGCGTTGCTGATCATGCAGCTAATTGCATAGTATGTTCCAAATTATACAACAACGATAAGACTCTATATCTGGCGATAATAGGAGTTTTGATCATCATTTCTATTATTTTGATGAAAAAAGTTGTAGAAAAATAAAAATGTTGTTGTAATATAAAAAAATGGGAAATACTCAAACGAAATCGAAAGAAGAAGAAGAACTTCTAAGTGCAACTCTGAATAGAATTTCAATTCAATTAAATGAAACAATTGATGATATTGTCGAAGAGAAAGAATGGAGAGAACTTATAATGAAAGCAAAAACAACTGCGTCCGCAATTGAAATTGAAGGTTTAAATATGGATGAACAAGTTGAACTCCAAATGTTAAAAGAAAGATCTAGAGAAGTGTTGAAGGAAATACAACGTGAAGGTTCAAAAATGGATATAAACAAACAAATGGTTCAAGAATTTCTTCAAGAAGAGATTGCATTTGAAAAAAAAATAAATGACAGAAAAAGAAAAATACATGATGAAAAAGGAGGAAATGAAGCAAAAAAACCAAAAATTGAACCAAAAATTACTGGCAGTGACAGTGGAAAACGTAAACCAAAAAGTAAACGTAAATCGAAAAGTGAACGTAAAAAATCTAAATCTAAATCGAAACGTAAAAATAAAAAAAACTTAAAGGATTAAATTTAATTTAAACAAATGTCTGATTCCACCGATTCTACAATAATAGTAGAAACGAATGTTGAAGAAAATATTAAATTAAATTTTGACACACTTGTATTATCTGGTGGATCAACTAAAGGTATCATAATTTTAGGAGCCCTTCAGTATTTAGCTGACAACTTTTATCTTTCAGAAATAAAAAATTTCATAGGAACATCTTCCGGTGCAATAATATGCTTTTTACTATCGATTGGGTATAGTCCAATTGAAATAATGGTGTATATATGCACTCATCAATTATTAGAAAAAATGCAACATTTTAACATAGTTGCAATGATAAACGGATGCGGTGCATCATCATTTAGTAATATTTATGAACAACTTGAAAAAATCACTATAGAAAAAATTGGATACATCCCAACATTTTCAGACCTTAAAAATAAATATAACGTGAATTTTATTTGTGCCACTTATAATATAACCGAAAATAAGACTGAATATTTATCATGTGAAAATAATCCTGATTTACCATGCTTAATTGCTTTAAGAATGTCATCCAATTTACCTTTGATTTTTGAAAATTTTAAATATGGAAGCAATTTTTATGTTGACGGCGGGGTATCTGATAATTTTGCGATTGATCTCGGGGATAAAATTGGTAAAAAAATTTTGGGATTATATATTGAAACAGATGATAAAAATAATTTTAAAAAAGAAAATGATATCAACATTATTGAATACATATATAGACTTATGTTTATACCTATTTCACAGAGCACAATGTTCAAAATAAATAATGCATCGAGTAAATGCAAAATTATAAAACTTCAAAATAATAAGACGAGATTTTTTGATTTTAATATAAATTCAGTTGAGAAATTAAATCTGTTTTCATCTGGATATCAGGAAATCAAAACAAATTTTTAATTTTTTTTTATTTAAGAATATAAATAAAAATGAAATCAAGAAAAAAGAAAAGTCCTTCTTCAAAAAAATCTTGTCCAAATTGTGGTAAAAAAATTTTCGATATCGCTGGTCACCAAAAAAGAAACAATAAATGTAATATTTTTAAAAAAAAATCAGCTTCTCCGCTTTCCCCTTCATCTTGGCCTTCCCTTTCACCGGTGAAAAGCTCTGTTTCAAGAAAAACAAAAAGTCCTGTTTCAAGACTGTTACGTAAAACCAAAAGTCCAGTGAAAAGCCCCGTTTCAAGAAAAAAAACATGTCCTATTTGCAATAAACAGGTTTTGAATTTGAAACAACACCAAAAATCTAAAACATGCATGAGAATCGCTGGTCTATCTCACAAAAGTCCGATTCGTAAAACCAAAAGTCCTATGAAAAGTCCAATTCGTAAAACCAAAAGTCCTATGAAAAGTCCAATTCGTAAAACCAAAAGCCCGATGAAAAGTCCAGTGCGTAAAACCAAAAGTCCTGTTTCACGAAAAAAAACATGTCAAATATGTAATAAACAAGTTCTGAATTTGAGACAACATCAAAAATCAGCAAAATGCAGAAGAGTTGCATTAACTAATGTCGCAGGTCCATTACGTAAAAGCAAAAGTCCGATACGTAAAATCAAAAGTCCAATACGTAAAAGCAAAAGTCCGATACGTAAAAGCAAAAGTCCAATACGTAAAAGCAAAAGTCCGATACGTAAAATCAAAAGTCCAGTGAAAAGTCCGATACGTAAAATCAAAAGTCCTCAAAGATTTGGAAATATTTTCAATAATGTCAGACCTAGATTAGCTCAACAAAATTTAGATGATTTTATTATACCTTATGATGAATCAAAATGTCAAGATGATTGTCCAATATGTTTAACTGAGAATGACGAGTCGGATAGCATCATTTTAAGAGATTGTCGTCACTGTTTTCACCTGGAATGTTTAAGACAATGGTGGAATCATTCAAGTAAATGTCCTTCTTGTAATAGAATTTATGGATTTCAAGTAGGAAACATGCCTATGGGAACTATGTCAGCAATTTTAGAAAGACCAATGCTTTCAGGTTCTAGACACAGCACTATAATTATAACATATAATTTTCCTGCTGGAGTAACTACGGCAAATCAACCAAATCCTGGAACACCTTACCCTTCAGATGTAAGAAATTGTTATTTAGAAGCAAGTCCTGAAGGTTATGAAGTGTTGGATCTTTTACGTAGATCATTTGAAAGAGGTCTAACATTTACTATAGGGGATTCATTGACAACCGGAAGAAGAAATGTAGTTGTTTGGAATGGTGTTCATCATAAAACAAGTGTTAGCGGCGGACCTGCTGGTTTTGGATTTCCTGATCCTGGATATTACGGAAGAGTTAAGGATGAACTAAGAGCAAAAGGTATTTTTTAAAAACAAATATGTATATATATTATTCAGTTTATAAGTTTTCAATATAGTTATTTTAATTTACATAAATTAAAATAAATTAAAATAAAAATTCACCTTAAAATAAAATGATGTCAATTGTTGCAAGTCAAATTTTATATCCAGAAATTGTAATTAGAAGCACAGTATCGATTGCTTCGAATTTGGTATATAGTGCATCGTATTTAAATTCTTTAATTAAACATGATACTCATTTACAAAATTTATTAAACTTGAATGATATAATTGAAGATATAGGCATAATAAAAAGTTTTATAGAAGAAAAACAAAAACAAAATACAAGTAAAACATTAGGTATATGTCTTGAAAATCTGGGTCAAATTTTGAAGGAATTGGAGCAAAATATTGATTCAGTTATATATAAAATTGAAAATCATAAACACTTATGGTTCAATTCTATTAGAAGTTATAATATAACAAATGAAAGCAAAAATATACCAATGTTATTAGAAAAAATGAACCATCGATTTGAAATAGTGATAAAAATTTCAAGTGTTATTTAATAACTAAAAAAAATATATTGTTTTATATAATAAATGGCTTATAAAACAAAGAAATCTCCGAAGACGTTAAAGAAGAAATCTCCAAAGAAAAAATCTCTGCTGATGGTGAAAATAAAATCTCCAAAGAAAAAATCTCCAAAGAAAAAATCTCTACTGATGGTAAAAATAAAATCTCCTCTAAAGAAATCTCAAAACAGTGAAATAGAAACAAACAATCTTAAAATACAAGAACTTCTGACATTAAAATTATTGAAACAAATTGAAAATCTTGAAAAGAAATTGAAATCTATTGAAAGAAAAAGCAAAAAAACTAAATATATTATTTTAACTGATAAGAATGAAAAAGAAGCATCAAGTGCACCAAGTGAAGCACCAAGTGAAGCACCAAGTGAAGCACCAAGTGATGCACCAAATGATGCGCCAAATGATGCGCCAAGTGATGCACAAAATGATAATCAAAATGAAGACTCTGAAATAAAAAGAAAAAAAGTTCCCGAATCGGCGCTAAAACCTCCAACACCTAATAAAAATCCTATCTATTCTCCAGGAGGAAAAACATATACTTCATCTCCAGGAGGGAAAAATTGGAGTTCACCACGAGGAACTGTAAGATATACGTCATCTCCAGGAGGAACTATGAGATCACCAGGAGGAACTATGAGATCACCATCAAAACCTTCTCCTACAAAATCACCATCACCTTCACCTAGGAAATAATTACTTTTCTTTCATTTTATTATATTTATCTGTTAAAAACACAAATGAATCGATCCACTTCCAGATTGTATCTTTATCTTCGTTATCTAAACGATTTGATCTCCAAATCGTTTGAAATTTTAAAACCTTATCCGGTTTCGAAGAAGAAACAGATAATCCATCAAAAAAATTATTTTCTTCTAAAAAGAATTCTTCATTTCGATCTTTGATTATTTTTCTTATCATTTGATCATTTTTATTTATCTGATAACTGACTGATTCAACAACATCTTTTATTATAACTTGATCGTTTAGAAAAATTCTGATCATTACTAGTTCACCTATATCTGGAAATTGGTCTATTAATTCGTCAAAAAAGGATATCAAGTTATTTTTAAACTCTTTTAAAACATGAATTTCGCTCATTTTTTTATATTAAAAACAAATCTTTAAGTGATTTATTCATCATATAAACGCCTTACCTGATGCTTAGTCATTTTCATTATATTTGATATATCAAATTTCAGATTAAGTAGATAATTTTCGTATTTATATTTACAATACGTATTAATCCACTCGCCATTATCAAAAATTATTTTAGGTTTATAATCAACTTTCAAATATTTGTTTTGAATAAGATCATCAATTCTTTCTTCGTAATCTGAACCATCACTGTTTATATCGAAATTATCATCATCAAAATAAGCCTTTTTTATATTACATTCCAAATTATACTCTTCAGTATCATCTTTAAATTCTATTTTAACTTGATTAATTATATAATAATCACAAACCATTCTTAATAGTCAAAATCATATCTTTAAATAAGTTCACCGAAACAACTAAAATTATTTTTAGAATACTTTATACCTGTTATTTTAACATTAGTAATATCATTTTCTTTTATTATAAAACCAGTCTTTTCATTTTCAAAATGTTTTTTCTCATGATCGAAGACTAAATTGTGTAAATAAGCTAGAGGTATAAGAACCTTAAATTTGCTTTTCACATCTATAAAAATTCCGCCACTGAATATCATACAAACTTTATCTGTGAAAATTTTATTTATTTCAGGTTTTAAAACCTCCGTATCAATTTCAACCTCGAATATAATTTCACAGTTATTACCAGAAATGTAATTATTAATTATTCTATTGATTTTTATTATTTCAATTATATACCCATTTTCTTTTGTGCATTCATTTTTTGTTGTTTCCTTTAAAAAATTAAATAATTGATATTTTAGTTTCTTACCCAAAAAACATGGGTTTATACACACACGTTTTTCAATTGTAACTATAGTTGTCATATTATTTCTGAAATTTCATTAATTTTCAAAAAAACTTTCAATTTTTTATTATATTGTTTTTAAATAAAAACATGGATTGTCCTGTGTGTTTAGAAGACAATGTTATTGAAACAAATATTCATTACATGGAATGTTCGCATTTCGTTTGTGATTATTGTTATGATAAACTTTTATCAAATTCCTGTCCATTATGTAGACAAGAGATAACATTGCCTTTTAACAGAGGGAAAACACTATATGATAATTTATCCAATGAAGATGCACTTTTTTTTGAAAACGATTTTGTAATTCCAATTATGAGAAAAAATCGTTCTGAAAATAAAAGAAATAAATTTATAAAAAAGAAAGAACGATTAGAACAAATTATCAACCAAATGAGTATATTAAAAAACAATTCATCTTTATTCAATATTCCTAATAAGAATAAAAGGTTTTATAACAAAACAAGTCGTTATACTGAATAATTTTTTATAACTTATAAAATAGTTATAAAAAATTCTTAAAATATTGGCACTGATTCTTCATCTGAAATTAAATATTTCTGAACATCGTTTTCACCTAGAAGCATCCCGCATATACTAAATGTGCTATCTACTGTCCCAATTATCATTCTATTACATTTACCCAATAAATACATTTCAACAACACCGCAAATTACATTATATTTATCATTATTAAATTTATTAGATGAAGTACTTCCACACAAGGTTTTTGGTGGATTATAAAAAACTAAATTTCTACCAAGATTACTTGCAAAACTAACATAGACTTCTGAATCGTCGGTTGCTAGAAATACACCTCTTTCAGAATTACACCATTTCTGACATTGAGAAATAAGTTTTTTAATTATAGCTTTCCAATTATAATTCACAAAACCACCATCTGTTTTTCTAATATGAATACCAATCATTTCTTTAAAAAAAACAGCAGAACATTTTTCGATTTCTGTTTGTAATTCGTTAACCGGTGATAGCCTTCTCATTTCATCAGCTATTTCTTTTCCGACATCATCTAAAATAAATTCCCCTTTTTTGTTTAAAGTTTTTTTGAAATTTAGAAAAACATCTGTGTTATCCTCTTCGCAGATTATAGGATATAATGCATAATTCACATAAATATTTCCCTCAATTTTTATATCTATAACCAAATCCAAGTTCAACCAATAATAAAAATCGTAAGTTTTAACATGTTCAATATCACTTTTTTCGTATACTAAATTTTCCGGCTTATTAAATAAATCTAGAAGGTTGCAATAGTCTCCAAAATATGTTAAACAACTTCTTTGAGGTGTATAAGTCCAAATCATGTTTACGGTTTTATTACATTTTCTAGCCAATCTTAACGCTGATATTAATGGGAGTAATCTATTACATAAACCATTGTATACAACTATCGTTAAATAAGACATTTTTTATAATATTTCATTTATCTCTTTATAACTGAAATTTTTATAACTGAAATTTTTATAACTGAATTTTTTTTATAACTGAATTTTTTTAAAAGTAATTTATAAGTTTTTATCATAATTATAAAATGTCATGTTTATTCGATAGCATAAGTTATTTTTTAAAAATTGAAAGTTCGAAAATAAGAGATCAAGTCTGTAATTATTTAGAAGCTAATAATACTATAATTGATGGCCTCGAAACAAAAATGGTGCTGAATATGGAAGATTCTAATTATATTAGTAAAATGAGATCAACAACAACATGGGGTGGCTCAAATGAAATTCTTGCCGCTTGTAATATATGGAAAATTAAGATAAATGTTTATTTACATAATAGCGGAAATAAAAAGATTGAATTCATTCCTTTGAATGGCTCTTATATAAAGATTGCTAACATTGTTTGGTTCGGAAACCATTATGAACCTTTGACAACAAATTAAAAATTTTAATACAAAATATTGTATTAAAAAATTATTTTACTTTTACTTTTACTTTTACTTTTATATTTTTTTTACTTTACAACCTTCTTAACAACAACCTTCTTAATAACCTTCTTAGGGATTGTCTTAATAGTTTCTTCAACCGGAACTTCAACATCTTCATCGTCGTCATCATCATCCTTCTTGTCATCATCATCTCCAACTAGACTTCCAATATCATCGTCGTCATCAGGAGCTGACTTTGAAAGAGTCATTGGAACTTTATTTCTAGTTTCATTACTGACCCTTGAATCAGATGTAGGTCGTTGCAATAATCTCTTATGTCCAAAATCAATTAAAGTAACTTGACATTCGTAAAGCTTGAATTGGACCGAAACCTTATTTCCAATAAATATAGATTCAACCTTTATTGCTGCTCTTGCGTAGCAATGCTTACCAAGAAGATCAAGTGCATTAACGCTTTCACCACTATCCTCATCGAAGAAAACAGTAATAATCTTCTCACCTTGCTTCTTAGATACAATTAGCTTTGCATAAAGCGTTGGAGCGGCTCCTTCAACCACCTTACCCTTGTCCTTCTTATAATAAAGCGGATTTAACTTCTTTAAATCGGCTGGCTCTAACTCATAGAGTTCAAGATCTTCTTTCTTTTCAAGAATAAACTTTCTAATATGATCTATAATTCCATTAAAACAATTAACGAAATCTTTTTGTTCTTGGGTTGGTCCATTTCTATCATGAAGAACTAGTGGCATTACTAGTCCATTCACCTTTCCAGTCTCTTGGTTAGTATTTTCACTTATTCCATAAGAATATACTTTACTAGTCGCCATTACTAGGTCTCCGACAGACCCGTCACTATTTACAGTTGTAATATTAATTCGCTTATAATTAATTGCAGGTTTACTATCAGGAATACTCCCGGGAATTGGTTCAGAGAACCTCATATTTTTAGTATCATAGCTAGAAGCATTTATTAGTTGTGTTGAGCTCATTTTGTATGAATTAGTTGTTTTATGAATATCTGTTTAACTTTAAATCATTTTTTCAAAAAAATCAATTTTTAATTTCTTATTTCAAATTCGTACTCAAAAATATCAGAGTCATCAGAATCATATTTTTTCGAAATTTCGTGGTTTTCTTCAAAAAGCATAATAGATCCATCTTTAATTTTCACATCTAAACCTTCGTTGAAATTTTCAGAATAAGCACATTTACATACATTCCCTACTTTTTTAACATAAAAAGTGTTCATTTTTATGAATTCAACAATTTCATTTGAATTTTCAGTCATATGAAAAATCATTATTACTGGAGTTGTTATAACACTAATTAAATCGTAAAATAATATCAAAATTTTATATGGAAATATTTTAATAAAATCATCTCGCACATCATATGTATGAAATTTATTTTTCCATTTAGCAGGTTTGTATTTAGTGCATCTTTGAATTTTTTTCATATATTTACTCGGCTTGTAAATCGTATCTTCAGGATTTTTTATCAAACTTCTAGAAAATGATGAAATTGCACCTATTACACCTGTGTAAAATAATAAAGATCTGTCGAAAATTTTTATGTACAAAAGTATATTTTCATCCATGAGTGAAAGTAATAAATTAAAACTAAAACATATACCACATAATATAGTTAGTGTTTTAGCAAAAATTTCAATTGTGGGATTAGGAAATTGTTTTAAGTACAAATTAGATAGTGGAATAGCTATATTTATCCTTTTTTCAAAAAAATGTTTTAATTCATTGTATTGCCGTATTTTCCATTTAGTCAATAAACTAAATCTACGAGAACTTACATTTTTCGAATTAGTATATATTTCCTGTATATTACTTATGAAAAAATAGAATAATAAATAGAAAAAAATAACAGGTGAGAATATTAAATTTAAAATTCCTAGTAAATAAAATTTGTTTTTTATATTGACAACATTTATATTTTCAACGTCATTAAATACAATCAATCTTATATTGAAATCCAACTGTTTTGTGTAATACTTGTTAGATACATTAAGAATACAATTGTGAATCATCGCGATATAATAATTTTCATTTTTCAAAATTTTATTGGTTATATCGTATGCAGAAATACCAGAATATCCTTCAATTTTTTGTATAACTAAAGACCATTTTATTGTTTGAAGTTCTTTATTCGAAATTTCAAGCTTATCTTCATAATATTTTTTTATGAAATACATTTGCTTCAATGATGAATATAATTCAATTATTTTATCTAAAGCCACCATAAATCCGCAAAATAAAAGTATAATAGTAACAAAATTAGGTAATGGTGATTTAATAAACAATCCTATATCACCACAATGATGATTTTCATTTCCACATAAAAGAAGTGATTCCCAATCCAAACACTCTAATATGAAAAACATGAACCAAATTCCCGAGAATATCAAAAAAATATCACAAACATTAGATGTTATTATATTTGTTATTCCTTTTTTATAAAAATACTTGTAAACATCCCTGTAAAAATTATCATCGTTTTTATACCTTTCTTTTTTTTCCACACCAAAAATATTCAATAAAGTGTTTTTTTTTGGATATTGTTCTAAAGAAGACGTTGATTCATTTATTAAACTTTCAACCATGAATTCTGATAGAGAATCAATATTACCATCATCATTAATATAAAAATCCATTTTATTATTATCAAAACATTTAATTTTTTAAACTATATAATTAGTTTAAAAAAAATAATTCAACTCATATTCTTTTGTATCTCAGATCTGATTAGACATACTTTCTTAGCTGATCTATCATCGATTAAAGATATTTCTTTTATTCTTTTCATAGACGACATCAAATTTTGGAACTTTTTCTTTACATTTTTCTTTTCATTTTGAATTTTATCGAGCTTTTCATAATAAATAAACAACTGTCTTTTGAAAGAGGACTTAATATTATTAATGTAAAACAGGCTAAAAATAAGATATAATCCAAAAATAAATGATAAAATGTTATGATAGTCTTCACTGTAAGTAGTATAAATATCTAATTCATATTTTGAATTTGAATCATATATTTCAAGCTGGTTCGAACTATTGTAGTATTCCGTAAAGTATTTTCTTAAATTTTCATAAATCATACTTCTTTAGTATATAAAAAATATTAAAATCAATTTTACATTTGTTTTTTACAATCATATATACGTTTTCTAGTCATAAAAATCTTCAATTTCTATTTCCTCTTCTTCCTCCTCTTCTTCTTCCTCTTCTTCCTCTTCTTCTTCTTCCTCTTCTTCTTCGACATCTTCTTCTTCTTCTTCCTCTTCCTCTTCCTCTTCCGCTTCCGCATCTAATTCTTCATTATCTTCTGCGAGATTATCTGGTATATTGTAAGGAAACTTATACTGATTACAAGTATTAATATCATCTTTTGTAAGTTTAGAAATACTTCCATCTGGATTTTGTTTACCATACATTTTCTTAGTTTTATTGTCATACACCAAAGACGACTTTTGGTGTTCATAATTTCCAAATTTATTTTTTTTGATTTCAATAACAGGTATTTTTTCAACCAACTTATTCACGACATTATTTAAGGTGGTAATTTTAGTTGGTGCAGAATTTTTATCTTTACTTTGAAATAATGCTGACTTGTTTTTTTCAGATTCAGATATTCTATGAGCTAAATCATTTTTAGAACCTGCTATTTTCAAACCCTTACCTTTACACATTTCAATTAATTCAGTTTTACTTAATTTTAATAAAGTGTTTTCTTCAGGTGTATTAGTAGCCGGTGAAGTTATTGAAACTTTATTAGTCCACATTTCTAAAATTTCTTTTTCATCGATATTGTATTTAGATGAAATATTTTTTAATAAAGAAGTAACCTCCTTATCAATTGTTTTTGTTAGACTTTCAAAACATGACATTTTTTATTTTATTCCCTTAAATAATCTTTTAAATATCAATTTTTATTTTTATCCAAGTGAGATGAAGTTATGAAGTCTTTTTTCTTCACCAGTGTATGGTAAATTATTAATAATCGAATTTTCACTTTTCAAGGAAGGGTTTTTATGAACAATACCATCTTCATTCAACATTGATTTTATAAATTTCTTGGAATATTGTTTCAATTTAACACTCCATTTCTTTAATTCTTCGTCAGTCCATAGTTCTTGAACTAATCCATAAATTTTAGGAATCGATTGAGTCTCTATTGATTCCAGATTATCTTCTTCCTTATCATTTTTTGAAAGTTGAAAACCAAAATATAGTCGATAATCTGTTTCATTTTCATTATCAGTTGAATAATCACATTCTTCTATATTTTTTGTATTATATAAAACAACATGTTTTGGAAAGATAATTTCTTTCAAATGGGTTTCATCTTGTTTATCAAGTCTTTTAAAATGAAAATATTGATTACCGGAATCATTCAAATTTACAAATCCCCTGAAAACTAAATCATCTTTCTTAAAATCATCAGAAAAATTACATTGATTATATTTAGATTTTTTTGTAATGCAACATAAACAATCAAACAACATTCTAAACTTCATTTTTGGGAAATATAATTTGAATTTACGTATAAAATCTTTATAAATATTCATCCTAATATTTCTTATTTCTTTATGATGAAAACTAGTTGGATGCTTACATAATGCGTTAAAAGCACTAAAATTCGTATCTTTTTCTGAATTATTTTTAAATTCTATTTGTTCTGAAAAATAACTATTCAACTGATTCCCTTTATTTCCTTTAAATATAGAATATCCATTTTCAAATAGTTTTATCATGTTATTTTTATTATTAATGATTTCTTTCTCATCAACGGGTTCTTCTTCTTTTTCTTCTACTTCTGGTTCTTCTTCTTTCACTTCTACTACTTTTTCTGGTTCTACTTTTTCTTCTGGTTCTTCTTCTTTTTCTTTTATTATTTCACCTTCTTCTTTTTCTTCTACTACTTTTTCTGGATATGGTTCCGATTCTTTTATTTTAGGAGAATATTCTGGATATGACGATAATATATTAGAAATGTATCTCACTTGTCCATCTGGATCTATTTCACCATCAACAAAATGAGATTCATTTATAAAAGATAAATTTTCTCCGTCATTAGAAGTTATTGATCCATCTAAAAATGGTTTAATGGTCTGTTCTGATGTTTTTAAAGTTTCAGTTTCATTCTTCGGTATATCAATGTAAATCATTTTTAAAATATTTAAACTTGTATTGAATTGTTTAAAAAAGTCTGATCTAACAGATTTTCCCATCGTTGTAGCCGATGATTTATTTCTAAAGAAACATTCTTTGTCTTCAATATATATTTTTTCTATAATTTTCTGTTTTTCCAGATTCGATGTCGTGTATTTTAAACTTTCTGGATAAAACTTAAAAATCGCACATAGAATCTTCAAAATATCTTTATTCTGAATAAATTCATTACATACACTGAAATTTTCGCAAAGATAGTCATTCACTCCTTCATTCACTCCAAATTTCTCAACATAACTATAATTAAAATCAAAAATATAAACTTTGAAAAAAGTCTTTATCTCATACTTTTGATCATTTATATAATAAATAAACGTCTGTAATGAATCCAATTTTTTTATAAAAACATTATCTGAATGCAAATCATTATGGGTCATATTACACAATGAAATCGCATAACAAACAACTGACAATTGAAACAAAACTTGCAAAATCACATCTTTGTTTTTAAAATATGTTTCCAAAAATTTAGTTAGACTTGTTATATCATTTTCAGCGTCAAAATATTTAGTGATAAGCAGAGTAAAATTCAAGTTTTCAATTGCATCTCTATTTTTAATAATTTCAATATTATCCGAATCATATTCATTTATTTTTAATTTTTTGTTGAAATTTATTAGTCCATCGATATTTCTTTTTAGAATGTAATCTAGTTTTTCTTTATCAAATAGTTGTCTCGATTTAGAATCATATGTATGTCCTGTTAAAATATTTAGTAATGTTCCATAATCGCATTCAATAACATCAATTAATGGGACAAAATGCTTACAAATTTTTAGTTTTTTCATAGGACCTATAATATCTTTGTAAATTCGTTTTTCATAATCTAAACTTTTACTTGATAAAAAGAAATTTTCCTTTTTGATTTCATCATCAAAAATCAAATTTGAACTATTATTATCAATATTTACAAAAATTTTCCCAAACATCTTCGCCTTGTTTAAAAATTCCAAAATCCAAGTTTCAGATGCCGTTGATCCTCCTTTCATTCCGGTTACATTTTTTATATCTTTTAAAATATTTTTATCGACTACGGAAGTTGCTGTTTCTGGTTGTTTCACTTTGGGTTTTTCAACAATATTTCTAATAGTAGAAGTATTATATTGAAAAAAATTACATCGATTTTTTATTATCGCATCGGATTTTATAGCTTTAGAATGATTTTTAATAATACCTATGAGATATATAACCACATCACTTTTAATATTAGATATCGTCTGTTTTCTTAAAAATTTATCTATCTCAGTTTTCATTCGATTTTGATCAAAATTTCCATCATTTTCATCATCCTCTTTGTCTTCATTATACATTTCATTTACGGCTTCCTCGAACTCGTCATTTAAATCATCATCAGTATCTTTATTTTTTTTTGTTTTTACACCGTATTCATCTTCATCATCTTCATTTTTAGATTTTTCAGTTGTTTTTAAAACAACCGCGCGTTCTTCTTCATCTTCTTCGTCATAATAATTACGAATCACGTTTACACCTTCTTCATATTCATCATAAAAATCATATTTTTTCGATTTTTCATTATTTTGTTCAATTGGTTGTTTAGTATAAGTATTCACATTTGTAATTATCCCAAAAACATTAACCAAATCTTCATTCTTGACTACACTCATCTGCGAAATTTCAAACAAGATATTTCCTAAAAGATTTTTTGTAGCTGAATCATTATTTTTAGAAATTTCTTTAATTAGTTCAGATGTATTTTTGAACTGAAATTTTTCTATATTCAAAGCTTTAAAATCCTTATAATATTTATTATATATTTTTTCTACACTTAAATATTCTGTTGAAAATTCGTTTATTTTTTTTAGAAGATTTATTACAGCTAAGCATATCGAATTATCTAATGGGTCATCTAATACTATGAACTGACTTTGTGATTCACTCAAAATTATTTGCACATTATAGATAATATTTTTTAGATCACTCTGTTTACTTTCGTTTCCAATTGATTTCCAAAGAAATATCAAATCACTATAAAATAATTCCCATATAGTCTTTTTAAAACTATTATCATCAACCATTTTATCATTTAATGGTTCAAACAATAATTTTAAATGATTTGAAATATATTCGGGCATTTTTTGATCATTTTTGTTTATATTTTCATCATGACCATAAAGTTTAATGTGAATATTTTTCACAAAATTTGAATCTATCTTTATATTTTCATTGAATTTCTTTTCTATAAAGAACAACATATTTGAAACCAATGTTGAAAAATTTTTAATTATATTCATAAACCATCTATTTAGAAATAAATCATTTTCTAAAAATTCATCCAAATTATAGTCGTCATTTTCATATTTTGAGATTATATTGTTTATATTAACAGAATTTTTACTGTGATAATTTAAATAACCAGATGTTAAACTTGAAATTAAAGAAATTTCATCTAGTTGAATAATATTCTTATCTTTGCCTAAATATAAAATATGATGTAAATCTAATGTATGTCGGTCCAAAACACCCGAGTAATTTTCAAATTTATATTTAGCATTTAATCCATTCAAACATAACATATTTATTTTCGCGATACGTTTATCATGGTTAAAAAATTCATTTTGTCCTATTTTTTCTTGAATATATTTATCAACATTAGAATACGTTTTTCCTTCTAAAAATAATGCTTCTTCTCCAAAAATAGATAAAATTGAATTGTTATCCGTGAAAAGAAAGTCTTTTTTTGATGGTTCCGTAATTTTGAGATTATTTAAAATTTCTTCATCGTTAACATAAGCTTCGGCGTTAAAATAATCATATGATTTTAAAACATCTTCTTTCAAAAATGTCTTATCTTTGATGTAAGAAGATATTTCATTTTTTAAAGGCGTGGGTAATACTTTTTTTTCATATAGAGAAAAAAGTATTTTTTCCAAATAGTCCTTTTTTAATAGCTTTAGTTCATCTTCTATATCAGATTTATTCACATTATTTATTTTTGCGAAATAATTCAAATACTTTTCAAATATAACTCCAGACAATTGTTTTTTTATTTTATCATTACTCTTTCTAATTGTTTTATGTAAAGAATATAAAACCATGCATGACGGATTTGTTTTCGATATAATAAGAACTTTCAATAAAGTTGAATCGTTTTCTATTTGTTTTTTGTATTCATCAACGTTTATTTCAATCGAATTTGAATCAAATTGTTTAATAAATCCATCGAATATTGGCTGCTTACTTTCATTAGTTTTATCATGCAATAAAGCCATTAGATCTATAATTTTTGAATAAGATTCCATGATTGTATCATTTAGTAAACAAAGTTTTATGTATTGCTTTAATAGATCAGTCTCTATAATTGTCATATGAAGTCTACGTCTAATTTCTTCAAAAACATATCCAAGAACATTTTTACTATCTGTGTAATCTAATGATTTAAGTTTTGGAATTAAAGATTCTTTCGTTCCAAAAAATAGATTGTTCTCATTGATATAAAATAATCTAGAATTTCCGGTTTCTAATAAATATTTTCTTTTTTCTTCATCATTGAATCGTTGCTCTAAACTTTTAATTAAAATATCTCTTACAAACGTGTCTTTAATACTAGATTCAAATTCTAAATATTTGTTTGAAATGTAATTATAAGGAATTTTTTTTAAAATATCTCTAAAATGTTTATTTTCTTCTGGTATTAAACTTGTATAAATATATTGACTTACATTATCCCATTCTTCGCCATCTATAAACATTTTGTAATTAAAATTATTACTTAGTAATCCAAATGGTAATTCTTCAGGATTGTATATTCTTATCGACATTTTTATTTACATACAACAAAGTTTTTTCTTAAAGTTTTGTTTTCATTTTCATTGAAATTTTTATCAGATAATTGCGATACTATATTTCTAACTCGTAATTTTATCCGATCTTCACGAATATTTTTCATATTAACAAATTATAAGAAAAAAATGTAATTTAAATAAAACATCTAATTTAAATAAAATACACAACTATGAGCGGACTTCTATTTTTATCAAATGAAGATTTTGTTCTATCAAAAGGAACAAAAGGTAATATATTATGCACCTCAATACCTGGGTTTTCTCTAATTTTATTTTATTCAACCCAATGTCCTCATTGTCAAAATCTACTTCCTATTTTTAAAAGACTTCCTGGATCAATCAATGGATGTCAATTTGGTATCATTAATGTCAGCACCAATAAAAATTGTATTCGTTTATCTAAAGATACCATCACTCCCATTACATACGTTCCACTAATAATATTTTATATTAATGGTAGACCATATCATAAGTATAATGGCCCCTCTATCGAGTCTGAAATAAGGCGTTATGTTTTTGAAGTTGCTCAAATGCTTCAAAAAAAGCAAAAATTCTCTTCTGAACAAGTCAAGGAAGAAGTTCGCGGTCATATACCAGCATTTACTATTGGAATACCAAAATGTGATGAGGATGTATGTTATTTAGAATTTCAAGAAGCTTATCATAAATAAGCCGTAATACCAAGTTAAATATTGATTTTTATATCTTTGAGGTATAAAATCTGGTTTTTGAAAGGGGGTGAAAACTATTCACCCCCTTTGATGATAAGCCCTTATAACGGGTAATAAGGTGTTTTTTTAACAAAAAAAATAAATAACACCTATTTAAAGAAATGATTTCTAATATAAAAATGGAATTAATAAAACAAATAGATAAAACAGTTTCTTTTAACGAACAAAATATTCGTATAATTGGCACATGTCAAGAACCATGGTTTGTAGCTAAGGATATTTGTAATATTTTAGAATTAAAAAATTTAACAGAAGCAATGAAAATGATTCCTGAAAAATGGAGGGGGTCAGAGAAACTTAACACCTTTGGAGGTGAGCAGATTATGACTATAATTAATGAAGCAGGATTATATAGACTTATTATGCGTTCAAATAAACCTATAGCTCAAAAATTCCAAGAAGTAGTTTGTGAAGAAATTCTACCTTCAATTAGAAAAACTGGTGAATTCAAATTGAAAGAAATGCTGGAAAGAAACAAAAAAGAAATAGAAGAAAAAGAGAAAGTAATAGAACTAAAAAATAAGAAAATCAAAAAGCTAAAAATCAAAGATAAAGAAAACATACAAAAAACGGAAACAATCGAGAAAGAACTCAATGAAAATAAGGCTAATCTAGTCGAAACAACAATTAAATTTCAAACGTTGAATAAAAATCATAACAAGATGTTACGTGCAAGAAAACGAGACTTGTATGATAGAGGAAGTGTATGTTATATAATATCTCATAAAAATTTCAATGTGAATGGTAAAATTTACTGGAAAATTGGAAAGGCAACTCAAAGTAAGAGTGAAAATACCCCGGCATTCACAAATCGATTAACTGGTTATAATACTAGTGCTCCGATTAATTACACAGTGCATTACTTGATTTATATTGATGATAATACATTGCTGGAAAAAAATATAAAATACAGATTCAGAGACCAAACAGTCGAGTCGAACAAAGAAGAATGGATAGAAGACTGCCCAATTGAACATATAATTTTCTTTTGTAGAAAAATTTGCGATAATATGAAAATGCCTTATAAGGAAAGAATAGTTGATGAATCACTTACAAGTATTTTAGAGAAATCCTTATGCAATGATGAAGATGAAAAAGAAACGGAAGATACTGAATCTGAAGAGAAAGAAAACGACTACAATGACTTTGAAATAGAAATTGAAGAAGATGATGAAAAATCTGAAGATTCTGACGATGAATCTGTGAAAGAAGAAAAATCCAACGAACTCAGTAAATATTCTCCATTACAAGAACTTCAAGGACAATGTCGAAAGCATAAACTTTCTGAACAAGGAACTCAATCGGAACTTTTTAATCGAATACAATACTTCATAGAAAATGGTGAAAGAATCGAATATAAAACTCTAAATGAACTAATAGAGATATGTAAAAATCATGGTTTAATTCATACTGGAAATAAGGACATTTTAGAAGAACGGATACGTCATTTTCAAAAAACTGGTGAAAAAGTTCGATACCTGGAAGTTGAAGAGGAAAAACAAGAAGAGAATCTGGTTTTGCAGTCGACTGCCAGCGAGGATGAAAAAGAAAGAATTATTAAAAGTTTACCAAATATGAAGTATACTGAAATGGTTTCGATTTGCTCTATTTACAAATTATTGCAAATAGGAAATATAGAAGTTTTAAGAGAAAGAATAATAAAGTATTTTGAGAACGGAGAAAAAGAAGGTGAAAAACGAATTGATGTATATCAATATGACAATAAAGGTAAATTGATAAAACATTTTAATTCAGTTATGGAAGCAAAGGAAAAATTAGATCTAAGCCATGCGCTTAAACATGCTTTAGATGAAAAATATACTCTAAATGGATTTATTTTTAGAAGTAAGCATGTTTTATTTACAGAAGAAGATATCAAAGAAATTAATAAGGTAAATAAAAAAACAAAAAGAAAACTTTCAAAGGAAGATCACGCAGAAATTAACAAGAAATTCTATGATGGAGGTGAAACAAGACAAAAACTCATGGAAGAATATTCAATATCGAAAACGCAAATGTGTCGAATATTAGGAAAAAGCAAATAGTTTTCACCCCCTTTGATGATAACTTAACACATTGACAAGAGGTTTTGATTTCTATTATTTAAAATAAAAAATGATAATCTAATTTTTATTTAAACAAAAAAATTAAATTAGAAATGAATAAATGCTCTGTAAAAGATTGTCCTTATAGCACAAAACAAAAAAGTCACTTAAAACGACATTTATGGGAGGTTCATGACATAGGCGAAGGAAAAATATTTAAATGCTCTGTAAAAGATTGTCCATTTACATCTAAAGGCGACTTAAAACGACATTTATGGGAGGTTCATGACATAGGCGAAGGAAAAATATTTAAATGCTCTGTAAAAGATTGTGCTTATAGTACAAAAAGAAAAAGTCACTTAAAACAACATTTATGGCAGGTTCATGACATAGGTGAAGGAAAAATATTTAAATGCTCTGTAAAAGATTGTCCATTTACATCTAAAAATAAAGGCGACTTAAAACGACATTTATGGCAGGTTCATGACATAGGCGAAGGAAAAATATTTAAATGCTCTGTAAAAGATTGTGCTTCTACATTTAAAAGAAAAAGTCACTTAAAACAACATTTATGGCAGGTTCATGACATAGGTGAAGGAAAAATATTTAAATGCTCTGTAAAAGATTGTCCTTATAGCACAAAAGATAAAGGTAACTTAAAACAACATTTATCTGGATTTCACGATATTGGAGAAAAACAATGCGAATATTGTTATTCTAATGTCAATTCTTTGACGTCTTTTACTGATCCTAAAACGAAAATCACAAATGATATATGTCGAAAATGCTATAAAACTAGTGCTGGATATTCTTCACGAATAGAAAAAGAAACTGTTGAATTTCTTAAAAAGAACGACAGAATTTCCCCATATATTGTTTTAGAAGATAAAATATTAAAAGGAAATAAATGTAATACTAAAAGAAGACCCGATTTACTACTTTCGTCATCATCAGAACATTATATGGTTGTTGAAATTGACGAAAATCAACATCAAGGATATGATAAAAGATGTGAAGAAGGACGAATGAACGAAATCTTAGATGAAATACCGGATGGTTATGTTTCTATTGTAAGATGGAATCCTCATAAATACAAGACCGAAGGAAAGCAGAAAAATAAGAAAGAACGAATGGAAATACTTTTCAATTTAATAATAAAAATAAGCGAAATGGGATTAAAAAATGATAAAGATTTAATTAGAGTATATTATTGTTTCTATGACAAGGATAATGAAATTATATGCAATAGTTGGAATAGAAAATTTATTTACGATCTTAAAGATATTTAGAAAAGAAGTTAAATCGATATTTATAGAATAGAAAGCATAAATAAAGTTTGAAAAATGAAAGATGAAATGATTTATATACTATTACTTGAGCATGACAAAATATACATTGGGAGAACATCAAATTTTGAGAGACGATATAATGAACATATAAACGGAAAAGGTTCTTGGTGGACTCAAAAACATAAACCGGTGAAAATATTAGATAAATACACATGTTTTAATTCGTTTGAGGAAGATACATTTGTTAAAATATATATGAGCGAATATGGTATAGAAAACGTTCGCGGTGGTTCTTATGTTCAAGATAAATTGGATGATAATCAAATTGAATTATTACAAAAAGAAATACGGTTCGCGAAAAATCAATGCGCAAATTGCGGAGAATCAGATCATTTTGTCAAAAATTGTAATGTAGATATATTTTATAAGTGTGATATATGCTTAAAAGAATTCAAAACTAAATTCGATTGTTCAGTTCATATAGAATCACACAATAAAATAAAAAAAAGAAAGAAATCATCCACATGTTGCAACATTTGTGTAATTTGTTGAAACAATAAAAATATAAAATATAAAGAAGAAAATAATTATATATATCCTATCAAATATATCCCGAAAAAATGTTTTTACCTAAATACGAGAAACAAAAAACTATCTTTGATTTATTCGGAAATACCAATAAATGCAAAAATCTATATAGGAATTTTTACGAATGTTTTTCATCTGATGAATGTTACAATAGTAAAAAATTGCTTGAATTATTACATGAGATCAAAAAAGAATGTTGAAATTTAATATATTTTCAAATAATAAATGAAAAAACATAAACAGAAAAAAAAACAAGATGGAGCCAGTGTATATCAGATTGGAGCTGCTTCTATTTTACGTTCTTATTCTAAGAAATTATGCTCTGAAAGAAAAAGAGAATTTTGTGATATTTATAAGGAATTATGTAGTATTGTTCATAGTGGAGATTTTGATGCCGATTATAGAAATTATTATAAGGATGAACAGCACAGATATGATGAAGCTGTTAATAAATATTTATTATATTCAGATAGAAAATTAGGTGTTTTGAAAAATGACGAAATTGAATTATTATTCCAAAGAAAATCACCAAGAAAATCACCAAGAAAATCACCAAGAAAATCACCCAGAAGATCACCCAGAAGATCACCCAGAAGATCACCCAGAAGATCACCAAGAAGATTTGAAACAGAAAGTGACGTTTCATCAAATTGGAGATTAAGAAGATAAACTTAAAGTGATTTTTATTTTTAATAAAAAAAATTGTATATTAAAAATAAATGAAAAGATCTATTAAACCAAAAACTACAATCGATGATATTTTTATTGATAGTCAAATAAAATCTTTATTAACCAACGAGAAAAATTTTAGACCAAATTTAAAAAATCAAGAAGGTAACACGGCTCTTATAATAACAACACATAAAGGAGATGTGAAAAAAATGAAGTTGTTTCTACAAAAAGAAAATCCCAATATTGTTGATAGGAATGGTGATTCCCCATTAATTATTGCTGTGAATAATAAAAACGAAAAAGCTGTAAAATTACTACTAAATCCTAAATATAAAGTGAATTTAGACCAAGTTCAAAAATATACTGGTTTCACTGCAATTTATTTTGCGACTATAGTTCCTTTTTTAGGACAAATTAAAGAATCTCAAATTAAAATTCTAAAAATGCTATTGGATTCTGGTGCTAATCCAAACATTAGATATGCTGATAGCAATAATAGTTCCCCTTTATTGACAGCCGTAAATCAAGAAAACTTATCTATAATAAAATGTTTATTAAATCCTAAATATAAAGTAGATTTATATTCATCTGATGAAGAAGCAATATCATCTCTTGGATATTCAATAATTTACAATAGACCTTTAATTGTAGAATTATTACTTAAAAAAGGTGTTGATCCAAACATAGGTTGTTTTGGAAGTGCTGATTCTAACAAATCAGCATTAGTTTACAGCATTAAAAACAATAATACCGAAATAATTAAATTATTATTAAAACATGGAGCAAATCCAACTGGGCAATTTTTTAGATTTGAAAATTATGATGACACTAAATCACCATTGAAAATGATTACAAATTTCAAAACACCTTTTGATGCTATAATAAATGATAATAATGATAATAAAGAAAGCAAAATTGAAAAAATTATATCGTATTTACAAATAGTATGCGGACAAGACATGAATATAAACAACTCAATCAACACATTTTTGAGAAATAAAGATTTTGAAAAAGAAAAATCCAGAGTAACGATAAATACTATTCTAACCAATTTAATTCAAGATTGTGAGATGCATAATAATTTATTATATAATCTTCACTTATTTGAAAAATCCAAAGAAAAAAACACAAAGAAAAGCTTTATGAAAACATTAAGGGCAAATATAATTGACAGCGATAGAATTATTCCTATGAATATTTTATCTTATTTAGATGGTGGTAAAAAGAGAAAGTCGAAAAGAATATATAAAAGAAAATATTAAGAAGAATATATATATTATTATACCAGTATTTGTATAATAATTTTATACCCATGATAGTCCTGGATTTTGTTCTCCGACATTATATGCTGGATTTGTAGAAACAACGCCAGATGAATTATAATTCGATAAAGTAGCCTGTTGTTGATTTTTAATTTCAATTTCTTTAGGATAACTAGCTTTTTGAATTTCGTAAGAAGAAAACCCATATTTTTCCTTTATTTGTTTATTATAATTTTCCAATGTTACATAATTATTTCTATTGAAGGACATTTTTATATTTAGAAAATATTTTTATTGTATTGATTTCACAACTAAATTAAGAAAAATATTATACTTATATCAAAGAATATATAATAATGAGAAAAAAACCATTTTATTTATTATATTTTTTTATTGCTATATATAAAATAATATGGGAAATTTACAATCAGAATTAACTATAACTAGAGATTTTTCACCTAATGAAATGAGATCTATTTATAAAAATACAAATTCAAAATTTGTTTATAATACAGTAAGCAATAATATTTTAAATAGTAATATGACTGGAAGTCCCGGACCATTTGGTTCAGGATCACAATTAGTTAATGTTCAGACATTTTTACCTACATCAGGTGTGGCTTTCCAAGTTGCATATGATTCTAGTATTCAATCTTTCCAAAATCAATTTGTAAAATCGGTGACAAGATATGAAATTATAAATAAAGATGGAACAAGTGGTGGATGGAGTTCTCCTTGGCTACAAAATCAATCTAATGGAACAACCATAAATGCATCTGGTAATGTTAATATGAGTGATGCATCTTCACTTTGTATCGGAACAACTTGTGTTTCTCAAACTGATTTAAATAACATTATACTTACATCTAACGCAAATAAAAATTTTGCTGGATTACCATATACTACTGCTGGGACTGGCGGTAAAGGTATTTGTAATATAGGATACGCCGGAACTGTTTCATATTCATCTGGAAGAATTTCTGGATGTGATATTTGTCCAAGTGGATATTATTCAGCGAATGTGGGGCAAACAACTTGCACACCTTGTCCAGGAGGATATATTTGTCCAAATATAGGTATGACCGGTTTTGGTAATATTTGTCCAAGTGGAACTTATTGTCCAACTGGAAGTTTTGAACAGAAACCTTGTCCATCCGGATTTTTTTGCCCAACTAGCGGAATCGCAGATTACTCAAAAAATGTTTGTTATAGTGGATATTATTGTCCTCAAGGAAGTATTACAGGATCTGCTTATATTTGCCCTTCTGGATATTACTGTCCACCTGCAACACCATCGGGAACCAGTAATATTTGTCCATCTGGATCTTTCTGTCCAGCTGGATCTTCTTCTGGAACTACAAATAGTTGCCCATCTGGATATTTCTGTCCACCTGGAACAACTTTGGGAACTACTAATATTTGCCCACCTGGATATTTCTGTCCACCTGGAACAACTTTGGGAACTAATAATATTTGCCCATCCGGTTATTTTTGTCCTGTAGGAAGTAACTCGGGAACTAGTAATATATGCCCACAAGCATATTTTTGTCCTTCTGGAAGCAACTTGGGAACTAGTAATATATGCCCGCAGGGATATTTCTGTCCAAGTGGAACTACAGCTGGAACAAATAATATTTGCCCATCCGGTTATTATTGCCCAACTGGAACTAGTACAGGAACTAGTAATATCTGTCCATCTGGTTATTATTGCCCTGTTGGAAGTATTACATATACATCAACAAATTCATGTCCAGTTGGTAAATATTCAAGTGTTTTAGGCGCACAGAGTGCATCAACTTGTTTAAATTGTGGTCTTGGATCATATTCAGATACTATATCATCTTTTAATTGTAAATTATGTTCTGCCGGAACTTACAATGATGTTTCTGGAAGCACTGGTTGCAAAAATTGCCCTGCTGGTTATTATTGCACTCAAGGAACAACATCCGGTAATGCAAATTTATGTCCAGCTGGTTATTACTGCCAAACTGGAACTACTGGGTCCAATATTAATCAGTGTCCAGTCAGTTATTATTGTCCAACTGGAACAACTTCACCTAATATCAATCAATGTCCTATTGGTTATTATTGCCCCCCTGGAACAACCGGAGCAAATGCAAACAGATGTCTACCTGGATATTATTGTTCAACTGGAACAGGTCTATTGTCTGCTTCAAATCAATGTCCTGTTGGTTATTTCTGTCCTACTGGAACAACTGGACCAAATGTGAATCGATGTCCATCTGGTTTTTACTGTGCAGTGGGATCAAGTTCATCAATAGTTTGTGATAACGGAACAACACAACCTGCTGTTGGTCAAGGTTCGTGTATAACTTGCGCGGCAGGGAAATATTCAACTTCAACTACTTCCGGTTGTTCAGATTGTGTAGCAGGAAATGCTTGTCCCGGAGGAAATCTAATTACCCAATGTTCTCCAGGATCTTATTGTCCACCTTCTTCTGGTAATCCAGTAGCATGTGCTTCTAATACAACTCAATCTTTATATGGTCAAAGTTCTTGTTTAACTTGCCCGGCTGGACAATATTCAACTTCCGCGACTTCAGGTTGTTTACAATGTCCTGCTGGATTTTCTTGTAGTGGAGGAACTAATAAGACTCAATGTTTAGCTGGAACTTATTCTTCTGCAGGAGCTAGTTCTTGTTCAACTTGTCCAGCAGGAAAGTATTCTTCCGCAGGATCTAGTTCTTGCACTTCTTGTTCAGCGGGAACATATTCATCAGCTGGAGCTAGTTCTTGCACAAATTGTTCAGCGGGAACATATTCATCAGCTGGGGCTGGTTCTTGCACAACTTGTGGAGCCGGAACATATTCTTATTCGGGAGCAGGTTCTTGTACTACTTGTCCTGGTGCTTTTGGTGGAAATTGTCCAGCTGGAAGTACAAATCCTAATTTCAGTGACGGAGGTATTACTTGTTCAAGTGATAATGTCGCTCAAACTGACTGTTGGCTTGGTTCAGGATACAAATGTTGTAGCTCAAGTTTAATGGTATCAGGTTGTTGTCCAGCTTATCGTTCGAGTGTTACTAAAGTGTGGTAAAAGTTTTTATTTTCACTTTTAACAACTAACTTAAAGACCTGATAACTAAAATAAAATTTAATGTGTGGTATAACAGTTTATATTTCTAAAAGTAATTATGAAAATGATGAAATTCAGAACGTTTCTCATCGTGGCCCTGATAATACTAATATTCTAAAATTCAAATTCTCTAAATATTTTGTAAACTGTGTTTTTCATAGACTAGCAATTATCGACTTATCTCACGGTAATCAACCTTTTGAATATAAAGATGATTCGGGAAGAAATGTTATTCTTTTGTGCAACGGAGAGATTTATAATTATTTAGATATTATCAAAAATTATAATCTTGGAACTAAATCTGATTGTCATGTGATTTTAGATTTATATTTGTTAAAAGGTATTGAACATACTGTAAAAGAACTTGACGGCGAATTTGCTTTTGTGCTTTTGGATTATAACTCCGATGATATGAAAATATATTATTGTAGAGATCGTTTCGGTATAAGACCTTTATTTAGTTTTATAGATGAAAGCGGTTTTTATTTTAGCTCAGAATTAAAAGGATTACCTTTCAATGGTTTGGGTTATCAAGTTGAACCCAGAACTGTTTTTTCTTTCAATATTAACAATGAAAAAAATAGTATCCATAGCGATTATTTCAATTATTATGAAATAGGAAATAATAATTCGATGTTATTAATAGACAATGTGTATCATCAAATTAGACTTTCGTTGATAAAAAGTGTAAAAGATCGTCTACAATCAGAAAGAGATATTGGAGCTTTACTAAGCGGTGGGTTAGATTCTTCTTTGGTTTGTGCAATAGCCGCTAGAATTCTTAAAGATGAAGGAAAGAGATTAAAAACTTTCAGTATAGGTATCGAGGAATCTTCACCAGATATTCAGAATGCCAGAAAAGTGGCAGAGTTTATAAATTCAGAACATCATGAAATTATAATTCCAATTGAAGAATGGTTAGAATGTTTAAAAGTAATACCAAAAATAATTGAAAGTTATGATATTACAACTGTTAGAGCTACAACAGGGCAATTTTTGATAGCGAAGTGGATCAAAGAAAATACCAACGTGAAAGTTTTATTAGTAGGTGATGGAAGTGATGAAATAGCAGCCGGATATCGTTATTTTGGAAATGCTCCGTCAAGTATTGAAAGTCATGAAGAATGTGTTCGACTACTATCAAATATACATTATTATGATGTTTTAAGATGTGATCGGGGTATAAGTTCTTTTGGATTAGAATGTCGTGTGCCATTCTTGTGTCATCATTTTGTTGATCTTTATCTTTCAATAAATCCAGATAAAAGACGTTTTGTAAATGGTTGTAATATAGAAAAGGAACTAATCAGAAAAAGTTTTGAAAATGAAAATATTCTACCAAGAGAAATTTTATTTAGACCCAAAGAAGCATTTTCAGATGGAATCAGTAATGTCAAGAAATCTTTTTTTGAATATATAACAGATTTTGTATCTAATAATGATAGTAATATTGGAAATTTTCCAACGAAAGAAGCCAAATTTTACTATGATATTTTTATGGAATCTTATCCAAATAATGACGAATTTAATGGGTATTGGTTACCTAAATGGTCCGGTGAAATGATGGAGCCTAGTGCGAGATGTCTCCCGAATTATTAAAAGTTTTATATTATAAAAATAATATAAAATATAATATAAAATATATAAGTTTCTATTTTACTTCTTTATTGATTTCTTTTTCTTTGATGATTTTCTCTTATTCTTCTTTGATTTCTTCTTCGATTTCTTCTTTCTTTTTCTTCCATCTTCTAATTCTTCGTGTAATATTTCATCCATAATATTATGGTGCATTTTATCATGTGAATGATGCTTTCTTATTTTCCACTCTGATATACTTGGAATCATTGTTTTATTATCAATGTTTATCAAAGACACTTTCCCTCCTCCAAACATATGTTTAACAATTTTCCATCTATTTGTATACATTTTATATCTTTCAATCCCATCAGACCAATCAGTAATTTCATAAAAATCATTATTATTTGAAATCATTTTTGGTTTATATTCCCTTTCAAAAGAGTATGGGGTGAAATCGTCATGCACATAATAATCTCTATTGTCATTATGTTTTTTTGCAATTCTAATACCGCCTCCACCGCCTCCATAGTTATTAGGAGGATAACCACCAATTCCTTGATTAGGAGGATAACCACCTCCACCTCCATAATTATTAGGAGGATAACCACCTCCACCTCCATAATTATTAGGAGGATAACCACCTCCACCTCCATAATTATTAGGAGGATAACCACCTCCACCTCCATAATTATTAGGAGGATAACCACCTCCACCATAGTTATTAGGAATATAACCTCCTCCACCATATTGAGGATTCATTCCTCCTTGATTTGGATAACCACCAAATACTGATCCCATGGGATAAAAACCATTTTGTGATTTATTTCGATTTAACATTTTTTTATTTATTGTATTTTTTTATTTTTTAATTTTTTCATGAAGTAGTCAAATTTACCAATTGTTCTCTAAATGTAATATTGTTGTATTTTAAATTTATTATTTCAGCTGCAGGATTCGAAATAACATTATATTTGTGATGATTCTGTGTCCCATCTTCATTTGCCCAAAATTCTTGAGATTTTGCATTCGTTATATTTGAAATATCACAAAGCACGAATGCTTCCGTAAGTTTTTGTGTATTTATATCTTTAATAACGTTCCCATTAACATCCTTAAATTTAAACATTTTTCTAGAAGAATCTACACATGCATATACAAGATTACCATTTTCATCTTTTAGAATTTTTTGAAAAGCAAAATTTGCGAGACCTTTCTGACCATCAAGTATATCATCAGTTGTAAATTCTCTTTCTATAATACCTTTTATTCTTTCTGTGTCGCTTAGATTTAAATTTCCAATTATATTGTTTGTGTTATTAGTATTATTATTAGTATTAGTTCTCGGTTGAAGAGCAATTTTTTTTATAGTATTATGTTCATCTTTATACAACTTATCTTTTATTTCCAATTCTTTTCGTAATCCACAGATTTCTAATTCATTTTTTAGTTTTTCATTTTCTTTTTCTAGTTTTTCTATTTTTCTTTCATATTCTTTTTCTATTTCTTCTATTTTTCTTTTATTTTCTTTTTCTATTTCATCTATTTCTTTTTCAGAATCTTTTATTTTCTTTTTTTTGCAACATAATAAATGTATTTTTAAATTTTGTTCTGAAAAAATTTTATTACAAAAGACACATTCATTTAATTTTATTTCATTGAGTTGACGACCTTCTTTTTCCTGAACAGATAAACATTTTTTATTTGTTTTTTGATGATTAGTTAAATTTGATTTATTACTAAGAGTTTTTTTGCAAAATTCGCATTCCATTTTTTATATTATAAAATATATCTTTAAATAATTTAATTTTTTGAATAATGATTATTAATTTTTTAATTATTAAAATCGTCATTTTTATCTGAAATTATTATTTTTTCAATTTAATTATTGAAAAAATAACAATCTCGGGTTGACGTAAAGTTAAATATTAAACTGTTTTTGCAACTTATATGTCGATAAATGTGTTATTAAAGGTTGAATACATGCTATACAGTAAAAAAGTGTGTTTTTTTGAAAAAAAATTGTGTGTGTGTAGACGATTTTTATAAAATTATTTTTGATATCTGAAAACTTTAAAAAAAGAAGAAAAAAGAAGAAAAAAGAAGAAAAAATAGTTTTTGATAGCCTGTAATCATGGTTATATAATATCTAAAAAATGCATATATAAATATGTGAAAAAGACGATCAAAAAAAACGAAAAAACATGTTGAAATCGATTCAAAAACGATACAAAATGTATCAAAAACGAACATTTTTCACCCGACGGATCTCAACGACGATTTTTTCTGATAAAACGATTTTGAAACACGAATTTAAGATACCAAATGATAAAATAAATATAGATTGGAATACGGTTGAAATAACGATCTTCAAAAACGAAAAAACATGTTGAAATCGATTCAAAAATGATACGTTTCATATCTAAAATGAACATTTTTTTTATCTGAACATCATCAACGACGATTTTTTCTGATAAAACGTTTTTGAAACACGAATTTATAGTTAATTTTGTATTTTTTATAGCGACCTATAAAAAATGCTTTCCTAAGACATGATTATTTTGGACTGGATTTACGCAGATATAATAAAGTCGTTTATAAACTTTCTAATTGCATTTCTAAAAATAGAATTGTTTTCAAATATTAGATAAGTTTCTTGTATAGCTGAATCGGAATCGTCTTGATAGTGTTTAATTATATCAAACAATATGTATTCTTTTTTGATTTGCAATAGTTTAGATTCCTTATCTGAACAATCATCGTTCAATTTCAAATCAATAACAACATCTTTGCCTTCAAGAACCTTTTGGAATTTATCAATAATTTCTGTCTGGATATTTTCATATATGAATGGAAATGTAATGAAATTACTGTTATTTATGTAGAATTTTAGATATACAATTTTAGATGTCAATGAAACTTTAGTAATTTCAAAGCTGGTTATTGGAATATATGTCATGATTTTTATATATATAATTCTTATTCTTAAAATGATATATAAAACTTTACTTTGAAAAAAATGATTTTTTTTCCATTTTTTCACAATAATTTTCAAACTATTATGTCAGGTCAAAATTGCAGACGAGGTATTTTGAAATGCAAGATTCGTGGTCACAATCATGAATCTAATAACATTGGGGTATTTTTCGGTTGCCCTGAAGATGTCTGTGACGTTTTTCAATCAGTTCGTATGTTTGATCAAGCGAAGTATATCCAAATGTACAAAGAATTGACTTCGGAAAATATAATTAATTTCATGACTGAAATATTGAATGATAGTCACATTGATTATGAATCACGCCCACCATTATATTTATTTGTTTTAATAAATATATTGAATACAAATCATGGTCAAAATTTACTTAAAAAAAGTGCAGAATTTTATATGGTTGTGAAGAAAAAACTTTTTGACATGAATAAACTTCCTGAAAATCACCCTTATTATGTTCTAAAGAAAGTAATTAAAACAGAATTGGAAGTCGAAATTTTCTATGAGCGTTTATCACATTTTTATGATTGTTGTAAAGGAGGAAAATCATTCTTTTCAGAATTCTCCGAAAACGTTGTTGACTCAGATAACATTTTTTCAGAAGTAGCACAATTTTTATAATAAATACAATTATATTTGTTATATTTTTTTTCTATATTTTATATTTGATTTTTTATATTTGATTTTTTATATATTTGATTTTTTATATAAAATAAAATGAATACTAACATATTTGGTGAACCATTAAAACTATGCGGTCAAGATCCTTTAACTGGATATAATAGAACCGGATTTTGCAGTTTATCAAATGAAGATGTAGGAACTCACATTGTTTGCGCCATAGTTGACGATAAATTTTTGAAATTCACTCTTTCAAAAGGTAATGATTTGATTACACCTTTCAATGGATTTCCTGGTTTGAAAGCAGGTGATAGATGGTGTTTATGTGTTTCAAGGTGGTTAGAAGCTTATAAAAATGGATCAGCGCCTTTATTAGATTTAGAAGCAACTTCTCAGAATGCTTTAAAATATGCAGATATGAGTTTATTCAAAAAATATGATTATAAAAATAAAATAGGTGTCTAAAATTATAAAACTAGATTTTAGTTTTATAAACGAATAGTCTTTTATGAGTTTATCTAATTATTATTCAGTTCAGCAACGTTATTTTCTTGTTTAAAATTTTCTATATTTTTCTTAAATCTTATACAACCTTCACAGTATGCACAATCTTCTAAACAACTTTCACAATTAGCTTTTTGAAAAACGGCTTTTTCGATTGAATTTATAGCCCACATTTTGAAAACTCCTATAGGTAAGTCCTCTTCTAACGTAGGATGAATATCCAACTTATATAATATAGAATACAAGTGAGATAACGCATCGATAAGTTCTTCACGATAATGAAAAGAATAATCATCATACCATAAGTATTCTTTAATAAGTTTGCTAGTACATTCAAAAATAGAGTCTGAAAACATTTTGATTTATCTATTTTTTTCAGTAAAAAATATTATTTTTCAATTTTCATTTTTCATGAAGAAGATTTTCGTTTTTCCTTATGACAAGTAGTACATTTATTATCTTTTCCATCTTTATTTGATTTGTTATTCCAAAAGTTGTCTATCGATAATTCTTTTAAACATTGGTTGCAATTTTTAAAAGATGGTGCAACTTTTGGTACTAATCTCTTGTTTTTCGCATAATCGCTACAACATTTTTTACACCAGATTTTATGACCATCTGGTGAATCTTTTTTTAAATCGAATTCTGTAATTTCTTTAGTAATTTCACAAATATGACATTTCTTATTTTCGGGAATTACTATATCAGCTGTTTCATATTTTTCTTTTCTTTTTTCATACATAACCATAGTGCAATCTTTACATTCAGCAACTTTTCCATCTATAGACCCTATTCTATTGTAAAATTCTGAAATGTCTTTAATAGTATCACACTGAGTGCATTTCTTTTCTTCGAGTTGCATTTTTTTATCTATTTTTCTTTCTTTGTAAGATTCTCTTCTACAACTTTTACAACATCCATCTAGTCCATCTTTTCTTTTAGGACTTTTTGCAAAATTAGATTTCTCCATATAATTTTCACATTTATAACATCTTTTAAGGTCATTATCAAGAATATTTCTTTTCATTTCTTCGTCTAATTCTTTTTCATGTTCTACATTATATGCATCTTCTTCATCATCATTTTCATCTTCTATATTATATGCATCTTCTTCTTTACTTTCATTTTCGATGTCTTCTTCACTTTCATTATCTTCTTCTTTACTTTTTTCTTTTTCATGAAAGGTTTCATCGTCATCTTTATCAAAATCTTCCCAAGTATCATCGTCATATACTTTTTCTTTTTTTAAATATTCATTTAGCTGTTCGTATTTAATATCTTTTTTCTTTTCGTATCGTTTATCGATCATTTCAAAAAAACTAACTACTTCGTCAACTTGTTCAATAAAAGTTTGTAAAGTAAAGACATTATCTGTTCTAAACCATTCTCTTCCATTCCTTTTTCTAAATTTTTTCAATGTGAAATGAACAATCTTTTCTATTTTAATTGGATCTGGTAATGAAAAATATCTTGTGTATTGAACAACTGGTTCATAAGGAAATTCGGTTTGAAATCCTTTAATTCTTTCATTTAAATCTGAAGCAAATCCAATTTTTTTCTCTAAAGGTAATTCCTTATATCCTATAATGTATATTAAACCGCCTTTAGCATATGTTTCAATATCTATTCGTTTTTCTAAAATATGTTCATATCTTGCTTTTAAATTTTTTCTAATATATGTTTCTTCTTTCAAAAGATGTTCTTTTTCTAGAATAACTGTATCTTTTATTTGTAATTGTTTTCTTAGTTCATTTGTTTCTTCATTTACAGTTTCTTGTAAAAGTTCTTCTAATTTAATATAATAATCATGAACTTCGTCAGCTTTCTTAGTTCCAGATTTAAGACAAAACTTTTTAAACGCATTTACATTCAGCATAATTTTTTCTTTATTGTGTCCTCCTCTATTTTCGACTTCATTTTCGACGTCATTTTTTGCTACCGCAAGTTCGGTAGCAAAAATATTAACCTTGTAATCAACGTCTTCAATAAAATGTTTATTTAAGACTGTTTTACCATGTTCTTTTCTTGAAAATCCTAACCATTTCCATACATTATCGAAATCGATAACAAAGTCTTTTTTCGGATCATAATTCAAAGAACAGTAAAAACTTGCTACAAATAATTGTTGTTGGTTATCATTGAAATTTTCTTTTATTTTATTTAGTAATTTACTTTCATAATCTTTTGATAATCTTGTAATAGAATTCTTTTCAATTAGGTTTACTATGTCTAGAGTATTTTGCATTTGTTTTATATCATATCATCATTTCTTTAGATCGTGTTTAAAATAGCACGAATTTATGTAATTATGAGATTTTGTCACTTCATGCGCACAAATTTATAAAACTAAAATCTAGTTTTATAAAATAATTATATTAATTTAAGCAGAAACTACTTGTGCATCTGGCTTAATGAAATGGTTCTTCAAGCAGGTTTGAACTCTGAAGTATGTTAGAGGCTCCTTCTCCTTCTTTACGTCATACTTAAGGAGCTTTGTTAGCTTATCATCAGCCAAAATCTGGCGACGATCGGCCGGATTCTGTAACTCATGCTCCTTAATATAATTACATAGGAACTTGGTTACCTCAACTCGCGACCTGGGTAAACCAGCGTCCCATCCGGTAAACTTCGCCATCTCCTTTGAGATCTTTACAGGCTTCAAGAATCCAGAGTTGTTATTGGTGTTGGTTCGAGTAGTAGTTCTCTTTTGCTTAATAATTCTAGAAGATTGATTCTTGAGAACCTTGAGCTTCTTATTCAAAGTTCTAAGAAACTTGACACCCTTAGTCTTATTCTCACTCTCTCTAAGATTTTCTACCTCGTCTTCAATACTCTTAATTAGATCATCAAAATACTTAATAACTGAATCCTTAGTTGGGGCAACTCGCTTCTTCTTTCCATCTACGTCCACTTCTCCGTCAACTACATCGTCAACTACATCGTCAGATACATCTTCGGATGCGGGTACAGAAACTACGGCTGGCTTCTTTGAAGCTACAACTGAAGTCTTTACATTAGTCTTGGTCTTAATATCCTTCTTGTCTGAAACTTTGTTCGATTGGTTTGTCATTTTTTATATTAAACGCCCTGTCTTTAAACCAGTTTTATTAAAATTATTTTTTTAAATTGGATTTATAATTAACGACTTAAACAAAAAATTTTGAAGAAATTACCACCAAAAAAATGATTTTTATTAGAAAAAATGTTTGAAAAATCACAATACATCAAGATATAAGAAAAATGAACATCTTTTTCTTACATTTTGATCCTAAGCAATGTGCACAAATGCATTTAGATAAACATGTAGTTAAAATGATAACTGAACATAATCAAATTTTATGTTCAGTTCATCATATCTGTAAACAAGAAAATCCCGAATACAAATATGTTCCGCCATATAAATTATGTCATAAAAACCATCCATGTAATAAGTGGGCTAGATTATCATTATCGAATTACAAATATTTGATAAGACTTAATAAAGAGTTATGTGCTGAATATACATACAGATACGGTAAAATTCACAAAGGTCAATATGTCACAGAGGAATTAGAAAAAAATCTCCCAGAAATTCAAGATTTGGGATTTACTGAACCAGCACAAGCAATGCCTGAAACTTATAAAGAAAAAAACACGGTTGATGCTTATAGAAGTTATTATATATTCGAGAAACACCATATATTTTCGTGGAAAAAAAGAGGTGAACCAGATTGGTTATTAGAATTTTATAAAATATTTGAATAAATATATTATTTGGATGATTATTATTATTTAGCTCTATATTTTGTAAATCACATCCATCTATATTTTCAACTTTTTTATTTTCTTATTTAGAAAATAAAATGAACGATGATATTGAAAATCTTTTAAATAAATGGTATTCTGCAAAACAAGAACTATCTCAACTTGAAAAAAAGATCGAAAAATACAAGGTTCTTGCCGAAAATCTAATGAATAAACAAAACACTGATGAAATCACCTCTGATAATTATACATTGAAAAGAAAAGAACTCAATAGAACTACAATCGGAAAAAAAGATTTACCTGAAGATATTTGGGAAAGGTATTCGAAGGAATTATTTTATAACGCATTTTACATATCAAAAAAAGGTGAAGAAAAAAAACTTCGTAAATCTGTAAAAAAAAGTCCTAAAAAAGTGAAAAACTTATAAGAAGACGAGATCTAAAAATGATTATATGAGAATGATATGCATTTACTATAATTGAAAAGGTTATAATTTTTTGTAAATAAAAAAATTGTAAATAAAAAAAAATTTTGTAAATAAAAAATAATGTCAGACACATATGATGATGAAGAAGAAGGTTCAATGCATTCCGATTCGTTAGGTTCAATGCATTCCGATCCGTTGGGTTCAATAACATCCGCTAGGGAAATGACGCAATCACTTCCATTACCACTCTACGATTCAGAATCTTTAGGATCAATAAGTACTGCCGCCGAATTCGAATATGAATCCGAAGATGAATCAGAAGAATATATTCCAGATTATAATGAGTCTATTTCACTTTTAGAATGGTTTATTGATCGTTCCAAAAATGGATTTATTACAAAAAACAAAATACATGAGGTTGACACTGCAATGAATGATATTTATGGTAATACCGGTGAAAAATTCGCCACTTTTGAACAATGGGAAAAATTTGATGGTAAGATACGTATGTCATTTACTTTAAATGACATGATGATTTATACTAAAAATCCAGAAATGTTAACAGTAGAGGAATCTTCTAAATTGCATAAAAGGTATCAAGATTTAATTAAAGATAAAGAAATAACATTTTTAAAAGGTGTAAAAAAAGAAATATTAATCGATTATAATAAAGCTTATGAACAAAATAAGACTGGTCATTTTCTCCGAAGCCGAAAGAAAGATGATACTCCTCAACCACCAAGGTATAATCTCCGAAAGCGTGCCGCTGACAGTGATGATACTACTAAAGACAGTAAGAGGATAAAAAAAGAAAAAAAAGAAAAAGATGGAAGATCTGTCAAAAAACGAAGCAAAAAGAGTAGAATCAAAAAACGAAGCAAAAAGAGTAGAATCAAAAAGCGAAGCAAAAAGCGAAGCAAAAAGATTATAGAGTTAAAAAAATCTATAAAAAAAAGACTAATACGATCATTAAGAAAGAATAAATAGATATTTACACTTTAGAAATGGTAATGAATAAATAAAATATATATAATATTTAAGAGAAGGGTTTATATTGAATTATATATAAAATGATGATGTTTTTTTCTAATAATAAAATTGTTCCAATAGTTGAAAAAAATATAATAAAAATTTCTTATAATGATGAAAAATGTTTTTATTGCAATTCCAATGATATGATTATAAATGGAGTCAAAAACAACTTATCTTATTGCAAAAGATGTGATAAATATTTGTTATTGTTTGAGTGTATTAGTAAAGATAAGTATAAAAATATAATTGGAGATAGATTGTTAGATGATATAAAGAAAACAAATTTCGAAGGATTTATAAAATCGTCAAATATATAAAAAATCTAAATCCATTTATTTAATTACGTCCATACTTGCTTCGCTGTTGTTATGCATTTAAGTTCCGAATACGACGAGTTCGTGAATAGTGCTCTTGATAGAAGAGTATAGATAGACACTGCATTAGTCTAATCTGATCGGATGATTCAACGATTCCAAGTTCGAGTGAGTTATTTAATATAGCCAAAGACTTGACATTTACAAAGCGCTCAAAGGACGCCTTGTTGTAATGTAGTATATACTTCGGTAAATTCAACCGACTAATTATCAAGTCGCCCATACTACTACTACTTTGCCTATTCATCTCTCTGATTATATCAGCAGTCTTGTGACTGTTAAACAGCAAGATATAATTGGTTATGCTTTCAGGTAAAAGTGACATGGTTGAATAGTTACCTATTTTTAAATATAAAAATCAATTTTTAGTACAAAAATATATAAATTTTATTTACATTTTTCAGTAAATAAAATTTCATCCTAATAAATTAATACACTGTTGTCTTTGCTTTTTCAAAACTTTTTTAACATAGAATCCATGACATAATATAAATAAAATATTTAAAAAATGACATATCAAATTAGCTTGTTCAAAATAATTATTTTCATAAACAATTAAATCATGAACATACACCATTTCTGCTATCAAGAAAATTAAAGTGAATATTGAAAATATAAAAAAATGTCGCAATACAGTTATAGAGAATATCTTACATGCATAATAAGCCGTGGCTAAGTAAAAACATATTTCTAAGACAATTAAAAAAATAAAATAACCGAAATCTATCATATCTATTTTATAAAATTATATTAACTACAAAAATCAATTTTCAATTTTTTTTACTTTGAATTCTTCTCCATTTCTATTCTATTCGCAATTTCCGAACTATTTTTCCATCTTTTTATAAAGTCTTCAACGCTCACCTTTTCTATAATCTCCTTATATTCTTCGTATACTTCGTTCAAGAACTGATTGATGCAAACAGGTAAAGTCTTCTTCTCTCGTCTTTCGAAATACTTCGATAGATAAACCAAAAACTCTTCCTTTATTGGATACTTCTTGTTCTTGCAAATATAAGAACCAAATATCTTGTTTGTTGAAAAGAGCTCTCCTTCACCATAAATTTCTCTCGCCTTTTCCATCCACTTTTTACGTCCACCATCAACATAGTAAAAAGGTCGACAAGTGGCTTCACATATATAAACTTTACTATAAGGCATATCATCTTTATATTTCCAATTTGCTGATCCAATTTTGACGCCTATTGGTTTGGAATTGATATTATAAGGAATATCGGACTCAGACTTATTCTTATTACAAATTTTGTTCAGATAAAGAATGTCTTCTCGAGGTATAAATTCGAATATCCCAGGTAACTTCTTCTTAACAACTTTTATTTGTTCTTCCGTTGGAATTCCATCAATAAAAACGAATCGTCCATTACTTAGCTGAATGAAATTATGACCACTAGCATCAGATATATTCTCTATTTCCTCTCTATCGCCTTTCTTCTTTTGATTCAGTATAAATCTTAAACACTTTAATCGATTCATATACTCCTCAATTCCTTCAGGTGCAAATAATCCTACTATACTGAATAGATAAAGAATATCCGATGCATAAGAAAGGTGAAGTCGGATTGGTTCTTGTTTTGTGTCATCAGCAACTTTTGACGCTGACAATATGGACCAAAGAGCAACTTTCAAAGGCACACGATAAGTTGGGTAGGTTGGTAATCCAGACAAACACATATAAGTTGTACTTTTTTCGAGTCGATAAATCATTTGCTCTTTTATGTTTGGTAGATAGTCATCTAGATGTGGAATAAGACCATTCTTGACCATTAGGTAAATGACAGAAAACCAAAGATCGATATTTCCGAGACACTTTCCATTTGTAAGAGATTTTCTCAACACAGAATTGCTAAATTTAACATGACTCTCATGAGAACCAAGACAAATCCCTCCTATAATTTCCTCTTTCGTCAATGGGCTTTGATCAGAGATTCCATGCTCAATAAGTTCCTTGTATGCTTCAATACTGATTACGTTGTCCATCATTCCCTTAATATAACTAAGAACTTCTGGGTTATTTGAAGCACTCAAAGGACAGTTGGTAAGTGATTCTTTTAAATCTTTGTTATCTTTTATATAATTGAATAAAGAATCTTTGTTTCTAACGAGAATCATCATATTACAAGAATTATCCAATAGAATAGGGCATTCAGAGACAATACTACTCTCAGTGGTCTCAACAAGTTCTATGATTTGAGGTGGTTCAGGTGGTGTTACAATCGCCTTAATTTCTCTATTAATATTATTGCGATCGAAACTATTTATCAAAGCACCGGAACACCAAGAAATATACTTATCTATGGTTTTTTCCCAAATACTCGATGAACCATAATAGTATAAATTCCAAACACGAGCCAGATTCTCAAGATTGAGATTAGAAACAAGATCGGATATTTCAGAAATTCCACCAACATTGTCACTTTTGTTTTTTATAATTCTTTTCTTGAGTTTAACCAAATTATCCTTTATTTGGGAATTACCAGAAGTTCCCATATTAATTGAAGCGAGTAAAATGTCAAGTTCAGGAACAATAGCCATGAATTCATATTCGGCTGAGATAGACCCAATTTTGTCTAAAATAGCAAAACTTTCTTGCGTAACATCAATTGTATCTTGTTTCAAAGTCCCATTTGGGTTATAGATCTCAATAACATGTGGACTATTTCTCGTAAATGCACAGGATATGCTTTCCTCGATATTACAACCAGTTCCAATAAGATAAACTAGAACTTTCTCGAATTTCCATTCCTTGAGTTTCTCTGAACATCTTTGAACAATATTTCGTGAAATTTGACCATCACTAATTAAGATCAGTTTACGATGAAATTTTTTCTTTATAATGTAGTCAACCAAACCCTCTGGGTTAGTGCCGCCAAAACCTGTTTTTTTTTTATTTATCCATTCAAGTTCATTTTTTGTAATTTCTTTAATAGAGTCATCCCATCTTGTTCTAGTAACATTTTTACCCTCGAGGACAGTTCTCTCAATTTCCTGAGTTTTCTCATGATAAAAAGAAATGTTCTCAGAGTTTCCTTTGCAACGACAAAGGGATTTAGTAAAGCAAAAACAAGACACAGAAATTCCAGTAGAACCAGAACAGTCGTATCCAAGTAGGTATTCGTTGACGCTTTCAATCGTTTGTTTTTCAATGCTCTTCATCTAAGTTTGATAGTGAAAAATATTAGAAAAAAAATCGAAAAAAATCAATTTTTTCAGATATATTTTCGTTTGTTATTTTTTTTACAAAAATATATCTGTAAAGAATAAAATGGAAGGTCTAAATGATTTATTCAAGAATTTAGAAATAAACCCGAATGAAAAAATGGACGTGGAAGAAACAGAAGTATACGACGAAAAAATGGATGTGGAAGAAACAGAAGTATACGACGAAAAAACAATAATAACCAAATTAATAAATCTAAATAAACGAATAGAGAAACTCAAAATGGAAAAAATCAAAATACCATTAGATGATTTTAGTTTTTATATGAAAAAAGTTGGTGAAATAAATAATGTAATATTTTTACATGATAATAATATAGATGAATTTTTACAGAAATTCTTAGTTTCATTGGAAATAAATTCGGATAAAAACCGTCTTCGAATAAAAAAATTAACAGACTATATAACAAAAAGAGAAGAAGACAAAAAACAAATTGAAGAACAACGACTATTATCAGAATCTAGAAAGAATAAGGCTAGAGAAGAAAGAGAAGAAGGAGGATCTAGAAAGAAGTTTAGAAGAGATGGACGAAAATCAAAAAAGTCAAAAAGAAAAAAGAAGTCAAAAAGAATGAAGTCGGCGAGGAGAAAAAAGTCGCCAAGAAAAAAGAGTAGACAATATTAATCGTAATCGAATTTAAAAATAAAACCATTAATAATAAAAGAATGAACAAATTTGGATTTAATATAGAAGATGATCTTTTCGCAGAAGATTTAAAATTTACTAATAATCCTAAAATTCATATTCGTATTCAAAAAAGAAATGGTAAAAAAAGCATTACACTCGTATCTGGATTACCATCTACTTTAGATTTAAAAACAACTTTAAAATTTTTTAAAAAATCACTAAATTGTAATGGATGTATTATAGAAGATGAAGAAAATGGAAAAATTTTACAGGTTCAAGGTGATCATAGAAATAGTATAAAAATTTATATTTTAGATAATAATATAAGTTTAAAAGAGGATATAATAATGCACTGAATTTACATAAAATTGTTAAACATTTCTACTATTGAATTCATCTGATTATTGTATTTATATATTTTATTTTTTATTTCATATTTTTCATTTAATAACATTTCACTTTTTTCACCTCTTTTATCTTGTTGAATGATTTTATTTATTTCTAATACTTTTAATAAATTTTCTTTTAGTTTGTCGCATATGTAAACAACTTTTGATTCAATACTTTCTTCAGACTCATCTAATATATCAAAGTTAAATCCATGCATCACAATCTTTTTGAAGGAATATTCCGGATCGCTTAGTTGTCTTGTTAATAAAGTCAACTTAGGAGGTGATATAATATTTATTTCTTCTTCATCATCATCATATTCATAATGTGGAGAAAGTATTTCTTTTATTATTTCCTCTTTTCTTTTATTTTCTAACATCATTTTTTTATAAACATCACTCCTATTTTGTATACTTTTTAAATTATGATATGATTTTAAAGGAAAGTTTAATAATTGTGGTTGATCTAAACTTTCAACTTGTCTTATAGTAAATCTCCCAATCTTTTTTGGCGATTTCATCTTTTTAGGGACTTGTCTTATAGTAAATCTTCCAATCTTTTTTGGTGATTTCATCTTTTTAGGGACTTGTCTTATAGTAAATCTTCCAATCTTTTTAGGTGATTTCATTTTTTTAGGTGATTTAGGTGATTTGGTATTTTTACTGACTTGTCTTATAGTAAATCTTCCATTCTTTTTAGGTGATTTCATTTTTATTAAACTCGAAGAAAAAAATGAAAAAATAGTTTTTATTTTATAATATAAAAATATTATATAATATAAGTTGTATTTATTGGTTTAATTTATTACTTAAAATCTTAATCCTAAACAATCGTCTTAATCTTCATCTTAAACATCAAGGCATATTGAGTGGTGATAAGAAAACTCGAATGGATTGTCATATCTTTCAGCGCATGCATGACAAACTTTATGTTCACGTCTACTTACCTTATAAACTTCACATTCAGTGCAATATCGACCGCACTGAACAATGAAGATTGGTCTTCTTAAAAACGAACCTTCTTTAAATTCAGCTATATATTTACAGCTATCATGACATCTTGGGTGACAGTAGACCTGTGTTAGTTCATTAATAACTTTTTTGTAATTATGAATTGGATCACAGTATACCTTTTTAAGTTGATTCATAACTTGGTTATAATTATAACTTGGTGGAAGAGTGTTATTGCAAAAGATTTCAGTTATTCTAATAAACATTTCAGGCTTTTTGTGTTGATTTTTTAATATTTTTTTTCAAAAAAAATCAATTTTTATATACTTGTTTTTTTTAATTTATTTTTTGACAGTGATACTGGTTTTAATTCCACAAGCATTGAGTTCCATTAAAAGTAATTTGGAAGCGTAGGGGAGATTAGCTTTAGAAATTTTATTTGTATCACACACTTTACATTCTGTTTGCGTTGATGCGATATTACCGCATAAATCACATATATACACTTGATACGGATCCGATTTTTCAAACAATCTTTCCTTTAAAAATCGAGACACTCCGTGGGCTATCATGCAATCTCTTTCCATTTCACCAAATCTTAACCTTGATACCAGGTTCATCTAAACATTTCCTTTTAGAATCATTACCTTTACAAATTCAATATCAACATTTATTGTCGTAAAATATTGATAACTACATTGCAACACCTTCTCAGGTGGGAGTAGAATAAATCTTAAGCTATCATTAGGACTTAACTATCCTTCAAGCCCACTTCCATATATTCGTTGCACCTTCTCCATATCCTGTAATAATGGACTTAGGAGCTTGGCTCAGGATTATCTCACATCTCTAACTTTTTACTCTGATAGTAATTAGCTATCACCCTTATAATGTTTCCAAAATAAGTTAGTATTAGAGACTTAAACTAGATTTCCCCTGAATTTGAAAGTGTCGCCCGTTACGACGCGGACTAGCAGTATTTTTACATACCACTGAGGCATAAAATTTTTACCTCCATCCCTATAATAAGTAAATAAAGTTAGTTACAAGTTAAATAAAAATAATTTCGAAATAAATAAAAACATACCTGCTTCTTCCTTCACGTTGGAACCATTACTTTCGTAATGGACTAGACTGTATCTTAAGCAGATTCAAGTTGATTAGACTATCATTATCTACCGACACCCGTGGCATACTAAATATAAGTATACACTCGGTCGTTGAGGGAGTATCATATCCTAATCATATCGGACTTAGATACTTTACCCGCGGATTGCCCAATCTCTAACTTTATTACCATTGGATACGGTTATTAACCGTGTTCCCTTTATAAGTTTCCAAATGAAGGTGGTAGTTAAGAGCTCTAAGGGTGTCCCCGTCATTATAAGGTGTCTTGCCTTAATATATGTATACTAAGACTAGGTAGTCACTCTTTTAAAGCTACCTTTTACCCCCCTATTATATTTCAATTTCAGTTTCTTCATAATATTTCCATTTATATCCCCCGGCATTTTTATTAATATCTTTACATGCTTTAGAAATGTTACCAGAATCTATATCTAATTTTTCAGATGCATCAAATATACTTTCATGAATACTAATTATTTTTAAAGTATCTTTATTTAGACGAACAATCTTTTTACGATTTTTTTGTTGAATATTAGGATTATTTTTATAAGAAATTTCAGATGTTTCTTTTGTATTAGCCCAAACAAGATTTTCAACATTATTGTTAAATGCATTTCCATCGAGATGTATTACATGCAATCTGTCTTCAGAAAGTTTGGTTATATAAGCTTCGGCAACTAATCTATGAACTCTATATCTTTTATTATTTGCTTCAACTTTATAACACCCACTTTCTTTATTCAGTAATGTTAAATATCTATTTGTATAAGTACTATAAATATTACCATCTCTTGTTATGAAATATCCTTTTAACCATTCCAGCTCTACATATGTAATAGGAGGATCACATTTTTCATAAGTTCTAGTACTATTAATATTTCCTAAAATATTTTTGGAGTGCACGTTGTTTTCCAAAACAGTACACCACTCTAAATTTACAACTCTATTATCTATTTTGTTTCCATTGATGTGATTTACAATTTCACATTTTAATGGGTTTTCAATAAATTCTGTTGCAACAAGTCTGTGATTTGGAACTTGTTTTCCGCACAACAAAACACGATAATACCCATTGTTATTTAAATTGTTCACCAAAATTTTGTTTGTAAATTTAGACCATACATTTCCTTCATCGGAAATATAATATTCAGAATATTCTTTAATACTTTTCCACTTATTTCCATATGATATTTCTAGATAATCTTCATACTTAACATATTTTAAATTGTTAATATGATTATTTTTCACATCTCCATCAATATGTTGTAGAAATAAACTTTCATTTTCTCCTAAAAATACAGTCGCCACAATTTCGTCTATTTTAAAATATTTATTATTGATTCTTATTCTTGGACCATCATCGTATTCGTTATAAATTTTCATGCATTTTTTATCTGAAATTCTATAAACATTCCCGAAGTTTGATATTTCATATATATTTTTATATTCTGGGTATGGAAAATTACGTAATTCTTCTTCCATTTTTTATATTTGATATTTTATTAATATAACAATTCTTAAAATATCAATTTTTACTTTGATACTTAAATTATAAACTGAAATTATAAAAAAACAACTCTTGAGGGGTTGTCGAGTTAATGAGGTCACGAGTCCCTGGCTTCTTGAATGTATCTGTAAAAATAAAAAATCGATAATGTTAGTATAAAAATACAAAGATGATTATTTAAGCTTGAACTCACCTTATCGCTCACCATATGCTTGAGACGCTGGTAAAAAACAGGGCCAAAAAACACCTGGGCTTCAATCATTTCACCTGTCATTCCATTCATCATGCGTTCCCATCCATGTCTTTCATAGCCATTATTTTGTAGACGATCACAAATTTGTTCAGCAACATTTGTGCTATTGGTTGTGAAAGGTGTTGCATCACCAAATTTTCCTTCAATACAACAAGATTTACCGAGAACTGTCTCCAATAATTGAGAAATTGTCATTCGACTATAAATAATGTAAAAAATCAATGTTAGATTGTGTTTAAAAATACAAAAAATATAAATAAGCTATAACTCACCTTGGGATGCACAAACTATTGATCAAAATATCTGGGGTAAGTCCATCTGCCGTAAAGGGCATATCTTCTTGTGGTAAAATTACCCCTATTGTACCTTTCTATAAACATAATAATTTATGTATGTCAGTTAGATAATTAAAAAAATTAAAAAAAAAAATGAACTTACTTGAGCTGACCTTGAAGCCACCTAAGAATATGTGTGAAAATAAAAAATAAAAAATGTTAGTGTAAGTAATTCTATAACAAAATTAAAATAATTCAATCTTACCTTATCTCCAATTTCTGGTATTCTTTGATTTCTAATTGTGACTTTAATCATCTTATATCCGTTTGGTGTGACAGTTTCAATAATTCTATCAATAAATCCTTCCTCACCAGATTTAATTGTATAACTACAATCGAAAACTTCTTCATCACCATTTTTATTTGATTTTGTGAGAATTTTTCCAATAATAACATCACCTTTCTCTACATATACGTTTGATCCGGTATCATTTCTTTTTCTAATAATACCTCTATCATCAAGGAAACTATAATTCGCATTTCTTTTTCTTTTATCTATTGGAGGTAGACAAATAGTTTCGAAATTATACGTTCCTTGCTTCTTTTCTTCGTCGGTTAAAGTTTTATAAGATGTTGCGCTAAAAAGACCCCTCTCCAATGCTCCTTTATTGAATATAACCGAATCCTCCTGGTTGAACCCTGTATAAGTTGCGATTGCTACAATAGCATTAATTCCACTAGGCATGTCATTGAAACCCATAATATCCGCCGGAATTGTGTTTACAAGCGGTCGTTGTGGATAATCAAGAACATGTGCAATAGTATCTGTACGGATTTGATGGGACAAAGCGAACATCCCCATAGCTTGCTTACCCATGCTTGAGTTACTGCTTAAGAATCCATTTCCTGCTATGAAGCTATGATTCTGGTGTTCAACTGTTATATCAGAAATCATCTGATTAGGAACTTCTCTTATTGATTCAATATTTACAAAAATACAACCATTTATTCTCTCTAACTTTTCTTCTTTATCACGAATCTCACTATATTTTAAACATATTCCAATTTTAGTTAGACCATTCATATCACCAACTTTACACCATCCATCTGGTGTCATAAAAGGATGATTTTCAGTTGCAATTATCTCACGACCACTCGTTGTTTTAATTTTATAAATTTTTTGAGTAGTTTCCCTAACATACTGATTAATAACTTTAGTTGTAGATATTTTCAATGTTTTAGGATCAAATGTTATAACTTTGTCACCATTTTTTACATTTTTTATGGCTTTTCTGGTACCATCAAACATTAAAACATCTGTTTCGGGGCACAAACATTGGTATATGTTTCTCGGTGACTGATTATGATCCGGAAAGGGAATTCCGCTTGCCATGACTCCTAAAATCATTGATGGACATATTTCGAAAAGATCGTTTTTTCTTTTTTTCAGATCGTTGTCATCCATAGCGATAACATAACTTTGTATTTCCGAATTATCAACATAGCTGACAAATTGTTTTTCAATCATTTGATCCCAATCAGGGATTTTGGTTTCTTTGTGTTCCTCATAGAATTTGTAAATATTTGGAACCCCATCTTCATTTACTGTCAAAAGAGGTCTAATAAATCGTCCTTCGTCACAATAAAGCTTGATTTCATTATCTACATCATCAAATGTGATAGATATTTCCTTATCAAGTAATCCATTTTTTCTAAAGTCTTTCATTTCATTGATAAATTCATCTGCGTTTTCTGTTATACCCATAAGAATTCCATTGAGAAATATTTTCGGTTTGTCATTAATGCCATCATAATCATTTATAAAAATGATATTTTTACTACTCTCAATAATTTCTTTTACAACAACTGTTGGAATTCGACGTGTAACCAACGTTGATAGTGCAAGATTCATAACTATACCTATAGACTGACCTTCAGGAGTATTATGAACCGTAGTACAATCACCTAATAAAAATCTACCATTTCCTTCAAGTTGCCAACCTACATATTCACCATATTTATCAGGAATAACTTTAATAGATGATTGCATAAATGAAGAACATCTAAATCTTGAAACTTCATCATCAAATTTATTTAATTTTTTATGAGGCAAAAGAGTCGGAATTTCATACAAAAATTCACCAGTCAAAGTCAATTCTCTGTAAGTACTGTATCTTTTTTCAGTAGATCCATCTTCGAAAACATGAGTCCATTGATTTACACCTGAACTTACACTACATGAAAATCCTAACGATTGTCCAAGAATTAACATATCTGTAATAATTCTATCATTTTTTGGTCCTTGACTAATTCTTATTTCATGACCATTTGCTCTAACACTACCGTCAGAATCAATAATACCAGCTAAAACTTTTAAACGAGTTTCCCTATCATTAACTAAATATTCGATTGGTAAATGTTTGTTATCAATCAAATTGTATTTTTTTAATTGTTGTTTCAGAGGGTTCAAACAATTAATTCCTCTGATAGAATATGATGCATCTGGTTTATATTCTTTTGGGTCACTAATTTGGTGATCTTTATAAGTGTAATTATAATGTTCAAGCAATTTTTTAGGGGATAAAATAACTTCAGCATAATTTTCAGATGCCCATTTTCTCCAATAATCAATTATTTCGACATCTGTATTACAAATTCCAGATCCAGAACTAAAACCATCGCCAAGCCAAGAACCAAGAATATAAGGATCTATCAAAACCTCTTGTTTTTCCCAATTAATACCAGATGATTTAAAACCGACTAATTTTTTTTTTGTAACATCTGATAGCTTCATGTAATTTTCTATTGTAATGTCTAATATATCATCTTCTTTAATTGTTTTATTAAATTCATTAGCTTCTTCAAATGTATGAAAAACTAAAGTTTTATGTTTTAGTTCAGTTTTGTCAAACCACATCATTATCCAATTTTTATTGCTTTTTCTAATTCTTTTATGTTCTCTAATTTTCAAAGTTAAAATATGATTACTAGTAACTTTGTAATCTAAATATTGTTTCCGTTTTTGTTTAATAACATACATTTGAGTTGTCCCTGAAGTTGTACTTTTAACTTTAGTTGCGTTACCTTTATCATCTATTAGATAATCACCAACTTTTACTTCATGTGCCATTTTAATTGAACCATCCCACATCAAAATAGGTGTTTCAGGATCAAAACATTCACAGTTAGAACCAACCACGGAATTGACCATAAAACTATGATTTCCGGATCTCGTGGTTAAATCATATACTGGTTCCAAAGGAATGTTCTTTTTAATAGAAAGAATTGGGTTCAGTATAATATCATCTATTCCTGAAGATGATCTTTGCTTGAAAATAGATAATGAAATTTCTTCTTTTGTAACTAGAAAAGTTTTCAAAAATTCAAGTAACATTGAACCGATTCTAACTTTATCTTCCGAATATCTAAACCAAAAAATGTCTGAATATGTCACAAGATTTACTGGATTATTTTCAATTTCAATCACAATGAAATTTCTAAAATTCAAATTATTCACCATTTTTTTTACTGTGGAAATTTTATTCTTGATATTAAATCGAGTAAACATTTCTGATATCTGACAAGCTAAAATACATTGCGAATTATCATCGATATCAACGTCACAAATTGAAGTACTAGACATTAATATGTTTTCAAACTCTTCATTGTAATATAATGATCCTCCATTACATCCTTGAAAAGCTGATATAAATTCTCTCTTAACAGACGATGGTGATTCAATTAGCCATTTGGGAAGACTTTTACCGAATCTATTAGAGTAATCAAACCCAATCTCTATCATGAAATTTAATAAATCTTTAGTGATTATGATAGAAGATTCAGATCCAATTCTACAAGCTGGTCTTTTTATTCCAATAGAAATTATATCGTCAATCACTTCATCCATATCATTTTTTGAACTAAAACTAATAATTCTATCTTTATATCGACTAGAAAGAAATAATGCAAACAGTCTCGCACAAGTCTCAGATAATTTAATGGATGAATTCAAAATTCCACCATTTAAAGCAACCGATAACAAACGACCATCATTATCAGGCAAATATTTAGTGTAATGTTTTATACACATCAAATCAGTATAATCGAGATCTTTGGCTTCGATCCATTGAATTTTTCCACGTCTTTTAATGAGAAAGGGGTGTTCAGGAGTACACTTAACTTTTCTTCCTGACATTGTTTTGATTTCATAAATTTGTTCTGGTAGAATACTAAACTTATTATAGAAAGCTGATTTTTCTTTTTCTAACGTAACGGGATTGATTGTCATAATTTCATCAACACCTTCTTTGAGATCTTTAATAAATTTCACAGTTTTGTTGTCACCAAGTAAAACTTCAGTATCTCCAGTAACGCAATTGCAAATATACATGATCTGACTAGAATGAATCTGTCTAATCTTTGAATTTTTACCTTCTTTTCCAATAGGAATCACAACTCGTCTAAGATGCGAAAGCGTTGCAGCAAAAGTAAGTCTCGAAAGAACTTGAGAAACACCAGTTCTAACATAATTATTTCGAGTAACGGACCAGGACCCTGTTGAATTTGAACTGCATATTCCATTAGCTAAAAAAGATGATGTTTCCTTGACATTCACAATATCATAAACAATTTCAGGTTCACAAAATCTTATATCCATTAATTTTAAACAAAAAAATGGTAATTTTGTAGCATCTCTAGCACATACATATTTATTTTTTTCAATAAACCATTCCAAACATCCAAGTTCTTCAATAAAATCTTTAGCGTCTGGAACACCAAAATTAGATTTCAAACAACCTAATTCATTCGGTCTATTAAAAACTCGTCTTTTAGAGACAGCTTTAAAAGTAGATAATGAATAGTAAGAATTTAAAATAAACTCGTCACTTTTCATTTCTTTTTGTGCAATTTCCAGAGATTTTCTTAAAGATATTTTTTCAGTATCTTTTAAATAATTTACTCTTTTTATAACTGTGTCATGTTGTCTTTTAATTTGTTCTATAAATCTCCAGTAAGAAGATATAACAGATAATTTATAAGATTTGTATATGCAATATCTAAATCCTATTTTGTTTATGAAATCTGTATTTGGTCTCAAAGTTATTCTTATACAAGGATTTGATGTTTCTTCATGGTAATATGGACCATTAATTAAAGATCCATTTATACCTAATTTTTCTAACAGTTTACATAAATTGTTCATTGTTATCTTCAAATCATTAAAATATTCAGGAGAAGACGACCATGAAAATTTAACACCTTCAAAACAAGTTTTTTTATTTTTTCTAATATCAAGTCTAGGGCAGCTACCATCTCCTCCAAATAATCCACCCAAAAATTCTCTTATTACACTTTTTGGACAATCATCATTTAAAATAAATTTAGGCAATTGTCTACACGTTTCTACTTTTTTTCCTTTATTGACTCCATCAAGAGAAGTGATCATATGATATAAATCGGATTTCAATTTAATATTATATGAATCACCCCATTTTTCAGAAAATCTGTCAATTACATTAACGTCGCTTTTTTCTATACCTGAAATAAGCGAATAATCTGAAATAAATGTTTCGACATCAAATTTATTACCAAGAAAAACAGTGCAATCTGATTTGTTTTTACATAAAGATCCATCTGATAAAACCAAACCAAGTATACGCATTAATGCTAAAGTTTTTTCTCGCTCTATTAAACTGTCTATTTTCCATTTTTTTACAATATTTTGATTATAACCATTTGTATAATTAATAGTCAAACACCATTTGTCATTTTCTTCTTCTAAATTGTCTAGTGGATAGTCTAAACCAGTTACAATTTTTGAGTTAATTGGAATTTTTAAAGCTTCAACCCATTCGAAAATTTCTTTATCTTTCATTATAAGAATCTTATGATCTGGAGTGCATTTAATTGTCCGACCATCCTGTAGGGTAAGTTTTATAACATCTTTGATTCCTTGTTTAATAACTCCGCCGTGAACAGTTCTAATAAAACCTGTATTTTTCCATCCAATTAATTCTTGTTTATTTTTTTCTGTTACTAGTTTTTCAATTGGATATGATGTTCCATTTCCCATAGAAATATTTGTTCCAGCAACAAAACAGAAACAACTCTTCAAGCCACTAGTTATGCCTGAAGTTCTTGAAATAATATTTATAATATCAGGGTATTGTTTTTTCTTTTCTAGTTGCATAACAATGCTTTTTATAAATCTTTTAAAAAGAGTTCTGAAAAGTTCACAGCAGAGAACTCCAGCCATCTCAACTCTTTTATTTGAGTAATTATCTCTGTCATCTTCTTTTCTTATACCAATATAAGTACAGAGAAGTTTATTTACCATCATACCAAGGAAATAAGATTTTTCCTTTATAGTAGCAAAAATTCCCATGTGAGGTAAAAGTTCATTCTCGACTACTTGAGTTGTGTAGTCAATCTTTTTATCATCTTTTATAACATGAACAGTAAATTGACTTATATATTTAAGAGCATCTTCTTGCGTTTTTATATGGTAAGAATCTCTGACTATAAATTTTATATATTTTTTAATTTTTTCATTATTATCTTTGTTCCCAATTATATTCGAAATGTCTTCTTCGGTTAGAAAACCCAAAGCTTTGAATAATATTCCAACTGGTATGATTTCTTTAATATATGGAATATTAAATACAATAGATCTATCATTCACGCCAATTTTGGCTTGTAAAAGAACTGAATGACCAGTTTCTTCAGACATACTTCTGACTTCACAAACATACTTCCATTTATCATTTGGTTTTTGTAGAAGAACAATCGGTTGATTATAAACACCTCTCAATTGACCTACCAATGCTCTTTCTTTACCTCTAATTATAAAATATCCGCCATAATCTTTTTCACATTCACCTTTTTCAACGCGTTCTTTTAATGTCAACTTTTTCAAGTTACATTTATCAGAAAGAAGCATGATTGGTGTTCGTCCAATAATAATTCTGTTATGAACAGTTATTTCGGGATCCTTACCATCTGTTTCAGTTTTTTCAATCACATCAACAAAAATCGGAGAATCATAAGTAAGATCTCGTTGTCTTGCTTCTGATGGAAACATTGGTCTGACTGTTCTGTCTTCTTCAATCACAGAAGGCTTTGGTATGTAAATATTTTCAAAAGAAACAGTATATTTTTGATCAGGACTTAAATTAACAACGATATCAGATTCAGTAATAACTCTTTGAACACCATTATTTATATAATCATTGAATGTATCAACTTGATGAGACACGAAACCTTTCTTTTTAAAGAATTCGTTGATTATATTCCATTTATAGTTTTCAGGTAACACTTTTTGACTTTTTGATAACATTTCTTTTTGACTCTTTGTTTACTTAAGGTTGATGATAAGTTCTAGAAAATTCAAATTTAAAATCAATTTTTCAATTTTAAATTAGGTTAAGAAAATAAAAAATATATCTTCATTTTTTAAATATACATAGTTATTTGTCTTTTGTATTTTGTGTATTCTTCATAAATACAATAATATTTCTGCTTTTTTTTTAATACGTTGCAATCATCTTCTTTTTCTTTACCGTCATCACTTCTTTTTCTCTTTAAATTGACACGATCGTCATCTGTTCTTTTGCGTTTTTTAGTCAACATATTTTTATATTTATTTTATGTTTTTATATCTTATTTATTCAGATATAAAAATAAAAGTATATTTCCTAAAAATAAAAAATGTCTGAAATAATAGTTTGTGTCTCTGGGTATTTTAATCCTCTTCATGTTGGTCATCTAGAATATTTAGAAAAAAGCAAAAATTTAGGAACGAAATTAGTCGTGATTGTAAACAATGATAAACAAGCTATATTGAAAAAAGGCACATCTTTTATGCCGGAAAATGAAAGACTTAAAATATTGAGAAGTTTGAAAATTGTTGATATGGCTGTTTTGTCGATCGATGAAGACAGAACTGTTTGTAAAACACTAGAATCAATAAGACCTGACATATTTACAAATGGAGGAGATCAAACTAATGAAATCATTCCTGAAAAAAATATTTGTGAAAAACTTAATATTAAATTGGTTGATGGTCTTGGATTAAAAATACAATCATCTTCTTGGTTATTATCAAAGTAGTAGTTATAAATAATTTCACTATGGCATCAAGTTATAATTAAATAGAATTTTAAAAATTGAACTTTTTAAAATTTTTGTGTATAAAATAAATAAATAAATAAAATAAATAAATAAGATGAATAATTTTACTAAAGATGATATTAAACATTGGAAGTATATATGGAACGATATATTATCAGACGTTGATTTTCGAAACTGGATCACAAACAAAAATTTAACATACTATCACATTTATAAAAATGGAAAAGTTATTGATTTATCTAACCCAAATTCTAATAAAAAAAGCGGAACGTTATATATGCAATTTCCAGGTAACTTGGCACACTTTATGACATTCAAAGAAACAAACAAAAATGTGATTTTGTTTGATTCTTCATATCCAGATGGCACATACTCTGGATGTTTCCCAGATTTTTCTTACACAGTAGTTAACTTTTTCAAAAAAACAATTATTTTCAACAAAGATTTCGATACACCTCAAAATCACAAAAACGATTCTTTCTGTCAAACTTGGACTCTTTGTCATTTACTTAATACAAAAAAATCAAAAGAATTATTGAAATCGTCTAAAAAAGATTCAATTAATGCATTATATAACATTTGCAAACATATTATTGGAATGTCTGTTTTCGAAGAAATTTGCACCCAACAAGAATCTTGGATAAATAAAAACTTAAAAGAAAATAAAGCTCCTAAAAAATGGGATTCCAAATATTTTCTAAACTACTCTAAACAAATGACTAAAGAAATGTTTGATCAATTATTCTAGATATAAATTAAATTTATCCTTATTCTTATATTTACTAATGTTACTTATTCTACTTTTTAATATCCATAAATTTCTCTCGAACAAATGCTTTCTTTTCTATCTGTAAAGAAATCATCATTTTTTGAAGTGTAAACAAACACTCTTTTTTTATATGATTCAATATCATATATTTCAGGGTGATAGCTATTCAACATCTTAGAACATCTTATAGTAATGCATTTTTCCCCAAACATGCAATTGGTGCCCTCAGAGCAACAAATGCAAAAATATTTATAACATTCAGTGCAGGTTCTTGATGTCGGGAAGCATTTTACAAAGCTATAATGCCCATAAGTCGACGATCTTAGAAAGCAATGATTTTCATTTTGAGTTATAACAGGATTAATCACCCTGTCATATTTAACAGCGTCCACTTCAATCCATTCCACATTTTTTATTCTATCCAATGTTGGAATGAATCTGTTTCTATGGAAATCAAAATCGGTCCATTTTTTTCTTTCGAGTTCAGAAAGAACGTACGAAAATGAAATTCCATGAGCCCATCTAAAAGTCGAAGATCTATCATAAAAAGACATTTAAATATCAATGATATTTGAATAAGTGAAATTTATATATTTTTTCCTCAAAAAAATCAATTTTTTATTGTATTATCAAACCCTTATCTTTCATAGCCTTTAAAATTTTATCACATAAAATCTTTCTATCAAAATCGTACCAAAAGATATATTTACGGATCATGTCAATGTCTTCCGTATCATCTATTTTAGTTTTCAAATTCTTTTTTAATTTCATAGATTCTATATCAGATTTAATAATTTTTTCTAATTTTTTCCATAATTTATTATCTTCTTTCGATGGATGAATTTCTAAATTTTCTAAAATATCTATTAGTTCAAACATATCAAACGTGTGACAGACCTTTCCAGAAGGAATTTTATTCTTTTTCGTCGTCTTTTCTTTTAAAATTTTCACTAATTTAAAATTCATAATTTCAGTCTTTTTATCTTTTTCAAGAAAACCATAATATCCATATGGGTTGTTTTTAATATTTTCAACATCCATATTTTCATCTTTATTTATAAATAGTTCAACTTGATCATCTTCACAGTCTTGCCACCCATCATCTATATTTTTGAGACATCTCAATTTATTGTAATTTTTCATCTTTTCATCGAATAATAACCATGAAATGTAAATATCATTAATTTTTTTAAATTTTCCAACAAAAACCTCTGTCAATAAATAATTTCTGTGAAATTCATTTGTTTTTGTATCATTTTCTTCGGCTATTATGCAATATTCAAGTAGCAATTCCTGTGATTCCATATCTATTTTCTTTAAAATTCCAAAAATTCTCTTTTTGAAACGTTTATGTTTTTCGTCGAGACTGAATAATGAATCTATTAAAACAGGTGCATTTTCCATTGTTAATTGTTCAAAATATTTATCAAAAGCATCATCTTCAACGACATTTGGGTTTTTAGTGTAAAATTCAACTAACACATCGTTATCTGAAAAATCATCTGTTAGAAAAAATATATTATTATGTTCTTTTAGATAGCATTGAATATTGTATTTATTTAAAATTCTTTCTTTGTCTACAATCAAATCATATAAAATTTGAAGTAAATAATTTTTTTTCACAGATGGAAATACTTGTTTCAAAATATCGAAATCAATTTTAAAAGTAATTCGAAATATTTCTAAAATTTTATTTTTGATATCAGTGTAATTTTTTGAATTTTTAAAATGATAAATAAAATTTGTTGTTTCATCTATTACTGGTTTATAATTTCTTCTAATATCATCACATTCATATTGACATTTCATATATTCACAATCTCTCAACGTATCATAACCTGATAATAAATTTCTTTCCTTGTTAGTTGAACAATCAACGGCCGCCTCTTTCATTAGTCTTTCTATTTTTTTAATATTCACATCTTTTATTTCTGATATTTTGTAAAATTCAATATCAACCGATGGAGTTTTTTTATCATTTGAGATGGCTACATATTGTAAAATTTTTAATACAGGAAATTCTATATTCTCAGTTTTACAATCTTCAATTACTTGAGTTGTGTCTTCAGTATTATCTAAATCATAATTATACCCCATATCATTTAATTTTTTTTTACAATCTTTAATTAAATCAATATGTGATCTAGATCTAAATCCTCTGGCAATAGATTGATCTATTTCAGCATAATTGTAATGTGGAGTGATTATATGTTCTTCTAAAATATTTTTAAAAGAATACCCTTCCGATATTGATCTAGAACCAAGAACTACGCTAATATATTCCCCGTGTCTATTTTCAGGTCTATTAAATTTATCTTTAAGATTTGAAAAATCTGTTCCGGTCGTTAGAAAAAATCCAAAACGTTTCCCTTTTGTTTTCTCTTCACCGGATGCACTCGAAAATCCAAAATTTTTCAATAATAATGAAAAAAGTATTAATCCACTTCCAGTAACTGAATTACAATAAACAAATGAACATTTTTTATTTTCATAAGCATTCAATAGTTTTTTTATAACTTCTGCATATTTTGGAGAATACTTTTTAAGTTTTTCAAGTTTTTCTTCATTATTTTTTCCTGATATTGCAGATATTACATCATTTGATAAACTAAAACCTCCGTTTTTTGAACGTTTTATGTGTTTTTGGAACCCAGCCTTTCCATATGTGTAATTTCCATTTGAATCTGGAAATATAAATAACGATGCTTGTCTTGAATGATAATAAAAAGATGAAGATGATTCATTATTTGCTCCATCGAATAATTTCCTTTTACCAACTGTTTTAAAAACATCTCTGAAATTTCCAACTCTACCTCTTCTTTTAACTAGTCTTCTTTCTTTATCTTCATCATCATCGTCATCATCTTCTTCAGATTCTTCTTCAGTGTCATCAGATTCTTCTTCAGATTCTTCTTCAGCTTCTTCTTCAGTGTCTCTTAAATCTTTTAATATAAATTCATTAAAATCTTTTGAACTATTTGATTTTATAGAGTGTTCTATATTTTCTTTGGAAATTTTAATTATATTTACATCTTTATATTTTAAAATTACTTTATTGTCTTTGATATCGTATTTGAATTCAAATATATAAATGTCATCTTTATTATAATCTGTAATGTTAAAATCTTTATATAATTCTTCATCTAAAATGAACCCATAACCAGAATAATTAGAATCAGTTTTAAATTTAACATATGTCGTTGAATCATCTTTCTTTTCTTCTTTCTTTTCTTCTTTCTTTTCTTCTTCTTTCTTTTTTTCTTCTTCTTCTTCTTCTTCTTCTCCTTCTCCTTCTTCTTCTTCTTCTCCTTCTCCTTCTTCTTCTTCTCCTTCATCTTCGTCGTTTTCAGTTTCAGTTTCAGATTCTTCAGATTCAAATTCATCCGTTTCTTCATCGCTTTTTTCGTCGTTTTCAAATTCTTCATCTTCTTCATCGTTTTCAGTTGATAAATCTTCTTTTTCAAAATTTTTAAACTTTTTATTATCTTGTTTGTAAGCAGTTTTATAAACTTCAGTCTGTTCATCGGACATTGTAACTGGATAAACAGTAAAATATTTTAAAGATGGAACCTTCTGTCCTTCAAATTTTTTTTGAACTTGCGACGTGATTGCTTTTAAATATGAAACTCGACCTTTGAATTTATCTTTTAGTTCGTTCTTTTTTAAATCCTTAACATTATAAAAATCCCCATCTTTTTCAAAATATATTCGAGTGAAATCTGATTTCACAGGTAATTGTTCATTCATTGGTAATATTAAATTCATCACACTGGCTATTTCTTTAAAACTATCTTTCATTGGAGTACCAGATAGTAATATAACTTTTGAATTTTTAATATTATGAAGTAACCTGTGAAATTCCTTGTAAGGATTCACGTTGTAAGGATGATTTGGTTGAACTGAATTATCGTTATTGTTTTTATAGACAAATTTATTATTTTTATCTTTAACTGCAACCCAACTTTTATTCATTTTTGCTGGTTTATCAGAAGAATGATCTTTTGTCAATGGATTATACCATTCTTTTTTTGTTTCATCATAATACCAAATATTATTTGTATTTTTATTTAAATCTTCTCTAAGATTATGAATCTCGTCTATTGCAATAATTTTATTCGAAAATTCTTGTTTGATCCGTTCATCATCATAACTACTTAAACTATTTGAAAAAGTTATGAAAGTTTTAAAACTGTAATATTTTTTAATCGATGAGTTCAATCTTAATTTTTTTAAATTTTCTGATAAATTCTCGTAATTTGGAGGATAATAATCATCTGTATAATCAACAATCTCTTGTTTAAAATTTTTTAAAATCGATATACCTTTTCCAACTATAATTGCCCCATCAAAATTGTAATAATTTTCTTTTTTAATATTCTCTATTGCAGAAATCGTAGCTCTCGATTTACCAGTACCCATCTCATGAAATAAAAGTAATTGATCATAAGGTGTATAAGATGATAAAAATTTCATTACAAATTTCTGAGCTTTAAACAATTTTTCACCTTCAATCGGAATATCATTTTTTATAATTTTTTCATCATTAAATTCTTTCTTTGATGAAATTGATAAGTTAAAATTGTCATATGGATTCAACAGGTCATTTTCAAAATTATGAATATTCGAATACTTAGGTAAAAATTCTAATATATCACTTTCCATTATTTCTTTATTTTAATGATAATTTATTTCATAAATATAAAATTTTAATATTTATGAAATAATTGAATTGTGGGCGGATCTTAAATAATAATAAAAAGAAAACTTTTTGCATCAGTACAGGTTATAATACAAATAAATACAAAGAATATAGTTACATCACATCTTGGAAAATAAAATTGGTATTCAAAAAAGTTCATTCTTTAGACTGTTTGATTTTCTATATCTTTTTCCATCTCCACCGGATCGGATCTTATTAAAAAATTGAAATTTCTTTTCGTTCGTCCATTTATTATTTCTTTATAAAAAAAAAATGGTTTATAAAAAAAAGTATATAATAAAAAATGGATTATTTAACAAGACCAGTCGTTTATTTAGATTCAAATGATTTTGATGATGAGGGAAATATTATAAACCCAGATATACCAAAAGATAAGCCTATATTTATAATGATGCAAGCAAATTTTTGCGGGTTTTGTAAAATGGCTAAACCTGATTTTCTAGAATTTGCAGAAAAAAACCCAAATTTTTTCGTTGCTTCAATACAAGCTGATAGCAAACATCCAGATGTTGCAAATTTTAAAAACAAAATTCAAAAAATTTATCCAGATCTAGTTGGATTTCCTAGTTATATGATTTACGCACAAGGAAAAAGAATCATTTATAATGGAGGAAGAAGTTATAAAGATTTACAGACATTTGCTGACGGATTCCCAGAATATCTAAAATCGATTTCTGGTTAACCGTATATGACAATAAGCTTAATTTTTGATTCAAATTACTTAACAAATTAGATTGTTAAGTAATCTAATTTTTAAAAGTTTTATTTTTAATAAAAATACTTTTTTTTGCTTTTCAGACTTCGTTTACTTTTTTTGATTTTCAGACTTCGTTTACTTTTTTTGATTTTCAGACGTCGTTTACTTTTACTTTTCAGACGCCGTTTACTTTTACTTTTCAGACGCCGTTTACTTTTACTTCTCAGACGTCGTTTACTTTTTTTGCTTTTCAGACGTCTTCCATCTACAGTAAGTCTGTCCACGAAGTGCCTTTCTCTCTCGTGGTCCTGTGGGTCGATGGGAGTCGACCCCGGAGGTAAGTCAACGGTTTTTATTTCAAAATTATTGTTTGAACTTATAGATGCTATTTTATCATGATAGAATGCAATTGATTTCAAGTTATAATCATATAAAATCGTTTTAGATTTAGTAGTATCAATATTCCATACTCTCACAGTCTTCCCACCCGTCATCCCATCCCTAAATAAGGCAGCGAGATATTTCCCGTCTTCAGAGAATGACATTGAAATAGGCATTAAAATAGGTTCGGGTGGATAAGTTGGTTTACGTAGTACTTTTTTTTCATCTATATTGAGTAGTATTTTTTCGTAAACTATTTGAGATTCTCTTAATGAAACGGATCCATTTTTTAAATATTCTTCTATATCTTCCACGTCTTCTTGGTAATCTAATCTCCATATTAATTTATTTAATTGAGTAATCCTAGTATTTAGAGTCTCTTCATTCTGTTTAGAAATCATCAATTTTTTTTGTTGAAACCTATTTGAATTTTCCAAAACATCAATTATTTTAATTAAACCACGAAATCCTATTGCTATATATTTACCATCTGGGGATAACGACATTGTTTGAACTCGTTTAATAGTAGTAGCTCGGAATATCTCAACATTTTTTTTATATATAACCAAGTAATTTTCACGACTTTCGTTGTAGTAGCAAGCAATATATTCACCATTTTCATTTAATGACAATAATTTAAAAGAATTATCGGGGTCTCCTTTAATTTTTACATTAATTTTTACATCTTTTTTTTCTTCTAAATGTATTATTTTGATGAATGGGTTTATGCTACTTCCACATAAGGCTAGAACTTTGCCATCACCAGATAAGGATAATCTGTAAACATATTCAGATTTTTCAAAATATTTTTTCATCATATCCATCATTATAATTTTTTCATCCTTCATATTCCATATTATAAATTTTCTATTTGACCATGTTGCAATATGACCATTTCCAGTAAAGGATACAATAGGAACAGGACCAACAGGTTCAACAAGAATTTTTTGTAATTCATTAACCAAATTCCATACTCTCACAGTCTTTTCATAACCCCCAGAGACGATGTAACGACCATCTGAGGAGAAGGAGACTGAATTCACCGGACCACTGTACCCTTCGAGCTTATGAACTTCCTTACCACTCTCCACATCCCATACTCTCACAGTCTTGTCATAACTCCCAGAGACGATGTAACGACCATCTGAGGAGAAGGAGACTGACATCACCGCATCGCTGTGCCCTTCGAGCTTATGAACTTCCTTACCACTCTCCACATCCCATACTCTCACAGTCTTGTCATAACTCCCAGAGGAGATATAACGACCATCTGAGGAGAAGGAGACCGAATACACCTCATCACTGTGCCCTTCGAGCTTATGAACTTCCTTACCACTCTCCACATCCCATACTCTCACAGTCTTGTCATCACTCCCTGAGACAATATAACGACCATCTGAGGAGAAGGAGACTGAAGTCACCTCATCACTGTGCCCTTCGAGCTTACGAACTTCCTTACCACTCTCCACATCCCATACTCTCACAGTCTTGTCATCACTCCCTGAGGATATGTGTCGACCATCTGAGGAGATGGACACTGAATTCACCGGACCACTGTGCCCTTCGAGCTTATGAACTTCCTTACCACTCTCCACATCCCATACTCTCACAGTCTCGTCAAAACTACCGGAGGAGATATAACGACCATCTGAGGAGAAGGAGACTGAAGTCACAAACTCACTGTGCCCTTCGAGCTTATGAACTTCCTTACCACTCTCCACATCCCATACTCTCACAGTCTTGTCATAACTCCCAGAGACGATGTAACGACCATCTGAGGAGAAGGAGACTGAAGTCACCCAATGAATGTGCCCTTCGAGCTTATGAATTTCCTGATAAAATTTCCTAACAAACTTATACAGATCCCATATTCTCACAGTATCGTCATCACTCCCTGAGACAATATAACGACCATCTGAGGAGAAGGAGACTGACAACACCCCACCACTGTGCCCTTCGAGCTTACGAACTTCCTTACCACTCTCCACATCCCATACTCTCACAGTCTTGTCATAACTCCCAGAGACGATGTAACGACCATCTGAGGAGAAGGAGACTGAAGTCACCCAATTACTGTGCCCTTCGAGCTTATGAACTTCCTTACCACTCTCCACATCCCATACTCTCACAGTCTTGTCATCACTGCCTGAGGAAATATAACGACCATCTGAGGAGAAGGAGACTGAATTCACCGTAGCAATGTGCCCTTCGAGCTTATGAACTTCCTTACCACTCTCCACATCCCATACTCTCACAGTCATGTCTAAACTGCCTGAGGAAATATAACGACCATCTGAGGAGAAGGAGACTGAATTCACCGTAGCAATGTGCCCTTCGAGCTTATGAACTTCCTTACCACTCTCCACATCCCATACTCTCACAGTGTTGTCAAAACTACCGGAGGAGATATAACGACCATCTGAGGAGAAGGAGACTGAAGTCACCCAATTACTGTGCCCTTCGAGCTTATGAACTTCCTTACCACTCTCCACATCCCATACTCTCACAGTGTTGTCTAAACTGCCTGAGGAAATATAACGACCATCTGCAGAAAAGGAGACTGAAGTCACCCCTCCACTGTGCCCTTCGAGCTTATGAACTTCCTTACCACTCTCCACATCCCATACTCTCACAGTCTTGTCCAAACTCCCTGAGGCGATGTAACGACCATCTGAGGAGAAGGAGACTGAATTATTATTCGCATTAATAAATTTCATAAATTCAATATTTTCTTTATTAAAATCATATAAAAAAAAATTTTAATAAATAAAAAGATGAATGTATTTTTTAACAACAAGCAAATTATTATATCTGAACTTGATTCGGAAAAAACTATTAAAAATAAAATTAGCGTTCAAATTGGAACATTATCAAAATATTTATATTTCCCTAATGGATTTCCAAAAACTTTCAGTGAAAATCAAAATTATATCGTAGAAGATTTATTGGAAACCATAAAAACTTACGTTTCAACAAAGTTTAATTTTACTGAACTGTATAATATTTTAAAACCCAAATTTACCATGCCATTCAGTGTTTATTCAGATGTAATAATACCATTTATAATATATAATAAAACATTTACAGAAAATTTAGACGCTTATAGTTCAATGGGTAATATGTTTACAAGTAGTTTATTAGACCAATTATATATATCTTTAACTGATCTACAAATATTATTTGATAGAAACGAATTGCTTTCAAAATTAACAGAATATAGAAAACAAATTCAAATTTTTGAAAAAAATATCAAAACCGAAATATCAAAAGAAAATGAAATAATAAATTCATTAAATGAAATACTTGATTTGGAAGGTATTAAACACACTGATTTTCAATTAGAAGAAAATGTAATTGAAATAAAACTTGACATTCCTCCTATTTTTTCTATTCTTGATATTTTTAATTTTATTGAACTGAATTCAAATATTCAATTTGCTTCATGTAATGGATTTTACAAAATATTTGGAGATTTTATTTCACCTGAACACTGGATAATAAACGATGAAGATCAAATAGTTTTATACATTTTAAAAACCAAAAGGGTTAAAAGAAAAAATAAACCAACTAAAGAAGAATCCAAAGAAGAAGAATCCAAGGAAGAAGAAGAATCAAAAGAAGAAGAAGAAGATGAAGAAGAGGAAGAAGAAGAAGAAGACGATGAACAAGAAGAAGAAGAAACAGTTGAAGATGAAACAAAACTTGAAAAAAAGATTAGAAAAAAGTTTGAACAAAAATATGATTCTTCATTCGTAAAAGTTTTAATAACTAGTGATTTCAATGTCATTTTTGATTTCAATATAAATCAAATTTCAAAAGAAACTGCAATGAATACGTTTTTTAGTATATTTCCTGAACATGAAGTGAAAATAATATCTGAAAAATGCACTTTAATCAGAGGTATTTTTGATTTCCCTAATAAAAATTTGAATAAAACGGTTCTATGTGATCTTATTATGACAAATGATATTTTCAGTCATTTTATAACTATCGATGAGAGTAAAGGAATTGCTTTTTCAAAAACAACTCTTCATTTCAATCATGAAAGCACTGGTGAAATAACCGCAAGTTTAATAGAACAAAAGGGTGATAAATATAAAAACAATGACGAAGAAGATGAATATTTTTCTAAAAATTCTTATATACAAATTCATATCACAAAATGTTCAAATGAGAAAAGCGTTGAAAATTTTCAACATATACTTAGTCGGTTATTAGAAAAATATTACTTGGAATTTGAAAATGTGGCAAGAATATATAAAATATATTTGGATGATTTTGAAGACATAACCAAAAAAAATAAAAAACAAAAAATTAACACTAAATCTCTTGGTTCAAAAGCAAAAGATTTGGAAAAATTAGAACCAGGGATTTTCATAAAAGGTAAATATATTAGAAATATATGCCAACAATACCCTCACAATATAGACAAAGATTATGAAAATTATCAAGAACATTTATCAACTGGAAAACCATTGAGTCCAAACAACTTGTATAAAAAATCATTAGATGAAAAAACAGATATATTAATATTTCCAAAGAAAGAAATGAATGGTTTTAAACCTAGAAGATATATTTGTAATGTTGATAGAAATGTAAAATTAGGGAAAACTTTTCCAGGTATGAAGGAAAATAAATTGAAAAATAAAAAAATGTTTAAACATTTACCCTGTTGTTTTAAAATAAGTCAAAATACAAAAAGCAAAATAAAACATTTAAAAAAGAAGTCTCCGAGTATATTAAATTTATTTAAATTTGAAAATAATGAAGAAGACGAAGAAGAGGAAGAAGAAGAGGAAGAAGAAGATGAAGCAGAAGAGGAAGAGGAAGAAGAAAAAAAATATGTTGAGAATAAAAAAGTTGAAGATATAAAAAATGAGCTAGTAAAACATCAACAAGATAAAATTAAAACAAATAAATTTGTAAAAGAACTATGTAGCGGAATGCTTCCTCCAAAAATAAATTTGTTTTTTGAAAATATACAAAATGATATAAATTACACCTTCTATAGATTCGGCGTTAAAAGAAGCCCTAATAGTTTTATAGATTGTATTCAAACAATTCATCTTTTATCTGAAAGAGATGACAGTTTTTGGCTATATACAGAAGATTTACGACGTCAATTATTTTCTAAAATGGCCATTTTATCTAAACAAGAAAATTTCGAAAGCACTGTTAAAAACATTGAAAGTGATATTAAAAAGGTAAACACGTATTTTAACCCATTAAGTTACATAAGAATACTTGAAGAATATTATAAGTATAATATTTTTATTTTTATAAGGGATGATAATAACGATGAATATCTAAAAATACCATTTTGTAAGGAAGGATATTACAAAAAAGAAAATAAAAACAAATGTGTTTTCATATATGTTCATAAAGGTAGTGAAAGTGATGCATCTGAAGATCCTCAATGCGAAATAATTGCTTTATCCAACAATAAGTCTGCCAACGATATACAGTGTGAATTTGATTATGATTCCGAAATTTCTCAAAAAGTAATAAATATGTTTAATAAATTGGACAATGTGTACTACATTGAAGAAAATGATCACGATCAAATACAAAAATTAGATATTTTATCACAATTTATAGACAATAAGGGAAAAACAAGAGTAATAAACATCAATCATAATAATTCGATATTTTCTTTGATTTTGAAAAAACCTTTTACCCCATTGAATTTAAAAAATGATGAAAATTACTATTCAATCTCGGATATCAGATATTTAGAAGAATTAGTTCTTAATCATTTGAAACTAACATCGATAAAACATGTTGTTTTGAATGATGAATTATCTGAAATTCATGGTAAATTTGGAAATTTAGATGTAATTATTATGTGTAAAGGAATAACCAGCGATTTATATTTCGCAAAAAGGGTAATTGAAAAAACTTCATTGACACTCAATAATTTAAGTGATTCGTCAATAAGTCATATAAATTCATTCAAATTCAATAAAAAACTCGCTAGATATCTAACTGAATATGTATTTTGGTTATATTCAATATATATTCAACAAAAAATAGATGAAAATCCAATAATTAATATAGAAAATCCTGATCAAGAATTAATAGAAGGATTTGTAAGAACATTTATAACAATCGACACAAGTTTTTCTTATAAAAAAATGAAAAACATTTTCTCAATGCAAAATACTGAAATTATGAGAAATGGAAAGATGGTCATCAATTCAAATGAAATTTTAAAACGACTTTTATACAGTTTAAGACTTGAAATCACTAGAAATTTCCCTTCTATTCTAACCTATAAAGATAATACTTTTTTAAGAAATTTTTATTTAGACACAGAAGATTTTGAAGATTTTCCAAATCAAGTTATTTTAAAAAACAGAGAATTTACTTTGAAATGGTTGAAAGAAAAGGAAGACAATATTGAATTTAATAAATATTCTTTGTTCGATTACATCAATCCCAATCTAACACAATCATATTTCTTCAAAAATGATTTAATTAGTAATAAGATTTTTATAGCTCAAAATACTAATAGTTTTGAAAATGCCACTCAAATTGCTATAGATTGGATTAGAAAAAAATACAATTCGGGATATTATGTTGAACTCGAAGAAGGTGATTTTGAATATTTTGATTGTAATTTGTTTTCATATGAAAATCCTTCTGAAATAAATAAATTTTTTGTAAACATGAATAACGAAAATTCACATGGTATTAAAATTGTTGGATACAAAATAAATGGTGAAAGTTATTTTACTACTCTTTTAAAATTTTGAAATCTTTGAAGCAACCCACCTCGCTATTGCAGGTCTTCCTATTTTTGATTTATGACGTGGATCAACTGGCCATTTTTCGTTTGGATCATGAATTATAAACTCTATATCCAAATGTTTTATCATTTTTCCACTCTTGAGTAATATCTTAACATTTGAAAGAGTTTCACTTGAAAGAGATGTGTGATTTGGAAAAAGTCTGAAAACTAAGAAAGGTGAATAAAAATTACTTCCGTCAGACGATGGAATTCCAATGAATGCCGTTGCAAATACTTCTGGCATTATTAGAGTATTTACTGCCGCTTCGACCTGTAGTGGATAAAAAACTCCCCACTTTGTTTCAACTAAATGTGAAATTCTACCTAGACACCACAAATTACCATATATATCATAATAACCATAGTCACCTGTTCTGTGATAAATCTTACCTGAGAAATCAGTTATTTTTGTCAAGTTTGTATCTTCATCTCGAGTGCATTTTATACTAGCTCCAGGTCCAGTAATGCATATTTCACCTTCAATTCTCTTCATACCAGAAGTGTTATTATATAAAAAATCATCATTTCTTATATAAACTTCAATTATTGAGATATCTGTTCTACCTAGACATATTCCATTTCCATCTTTATAATTTTGTATAATATTAGGAGTAATATCTTTACCATCAAAAATTGCTATCGGACCTCCTTCGGTTGACCCATACATACTTAATAATCGCCCTTCAGTACCAGGCTGAAATGAATCCTTTATTTTATCAAAAAAGTTTAAATGTAGTTCACATCCATAGCTAATAATCTTATTCACATGTGAAGGTATTTTATAATTGTTATCCGAAATTTTCTTTATAAGTATAGGGGACCCAGTCAAAATATCAACTGTAAATCTACGAACAATGTTCATCACCACATTTATATCAATAGAATCTTGATCAAGAATATTCCCTTCTGGTATAACTGATGATATTCCAGCTGCTAAATCCAAAAATATAAAATTAATTGCATGATGAAGAATAGTTACCATCCCATTATTCTTAACAATATCATCTTTAAGAATTTTTTTCCATGAATTAACTTGACTGTTTAACATTCCAAATGTAATTTCAACTCCTTTTGGATAACCTGTGCTTCCTGTAGTGAATCCAATAATTGCAACGTCATCCATTTTAGCTGGAAATGTCTCAACTATACATTCAGAATCTAAATTGGATGAAATAATTTTATAATGGGGGTAAAATACTGTAATGGATTTAAATATCTTTCCTAAACTAATAAACTTAATAAACTTCACTATATTTAGAATAAAAGGTTTCCCGATTATCAATTCTGGAGATATTTCTTCAATCTTTTCATAAAACTTTAGTATACCACCAATTTGTTCAGGTGATGACCAAGATATAACAACACCTATTTTCAACAATGCCAATATCATTATTATCAACTCATACTTTTGTTCAGGCGCCCAAAGCAACCATATTTTTTGTCTAGGCTTTACACCTCCAATGATAAGTTTTTTTGAAATTTGATTGATATCATTATTTAGTTTTCGATATGAAACAGATTCCCATTCCCAATCATCATTATCTAGTATTGATTTTATCTGCGTCAATCCTAAAAAAAATAAAAATATTCCAAATAATATGGAATAATCTAAAATAATTGCAAATAAAATAATGCATAATATCAATATGTAATAATTATTTTTATTTTGTATTGGAACGACTCGGCGATAAATTGCTATATTGTTAGGTGTGTTGTTCGCATGATTCTCGATATGTGAAATTAGATTCATTTTTAATTTATTTTTATATAATACTTAAATTAGATTATAGAAAAAATATTTATTTATAATAAATGCCATCAATGTCGAGAAAATATTGTTTAAATACATCACCTAGAAATATGGGTTTTAGTCAGAAAGCAAGTTGTAAATCTCAGGGATTATTAAAAAGAACATCTAAAAAGTATAATGGAAAATATATTGTATCATCAAAATATAAAAGAAAATCATCTTCTAGAAATAAATCTCTATATTACAATGGAAACAAAAAACCAAGAGTTAAAAGTGGGTATGGAAACAAACAAAAAGCAATAAAAACCATTCAAAATCTTAAAAATTTTGATAGATTATACCAGTACCAAGTAATAAATACTATGTATAATCGTGCTAAATATCACGCAAACCAGACTAGTGGAATGCGAGATGCTATGTCTGTTTATAAAAAATGGCTAAACAAATCCAAATAGACTTAGACTTTCTAAATATAAAATAATATTTTTATACTAAATTGTATAAGTATATGGAAAAAAATTAGAAAAAAAAAATGATTCATATAAGTAAAATAGAAGAATATTTACATCAAATGTCAAAAATAATGTCAGAAGAATATGAAGAATATATTAAACAAAGATCTATTAATGCTTATGAAAATGATAAAAAAAAAAGCAAAAACATTGAAATACCTGAATTAAATAGACAAGAAATAATAAAATCATGGAATGAAGAAAAAATATCAGATAGTTTAAACAACGCGGAACAGCATAAGGGTAATTCAACTCTTGGAACTAAAATATTAGAACAAACTGCAGAAAAAATATCAGAATTTTTTCATAACGAAAAACACAAATTAAAAGATTTAATAGTTTTAGAAACATTTTCTGGAAATGGTATTGCATCTTATACCATATTAAAATTTTTTGAAAAATATATTAAAAAATGGGTAATGACTGATATAGTTGAATATGAAAAAGAAAAAGAAGAAAAAGATGACATAATAAAATTTGAAAAATTAAATAGCGTAGATTCTGTCAAAAAATATGGTTCTGAAAGTAACGTGCTATTATTAATTTCCCCGGAACCAGGAAATAATTATGCTGATTATTTTGCTTGTAAAGATTTCATTGAACAAACTAAACCAATCGAAAAAAAATTTATCATTTTTATTGGGGATTTGGGTTTTACAGATGGAAGTGAAGGAATGTATAAATATTTAAACAATAATCCAAATCTAAAACTAGTATTACAAGACGTAGTTTTTTATTATCTTGACGATTTTGAATCAGCAATTCCTCACAAAGAATTGTTTATTTTTGAAATAATTGATAAAACTATTGAAAAAAATGTGTTTGAATTACTTCACACACAAAAAATTCATAATAATGAAATACGATCATTGTCATTTTCTAGTGACGGAAATTATATAGCTTTTGGGAGTTCAGAAAACGTAACAATACTCAAAGCTGATGATGATTATAGCACACTTAACTTAAAATCAAATAATAAAACCCTTTTATCACCTGATGGAAAAAATATAGCATCAAGTGATAAAAAAAAAATTATAATAACCAGCGTTGATGATAATACTGTAAGTGAAATAAATACAACAACGATTGTTGTGAAATTATCATATTCTTCTAATGGAAAACTTGCTTTCACTAATGGAAGAGACGTCAAAATATTGAATGAAGAAAAAGTTAGTTTATCTAATGATTGGGGAGTGATATCAATGGAATTCTCTAGTGATGGAAATCTTTTAGCATCAGCGAGTATGAAAGGCACTTTGAAAATATGGAAAATAATTTATGATAAAGAAAAAATAATAGAAACAAAAGAACTAAAAGAAATTAAAATTATAATTAGTAAAATCATAAAAGATCCAGCTAAAATTCCAGTATCTTCTGTAGGACCAAAAGGAAAACACATATATTATTTTAAATATTCAGTTACAAAAAATATAGAAAGATCATATAAGATTCTAATATCATTTTCAAGTGACAGTGAATATATTTCAATATCTAGTTTTAATTTCATAAGAATATATAAAATTGGAGAATATATTACTCTGGTTAAACAAATAGACATAGTAGAAAAAAAAATTAGTTCACTCTCTATATATAATGATAATAAAGATGGACTATATATAGCATATGTGACTGGTAATGGTAATGTTAAAATAAAGAAGAATTTAAATGATAATGATGATAGTATATATGATTTAAATTTAAAAGATTGTGTGAAAGTCTTATTCTCAAATGATGGAAAACGTCTTGCAGTGGGAAGTAAAGACGGAACAGTTAGAATCTTTGAAAAAAAAAATCAAAAAATTCGAGTGGAAGAAGAACCCTGTTGCTGCGTGATGATTGATGATGGAAAAAGACATTCAAAACGAAAAAAACGTTCAAGACGTTCAAAACGAAAAAAACGTTCAAAAAGACGCTCAAAAAGAAAAAAACGCTCAAAACGCTCAAAACGCTCAAAACGCTCAAAACGCTCGATATAATTTTTGAATCCCAATAATATTTTTATACTAAATTGTAGTATAAAAAAAACTTTTTACGAACAAAAAACATCCTTAAAAATTTTCATCACTTTTTCAGGACTATATTCTTTGTAACAATTTAAATCCTTATTTTTATAGTCTTCTTTATTAAATTTCCTTATAATTTCAATCAAGCCTTTTTCATCATAGTAATACATAGCTTTATTTCCAAGTATTTTTTTATAATTATCATTCAATACGATACCTCCATATGTAATTATGGGTTTATTATTTACACTAAAATCTGATAAAGACAGACCAAATGATTGTCCTAAACTTTGTGCTTCTAAACAACAATCACATGTGTTTATAAATTTAGATTTATCTTCTATTTCAACTATTTTATTTAAGAAAATTATCTTTGGATTATTGTTATCGAATCTTGGGATATTCACAAATAAAAAGTATATATCTGTGAATAATCTAGATACCTTTTTAACTGCATTTATAGCGAAATGAATATTAAAAGAATCACTTCCTCCATGATAGCCAAAAACTATAGATTCTTTAGGAATTCCTAATTCTTCTCGAAGATTTTCTGAATTTTTAAAAGGTTCAATCACCATATGCGGGACATATATTTTATTTCCAAATTTTGAAGCGATTTGTTCAGAAACCCCAGCATAAACATTACCGTGTGGTTGAGACATATCAAAAACGCAGTGTATGCATGTTTTTATTTTATTTGAAAAAATTCCGTCATTTGAACCATATTTTATCACATACAACATATCACAATTTTCTTTTTCCAATATATTATCTAAATCTACCAGGTCATCATAGTAAAATATTTTAAAACGTTTCTGAAATTTTCGAAGGGCTATTTCAACATTTTTATTTTCTTTTATAGATGATTTTGGAGCCACAAAAATGCTTTCACATTTCAATATAGTTTCAGAATAATGAGCGTAGTCAAATAATGCCGTGCTTGTTCCTCTGACACAAAAAAAATATATATGAAATGCGATTTTTTTTATTTTCATATTTATGAATCTAAAACTAGAAGAATTCTCGTTTTTAATAAAATTAAAACCAGACCTTTTCATAAAGTTTATTGTAAATCTATACAGGAGAGTATTTTCGTTTAATCCTTCTATTATCACTTCTCTATACATTTCTATTTCTCTTAAAAGATCGAAATCATTTTCGTTTTTTAAATGTAATATTTGTTTCATTTTTCTTTAATAATTCGGAAGTCTTTAAAAAAGAATGTCATGCTCATCATCTACATTATGATATCTATTTTCCATTAAATTTTCTTTTTGTTTTTCAGCTTGTCGTGTAAGCTTTCTAATTTTATCAAAAACTCCATCATTACCCATTTTTGTTCCGAATATAAATTCATTTACTTCCTTATTATGTTTTTTATCGGCATTATCAAACTTTGTTGTGGCTATATTAATCATTGTTTCTGGGTCTGGAACCACAATAAAATTTGTTTCTTTATGAATATCAGTTATAATATGTAATATATCTTCTATCAACATGTCTTTTGTATAAGGTTCGTCCCCGTTTTCAATATCTTCTTTGTAAGTAATAAATGGCAATTCATCTACAAGATCCAAAAAATGATTTAAATATTCGTCTGCTTCTTCATCATCGTCATCATCGTCGTCATCGTCATCGTCGTCATTCTTCATTGTTGTATTATTCAAAGATTTTTTTAAATTTGATTTCTTCTTCTTTGGTGATTTCTTCTTCTTTGGTGATTTCTTCTTCTTTGGTGATTTTTTAACAATTTTTTTAACACATCTGTTTGTTTTTGGATTAATTTCTTGACCTTCCTTGCATTGTTTTTGTTTGTCCATTACTTTTTTAAACTTTTTCGTTGATTTTTGTTTTTTATTTTGTAAATAAAATGCCGGTTCTGAAAAACGCCTATTATCAGTGAACAAAGGAGATGTTTTACGTAATGGTGCCGAAAAATAATTATTTTTTTTGGGTGACTTTGATTTAACCTTTAGCGATTTCTTCTTTATTGATTTCTTTTTAACACATCTATTAGTTTTGGGATTAATTTCTTGACCTTCCTTACATTTTTTGTCCATTACTTTTTTAATTTTTTTAGACTTCACTGATTTCTTTACAGGAGATTTCTTTTTATAAACGCATCTATTGGTGTTCGGATTTCTTTGCTGACCTTCTTTACATGGTTTATCTATTGCCTTTCTAACTTTGACTTTTGGTGATTTCATTTTTTTATTTAAAAACAAATTTAAAAAAAATGATTTTTAAATTTAAATTCAAATTTAAAAAATCATCTGAAATGGAAATTTCAAACCATATCAAAAATACGTCTGTTAATGAAATGGTTTACAAGCTTCACAACCCATCGATTATAGATTCTAAATTACAACCAAATGAAAACATAATATATTGTTTATATAGTGATGGAACTATTACTCGACAAAAAGGTGGATGGGCTTATGGAAAGCGCTCAGTTACAGATATAATGTCTAAAATATTAAAACCAAATACTTTTTTTACTTTTCCGTTGAAAGGAGAGTATGAAGGTGACACATATGCTATTTTATCATATGATGATTGTGTTAAAATAAGAAATATTATGACAAATTTCAAGACTTTCTTCTAATAGGTAATTGAATTGGTAATTGAGGAGGTTTTTCGTAGAATTCCTGTTTTACGCTATGAGCATGTTGAAATCCCTCAGACTGTGTTTGATTTTGAACCTGAGGCATTGATGACGGAGGTGGTGGAGGCGGTGCTTGATATTGAAATTGAGGTTGTAGTTGAGGAGGTAAAGGCGGTGTTGATGCCGGATTTGAATCTGACTTAATTGTTTGCGGAATAGAAGGGGTATTTGAATTAATCAATTCTATAATTTTATTTTCAACTAATGTTATATCAGCACCTGAAATAATTGATTCTAATTGACCATATAAAAAGAATTGAAAAGATGGAACAACCTGAATATTGGGGGATAATTTAAGATCGACATTTTCCTTTGCAAGAATACAAATACCAGGTATATTATATTTTGTAAATAATTTAGAAAAAAGTGGTGAAACAATTTTACATGGACCACACCAGTCTGCATAAACATCAACTACACAAACTTTATAGTTTTGTATTAAATGCATTTTATCTTCAATTTTTAATATTGTTGGAATAACCACTTCAGATTCAGATTTTTTTTCACCAAAAGTTGACAATTTTTTATATTGAGACATTATTTTTATTTAGTAGTTTTCGTTTTAATCTTTAAATATATTTAATTTAAATATATTTCTTATTTTCTTATCACCGAGTCTCTATTCCAGTCGAGGAGTCTGTTGAGTAGGCTCTAATCTAGGAGTTTTCAATTTAGGAATTTCCACTCGAGGATTTTCCACTTGAGGATTACTATTTTCAGTTGATGATGAAGTAGACATGCAATGAAAAATTAAATAATATCCTAAAAAAAGAAATACTAAAACTGCTAAAATTGTAATAAAATACGATTTGTAAGATGAATTATTACTTTTTTTAGATTTAGATTTTTTTCCACCGCAACAATATTCTTCTTTTTTATTTGTAGGTTGAATTGCATTTTGAGCAACATCTATATCGTCGAATTTTTCTTTATTTTTCTTCTTTTTTGTTTGTGTTTGACCTCCTTCACCTTCTTTCTCGTCATCAGTTTCGTCATCAGGTTTAGGACCTCCAGCTTTTTCCTCTCTTTCATCATTTAGTTTCACTTGAGTTTTTAAAGTTTCAATATCAACTTTTTGGTTGAAATTGTCATTAAAAAATTTCACAGTAAATTCTGCAGGTGTCAAAGTTTGCCCTTTAGTAGGGTAAATTTTATTTAAAAATAATACATCATATGGCGAAAATTGTAAATTTTGGCTAGCTCCTTTACCACAACAATTCCCTTTATCATCATTAACCAATGTTGATGAAAAAAAATATAACATGATAGATTTAGGGTCATATTCAGAGCCATTTATTTGATCTTTTTCATATTTTTTCAAAATATTTGCCTCAGTTATTTTTTTATTCCATTTTTGGGTTTCGGAGTAGTACTCGTAAACTCGATCGACGTTCCAATTTATTGGTTTACCCAAAGGGTTTTGATGTTCATGGGTCATCGCTAGCGTGTGGCAAAATTCGTGTAAAACAGTCGGAACGTCAAACCAACCAAAATTCATAGTTGCTTTATCTTTATTTTTTTGGATATCTCTTTTCAGAATATCTTTGCCTAATAATGACCAAGCACCCCCCATTTCATCAAATGAAATTCTTATATCAGCCACATTCGGGTTCCATAACTTTTTGTTTTCTTCATCCTCGTAAAAGCTGAATTTAATATTAACTATAGGTTGAAGTCTTTTCGTAATTATATGAATTATACCTGGAATTATATCCATACTATCAACTTCTAATTGCAATGGATCAACTGGGATAGACACCCCATTTTCATCGACAGAGGAAGTCATTTCACCAGAGTCAGTTCGCACCAAATCATCAGGTGGCTGTTGTAAAAATGCACATTTCAAAATTGTATGAGACCTTAAAATCTTTCCTTTCAAAAATGCTGCCCTCATAGAAGGTGCGTCAAATTTTGAACTAGAGACTACTTCATTATTATTTTCTTGGGGTTTTGGTATTGGGTCCGCACTAAGTTCCGCGCAAGTTTTAATACTCGCGATCTGCTTATCAGTTAATGATCTAGACATTTCTTGTTATTTTATTATTCTTAATTTTTTTTTATATTTTTTTTTTTAAAAGCTGTGATATTTCAAAAATATTTTTACAAAGCTAAGTCACAAATATTACCATTTTCACTTGAACTATTTCCAGCATTTATAATATTTTGTATTATTCTGATGAAAAAAGTTATTTCCTCTTCTTCCGGAAGTATAAAATATTCATGATTCGCATAGTCTCTGTATTTTGCTAAGCAAGAATGAACAAATGTTTCAGTGCAATCCATCATATTCTCAGAATTACAATCCATATAAAATACATATTCAGTTGGTTCTAGGCGATTATAGGAAGCCAATGTTTTTTCGAGAGTTTTAGTTTTACCTATTTTATATCGATAATTTATTTTTGTTGAATCAGTTTGCGCTATATAAATATAGAATCCAGATGCAAATTTTTCTCTCTCCATTCTACAAACTACTTTTTTCTGAAGTTTTTTATTTTCAATTAGCTGTTTTGAAAAAGCATTTTGAAGTTTCAGTAACTCCGATTCATTTTTCTTCTGTTGAATATCAACTTTTCCAGTGTAAATAATTTCTCTTATCCATTTAGAAACTTGAATAGAAAACTCGGGTGAAATCCACATTGCAAGATGAATAGCTAAATCTTGATGAATCCAAGACCCTTGTAATTTAGCTTCACCACCTTGAATTATATCCATGAAATTCGTTGCCGGGATCCCGGTAACGTTTTCTTGATCCTGTTTCAAGTCTTCAATTAATTTTTTAGTAGATTCTAAGCTAGACCAATGATTGAATTTTTTTCCTCCGGCTTTACATAACTGAGTCGCATTAATAAAACCATCTTCAGGACGAGCTGTAATAATCATATCATTTAATATAAGTTTGTATTTACTAGTATCAATTATGTAGTCAACTTTTTCTTCCTCAAAAAACTTCAGTTTCATTAGATCGGTTTTAAGTGTTTCGTCTATTTCACAAGCATCCTCTAGATACTTTCGCATAGTAGGACAAGTTTTGCTCACATTATTTAACCAAATAACGATTTCTTCGTAAATTTTAAAAGTTCTGCTATAAACTAAAGCTAAATAAGGATGAATTAAAGTAATATTTGAACCGACTAATATTTTTTGTACTAAATCAATATCACACTTTAGTTTTGCTTTAATAGAGTCAATTTTTTCTTTATTATCGCTTATCCATGAAAATATTCCTTTTTTACCTAATGATTTACCTAATGATGTGCCGTTAACAAAGCATGATTCTTTATGAATATATATTTCCGTATCATTTTTGAATAAAGACCATAATGTTTCGAAAACTTCATTCATTTGTTCTTGTCTTTTTAATTCTTTCGCATCAATACTGCATAAATCACATCCGTGCTGTCCTCTAAGATGCGCCGATGCTAGTTGTATGAATTCTTTATTATGTTGTTTGCATTTAACGGATATTTTGTCTCTATTTGTATTATAATTAGTTTTACTATAGTCAAATCTATCTACCCCCCAATAATTTTTGCATTTTTCAATAAAATCATCATGACTACAAGATTTCTTTTCACCACGTATTTCTATTGCACATTCTGGACAATTAGATTTATTTGTTATATGTGCGTATGGTTTCATTTTAAAATCACCGTGTTTTTTACATACAATAATTATATATTGTTTAGATGAGACATAAATTACTTTACTATAATCATAAAGATCTCCGAATATTTCATTTGCTTTTTTTTTAAATTCTTCTGAATATTTTCGCTGTTTTGCAAGGTTTGTATTTTCAATACCACAAGCTGTACAACCTGCACCACTTAAATGATTGCCTACTGCTTGTTCAAAAATACCATGATTTTTACAAATAATATTAACCTTAGACCCAAAATTTACAATGTCATCTTTAGTTATCATAGAATAGTCGTATATGTTTTCGTGTTTATCTTTCGAATTAGAAATAAAGTCTTCAAATGTTGTACTTTTCATTATATATATATAAAACGTTTGTCTTTAAATATGATATATAAACATTTTATAAATGACACAAAACATTATCTATATGGAAAAATAAAAAGTTTCCTTTATGTTATATATAAGATTCGATTCAACTTCGTTAAAACAACTATGGGATAAGAATAAATTAATTTTTTCTGGTAATTTCTATTTCATTTTTAGATTGTAAAGATTTTTTTTTGTATTTAATTTATAAACTTTATCCAAATATAAATAAATAATATAATAAATAATGTTATCATATTCAGCAATTACAAATAGTGGAAAAGTTACTCTGCCATCGGTTGGTTCTTGGGGTACAAATATGAATATAATGAAAGATCCACCAAGATCTGTAATGATGAGGAGAATAGATAAAGTCGGTGATACAAATGAAATTACAAAAATGATTGATAATTCTGATCGCTCGGCTGAAGCAATCTTAAGATTTGCAAGAGGTGTAAATCCTAGTGTAAGCGTTAATTATTCAAATTTTGGAGGTTCTCAACAAAATTTTGGTAATAAACAAGCTTTTTTACGCTACACAATTAATAAAGATGGAGATTTTCATCCACCTGTTCAAGCCCCTCAAGATTTATTACCTTTATCAAGATTACCAAGAAATACAACTTTTGCTGTCAGTAATCCTGGGATGCCACATAATGCAAAAGAATTAGGTAATTCTAGAAATGTAAATGCTTCAGGGAATGTTCATAAGCAAATAGTTTCATCAAATGTTAAAGCAACAAAAACTTATATGCTTCAGAAACCATTTCAAGAACCATTCGTACACAGTAATAGTAGCGTTCAAAATATAGCCAATAAAAAAGTCAATCCTAATATTAGCAGCATGAACAGACATACTGAATTATTTGTGCAAGACCCAAGTAAAGGTATTAATGAAAATTACATGACTGTTTCTGCTCAGCCAAATCCACAAGAAGTGAAACATCGAACATTAAACGAAGAAAATTTTAATTCTGATAAATATATTCAAGACACTAATGCTCACTCTGTCTATAGTAATATTGGAAGTTATGTAGATAATGGGGTGTTTTTAGATGAAGACATGATGGGATTAAATGATTTGAAAACCAAAGATATAAATTCTATAAATCATACAACAACACTTTCAGGTATTGAAAAAACTAATCATATCTATGAAAATTTTGAACTTCTTGATAGAAATTTACCTGAATATGAAGTTCATTCAAATTTGATGGGTGATAGTAAAAAAGTTTCGTTTATTCATGATGACTTTGAACTTGAAAGAAATTTACCTGAACATCAAACAAGAACTAACACGAATGGATCTAGAAAAGATGTAAATTTTATTCATAAGGATTTAGAACTAGAAAGAAATTTACCGGAACATCAAAAAAGAACTAACACGAATGGATCTAGAAAAGATGTAAATTTTATTCATAAGGATTTAGAACTAGAACGAAATTTACCGGAACATCAAACAAGAACTAACACTAATGGATCTAGAAAAGATGTGAATTTTATACACAAGGATTTAGAACTCGAAAGAAATTTACCTGAATATCAAACAAAGACTAATATTATAGGTAATGCTAAAGTTTCCTTTATTCATAAGAATGTTGAATTAGAAAGAAATTTACCTGAATATCAAACTAATACCAATATTAAATATAATACCCAGAAAAATATTAAACCAGAACATGTGCGAGAAAATGAAAGAAAAGCTGTTGCGACAAACTTCTTTTCAAATGAAAATAAAATGGGTGAGTCTAATATTTCTAGCAGAGATTACTACATTGAAGAAAGAAGACAAAGAGGTGGGTTTGAAAATTCTGGGTCTATTCCAACTTTCGAAAGAAAGCAAAATGAAATGAAAATATTTGAATCCGAGAAATCGATAATGTCAAAAAATGTAATGAACCAATTTCAACAAAGATATTCGAGATAAAATCGAAATTTTTATTATTATTTTAATAATAAAATTAAACTACAAAATTTATTTCTTTAATTCATCTCTACTAAAAAATCAAAGTTAATACCAATATCCAAAATGTTATCATTCACTTCAACATTATCCATGAAACTATCAGAAAAAATGACGTTTTGGTCATTCTCAAGTTCAGGCATGTCACTGTAATCTTGATTTTGTTCATCTTGTTGATCATCATCAGTTTCTTCTGCTGGGTTTTGATTCCAGAAAGATTCTGTATTACCACTAAATATACCATTGTATGGTTGATATGTAGACTCCATCCACCCAACCGAATCGTCACTCTCAAGTTCAGGTATATCATCGTCTACAAAATATTGTTGATGATATCCATTGTTGTTATCATATTCGTTAGATTGATGTTGAATAGGAGGAGACATTTTTGGCTTTGTGATTTTTTTTGCAGAAAAAATATTTATTATTTCAATTTTCCGGATTTTCAATTTTGTCCAGTTTGGATTCAAGTTCCCATTCAAGTTCGTATATTATTTGATTATAAATATTCAATGTTGAGTTTAATTTAATGCTTTCATTATTTAATTTTTTCAAATGTTGAGTGTATTGTTCTTTTTTTCTAGAACAATGGTTAATCTCTAGATCTTTTTTTTCAATTTCTTGTTTCAATCCAGAAATATCTTTTTGTAATTCAGAAATGTTTTTTTGCAATTCAGAAACCGCTTTCTTTAAGTCCTCCATCAAAAAAAATTCTAGAACGATTCAATTTAGTTTTTTTGGAACGTCTGTTTTTCTTAGAACGACTTAGTTTACGTGATTTCATTTTTTTATTATATAATAATAATATATTATTTATTTACTTTTTTTATAATTCAACAAATTATAAAAAATTAAGCTAATGCTGGGGTGACAGAGGCGGATTCTTCATCTTCGACTATCACTATCTTTGCGAAAGTTTGATTTTCTTCTATTTTACCGCTTTCCTTAAGTTTTTTGTCCATAAGAAGTTTATGACGTTTTGATTTCTTATGTCGTCTCATACATCTCTTTGATAAAATAAACCCACACTCGCACATCTCATCATCATCACATCCATCATTTTCAGAACATTCGTCATCGTCTCCTTCATCTTCGTCTTCGTCTTCTTCATCACTTTTTTCATTTTTCATTTCATCAATCAAATCCATAAACATTTTATGTCTTGTAGATTTCACATGCTTTTGTAAACATGGCAATGATATTACCATACCACAATCACATCTTTTTTTGTCAGCATCTAAAACTTCAGATTGATTATTGTTTTTAATTTCCATTAATATAGTATGTTTTTCTGTTTTCTTATGTTTGTTCATTTGATAATGAGTTACTGTTAATCCACATTCACATTTTTCCTTTTTCTGTCTTTGAGCAGCAATCTTATCTTTGTAGTTTTTATTATAATATTCTTTTACAACCTCTTTAATTTCCTCTTTGTTTTCTTGATACCTTTTTTTACTTTCATCTAAAATAAATGATTTATTATTAGAATAGTATTCATTTGCTTGTTTTTTCACATCTTCCTTGTTTTTTTCATAATATTCACGACACATTTTATTATGTTCTTCTCTATTTTCTTCATGTTCAATTTTACGAAGTTCACTAAAAGCTTCTTCATTTTTAATTTTATATTCTCTTTCTTTTTCCTTCAGTTCTTCTTTCTTTTCTTCACTATAGCCATCTATTACTTCTTTTCGATTTGTCTTCCATTTTTGTGTATCTTCATTTGTATATGTTCTCTTAGGAAAAATTACATGGTCTTCTTCTATTTCTTCTAAAATATCAAAGCACTTATCAAATAAATCAGTAAATAATGAAATATTAGAAGATTCAGGTAGTTGAAATACATCTCGACCTGCTTTACAACGATATTTACCAAATTTAGAAAGAATTAAACTTTCAGCTATATCCATTATTTTTGAACATTTGAAAGATCTATAATAAATAATTTTATGATTGTGTAGTTTTTCTTGATTATAATCTTCTTTTCTATTTGTCAAAGATAATGATTTTCCAATAACAAACTCACCCGATTCTTCTTTCTCTTCACTAGTTATTAAATAAACAAAATTCATTCCATCAATTACTTCTTTCGGAGGTTTTACATATTTCTTGGTTAATTTTGTAAGCTCTTCTTCCTTCTTATTTTTCTCTTCTTCTAATCTTTTATTTTCTTCTTCTATTCGTAGCTTCTCTTCTCCGAGTTCTTTATTTTCTTCTTCTATTTTTAGTTTCTCTTCTTCAAGTTCTTTATTTCTATCTATAATACTCTGTATCTTATATTCACCTTTTCTTCTTAAGGTTGGTAGAATATCTTCGCAAACAACCTCTTGAAAATTATGAGCCACAGATTTGTTTGAACGCATTATAAGTTTATACAAACCTGCTTCATTAATTATGTTTGTATGCTGATTTCCAGATGAAGAACTAATAATTTCACTTCTTTTCCATTTTTCATTTATAAATTTTAAAGCTTCTGTTGTATTTGATAACTCTAATATTTTACATATATCTTTTGCAACAAACCATGGTTCATCATAAGTGCCAACAATACGTATGATGTTGTTGTTAAAATTAAAATTTTCATCAATTTGTTTAATTAATTCCATATTTTATATTATGAATTATCTCTTTAAATAGGTATTAAAAAAATTGAAAGGGTGTTGGAAATCTAAACCCAAGGGTACTCAGAATTTCTGAGCACCCCCTCCAAATAAAAATCTCATTTTTACATGTATTTGGGCTTACGATGAAAGGTGGGAAGTTTTCTTACCCTTTTGTCAACGAACTTCAACTTGAGAATATTCCCTGACACGAGGGAATATTTTTTTATACTCGATATCCAGTTTGAAATATTTTTCTATTACATGTACGTTTGTAAATAAATGGGGTTATGTTTTATATAACCCCCCACTTCAGAATTTCTGAAGTCAGAGTGGGGTTTATTGATAATTATGTCAAAAAAATAACTAAAATTTTATATTTTTTTACAAATTTTAATTTAAAGTTAAAAATATTTATAGTAAAAATATGACTATAATATTCAAAGCTAAAAGTCACGAAGCTTATTGTATTAAAATATTAGCTGAATTATTGGCAAATAATATTAAAACAGCCTGCTTTGTCATAGATGAAAATGGAATTTCCTTGAGAATGATGGATCATCATAGAACAATTTTAATCGACCTCGATCTCAAGGCGGAAAACTTCACAATTTACAAATTTAATAGTAAAAAAATGCACCTTGGAATCAACCTCAACCATCTGCATAAGCTCCTTCGTAGTATCAAAAAGAAGGACTCGATTGAATTGTTCATAGATGATAAGAGTCCGAATGATTTGGCGATCAAAGTAATCCCCAAGGAGAACAATCGAATTTCCACCTCATATTTAAAAATCCAGACTGTTCAAAATCTTGATATCGACATTCCAACAGGTTACAATAAGCCAGTAATAGTCTCATCATCTGAATTTCAAAAAATGTCAAAAGATATGTCTAACATTGGAACTACAATGAAAGTTACTGCTAAAAATTTTCAAATAGTATTTCACTGTAATGCCGGAGGTATTCTTAAAAGAACTGTTCAATTTGGTGAAGAGGAAGCTGACGAAGACTCTCTTGATGGAGGAGGAACTGAATATTGTCAAGATTTTTTAACAGAACAACTATGTAGAATTACTAAACTCTCTGGTTTAAGTAATAACATGCAAATATTTCCAGGAAAACCTCTATTATTTAGAAGCAATGTCGGAAGTTTAGGAAAAATAAGCATATATATTAAATCAAAAGAACAAATTGAAAGTGAAAATTATAGCACTTTAATAGAATCTGACTATTCCGATGACTAAACTAAACTAAACTAATTATATAATTTATTTTATTATATAATTTATTTCTCTCCATTATATAAAATTATAATGAAAAGGAAGTTCAAACGAAAAAAACGATCAGATAATGGAAAGACTCCTAAAAAGTCACCCAGAAGAAGCCCTAAGTCACCCAGAAGAATCACAAAGTCGCCCAGAAGAATCACAAAGTCGCCCAGAAGAAGCCCAAAGTCACCCAGAAGAAGTCGTAGTCCTAAAAAGTCACCCTTAATAAGTTCTCATTCCATCATAAATATTTTTGCAAAGTTTAAACAAGATAATATTTATTTCACTTGCGACAAAAACATAAGTCTTAAAAATTTTGTCGAATTAATTATCAACAATTTAAAGTTGAAATATAAGTATGATTTAAATAAAATAGATAAAAAACGAATTATGTTACACAATTCAGGTTATACTAATTATGTTTCATATAACAATCAAAATATGTCACAAAACACTTCGCAATTATTAAACTTATTTGATTGTTGCACAATTGAATTAAAAATAAAAAAAGTTGAAATAGAGATAGACGATGAAAGAAATATAAACATACTAAACACATTATTTGAAATAATAAAAAATGAACCAAGTAAATATCGTGATGATCAGAAACAAATTATCATATCAGAAGCTAGTTATAATATGACACCTGTAATTCTAAAAAATTTAATTCAACAATTTCAATTTGAAAATATTAAGTTATATATGAATGAATTAGTATTCATTTTAATAGATCCTGAATTTGGCAAAGTAAATGAAAAATTTCAATTTTATGACATCCTTGATTGCGATGAATATCAGATAAAAATTGATGATTTTATTATAAGAAAGTATATATTAAAACAACCTTATCGATTAAAAAATAAAAACGACACTTACCATAAAGAATATTTCAACATGTTCAATGAATTTGTCGTGCCTAAAATAGAAAATAAACTCGTATCTCATTATGTATTATCCATTCATGCAAGCGTCAAATTGAATAATTTTATAAGAGAGAATAATAAAAATTTCCATTGTTTAGATAATTACAATTTTGCAGGTTTGGAAAACTTTTATTAATACTATACATTTTTTTTATACTTAAAGGAAGTATAAAAAAATCCAAAATATAAGTTATTTTTTTCCAGTTGTTTCAGAAGAAACACCGTAAACATAATTATTTTTATACTCATCTGAAAAAAATCGATTTTTAAATTCGGGTTTTTCGTCAACTGTAGAAGGATTTCCTTTTGTATATCCTTCAGATACCTCAGTTTTATTAAAATCTGCTTTTTTAGAAGGCATCATAATATTAAAATAATTTCCTAAACTTTTGTATTGTGAACAGTTCATTTTATCTAACACAAAGAAAAAGAAAAAACTAAAAAAATGATTTTTTATTTGAAATTTTCCATTTTATTCAAGATTTAAATGTCAGCTGAATTAAAGAACCTAAAAGTTATCAACGGAAACACATTGATTGGAAATTTTTCTATATCCCCAGATGTTCCAAATAAAGTTGTCTTTCCACCCAAAATAAGTGATTCAAATTGTTGTATATTTTTTTCAGATTTATACAATGATTATTCAACGATTCAATTATTATGTGGAAAAGCTCCTATAATAAAAAATACGAATTATCATTTTTATGGAACTACTGGGAATTGCATTTCAAAATTGTCAGATGATCGTAAGAATAATAATTTCGGGACAATTCGTCCAAAAAATATCGATTGGAAATTTATAAGTGATGTGAAATTCACAAAGGTCCCTGAATTCAAATCTTTTTTTGTGTTTAATAAATACCCAGGTCTTTCAGAATTAACAGATAATGATAACAAAAGAACTTTGATGATACATGATTTGAAAAACTTAGACATCGATGATGACATGTTTTGCTTTGTTTCAAAATCCATTTACGATTTCTATTTAAACCTTTGTGTAGAATTCCCTTTCAAGAAATACAAAGTGATTGACGATAAAGATGTATTATCAAATGTAATTGAAACTTTAATGGGGAAAACTGTGTCATCCGGAAAACCTTTCGCAAATGGAAATATAAAATGTTCCACACAAAATGGTTCAGATAATTTAAACAATACTCTACACGCTCAATATTTTGATAAGTCGATTGTTGATTTTCAGGCGTTGAGAAATGGTGTAGTTGAATACACTTCAACTACAAATAGCGAAGATGGGGAATTTGTGATATTTTACCAATATACCATCGATAAAATATTATTAGACGGAAAACAAATAGATTACGAACATATAATTGATCCAGCTAGCATTGGTGTTTCAAAAATCACAAATATGTTTATTGATCTTGAAAACATAAAATACAATGGGAAAAAATTCGTATCAGATGCAATGAATGCAGACAAAACTCATTACTACAAATACGCAAAATCAAGTGATATATTAAACATTTATAATAATACATATACGCAAAATTCAGCGATTATGATAAAAAATATTGGAATGTTGTTATTGCAAAATATCAGAACAGAATTAAGACATCTTGAGGATAGAGATAATGAATTTATACCTCAGATTCCATTGCTAGGAAGAGCGATATCAGATGCTCAATATATGAAAAATGATTTTGGGAAATTATACTCAGCGAGTTTTGAAAACTACTGATATTTTTCTTCTATATTTAGACTTCTTTTTAACATCAGAGTTTTAATACTATTATAGTATTAAAAATAATATTTTTTTCATCTGAAACGTTTAACATATTCAGGATCAACACCCATTTGTTCAGCATTTTGAAGAAAGAACTGCACTTTCTTACTATATTTTCTTGGAGATTTTCTTGGAGATTTTCTTGGGGATTTTCTTGGGGATTTTCTTGGGGATTTTCTTGGGGATTTTCTTGGGGATTTTCTTGGGGATTTTCTTGGGGATTTTCTTGGGGATTTTCTTGGTTGGTGTTTAAAAAATATTTGTTGATTTGCTGCTGCTCCTGCTGCTCCTGGTATTGTTCCTCTTCGAAATACTGGTTTTTTAATAGGAGAATTATAATAATAATCACCATAATTAACACCGTACCCATCATATAATTGTCTTGTCATTTTTTATTTACAATAATATTTTATTTATTTATTTTTTATCAACAAATGGATGGTAACAGCAAAAAAAAAGTAAGTGAAGAGGATAGAAAATTCTATCAATCTATAAAAGATATTGATGAGTTATGTGAAAATCTGAAGAGATGTTTAGGAAGAACAGATAGTGAAATCGCATGGCTAAGAAATATGCATGAAAAATATAAAACAAAAACTGTTGATATTTAATGATGTTATTCAATAATTTGTATTATATATCTCATTGAAATGATATATATAGAATGATCATTTGAATATGAATTTTCATCCAATTTTATAATATTTTCATATTCAATCGGAATTTTTTTTAAATTTAAATATGAATATTCTATAGATGTTCCATTTTTTTTTTGACATTTTCCAAAACCATTTGTTATGTCACATTTAATTTCATCCAATAAATAAGGAAATATTTTAGACGAAATTTTATCATCAAAACTATATATTATTTTAATTTTGTGTTTGGTATTCAATAATAAAATTATTGCTTTTTGAACATCATCTATTGTAAAAAATACTAAAGGTTTTTTGAAATTATTTTTCAAATGATTTTGAATGTAATTTTGTATATCATTGCGTTCTTCTTCTAAATACAATTTATTTCGTTTTAATTTATCTATGTAATTTTGTAATCTTTCTTTAGCTACCCATCCTAATTCTTTTTCCATTCTATTTTCTTGTTTAATAGATACCATTCTTTCACCTCGTCTTTCTGGTATATAACAAATTTTCGAATAATCAAACATATTTGCAACTTCGTTTATTGTATAATCCTCATTAGAAGATAGATGATAATTATCACCAAAGCCTTTTTCAGCTATCAAAATTAACCCTCTAACAATATCATCAATATGTGTAAAAATTCTAGATTGAGTACCAGGTGAAACAATTGTCAAATTTTCGTCTTCCATAAATTGTTTTTCAAAAATTCCTAAAACTGTTGCATATTGTCCATTACAGATTTGTTTTTCACCGTAAACATTATAAAAATAAACTATAGAATAATTTAAACCAAACCATTTATTATAATTTTTTATAAGATCTATATTATGACTTTTACTAAAAACATAAGGGTTTAAATCGTTACCATTAAAAACTGCACTGCTCGCTGAATATATTAATTTTGATTTTTTTTGTAAACAATATTCAATGACTTCAAAAGTTCCTATTGAATTCGACCAAAAAGTTTCTTTAGGTTTTTCAAAAGATAAAACTATTCTTGAAAATTCACCTAAATGAAAAACATATTCTGGATTGAATTTCTGAATATTATTTATATTTGAAATATCCCATGTGTTTCCATCTATATATTGAACTTTTGAGTCGTTGATGTGATTTTTTTTACTTCCAGAAGTGTAATTGTCCAAACTAATGATTGAAATATTTTTGTATACTGATAGCAATTCTTTTATCAAAGATGTTCCTATAAATCCTGCACCTCCTGTTACTAAAATATTCATTCTTATTATTTTAAACAAATGCTGTTATTTGTTTAAATAAAATATATGTTAAAATATTATTTCATTTCACGTAATATCTTTCATGTGAAACAATCAAAAAATATTCTATCGGATATGTAGGTATAATAATATCACTAAGTATTCTTGAAGTATCTAAAATTTTCAAATTATTGCTATTAATGATGTCATAAACATCTGTTATATGAATATTTTTTCCAAAATTATAGTTTGATATTTGATATAATAGGTTTCTAATATACGAGAATGGATGATATTTAACAACAGAAGAATCACATATCATTTCATTTACAAACATGTAATGTGAATTTAAATTTTTGTCCAATAGAATTTCAAGAATTTCATTTATTTGTTCTTTTTCACAAAAAGAAAACATGTTTGATATTAAAATCACGTCATAATCATATAAATCATCTAAAAAATCAAAGAAATTCTTATCACTGTGATTATAAATGACACTTTGAAAACATACCTTTAATTTTACCAAATGATATTCATTGTCTATTACAATTTTTGAGTCGAACGATACTGTTGTGTTATTTTGAAAAAAAATATTCAAAATTTTACTTCCATATCTAATTTTCTCGCTCTTCAAAAGCTCTTCATATAGAGAAGAAAAATTTATCATTTATTCTAAGATAGATTTAAAAAAATAAACTTTAAATATAAAAAATGACAAGCATGATGGAAAAAAGTTTATTTTACTCATCTATTTTAGTTGTATCAGGAATATTATTAGGGGGAGGGTATTTTTATGGAGGAGATTTATATAATATAATAACTTTTTCATCACAAAGTAAAAGTGATGCGGAAACGCAAACTGAAAATGATTTTGAAGAATCGGCTCCATCGGCACCATCATTAGAACAATCTTCATCATCTACATCATTAGATGATGATGTTAATCAAACTACTGATTATGTAAAAATCAAGTAAATTTTGTTTTTATAATACCTTTTTTTGTATTATAAAAATTTTCTAAATTCTACTAGGTGCTGCCGCAAACCAAAAATGTATTCCTAAACTAACTGGAGAAATACTTTGGAATAGTAATATCGTCACACCGATAACTGGATATTTTACTGATATATCTGTTATTGCAGGCAATCCTGCCTTCATTAATAGATAATCTGCAAATAAAGCACTTATATTAACAAATTGAACAGTTACAAAGACTGTTAATGCTTGACTAGATTTATCACTCATTTTTATTCTTGAATTTATGACTTTAAATTAGTTTATGTTTATGTTTTTTATTTAATTTGTTATGACCTTGTTTTTTACATTTTGAACAACAATACTTTCTTTTTTTTATAGTAACTAAAGTAGGTTTCTTCATTATTTCTTTCCATTTTTCTACAATCGCCGTCGAAGATTTCTTAAAAACTATAATAATACCATTTTTGAACTTTGGATTATCAGGTTCTATTCTATTTACTAAAGTTTTGTATATATTGAATTCTTCGGTCGTCAAATTTGATATTTCTCCGAATTTTTCACCATCACTGCTATACATACACAATTTAGAGGTTTCGGGTATAAAATCGTATATACAATCTCTTAATGAGTCTAAATCAAACTCGTCTAAAGAATTTATGTCGAGTTTTTTTCCGTTTTCAATAAAATGAATCTCTAATTCATGTGACATTTTTGTTTTTTTAAAAAAAAGATTTTGAAATATTCAATTTTTTTATTTGAATAAATTCAATTGTTGTTCTTCTGTTAATTTAGTCTGACCATTATAAACATAAGCGAGTTTTTCTTCCAATAATATATCCGACAAGGACTTTTCATCTTTATTCAAATATAAATCAATAAGCAATCTTCCATATTTATCAAAATCGTAACATTTCACATATACTAAGAAACAATCAGTGTGAAAAATTTGTTGAATATCCTTCTTGGACACATCATCTTCGAGATACAATTTCTTTTTAGAAATAAGTTCTATTAGTCTATATTTAGCTTTAATTCCGAATTCTTTTACTTTTTCATTTGAACTATGTATTTCACATGTGTCAATATTACTCAATCGACAATTGAATTTAAAATAATTGTTTAGAACAGGAATAACAAGAACTATTGTGTCACCGTCTATAACACTTACAACTTTTGCATAAGTATTTATTCCATCTAAAGAAAAAGTAGGCGTTTCCATGCCACATTTTTTAAGTTCATCCATTTATTTTACACAAAATAAAATAAATCTATTTTTATAACTAAATTGAGTTATAAAATAATATTTGCCTCCACTGAGAATCGAACTCAGGCTTGCAGTTCACTAGATTGTTTTTTACAAGACTGCTGTTATACCACTTAACTATAGAGGCTTATTATATAATAATCATATCTTTAAATCATATTTCTTTGTTATATTTACAGTGATCGATATATGTTCCGAAAACTTTATCCCATAGAGTAAATCTTTTCGCATAATTACAATTATTTAAACTGTGATGTAAATCATGATCTTCTGTTTTTAAATGAAAATTTAATAACCTTGGTAACCATATACATTGAGTAAAAGAATTTGATTTTATTATTTTACCACTATGACCACCTATTTCTAATAGTATTTTGTATGAATGAATCAATGTGTACTGAAAATACGTAATATTTACAGGGAAAATGTAAAGTGTCAAAAACGTCGGTATAGAATTTGTGAAAAAATAATCAAAAGGATGATTATAAAACGTAAGTATAGGTATTGGATAAGCCCATTTATGATGAATTTTATGAAAGTTTCTGTAAAGAAAAGGATTCTTATGTAAATAGGAATGTATGAAATAATGAAAAAAATCAAATAGAATTTCAAATGCGAATGAAATAAATATGAAATCTATAAGATCATATGCAACTAAAGATGTAAAGTCGGTTAAAAAATAATTTTTAATTATAACTTGAGAAATTGAATCAACCATTGTAGTGCTAAGAACAAATAAATCAAATTCCTTATAAAATCTTTCTTTTGGCATATTTTCAATCATTTCTCGTTTTTCACTCATAATTTGTTTACTATTAGATGTTCTATATTGAATAAAATCCAACATTATATAATTTTCAATCAATGAAACTGTGTATTGAGTGAAAAAATCATTTATCAAATTACCAGATGGTGAAGTGAAAGTAAAATTGAATAATGAAGTTACAACAATTAAAGAATTTAGTAATATAAAATTTTGTATAGATCGAAAAGATATCATTTTATTTTATAAGAATTTATTTTAAATATAAATAAACAATCCATGAATACATTCATTGAAAAGTTTGATAGTGTGTCTTCTTTAGGATACAATTGCTACATAAAATTATATTTTAATTCTAGAAAAATGGATCAAGAAACGCAATTTTTTGATTATATTGGAACATCTGTTTGGTCTATTATAGATTTACTAAACAATGATTTTGATGGAATGTTTGATAAGTCTAATTATAAAATTATGAATGTAATGAAAACAGGTGATGATAATCAATTTTTAGTTGTAAATGAAAAATATTTTGTAAGATGCAAACATGAATTTAAAAAAACTTTAGATAGAAAATTTGGTCCTGAAATTCTCAATGAATACGAAATAAATAAGGACGAATTAGATGATTTCATTGAAAAGATGAAAAGACGCAAAGAAAGATTTATGAATATGCTTGCAAATAATAACAGTCTACTTTTTATAAGATATGAGGAGGATCCCACAGGAAGACTTGATCTTAAACAGTTTGATGAAAAATTCAATCTATCTTATATAGATAATCTTAAAATTCTTTCTGATATGTTTAAAAAAATAAATCCTGAAAAGAAAATTGTAATTCTTGATATATCCCATCGCCATGATAAAACTGAACATATAAAAGAATATGGAATAATTAAATTACGAATGAGAAAAAGAATAGATCATTGGAAAAAATGCGCGGATGAATTTGAAAAAGTATTTTCAAATGAATCAAAATTCATTGAAAACTTAGAAATTTAAATTACTTAGGTAAAGTATGTATATGAAAAATTTATATCACTATTTCATTACTTTAGAGCAAATATTTTTAATAAAATCGTTGCAAATTTCAGATTTTTTTCCTTTAGAAGCATCCATAATCTCAATCCTGTTATCACGAAAAGCAAAAATTTTATTTGTGAGTTTTTCTGAGCTATTTTGAAAAATTACAGTCTCATCTTCATTCATTTCATTATTAGGATTATTTTGTAATTCGTTTAATTGTTCATATAAAATTTCTAATTGATTATTGATTATCTCTGTATTTTTCCCTTCTATTGCTTTAAAAAATTTATGAGACAATTTAACCATTTCTGGGTCATCTACTATATTTTCATCCTGATCTTTGTATTTAATTTTCTTCCTTGAATAGTCGACACATACTATACGATCTTTAAACGGATATTCAAGTGCATATTTAACATATCCTTCAACTCCATTATTAATATGATCTAAAGTAAGGTATTGTGATTGTTCAACTAAATGAGCGTCCGTAATAGGTTGAAGATTATTAACTATATTATTGATTCTTTGGTTGTTGCTATTGTTATTATTTATAGTTGTAGGAGGTCTTGTTTTTATTATATCTATAAGTTGATCCTGTAAATCCTTAATACGTGCATCTTTTGCTGCTATAATCATATCTTTTTCTGAAATAATTTTGTTTATACAGTTTGAAAGATGTCTATCTAAATCTTTTTTTTGAGTATAGTTTTTATCACAAAAATTGCACTTAAATATATTATCCAAAACCATACCTTGGATTTCTAAACAATATTTTGCAGTTTTCATATGATTTTTTAAAACATATGTGTTTTTGAAATTTTTATTACAGTGCTCACATTTATAAAAGGACATTTTTATTATTATATTTTTACGTAGTTACTCTTAAACTAGAATAAAATTTTTTATCAAAAACATAAAAAAACATAAAAAAAGATAAAAAAATAAATATTGTCTACAGGCTCATATAGGTTGAAAATCTTATTTTCTAATTAAAAACACAAATTTTGTGTGTGTTGGAAATTTTTTTAGGATCCTGATATTTTAAAAAAATAATAAAAAATATTTCAAAAAAGAAGAATTTCATCGATACGTAACATTTTCAAAAAAGAATATAAAATACTTTTTGAATTTGTATTCTTGATTTTAACCAATAAATATATCTTTGCGTTTATTTGCGTTTTTTTTGAAATAAACGCAAATAAACGCAAATTTTAAAATAATTAAAATCAGTTCATTGCATTTATAATGAACATTTTTCAAAATAAATTGTATTTTTTTGTACCAAATTTTTCTTACCAATTCCAAAATATCTAATTTACAATTCAAAACAAATTTTTTATCAAAAAGCTAAAAAAAGATAAAAAAAGATAAAAAATTATAAAAAAATAAATATTGTCTACAGGCTCATATAGGTTAAAAATCAAATTTTATAAATAAAAACACAAATTTTGTGTGTGTTGGAAATTTTTTTAAGTTGTTTTATTTGATTTGATTTTTTTTTAATAATTTTTTTTTATATAATAAAAATGAAATCTAAAAGAAAATCTCTTCCTTCAGGTTATGAAATAAATCCAGAAACTGGACGAAAAAGAAAATCATGTCCATCGGGTAAAGTTAGATCAGATAAAGGTTCTTGGTGTGTAATTGACAAATCATTAAGAAAGAGCAAAAGTAAGAGAAAGAGCAAAAGTAAGAGAAAGAGCAAGAGCAAAAGTAAGAGAAAGAGCAAGAGCAAAAGACATAGTATCAGGGAAAGAATTAAGGAAACCTTAAAAGAAATAAAAAAAGCTGAAAAAGATGTTAAAGATAGTGAGAAAAGTATTCGTAATGAAAAAAGAAAAAGTAGAAATCAATACGAAGATGATGAAGAACAACAAGATAATATTGATCATTTGACAAGAAATTTAAAAGACGAGGTATACATTCTCGGCGACTTGAGATATAAACTGGATGTACTTATTAGAGAACGCGATGAATGAAGATTTCATATCAAAAAATAGATATTCAAAAGAAGCAAAAGAATAAAACGTAAATCAATAAAACTATATTAAAATAAAAAAATGATTTTTTATTTTGAAAATTAAATCAATTATTAAAAATGAACACAAATAGTGAATTAATTTCTGCAAGGCGCGAAGATGTATTACAATCATATAACTCGGCTAGAGCAACAAATCATCGTTTATTTCTTGAGGGTGATGATAAGTCTACATCTGAATATATATTTCCAAACCAAATGGAAGATGCAAATAATATATTACATAAATTCTATAAAAACAAATGTCGTGTTATTAGTATTCAAAAAAAGACAAAAGTTGGTGCAGATGGTCTTATGATTGAAATTGCTAAACTTCTAACAACTCACGTTGATGACGATTTTGTTGTTAATCCTGCAAATGTAAGGATTCTTACAGGTATGAGTAACGCAGGGTGGGAGAAAGATATGATTGATAAAGCACCAACATGTTTCAAGGATAAAATATTTCATCATGGAAAACTATCAAGAACAGATCTTGTTAATATAAAAAATGGTCTTATTATAATCGACGAGATTGATACGGGTGATAAGGAGTTTCAAGTTCTTCACACAACTTTGAAAGAGGCAGGTGTTTTAGATGTGAAACATATGGAGGAAAATAATAATAGATTCGTATTTATAAGCGCAACGATGATTAAGGAACTTTACGACCTTTACAGATGGGGAGAATTACACGAACTTTATAAAATGACTATTCCGCCTTCATACTTTGGTCATAAAGATTTCTTGGAGAAAGATATTGTGAAAGAGATTTACGCCGTTGATACAAAAGAAGCAGCTGAAAAATGGGTTCAAGAAGATATTATAGATTATTATGAAGATTCGTGTATGTGTGACAAATGCAACCCAGAAAAAAATCCGACAAAAAAAGATTTCAGAGTTCATATTGTTCGTGTAACTTCAAAAAATGTGAATGTGGTTCAAAATGCGTGTATTTTAAAAGGTGTCACATTTAGAAATCATACATCAACCGATCGAATATCACATGATGAAATTAAAGAATTCTTTAAAGAACGTCTAACTAAGCATATTGTTCTTGGAGTCAAAGGTTTCTTTCGAAGAGCTAATCTTATCCCAAATTCTTGGAAACTTCGCATTGGTTCAACACTTGAATTGCACCAAAAAAGTGTTGATAACAACGTTCAAATTCAAGGTCTAGTTGGTAGAATGACTGGATATTGGAGAAATGATATTGAAGGTGGACATAAGACTGGTCCTCACAGAATGTCAATTAAGGCAATTGAAGAATATGAAAAGACGTATCTTGATCCATTCGGGATTAACTCTTATCAGACTTCCGGATTTAAGAAGAAGCAAGGAAAGGTATTTGCAAACCCAACTATGCTTTCATCGAAAAATATCCATAACTTGGAATCAATTGATTTCCCGGTTGAAGAAGTTAATAAAAATTTATATAGAATTTACAACGATGAAAATGACATTATTGATGCATGTAAAATACTTGGTTATAGTTATGTTCCAACAAAGGATAACGATTATGGGTTCAAAGAAACTTCCCTTAATAACAAACGTAGTGTAGTTTCTATTAAAGACGCGATTAATAAAGTTCCAACCGCGTATGGAACTAATAATGGCTTGAAGACTTATAGAACATATTATCCTTGTTATGTTGATAAAACGAATAAAACATCTCTACATTTTGTTTTAATCATTAGACCTGAAACAAATGAAAGTAAGATATTAGAATGTGATAGTAAATTCAATCAAATTTCAATATAATATTTTTTTTCAATTATTCTGTATTAAATTTAATTTAAAATACAAAAAGAATTTAATACAAAAAATATTATGTCAATTCAGGAAATCGATAATTCATCATTAAAATTTCTAAACACTCCTAATGAAAACAATGCAATAAATTTACTTAGATGTATAAGAGGTCATAATATGTATAACTTGGCAATATATATAGGTGAATATTTAATTTCAAAATTCCCTTATTTGTTGGATTTAAAAGATGAATATTCAATAAGTGCATATTACCTCAATGAACACAACAAAGCTTTCGATGTTTTACAAGATGGTTTAAATATGAGAGGATTATCACAAGAAAAAAGTTGGAAAATATTATTCAACCAACATTTCAGTATTGATCATGTTTGTAATAGATATACTTTTTATAATGAAAGTATTGTGACAAGTATATTAGAAAAAAAACCTAGTGATTTACCCCGTGTGTCATTTTCAATTACAACTTGTAAAAGATTTGATTTATTTGAACAAACAATAAATTCATTTTTAAACTGCGTTCAAGACTTACATTTAATAGATAACTGGTATTGTGTCGATGATAACAGTTCAGATGAAGATAGAGAAAAAATGAAAAGATTATACCCATTTTTCAAATTTTATTTCAAAACAAAGGAAGAAAAGGGGCATCCACAGAGTATGAATATAATTAAAAACTTGGTAAAAACGCCTTATCTAATTCATTCAGAAGATGACTTTAAATTTTTTTCTAAAAGAAACTATGTGACAGATGCTCTTGATGTTCTTTCATGTGATAGTAAAATAGGACAATGTCTTTTTAATAAGAATTATTCCGAGATTGAATCTGATATAGATATTAAAGGTGGTATATTTAAAACAAGTGATAACGGAGTAAGATATTTCATTCACGAATTTGCAAAAACAGAAGAAGATATAAAAAATTGGATTCAAAAATATGGAAATTATAAAAATAGTAGTTACTGGCCTCATTTTAGTTTTCGTCCAAGTCTTTTGAGAACAGAAATTTTTGAAAATGTGGGATCATTCAATGAAAAAATTTCACATTTTGAAATGGATTATGCACATAGATATTTTAATAGTGGGTATATTTCAACATTTTTTGAAGGAATTAGTTGTTTGCATATAGGACGATTGACAAGTGAACGAACCGATGAAAGTAAATTAAATGCTTATTCATTGAATGATGAAAAACAGTTCTATGGAAAAGAAGATTCATTCTTAAAATCATCTGATGAAAAACAATTTATAATAAACGAAACAGAAATATCATCTAAAATAAATGAAAACGAATTTAAATTTAAAATGTTTGTTGTGAATTTAGATAGACGTCCTGATCGATGGGATCTTTTTATAAAGAATTCGTTCAATAGTCTTAATTTTTTAAAATATGAACGTTTTAGCGCAGTTGATGGATCTAAATTGGTTTCGACGAGGCAATTACAACAGATATTTGAAAATAACGATTATAGTATGAGAAGAGGCATGGTTGGTTGTTTCATGTCTCATATTAAATTATTTACAAATTTAATCAACGAAAGCGATAAAAATATCGAATCTTATTTGATTTTAGAAGACGATGTTGAATTTCAACCAGATTTTGAAAAGAAATTTAAACATTTTATGAAACAACTTGATAATGTATCATGGGATTTAGCTTTTCTTGGACATCACGTTCGTGATAAAAATGATTCGTCGTTTTTTGATAAAGAAAAAATGCCTGAAATTTGTAAAACTGATGTATATCAATCATTTTGTCAATCTTTGGGTGGAACAACTGGTTTTATAGTGTCTAAAAAAGGAGCTGAGAAATTTTTGGATTTTTTGAATAAAACAGGTGCTACAAATGGAATCGACACATGTATTCAAAAATCAGCAAACCAATTGGATATTTATTATTGCACACCTCATTTGATATTTTCGGAATGTTTTAGAGGCGACAACTCACAAAATTTAGATACAGATATTCAACATGATTTTAACTCATTAGAGAAGGGTGTTGAAGAAAGACTTAAAGATGAAATAGATTATTTGAATTCTAAAAATATCAAAACAATCAAAGCTTCTAATTATGATTTTTTTACAGAATATATAAAAACTATAAATGAAGGAGAAGGTGTCTATTATGAAGGAGACGAAAATGAAATTTCCAAAATTGAAAAAAGTTGTTGTCATCCTAATTACAAAATAGGTGAAAAAATAATCATTGTTTTAAAAACTACAGATATAAACATAGAGTGTTATTTTCATAGATATAAAAACGGATTTAAATTTAACATTGATTATGCTATAAAATATTAAAAATTATTTTTTTTAACCACCAATACGGTTAAAAAAAAATCTAAAAATTGAATTTTGTTGCATGTAAATTATGTGCAATGAAACTATACTCAAAGATAGAATGAGTCTAAATATTAAGTAAGAAGCGGTAACTGAAAATTGATTTTTTTTTGTATTTTATTAAAACTAAATGTAATGCAATGAAAAAATATTACAGAGTTATTTACAAATATAAAGATGAAATTGGAAATATTGGAGAGGATACTATAAGACAACCTCGTTATTATGAAAAATTTCTTAAAAACAAAAAAGAAGTTAGACAATTTTTGGATGAAGAAAACAAACAAATATTGTTTACTTCCAGAAAAAAATACACAATTGATGAATTTGAAACTTTTCATAGTTACAGTGAATGCCATGTTGAACAATGTTATTTAAATAATAAAATTATATGCATCAAATGTAGAGAAGAAGTTAATCTAGATCAAGAAGAGCAATCGGAGAACAATATACATGGGGTTGTTGATTATCCAGATAAAACATTATGTTTTTGCTCAACTAAATGCAACGAAGAATATATTGATGAACAATATGAACATGGTACTGACAGTGAGTTTGAAAACGATGGAGAAATAGATATATATGACGAAAACAGTGAATTTTTTGTTGGTTATGGGAGTATTTAACTTCAACTTAAAAAAATAAAGTATTATATTTATAATGGTTATTATTAAAATTTGTAAAACGGACGAAGAATATATTGATTTTTATAGAAAATATAATATTGTTGATGAACTTATATCTGATGATGGCAATATTACTGTTGCTGGGTACGAGCATGGAATAGAAATAAATCAAAATGATCAAGGAGGTTTTTGTGTGCATTGCAAAGAATATAAAGAGAAATTTTTATCTGCTCATGCAAATATATATTGTCGTTTGAATTTTAATAAAGACGAAGAATATGTAAAAGCATATAAAATGAGTGAGAAGACTAGACAGGCAAGACGTGTGATATGTTGCTGTGGTAAAAATGTTGGTTATTCAAGTCTCTCAAAGCATAGATTGACTAAATTACACACCAATAAGGTTGGATATGAAAATAAATTCTGTGAAATAAAAAAAACATAATATATATATATATTTTCTTAACCATTTCGGGTTAAGAAATATGATTAAATAGAAACTCCACCTCCCTTTCTCAACTACATAATCGAACTTTTTTCCATTGCAGTCTTTTCTCTGAATCTAAAAAAATCTATAAAACTATCCATAATATCTTTCACCCTTATATTCAACTTTAATATCATTTACAACCCCTCCTATTAAAGTGGCTATATCAAATATAAATACAATGTCTTTGTCTTCTTCGTGTCTTCTAATACATATTAGATCAAAAGGATATGGAGTCGATGGATTGAAAGATGATAATGAAAAATCGTACATTTTTCCATTATCTAACTTTATAGTTGTTACCAATGGAACATAAATGTCCTTTCTCATACTATATCCAACTTCGCTGAAACATGCAATATCATCTAATAATTCTGAATCATTTGATTCATTTAAACAATCTTGTTCAATTAAGAACTTTTTTAATTCACCTATTTTATGTTTCATTCGCTTTTCAACACCTGAAATCGGTGATTTTTTAATAACGTCAAATAGTTTTTTTGCATATTGAGTGTTATCCATTATGATTTGCGTAAAGTATGAATTTTTTCAAGAAAAAATCATTTTTTTTTAAATGATTTGATCAACTTTTGTCCACTCATCATCTGTCGATGAAATACTCTTTTCTGAACCACCAGATGATAATTTTGTTTTATCGAAATAATTTTCAAAGACTATTGGATTTTCAGTAATGATTCTTAAATTTTTATAAAAGTTTATTCCATCTTCGCCCTTCATTCTTTCATTTTCATTTTCTTCCAATGAAATAATTTTTATTTCGTTCAAATTGTCTGCCGTGTCATCATAATTAATCACACTCATTTCTTTTTCATATTTTATTTTTTTTAAATTCAGCATTTTCTGAATTGGTGACAAGTTTCTTTTTTTTGTAAAATTATAACTTGAAATTGAATCATTTTCATCTATTTTTGTTTTGGAATAAATGGGATTTTTCAAACAGTTATTATTTTTGTATAACAAATACTGCGTTTCATCATTGTTCAATATTTTAAAATCGTCTTCAAATAAATGTTTACATTCGTCTAAATTCATTCTAAAGTCACCTGATACATAAATTTCACAATTAGAAGAAAATTTTAACAATAATTTATCTACTAAATTAAGAAGCTCTTTTAAATCAGACGTGTTATCTTCATTTTTTGTTATATTTAGGGTTATAATTAAAATATTCTTATTATCATTTTTGAAATAACTCCAAAGAAATCCCTCATTTATGAATTTATTTGTCGGATTTTTCAAACTTTCAAAACCGCTATCATTACATTTCTTATTTGATAAGATTCCTAGACCGCTATCAAAAAATGGTTGAAATAGAAAAATTGAATGAAGATTGAAAATACCATTGATTGAATGGTTTTCATTTATAAATAAATTTAATTTGTCTGAAAAAAAAGTTTTGTTATCCCATACACCATAATTCAGAATAGGAATCGATCTATTTAAAATAGATATTATTCCTGAAAGAATATCTAAATCATTGCATTTAAATTTTGAGTTTAAAAAATAATTCAGTAGACTGGAAAATATAAAAGTTGATGGAGTGTAGTTATTTAATGTAGATGTTAGTAAAGTCGATAAATATCCTAACAAACCAGTTCTATATCCATATAAATCTTGTAAAAATACAATTATTAATGCATTATCATCGATATTTGAATCACTAAGTGAAATAGATTGAATTGCATCTAACCATTTTTCTTTTTTTAAATTATTAGAAAAAAATGGTTTGTTTTTAATATTCACATTTGAAATACATTTTAAGTGTAAAGTCATTTTTATAAATTAAACGCATTCTTTTAAAGTGTTTTTATGAATTTTTCGCCTTTACGTTGGTATTTTTTGTAGATTTAAAAAAATGCATTTTTTTTAAAAAATGACGTTATCTTATGAAAAGAAAAATGGCTCTCTAATTATATTTTGTAATTGTGAGCAATATGAAGATTTTTTAGTTTCTTTAAATCCTTTGAAAAATAAAATAGATGGAAAAGAATGTTTTATTTTCAAATTGGATAAAGAAAAAGAGTTGATCAAAATGATAAATTATCTTAACATGGTAAATAATGCTAAACCTAAAAATTCTCAAACTAAATATCACAGAGAAGATAGCGGTGATGAAAAAGAGGAAAAAAAACCTGATAGACTTGCATTTTTTAAGTCATTTGGTGAAAAAGATTTTAAAAAGAAAGAGATCAAAAAATCATATAGCGAAGACGAAGAAGACGAAAAAACGTCAGAATATTCTTCATCTTCTTATGATTCTAGTTCATCCGACAACTTCCCAAGCCCTAAAACTCCGAAAAAAAGAAGCAATTATTCAAATGAGCAATTATATTTCATGATTGAAAAAATGCAACGTAAACTAGATTTAATAGAAAGAATCATAGAAAAAAAGTTACTAAAATAAATAAGTGATTTTTTATTTTTTTTTGTTCTTATTTAAAAAATAGAACTTGTATTATAAAAAAATGGAATCAATACCAGAAAGTTTACATGTCAAAAATAAGGATTTGTTTAAGTCTTACAACGACATTAGAATAAAAAATATGATAAATAAAGAAATCTATGACCTTCTTATAGCAAGAGATTCTGAAAATGAATATTATGATTTAGATAGTTTCGCGGTTCGTCATTTAGATCGAAATATAAAAAAGATGAATGATATTATGAATATTGTCATAGATGAATTACAAAATTTAGGATGGACTTGTAAATATTCTTTCAATGATACTGGATTATTTATTTATTCCACTGAAAAACCGCCTCCAAGTTGCTGGTAATTTTTTATTATTTTTTCTTAAATAATAAAAACTATTTAACAGTTTGAACAATGATCTTTCCATTCACTTGGTGTGATTATGTTGGGATTATCTTTTATTTTATTATATGTCATTAGACTAGGGATCGCGCTATGACATTTAGTGCAAGGTGTAAACTCATGAATAGTTCTTACAATAAATCCTGCACTAAAAAGTAATTCTGAAAAAGATAATTGTTCATCGTTTTCGAAATGTTTTACAAGAATTATTTTCTGCGGATTTGTTTTGCTAATTTTCAAAAGATGATTCCAATTATTTGTGAAATGAGGATAATCAGATGAATATTTATCGCATGTGTCAATCATCCAATCAGGATATTTTTTCATAATTAAATCGAATACATCTTTCATAGTAGGTAAAGTTCTAATATCATTTTCATTATTATCCATGTTTTTTTTATTTATAAACATTATCTTTAAGTTTCATTATTTTTAAATTTATTTCCGTGACAACAACTCTCATATCGTAGGTTGGACGTCTTCATTTTGATTTCTATGAGATCGCAGTACTCTGCCCGTCACTTCTTGTTTCTCATGCTGCGAGGAAGATTTGGTTGGAGTTGTGACGTCGATATTATCAAGATATTCTCTTACAATTTCTGTTTGATGATCTGTAATTCCTGTGTGTCCTATTCCTTCGCTATGTTCTATAATATAGTTTAAATTATCCAATTTTTCCCCTTCTTTTTCAAGATTAAGTTTGACAACCGCTTTTTCATCTGCATCTATAACATTTCTAGAAATAAATGGAGTCACAGTATTTACATTACCAACAGGTACTACAGGTAATACATTTACTACACGTGGTAGAACTCCAACTACATGTGCAGATGCAGGTGTTCCTCGACGTGCAGATATTGGAGTTCTATCACCTCTACCACCTCCACCACCTCCACCACCTCCACCACCTCCACCACCTCCACCACCTCCACCACCTCC